AACGGCTTCGATTTCAATGGCTTACACGGTGATCCTCAGGTGGCCCCTGAGGGGCCTCACTGTGGTGTCACTTGTGAATCATCACATGAGGTTCACCTGCTAACCGTTTGAATTTATTGAGAAAATCCTCTGCGGGGTCAGAAGGTTACTACCTTACTACTAGACTCTCTACTACTATAAGAGCGTCACCTAACCGTTTGAAAACCGTGGAAAAAATCTCCCCTAGTACTACTACGCTACTATACACTTAACTACTATACTACTATAAGTTCAAGTTCATCCACTACTACACTATACACACAACTCATGTCTTTATAAGTCTTTGTTTCTAATGGATTCTTTTGGCCACTAAGTCATTGTTTTTGTTGGATTCTTTTTTTCATTTTTATATAAAATAAAGCTTGCGTATATGTGTAGTTGTGTTATATTAGTAGTATGTTAACAAAAATGCATATAGGAGGGCAACATATGCTAAATGGACAAGTTTGTTTAACGGAAGCAGTGCGTGTAGTACTAGTAGAAGAAGACGCACAATGGAAGGCGGAGTTTGAAAAATACGGCTACAACACAGACATGTGGGCAACATATGGGGAATTTGACGAGGAGTGGCGAGAAGACGTTTTTACAATAGACGTATTTGAAGACGAAACATATGGCTTTATATGCGGCAATGCTAGTGACAGGCGTGTATACGGATTTACAGTAGACGTGTACAAAGCAGAGGAAGCAGACGGCACGTATAGTTTTTGGATAACAAACGAAGACTACGCTACAATAGGATAAAAAAAAGTTTGCGCACAGTGCATTTTTTGCTTGCATTGTGCGCAACTTGTGCTATAGTGTAACTACATTAACAACTGCACATAGTGAGGGCTTATGCAAAAAAAACTTACACGCACACAAGTAAACGCAATTACACAAACGTTCCGCAATGCAACTACACTGCAACAACAACTGCACTACTTGCAAAACATGCAGTATAAAAATGGAAGCAGAGTGTATGACGTAACGCATTGGGAGGAAGCTATTGAAAGTATTATAGAAGAATTGTGTGAGTGCATGGATGAAAGCGTGTTGCAACACTATAAAGTTTTTTAAGCAAACGCAAAAAAAATGGTTGCACTGTAGCACAAGTTGTGCTATAGTGTAACTATAAACTAAACTAGCATAGAGAGGGCAATTATGCAAAATGTTTTCGTTTTACAATTACAGGGCACAGGCGACAGTGAAACTGCTTGGGAAAATTTTGGCGTGTTTGCTACACAACAGGATTTAGAAAAACGCTTGCGAGAAATTAACAACGACTATTTGGATACAGACTTACAGTTTTTTAGACTGTTTGACAATGCACGTATGGAAGTTTGGGAATTAAAAAAATAAAAAAACACTTGACAAGCACTGTAGTACATGCTATAGTGCTTGTATAAACTAAACTAGCATAGGAGGGTTATATGCTAAAACTTACAAACAAATATGTTGAAATTGAACGTGACGAAGACTTGCAGGAGACTTGCACTATTACTGAGTATGCTGTGGAAGGCACAGTAAAACTTGCTATGGATAGCATTTGGAATTACACAGGCAGTGACACTGTGCGTGTGGATGGTATACAGATAAGAGAAACACTGTATGAAGAAGATGGTGATACTAGCATTATGGTGAACGTGGAGCATGATGCTGCATGGAACATATACACAGACACGGGCTTTGAACGTGCAATTAGTGAGGCGCTTGGTATGGATATTACATTTACAGAGCAAGGCATGCAAGACGACAACTATGCAAGCATGGAGGTGTAATAACACACAGTAGAGGAAGTACTGCACTGTACAGTGTAGTACTTTCGTATACCTCGTCAGGCCCCGCTGTTGGGGTCCGGTTACCGGAAGTATTTTTTTTAAATTAGGGGTTGACAGGTGTGTGAGACTGTGTTATAGTATGTGTATAAGTTAACAAAACGCCGGAGGGCAAGATGGCTACTGACTTACGTACAACAAACGAAGACTTTACAATGACACGCTTTTGGGCCGGCTTGGAGCAGAAGGTCCAGGTTACACAGCCGCGTGGTAACACTAACTTAGGCAAGTTGCAGCAAACGGACGAGTTCTTTACCAGTTTGCAGTTAACACGAGACGAGGCACGTGCATTAGCATTAGACTTGTTTAAGTTTGCTGAAGGACAGGAAACAGAACAATTTTAACATTAGGGGTTGACAGCCCCTAATTATTATAGTATAGTGTATATACAGTAACGAACAACGAGGGATACAATGTTTGTAATTTACGAAAACTCATCAACACTTATCATGGGCAAGCCAGATCGCCACGGCATTGTTCGTCCAGATTATCGTCAGTCTTATAAGACTATGGCAGCGGCTAAGGCAGCCGTCACACGCATGGCCAAACTGTGGAGAGCCAACTCACTGTCAGTGTACGAGTCACGAGACAATGATCCTGTGTTCAGGTATGCGATAGCCGAGAAGTCACTGTTCCATAACTTAATCGAAAAGCGGCGTGTTCGAAAGAACCTGATGAACGATTCAGAGTTCGTCGAACCGGTGAACACACCTGCACACATGTCACCTGCTTGCGAAACCTATTGGAGTATGTAAGATGAAAGATGTAGCATTGAACTTGGAAAAGCTAGACAACACTCTAGACACGGTAGAAGAACTCGTTCGGGGTCTTTCACTTCGGCCGCAAGATGAAAAGAGATTGACCGATCTAATCTACGACTTTTGGATGGATGTAGAAGAGTCGGTGGAACTGGCTCCTACAGATTTTCCAAATTAGGGGTTGACACAGTGCAGCCCCTATGCTATAGTGTATGTATAGTTAGAAACGTACAAACGGAGGGCTCCAATGTACAACATGTTTACTGAAGAAGGCAACACAAAAGTTGCAGCACTTGTAGCACAAGCACGCCAATTTGCAGATGTAGACGGTCCTTACAATGCCACAGAACAGGCATGGAATTGGCTGCTAAACGAGTTGGATGCACTAGCACGTAATCCTGCTTTTGAAGAAGCAACAGATACAGCAGTGCGTGAAGCCTGCTACGACCGTTTCATATAGGAGGGCAAGATGGACATTTCCGATCTTCTTCAAATCATCGCAGTGGTAGCAGCACTAGATGGAGTTCAATCTGACTCTAACCACAACGGAGGTTGGCACGGCGATCATGATAACCCGCAACACGAAAACGTTGTGATCAATCCTTGGCACGGCAACTCGAGCGGTTACCACGACGGCCAGCTTTATGCACCTGCCAGCCAGTGTGCTAGTGTACGTGAACAGGTAACCGACCTAGGCGACCGCTGGAAGATCACCACCATCGAGACCTGCCACGACACCGTTCGAGCAACAAGGTATCAGTGGAAGTAATCAAGACCCCCCTGCTAAGTCATTGAAAACAAAGAGAAAATTATTTTGCAAAAAAATGCTAAGTGCTTGTTTTTAAACAAAACAAAAAGCTTTACAAGTGCGTATACTTGTGCTATTGTGTATGTATAAGTTAACTAATATGTATACAGAGGAGCATTAGTATGCAAAACAAAGTATTTTTAAACGCACAAAACGCTGCAATTGTTGTAACAGTAAACAACAAAGTTGTTGCTACAGACGTACAAACTGCAGACGCACTTGTGCAAGTGTTTTTAACACATAACATTAATGTGCTAAAAGACAATATTATGTGTAGCAGCAGCATAGACTTTGCAAGTGAAGAGGGCTTTGCTAGTGACGCAAGTGCGCATAATATAATAGACGCTGCATTTGACACATTAGCATAGCACTGCTATACTAAAGTATTGCAAGCACTATACATAATAGTGCTTGCTTTTTTTGTTTTTTGTGTTATATTAATTGTATAACTTTAACAAGCATATAGGAGGGCTTTATATGCAAAAACAATATACACTAGAAGACTTTACTAATTTGGAGTACTACAACAAAATGCGCTGTGCAGACGGAGACGTTGTACAGTACATTGCAAAACGTAAACGTGCTAAAACACACTGCCTAATTACTGTAAAAAATAACGTAGTACTAAAAGTGCAAAAATATTAAAAAAACACTTGACAAGTGCTATAGTGTGTGCTATAGTGCTTGTATAACGTAACAGCATATGGAGGGCTTTATATGCAAAATACTACTACTAAAACAGCACGTCAAATTGTGCGCAACATCTTAAAGCAAAACAATGTTATGTATTCTCCGCACAGTTACACAAACAAATGTGCAAATCCTGCACTGCGTAACATTTGCTTCCTCACTAAAAACTTAACTCCTACAGTAGTGCAGCAAATTGCTTCTGCGCTTAATGTTAGCAAAGTACATGCTACCAAGCCTATGTTTTACAATGTGCATCCGGATGCACGTTATTTGCGTATAGTACATTGCGCAAAATAATTTAAAAAAATGCAAATTAGGGGTTGACAAACGGCTCCTAGTTTGCTATACTATATGTATAGTTAGACGCAACGGAGGGCAATCCAATGGCAGCAATCAAAATTTTTAACTCAGCATACCGTGACTCAGAAGAGCGTTGGTTGGAAATGGACGAAGTGAATGTAGTCACTATGAAGATGGACTACGACAATGTTCCTTACATTTTGTTTGAGCACCGTGACTTTCCACTAGGCGCACTGAGCGCAACATTCACAGACGGCAACTGGTACTGTGATTTAAATTAGGGGTTGACAGCATCTACAGAGATGCTATTATATAAACATAACGAAACAAAGCCATAGGAGGGTAACATGGCAACTCGTGCAAGAATTGGAATCGAAAACGCAGACGGTTCAATCACAACTTCATATCATCACTGGGACGGCTACCCAGCAGGCTTGGGTTTCAACCTAGTCAACAACTGGGCAGACGAAGACTTGCTTGGTGAGGCTATCGCACTTGGTGACGCATCACATTGGGCAGACACTATTGGTTCAAAGACAGACTTTGACTGCCGTGACGATAACTATTACAAACAGAATGTCTACTACGGACGTGACCGTGGCGAGACAGGCGTAGATCCAATCATCTATGATACCTATGCTGTGTTTGAGAAATGCTTCCTACGCAACACACCTTGTGGTGAAGAGTATGCTTATGTCTTGCGCTTGGACGGCACTTGGACACAGATTTCAGTATACCACAAAGAGGTCAAGCACGATGCGGAGGATTCAATCCGCACTGCCAAGGCTCAAATGCAACGATTGATTGATCAGGAGGCAGCATAATGCCCAATTGGTGCAACAATTCATTCTCAATCACTGGTAACACTGAAAGCATCAAAGACCTTTGGGAGGCAGCACAGACTGCCGGCCCAGACGGTGGCTTTGGTTTGCTCAATGCAATCGCTCCTATCGGTGACTGGGAGTATGGTAAGGCTGTAGACACTTGGGGAACCAAGTGGGATGTCACTGACGAAGGTCTAGAGTTCATCGACAATGGTGACGGCACTGCTAGTATCTCAGGTTGGTTTGACTCAGCATGGTCTCCACCTATTGGTGCTTACGAACAGTTGGCAGCGGACTTCGACTCGTGTATAATCGAGTGCTCCTACTACGAACCCGGTATGGACTTTGGTGGCTTTTGGTCTAGTGAGAACGGCGACGAAGAGTTTGACAATCTACAAGAGCGCTTAGAGCAGCCTACAGAAGAATGGGACGAGCGTTTCACAGCGTTCGAAGTAGAATACGATCTACTGTCAGAAGAATGGCGTTTTGAAGAGGAGGAAGCGTGAAGATGTATATTGAAGGTTTAACAGAGGAGCAATGTGAAATGCTCGACAAGCTTTGGTCAATGGATACGGTAGAAGAAGTCAACGAGTTTCGCAACACTCTTCCTCGTTTCCGCCAACAGCAGATCGATACACTGATGGAATTGGTTATCCATGAGATGAAAGAAAAAGAACTGTCTCTAATGGAACGCTATCCCGAAGCAGAAGAAATGCTAGAAAGATTGAAAAAAGATTTCCTTTAGGGGTTGACACTGCTGCTGTAGATGCTATAGTGTATGTATAAGTTGAAACGAGGGCAGTTACAATGACAAAAGAAAACACAGGCGAAGCATTTGGTTACTTCCTAATTGTATTATTTGCACTAGGATGGATGGATGTGCTTTGGGTATTTGGAATTGAAAACAGCAAGGACTACACATGGTGGAACTTGATACAGTATTTGGGGAATCTCTAGGTATGAACGATCTAATCGAAATTGTAGAAGACTTGGAATCAATCGAACTGCACGGTGTAGATAGCACTGCGTTCGAAGCAATCATTGAGAAATGGGAACAGCGTAAGACAGAAGCCGAAGAGTTTTTGGAACGTCAATTCGAGATGGAGGTATAAACGGAACAAGGCAATATTGAGTGGTGGTCAAACCCCTGGTTCTAAAGTTCCAAAAATGACGTAAAGAGATATATTGCCTGTGGTAGCCTGCGCCACGTTAGAAAATAAGATTGGGCTTAGAGGGTCTGTAGCCTGGCGCAGACGATAAACTTCGCCCAGGTACTAGCCTCCATGGTGGAATAGGTAGACACAAGAGACTTAAAATCTCTCGCTGATTACAGCGTCCCAGTTCGAGTCTGGGTGGAGGCACCAATCTTTTTTTGACGGTTGCGTAGCTCAACTGGATAGAGCAACAGACTTCTAATCTGTAGGTTGAGGGTTCGAGTCCTTCCGCAATCGCCAAAAAAAGATTAAAAAAGTGGTTGACAATATATCTACTGATGCTATTGTATATGTATAGGGCAACTAAACAACGAGGGCTTAGAAATGTTCGTAGTTAAGACACAGATTTTAGAAAACTATGGTGCACACAGCGAAGACGGCCGTTTTGCCTCAGGCAATGCGTACTGGAAGATGAAAGGCGGCAACGAGTATATCGTTCGTGACCTTGATCGTCCGCAGGATGCTATGGCGTTCGTGGCTGCCAAGTTCATCGAGAACAACATCGCATTCAAGGAGTTTCCAATTGAGGTAATCACTTGGGAAGAATGGCAAGCGGAACTTAACGATCTCGACGAAGACTATCGCGAGTTCCTAGTAGAGCAGGCTATTGCTTGCTCACCCGTAGCGGAGGCAGCGTAATGGAGCAGAGCGTAATCACAGTCACCATCGTGCTAGCCACACTGCTAGCCGTTGGACTGTTCATTAACGTAGTTCAGTTCGTATCCCGTCCGTGGGTACTGGTATTACTGTTCGGAGTGCTTGGCTGGTTTTTATTCGCCAGTACACTTTAGAGGTTGACAAATGCATTTTAGAACGTATACTGATAACAATTGTAAAACACATGAGGGCAACATGAATATAGAAATTATCGATGGCGAATACAATATCAAAGGGAAACCAACACCTATGAACGGTTTGATGTTTCCTCTAGTCGAAGAGTTTAAAATTGGGACGGGGGGCGGCTATGTCACGGTTGACGCTAGACCAGTCGCTGGCTTGCCGGATCGTAACATTAAGATCCGAGTTGCCAATGCAGACGCCTACAAGAAAGCAGGTGAGTCTACAGTCGCCCCCCAGGCAGAGACCGATGAACAGACCATTGAACGGTTGCGTGAACGGTTCCTAATGCTAGAGGACATGACCAAAGCAGTCAAGAAAGGCGATGTACGTGCAATGATCGTATCAGGACCTCCAGGTGTCGGTAAGAGTCACGGTATCGAACAAGTACTAGATCGATACAAGACCATGGAGGCACTTGGCGGTGAGAAGAAGTACGAAGTAGTCAAAGGCGCAATGAGTCCGATCGGCTTGTACTGTAAACTCTACAAGAATTCAGCCAAAGGCAACGTTATTGTGTTCGACGACTGCGACTCAGTATTCAACGACGAACTATCGCTGAACATCCTAAAGGCTGCTCTGGATTCAAAGAAGACCAGAACAATCCATTGGAACACTGATTCGTTCAAATTGCGCAACGAAGGTGTGCCAGATCAGTTCAAGTTCGAAGCCAGTGCGATCTTTGTTACTAACCTTAAGTTCGACAAAGCCAAGGGCAAGATCCGTGAGCACTTGCAGGCACTAGAGAGTCGCTGCCACTACATGGATTTGACTATCGATACCGATAGAGAAAAGATGCTCAGAATTCAGCAGATCGTCGGTGACGGCATGCTAAATGATTATAAGTTTGCGAAAGAGGTAGTCGCAGATATTGTCGACTTCGTAGACATTAATAAAAATAGACTGAGAGAACTGTCACTACGTACAGTGCTCAAAGTCGCAGACCTAGCCAAAGCTTTCCCTACTCGTTGGGAAGCAATGGCAGAGAATACTGTGATGAGACGTGGTTAGCCCTCAGCCTTTCCTCTCACAGTTGGTGTAGCAGCGTTGCCCTCACGCTCTGCACATTAGCGCTCGCAGGACCGCCCTCATCCTGCGGGCGCATTCATTTTAAATTTTCGGTTGACACAAGTTTGATTGATGCTATTATAAATGTATAGCAAGAGAGGGCAATCAAATGCTTATTACAAAAGACACCGACGCACAAGCAGCACAGCCAAGTTGGATTGTGCTAGAAGACATTGCACGCCGTGCAGCACATGCCTACAACACACACCAAGAGTTGTTTGACAGTGCAGAGCACCAAGAACGTGTAGCACAAGCAAAAGAAATTTGTCGTGCGTACTTTGCAGGCTGGAGTGCAATATACGAAACAGCACGCCAACAAACAAGCCGCCGTGCAGCACACACTGAACTCAAGTTCAATCGAGTTGTACTGCGCAAAACACGCAACAGAGATCGTTGGCTAGAAAGCCTACGTGCAATTGGCATTGACGAAGTTGTCTACAAGCCGGCAACAGAAAGTTACAGCCTACACATTAGGTAAGGAGTTACTGTATGACTTGGGAAGTTAGAGCACAAAGAAGCACAAGAGAAGCCTGCGTCAACAGTGAAGAGTTGGGCTGGAGCAGTGTTTTTGTTGATACACAAGCGGAAGCGGAAGCATGGTTCGAGTGCAGAACTAGAGGCAGAAGATTGGAAAGAAGTGTTCATGTCTTGTTCGATCCCACAGGTGCTGTTCAAAGAGTTGCATTTTGTGGTTGACACGGGTTGCCCTGTGTGCTATATTATAAACATAGGGCAACAGCAAAAGAGGGTTTTGCAAATGGACTACAGAGACTTCGCAATTGAACTAGTAGAAGATATGGGCTACGATGCCAAAGACATGTTGATTGCTGCGCTTAAATATATGTCGCAAGACGATGTAGAAGACATGCTATACATCAACGAATATCCACTTGCACCGTGTGAGGAGGCAGCGTAATGGGCTATCGCATTCTAAACATTGATCCGGAATTCCGTGCTAAGTTTGAAGAACGCAAAGGACTGGAAGGTCCGTTCTTCTACGATGGCAACGATGTGTTGTATTATGATCCTCGTGAAGGTGCTTACCTAGATCCCCGCACAGATCAATATCTAACCTACACAGAATATCAGGAGCGCACATGTACTACGTAATGGAACCCGACGGCACTGTTTTTGCTATATGTTCACGACTCAAAGACGCAGAAGCAATGTGTCATCGAGTAGGAAAAGAATCAAAAAAATACATCAAAAAAGGTTGACAACACATCTAGTGATGTTAATATAAATGTATAGGGCAACAACACAAGAGGGTGTTATGAAAAATCTAAAACAATACGTTGAACAGCAGAACTCATGGAATGCAATCTTTGGTCAGTCACCACTGCCAATGCCACTGAGTCAAGCAGGTGTTAACTCAATTGCAAACTCAATTGACGCAGGCTTGTCACCAGAGAACTTGCACTGCGATGGAGAGATTTCAGCAACAGAAGCACGTAAGAAATACAATCGCTATCACCAAGTGCTGAAAGAACTGCGTGAATACGCACGTAAGAACTCAATGACCTTACCAGAGATGTGGTGCGCATAATGGAAAACTATGAAGCAATCTATCGCTTGGAAGCAATCCAAGAACAGTTAAACGAACTAGGCAACGAAGCAGCCGAGATCTTCCGCGAGCACTTCCCTAGGCAATATCAAACAGGAGATGCATACGGTGCATTTTCATTCGGCTCTAGCTGGAACTCATATAACACTACACTGGAGACACTGATTGAAAGTGCTCGCAATCAAGAGGAGGAGTTGGCATGAAGCTGCATCTAATCAATCTTGCAAGTTCAGCAATGAGTGCAGCCGTAATCCTGGGCACGATCTTTTTGGCAGTAATTGGTTGACACTATCTCTAGAGATGTTAATATAAGATATAGAAACAATAGCAAGAGGGTAACACGCTATGAACTACACTGTAACAGAACTTAAAGCAATCCTAACAGAAGCACAAGAAGCAGCATACACTGCGGCTGACGCTTTTGAAAAGAAATACTTTCCGGACAACGGCTGGGGAGCATGTGGCTTTGCTTGGGTAGACATTTGGGGCATTAAAGGCAACACCAAACTAGGTCGTGCTATGAAGGCAGCAGGCATAGAGAAAGACTACAAAGGTGCACACTCTATTTGGAACCCCAGCAAGTATCCTACACAGAACATAGACACGCTAGAAGCAGGTGCACGAGCAGCCGCTGATGTGTTTAAGCGTTACGGCTTTGACCGAGCATACGCAGGATCTAGACTAGACTAAGGTCATACATAATTCGCACAAGACGGCGTATGATCCAAGGAGGCAATCAGAAATGGTTGCCTTTTTTCTTTTCGAAAAAAATAAAAAAAAATTTTCTCGAGGGGTGGGGAGAATATATATAAAAAATTTGACAACTACAGCACGTAGCGTAGCGCAAAAAATCATGGTGATGTAGAATCACCACCCAGAATCTGTAAGTACTTTCCTTAAATTTTTCGCGCAGCAGATTTTTTACTCTACAGGACCCTTTTGGGCAATAAACTATTCACTAGTTTGTTGCTCTGGCAAATTCCATTTATCCGGTCCTGTATACCATGAATCTATCCAATCAGGAGGATTCTGCATTATATCGCATATGTTGCATCCACTGCTTATTACGTACAGTATCGTCAACATCAGTATGGCTAGTGCTACCACTGCTATAGCATGTTTCGCATGTTCGTCCAACATACTGTATATATAACCTCGACAAATAACGAGTCACGAAGTATGAGTGCTACGAGTTATCGAGTGTAGCGAGATATTATCAAGTGTAACAAGATATATCAACGCTAAATAAAATCACTGCGTACAGTGCTTACTCGCAGTTTGAACACTCTAGTTAGTTTTGGAATAGTCATAGACCCAATTCGAAAAAAACAAACTAGCCGACACACTGTACGCATAATTACTATATGTTTCCAAGAAGACTATATCCAGAAACGCATCGTACTGCGTATCAAATTCAAATATCATACGCTACAGCACCAATGGCTTGGGAATCACAAACACAGTATTGGGTACTACACTTGTACACTCAACACGGTGTAGATTCCTATCAGACTTCGGAGCGTACTATAGCATTTACGTGCGAGCGTGATAGAGCTTTTGCGAGTATGGTTATACAGGATAAGAACCGTTATTTAGTTACCCTTTGATTTCGACACCGTTTAGCAGGTCGTTTGGTATCGTTTTACACGGTATCTAGGAAATTGTTTTGTTATAGTCATCAAGTACTGTGATACTCTAACTGAAATTTTTGCGTAGCAAACGCTTCGCGCTGTTAGAAAAATCTGCGTACCGTTTCACGGCTTTTGGGAATCGCGCACCGCTTCGCGGCTATACGGGCTTGATGTGACTGTGTTGTAGTGCGAATATAGTGTGTTCTGGTTCAGTTGAGTCACAGTCTACATATATGTCACAACGGCAGTATACATCACCGGGCAGTGTTTGTGAGTTGGATCTTTGTAATACCCACTCCCATGCATTTTCTTCTATGGTTTTGTAAACTGCTTCGCCAACTGCTCTGCGTACCCATAACTGTTCTAGATTGGTGTTACGGTGCGACCATTTGTACTCACACTGAGCGAGATAGTAACGAACGATTGTGCCATTGTTCAAAAGTATATACTCCTAACTTATATAGTTAGCAAACCGTCTAGAGGGGATATTCGAAATTCTGGCAACTTTCTCCTTTGCGTAGAAATGTTGCACCGTTTGAAATATGGAAGCGTTCTGCCATTTCAGTTAACGGTGATAGTGTAACCATTCGAGAATATAGATCTTGTGCATTGTCTCTTAGTTGGTTAATTATAGTCCTACCTGCACCTTTGTTATAACTCCAAACAGTATATGCAACACATACCGTACCTTCAGGATCAGATAATTCAAACATTTCTTGTTCTGTAATAGGAACATCTTTACACAGTGCAAAACACACAACAGCATCTACACGATCGTTGTTTTCAAGCACCACTATGCTTCGACCACCGCCCACACGTTTTTCAAATGGGATATGAGGACGTACTGGATCCTCTGTAATTAAATCACGTTCATTAAATGTGATGTTTCTTATCATTCCTCTGTACCTAAATTATTAATAAATGCTCTAAGCCGAGTTGAATCTGTTTCGGCTCGAATCTTTCCTACAGTATCACCTTCACTTGGATCTTGTGATACTTCGTCTGGTGCAGTTGGCGAATTGCCACGCTTGAGTTGATCATAGATAGTTGCTTTGCGTTTGTCAAATTCTTTATAGTCTTCGTCGTCGCCTAAGTCGCGAATACGTAAACTGTCTATGTCAAATTCTAGATCAATTTTTTGTCCAACACCGCTTGAACTTCTAGTTTTCATTAACTGTATCTGATAGCGCCCACGCTCACGCATTGCTCTACTTGTAAAGATACCTATGAGGTTGTCCGCCGTGTTAATTTTCGATATACCGCCACTAATATGACTATGGTCAAATTCTATCTCCTCTACTGAACTTCTATTCAACTGAGATGCTGTAACAAAGATACAATTAAGTTCCATTGCCAAGTTGCGTAGTTCTTCTGATACATACTTGTCTTTAACAAACAAGTTTTCTGCTGAAATCTTTTGTCCAATTGGATGCATTAGATCCAAATAGTCTACAAGCACAACATCTACTTTTTTGCCTGTTTTGATTTCATATTCTTTTATATATGCACGTAAGTCATTTGCATTCTTGCCTGTAGGCATATACTTAACTTGGAATGCACCTGACTTTTTACCAATCATTTTAACTTTCATTTCAACATCATCAATGCTCTTGAAAATGTCTCTGCTTGGAATGTCAGTTGTCATTGAATCAAGTCGCATACTAACCAATGCTTCTGAAAGTTCAAATGTAAGATACAATACATTCATTCCTGCTTCACACCAGTTTACACCCATGTTAGCCAAGAACAAACTCTTACCTGAACCAGAGCCGCCTGCAAAGATATTCAGTTCGCCTCTGTTGAATCCGCCAAACAGTTTCTTGTCTAGACTTGGCCAACCTGTGCTTACCTGTCCGTTTTTATCTTTGATGCCTTCTAATCTGCTTCTAGGGTCTGCAAAATAATCTGTACCTAAATCTTTTTGTAGTCCAATCTGTACAGCCTTCTTAACTAGGTCTTCAACTGGTCCATACTCACCTTTTTCAAGCAAGTCTGCACTCTTTAAAATTGCTGTCTCTAGTGCTTTGTGTCTTGAAAATGTTTCAAATTCTGCCAATAACCAATCATAGTGATTTTCTTGTAGTTGCCCTGGATCTTTTAAATTTTGATCTGTTGCTGCGTTGATCATATCAAATGTAGGCAGAGCATTGTGTTCTTCTACATAGTCTTTGATAAACTTTGCTGGTTCTTGTAAACGTCTGTCAAATGTCTGTGGATCAAATACACCTTGACAGCGCACAAAACTTTCTGCGTCTGTCATAAACATTTCTAGATATACCTTTTGTATATCATAACCATAATCTGTGTTCTGTCTTGTCATACGTTAATTATACTCGCAAAATTAAAAATTGTCAAGCCCAACCCATTACTAATTTTGTATCTTCAGGTACCATGTCTAGACTAAACGGTGGGTCAAACACCAGTGTAGTGTTAGCAGTTTCTATACCATCAACACCGAGGATTGCTTCTCTAATATCTTCACATATTTGATCAGCAAAAGGACACATCATACTTGTTAGTGTATGTCTAACTTCACAGTGTGAATCTACAACATCAAGTTCATAAATTAGTCCTAGATCTACTACGTTGATACTTATTTCTGGATCATGCACTTGCCTTAGTGCTTCAATTACTTGCTCTTTTAATTCCATATTCTTTCCTTAAAAACGGTAATATGATTCTTTTTGTATAGAATCGTTGCTGCTTAGGTGATGGATGATCGTCTCCTGGTACAGTAAACGGTGTGCCTTGAGATAATGAGAACTCATAGATACTAGGTAAAAATTTACTATGATCTAACATGTCATAAAGATGTTTACATGCAGGATGATCTACAAATTCAAATACTGCGTCTTTGTAGTTAGTAAAAAAGTATTTTATATTGTTTGCTTGCAAATACCATTGCACTCTCAACATGTGTTCCAGAGTTTCTATTTGGTGTTGTATTTCGTTGGCCTGTCTAAAATAATCTCTGCACATTTTGTTTTGCCAAAATGCATTAAGCAGTGTCCATGCACCAGTATCGTCCGGATTAAACTTATAGGGATTTGTAACCCATCCGTCTGCTGGATCACGCCAGTCTTCCATGTTATTGCCATACTTTTCTTTTCTATCAATTCCACTCCACATAACACCAACTAATATATCTCCATAGTTGTGATTGTGTAATTTAAAAAGCAAGTCTCTTGATATAATGCCATTTCCTGCGCTAGGCAATCCACAGTGTGTAAGAGGCACATCTAGTGCTATAGATAACCACTGTGGCCATGTTCGTGGATCCTCACTTGTAGCATCACTAAAACTACAACCGCTACTAATCAATCGCATGTGAAAACTTTTACTCCGTAGTGCTGTTCAAATTCTTGTGCATCTTCAATTGTATTAACAATAGGTTTGCCTTTGATGTTTAGGCTTGTGTTTAAAAGTATAGGACAGCCTGTTTCTTCATACCAACGTTCTAGCAGTTTTCTAAAGCCCACGCTTTGATCTGCAGAAACTGTCTGAACCCTACTGGTGCCGTCCCCGTGGATGATTGCAGGTAGTCCAGTATCCTTGCAAGTTGCAGTGTATTGCATAAAGGGTCCGACATGTCCGTCGAAATAGGTAGGCGCATGTTCCTCCAGTACTGCTGGTGCAAATGGTCTAAACTTCTGTCTTCGTTTGATTTCGTTAACTCTGTCTTTGATGTCTGTACCTCTTGGATCTGCGAGTAGACTTCTGTGTCCAAAGGCTCTAGGGCCAAACTCGGCCCTGCCATTAGCCACACCAACAATACCAGTAGTAAGTAATTCTTGTAGTGCTTTTTCAACAGGATATTCTCCTTCAATATTATACCCTGTGTACACATGCTTCAGGGGCATAAATTCTTTTTTGTGTGCAAGTACACACCCAACGCTAGACCCTGCATCACCTGGATTAGGCATTATCCATACGTTGTTAAAAAAGTCATGGGTAATGTGATTGGCTGAGCAATTTAATGCACACCCTCCCATTAATACAAGATTTTTGCTATCAACTAGGTTGCTGGCTACATCTAATACGCCTTTAAATATCTGCTCATATGCTTTCTGGGTAGCAGCAGCAATGTCAAACATGTCTTGTTCACTAGTAAGATCAGGACGCCACCATAGGCATCCTCTGTGTAAATTTTGTTTAAAACTTACAGGGTCACCTTTTAAATCAATAAAGTCTTCAACAATATCCTTTAACAATCGATTAGGGTCGCCATAAGCAGCCATACCCATAAGAATATATTCATCTTCTTGAGGCTTTAATCCTAGTCTTTGTGTGAGTGCCGAGTACCATAATCCAACGGAGTTAGGGTACGATCTAGAATAGACCTTTGTGAGTTTTGTTTCATTTGCTTCCCAGATTGTGAGTGTGTCAAATTCTCCAATACTGTCGATACTAACAACACAGGCTTCTGTAAAAGGACTAGTATAATAACCGGCAGCAGCATGGGAAAGATGATGATCAGTATACCTAATAGGAACAGATATCCCATAAGATCTAAGATAACGTTTAATATTGTTTTCCCTAAATTTGATCCCTTGCCCTGCTCGAAACTGTCTAAGAGTTTTGACAAGGGGTCTTTCATACCAAATAACTTCATCTGGTTCTCCCCAACGTTTTGCATACTCTATTAATTTATCATTTAAATGCGCATCGTTTTTTACACCACTAAAGCGTTCGCTGTGGCTTGCAAACTCTAATCCGTCATCTGTAAATACTGCTAATGCAGCATCATGGCTGTTAGCACTTATACCCCATGTAATCATACTTCTATATCTATAATTTGTCCTTGGACTTCTAATTCGCTGACTGTGCTTAGATCTCTGTTGTATCTAAGAGCAGCCTGTTGTCTAAGATCGGCAATTTCTTGCAATCGATCTTCTATTGCTTTTTGCCAAGCTAGTTTTACTTCTGTTCTGCTTGCTGCTTCAACTACACGCCTACGATCTTTTTCTATAGGAGGTGTAATGTTTTCACTGTTTGCGTAAACATGTTGATGCCCGTATAGTTGTGCTTGTATTTGTTGTTGCACATCAAAGGGCATCCCATTGGTTGGTAATGCTTTCATATCAACTCCTGTCAATTGCCATCTGCATTAGTTTTTCTGGTAAACTGCATACCCAAATATATGGTACCCAAAATAGTATGTTATAGATTATTAGTTCTATCATTGTGTACTTTCTCCCAATACTGTTCTGTGTCTAACTGTGGCATAGTCTTTTGTTTCTCTTCATATGCTATTCTGCGTTTACGTGCTTGGCGTATACCCCACCAAAAATATAGACGCCAAAACAATTTTGTACCCATTAACCATTTTTTCATTTGTAGATGAACGGATCTCGTTTCTTCATCTCTGCAAGTTTCTTTTTGAACTCGCGTTCTTCTTTATACCATGTAATAGGCCAAATAATAAATGACCAAATCTTTTTTAAGTAAACCATTTCTTTGCTTTCAATCTTATTTTTAAAGGACTGCTTTCGGCAGCAGAAGTAATACTGTATAGCGTATATAACCTACCGTACTTATCGACTGCATCTCCTATATCATTTATGTCCTGACTCCAGTCTGGCATACTCACAGACCATCCTAATTCTATTGCACGTTCGACAAGTTTGCTGCCTGCTTTATCTCTATCTGGAACAACATATATATCTTTTTGAAGTCTATTGAGAAGTAGTGCTTGTGCGTCATTTATATCACTTCCTCCTATAGCACAACCTTCTACGTGTAGTGCATCGATCTGTCCTTCACATAATATACAGAATACTTTGTTAGGACCTTGTTCATCTAAATTAAACACATAACCAGGTTGCATGGTAGTTAGGTACTTACTTTTGCTTTCCCCTATTGCACGGGCTGTATATCCAACTACACGACCTTCGTAGTAGAAAGGTATAATAAGCCTATCACGGTAACCTAAACTAGGCGACCAATAATATTCAATATCATCTACACGCAGATTACGTTCTAGCATATATTGAAATACACGCACCATGCGCTGATCTAACTGTCCTGCTTCGACCCACTGGTGCTCTGATAGTTTAACGGCATCATCTGGCAACGAGACAGTTTTGAATGAAGGCATTTCGGCAATACGTGTTTTTGCTTCTACGCCTTCATTCTCTCGCATCACTTCAAGTGCTACCTTGTTGATTATATCGTCAGGTGTACCCATCCATTGTAGTAACTTACGCATCTTGTGTGAAAATGGTCGTCCTGGTTGCCATGAAGCTTTGTAACCACAGTTAAAGCAATGATAACTTATACCGCCATCTGTGTTACTTATAAGGCCGCCTCGGCCTCTAGTATCTGCACTATGACCGTTATGATGACAACAAGACGCATTAAAGGATAGCCACCCGCTAGGCGTTGTTTTACGCTTTTGCGGCAAGAATGTCAGAACTGTATCAGCGACTATACTCATACAATTATAATAGCATCAAGCTAGGTTAAAGTCAATGATTTAATTTAATACTGCCAATAGAACCATCTGTCCAACTGTTGACAGTTGCTCTTACCCATACATAATTACCTGTAAAGTTTTTGATAAAACTACCATCGCTTTCTGTTGTGTCAGTAGCAGTGCTTTCGTGTTCTGTTGTATCTAATGTAAACCAGTCGGCTGTGCTTGGATCTACAGCAAGTGTTGCTTGCATAACGATTTTGCCAATAAAACCTGTAACAGTATATTGCACACTATGGAAGCCATCACTACGTCCATAGTATCCGTCACCTCTGTATTTGTCTCCAGTGACAGTTTCAGTTGTGCTATCGCCCGGATGCACTTGATTTGATAATATTGTTTCACTATTACTTGGCATAATGTATTTACCTTAATTACGTACTAAAATTTTAGATATACTTGTTGTAGGATTGCTAGTTGTCTTAAATCTAAGATAACTAAACACACCATTAAAGTTTGTTGGTACAGGTTCTGTTTCGCTACCTGTAAGTGTTATTGTAGATACAGTTGTCCAATTATTTGTACCTGTAATTTGATTATCGAGTGTTGCTTGTACTTCTACATCACCAGCATATCCGTTGTTATATATTGCTACAGTATGTAATGCTTCGTTGCCATTTAAACCAGGGTGTGCTGTAATCTTATCTGCATCGTCATTACCTGCAAACCATTCGTCTGTAACTTCTTGCCAGTTAGTTACAGTAATACTATCTTTAGGACCAGGCATAGCATTGCCATCTAAATAAATTGTTCCAGCAGCACCAAAGTCTCTATCATTATAAGTTACTGTTCTAGTTTGATTAGACTCTAGAATCCAAACAGTGTATGACAAGTACTGTTGATTTACATTTAGTGTATCTGCATCAGTAAATGTAAAAGTAAAGGTTCCTTTTGTACTTGCTGTTGTGCCGTCGTCTGTAACTGTTGCTGCACGTTCTATAATTTTTGTATTTTCTCTATCAAAAACTGAAACATATACTGACTTTCCAAATACGTTTACTGGTTTTTGATCTGCATTAAGCATACGGAATTGAACTGTATTGTCAACTCCTCTATAAATTTTTACTGTTCGTTGATACACTGGTCTATACTCCACGTTAAACCCGGCATCGTTTGAGATGACTAAAATTTGATCATTTACTAAATATCTAGGTATAAGTTGCATTACCAGGTCCTTTACTAAGTATATTTATCGAGAGCACATGTTATTAAAAGAGATAGAAAAACAATTTCCATATATTAGCGTTGTAGCATACGGCGGAAAAGAGTATGTTGGTATAATCACGAATCAAGATCAAACTGTTACTACAATGTTTGTATATACTGATTTAAAAACAGATAACGATAAAAAACTGTTACTTGATTTAGGAGAAATTTGGTGGTGGGAGTCAAATAGAATGTTACCAATTACAACATTCTTAAGAGAAGAAATTTCACCGTTAAAATATTCAATGATGACAATGAATACAAAAGATGTAAAAGTTAGTGTCGGACCTTGTGTTAATGTAAACAATTTGACAATTAAAAGAGTCAAAAGAAAAAGTGTTCAATTAATTAAAAAAGTTACTTAACTTAGTTGTTCACAAAATAAGTTCATGTGTACAACAACACTTACAGCATATGCAATAGCATGTGCCTTCTTAAAGTAGTAACTACCGTCAGTGGGTGCGATCCACACATTTTCTAATATCGTTGGCCAAGTTTCGTTGACAAGATGGCGTTTGGCAGGCCGTATTATCGCTAGTACTGCTGCTAACTGCTCTATGCTCTGCGGCTTTGTTGTACGGAGTATATCGCCGTGTCCGGAGATATGAAAGATATTGTCTGTAAAATCGTCGTGCTGTAAAAGTTCCCATTGTGGTTCTCTTTCCATTAGTGTGTGTAAGTGTGTTTCATCTTTTACATCATTATAGATACTAACATTTAAAAAGTCTAGTTTAAAGTAGCCTCTATCTTCTGCTGTTTTGTAATCAATAGTAGACAGATTATTCACAGGATTGTGTGGACACTCTGTAACGTATACACCTGTGTTGTGTTTTTTACCTGTATCTAATTTTGCCACACGGTGTTTAATTTGAGATAATAATACGTCTCGGTTTGCAAAGTCTATATCAATATCAGGCATCTTCACGCTCCATTGCATATCTCCACATTTCACTTTCAGGAACACGATTCCAATGCTTTTCGTCCTCTTTAGGAGTAGCACCGATATACTGTTCACCTGTCTCTCTGTCAATCAATAACCACTTTGCTGGGGCTCTTGTTTTTACAACTAGTTCAACAGGTTCATCAAGTTCGTAAACTTGTACACCATCTTGTAATTTTCTAAAATTCATAAACTACTTTCTTTAGCAACATCTTTTGCTAATTGTACATCTTGTGGTTTACGCTTAAAACGCATTGCCCAGTGTTCTGGGTTTATAACATGATAGACCATTTCAAGTTGTTCGTCATTTAATTTACTTAGCATTTCCTTGCCACTATTACAATTCAATATTAGCCAAGGACTTATTTTACCGTCTTTTATTTGCCATACTGCTCTGTTTAAACTTACATGTTGAAAGTAATGATTCCATGGTGCAGGTTCATTTTCGGCTGCCCATTCCATCATAGTTTTTACACTACGTTCTAGTGCTGTAATTGCATCTTCTTTGAGAATAAATTCTAATGCATATTTTTCATACATTTCTTCTCTACACCAATGATCAAGTTTTACATTACTAGTAACAACATAATCAATATACTTGTCAGGGTATAAAGGTCGAACATTATTAACAAAACTTCCAAACTTAACAAAAGCATTATAGAAACTGCTTTTGACAAAACCTTCATATGTTTTTTCTTTTCTATGCCCAGCACTTAGTTTGTAAAATCTTTGAAATGCATAAAATCCTAATTGCACACGTTTTTCATCTTTTTGCAACCATCTACGTTTAGGCTCGCACATATGAGCAAGTAAAGTTTTTTCTCTAGTATAGCCTGTGTTACAGTACTCACAAACATATGGCTTAGGGTTTGTATTCGACGCCATGTTCTTTAGCCAATTCTTTGAGTTCTTTTTTTGTAGATATTCTAGCAAGTAATTCTACCTCGTCCATCTTCATTTCAGGATATATTTGCGATAGCATTTTTACTGCCTTGCTACTATCATCCTTTTTCTTTTTCAATCCAATCCAAGGATGAAATTCTTTTTTTCCTGTTTTACCTGCGACACATAAAAGCTGCCATTGCAGTTTAATATGGTTAGTACCGCCTAGCACATTCCAATTTTTGTTATAGTATTCATTAACTTTGAAAACTGCTAATGCTTGCTTTTCATAACTGCCTTTGACACTGCTTATATAACGATTAAGATTCCACAAGTCAAGTTTAATATCTTTCTTACCATCGTCGCCGGCAGCATCATAAAGTTCTTTAATTCCCATATCAATAGCAGGAATTAACTCCTTAAATAAATCTAGTTCTTTGTTTGCCAAAGTTCAACATCCTCAGGTGAGTTTATCTCTACACCATTAAATTGTACACTAGAACAATGGATTTGCCAACCATTTTTTAACCAACGTAATTGTTCAAGACCCTCTAGTTCTTCTTCTATAGGAACATCTAATGTTGGATATTGTTCTAATGCTTCTCTTGTATATCCATATATTCCTATATGCCAATCGCCATATCCAGTTGTTCCTCTGCCAAACCATAATGCACGATCACCAGTTCTAATAAGTTTGACACTATTAGGATCGTTTTTCATTTCATCTGGCATTTCTGTATAAGCAGTTACTACATTATAATTTTCTAATTGTTGTTTTACAGATAATATTATATCCTCTGTAATATCGGGCATATCACCTTGTACATTTATAAAATGTGTGTAGTCTTTTAATTTTTCTTGTCTTAAAGATATACCGCATCTTTCAGTTCCATTCATTGCATCATCAGTGTAAATTACGTTAGCATAGGGAATTTGGTGTGCAACTTTTCTACTATCTGTTATAACATATGTATCAATACCTGTTGCAGTACACTTGTTGTAAACTCTATTTACTAGCGGCACACCATTTAACATTGCAAGTGGTTTGTTTGGAAATCGTGTGCTGCCTATTCTAGCGGGTATAAGAATAGCGTACGATGTCATATACCACCTCCTCAAAATCATCTAGTCGAAGCATATTCGGACCGTCGCTTGGTGCGTTATCAGGCAGTTTGTGAACTTCGAGGAAGAAATTTGATATCCCGAGAGCAGCCCCGCTACGACTGAAGCCAGGCACAAGATCACGATTGCCGCCACTGCTAGTACCCTGTCCTCCGGGTTTTTGGGCAGCGTGAGTACAATCCAACACGATAGGAACAGGAAGATTGTTGAGCATCCAATCAAGGCCGCTGTAATCAACAACAAGGGTGTTATATCCAAAACTTGTTCCTCTTTCTGTGATCCAAACTTCTTTTGCTTCCGCACACTTACTTAGTATTCCTTTGACATCCCAAGGCGCTAAAAACTGTCCTTTTTTAATATTTACAATGCAATCTGTTGCACATGCTGCTTGAATTAAATCTGTTTGACGACATAAGAATGCAGGAATTTGTAAGACATCTACAATGTGTGTCAAGTATTGTATTTGATCTCTTTCATGTATATCTGTTACAATTTTTAGATTAGGAATTTCTTCTTTCATATCAAGAAAATCTCTAACTGTATCATGTAAGCCTCTGCCTCGCTTACCATCTACACTTGTGCGATTTGCTTTATCAAAACTGGCTTTGAAATAATAATCAATACCTAGTTTATTGCATACACGTTTACATTCTTTTGCAATTTCTAAACTTTGTTCTAGTGTTTCGTGCTGACACGGACCTGCAATTATTCTCATTTTGCATCCTTTATAATATAATACATTGTAACTGTTTTATCAAGTTGCTTCATCAAACTTTTATTTTGCATTGCTAATTCACATAATTCTTTCCAACTACCATAATCCAACAACTCGCCTTGTGCTCGTGCAATTGCTCCAGGATCGCCACCAACAATCCATTTTGGATATTTGTTATATGGTGCATCTCGATACCTTGCCCATACAACTCCGTTAGTACGTTCGTATATTAGTGCAGCACCGGGAACAAGCTTATGTTGCTGAGCCAACAGTCTTCCTTACTATATCATTATGATTAAACTCTGCCCAGTATAGTTCAAATGCTACACCGTCTTCAAGTCCTTCAAACTGATGAATTACACCTGGCTTGACTTGCGTAAAGTCTCCTGGCCCAAGGATAGTTTCATCTATTAGATCATAATCTTTTTGCCATACACGAACAAGCATTTTGCCTGACTCTACAAAGAAGCCATTCCATTTAAATCTATGTTCGTGCTCGCTACATTTGTAGCCACCTTTAAACTCAATACGGTGAAACTCTAACACACCGTTAGCGTGGATAAGTTCAGTTTGTCCCCAAATCTTTCCTGCTTTCATTTTAGTCTCCTTATAATAATTTTCCGTGATCAATAATTTCACTTTGTCTACTGATATCTTTAACAAAGAATGCACACAGGCTGTTTTCTTTTTCCTCGATAGGTACAGCAAGCAACTGACCTGATTTCATTTTAGGAAAAAACCATTTTACATCATTATAAAAGTTTACAGTTTCTATATGTAAAAATTGAGGCAAAGTGCCTGTAATAGGATTGAAAACAAACGCTTCAAATCCTCTATCATTTAAACTTGTTAACGGTAACACTTCTAAGTCGCTACCTGCTTGATTACATCCTACAGCAATGCACCAATCTAAAGGCATTGTGACTTCGCTTTCGCCTATTTGTAAAACTATAGCAGGTGAATTAAAAGATTCTAAAAAAATCATAGGATTAAAAAAGAAGTCCGGATCTGCTGGATTGCTATTATCTAGCACTGCAAATCTAATAGCATCGTCTACAGTATTAGGCACATTATTCATATCAAAGGTTGTATTGTCTAGTGTAAGTATTCTCATTTTATTTCCAATCTACTTTTTCTATAGTGAAAGGATATTGTGCTTCCTTATAGAATTTTTTGCGCTGTGTTAAATGTCTCTTTGCAAATTTGCACGTTGAAGTGATATCCCAAATTTGTACAAAGTCTTTGTCCTTTGCCTTTCTTACGCCTCTGCCTATAGATTGAATAACTCTTACGAATGATTTGCCTGGTTCTATGAGAACAAGATTAAAAATACGAGGAATATTAATGCCGACGGCAGCAACGCCATACGTAGCAATGACCACGTGATTTGTTCCTTCGTTAATTTCGTCATATGCGTCCTTTCTATCTTTTAATTTTACATCGCCTTTAACAAAAACTGATCCTGGAATAAGTTCTTGTAACATTTCGCCTGCACTAATTCTATCTACTAGAATAAGTGTATTGCCTGATTCTTTTACACTGTTTAATATTTTGCCTATATATTCTACTCTTTCTTTATTTGTAACTAGATATTTTAATTCTTCTTGATAGTTACTATGTGCAACAGTATCCATTAGTTGCACAATATTAACATGACACTGCGCAAGTACGCCCTTGTCTTGTAATTCTTTTGCTGATATTTCACCGATAACTGGACCTAAACTTGCATGTATACTTTCAAATTCAAACTTTTCTTTAGGTATAGTTCCTGTTAGTCCCCAACGTATTGGTGCATTTTTTAAGTTACGTGTTAATAAATTTTTCAATACTTCCGCTTTTGCTTGATGAACCTCATCAACAATAACGGTGCTCACACCATCTAAGAACTCTGCAAGCGATAGTACTGCGGAACCGTCCTTGTGCTTCTTGTCAAGTATATTCAAACTTTGCCAAGTGCAGATGGTGTGAGTCTTACCCAACTCTTTTCTATCTCCAAAATAAACCCCTACATCAAGTCCGCAATTAATGTAATCTTCTTCTGTTTGTGTTACAAGAGATTTGTTTGGTACAATAACAAGACTGCGTCCATACTTTTCACTCATATGTGATAGTGTAGCAGTTGTAATAGTTTTGCCAGCGCCTGTTGCAATCTGTTGTAGGCTTTGTGGATTGTTTGCAAAGTTGTTGATTGCTTCTACTTGATAGTCACGCAGAATAATTTCTTCACCTTCAGCAGGATGTCCTTTGGGCCAACGCACACCTTGGTCAGCCCAGTAGCGTTCCGTTACTTGATCAAAACTTAAATCAATAGGATGTCGTCTGTCTTCAATGTCAACTATTTGAACATTGTTTTTTGCAAGCACTTCGGTAACAGTATCTAAATGATTAACATAGCCAGTACCGCCGATACCAAAGAAAGCAACTTTGCCGTCCCACCTGCCAAGTTTATACTGTGGCATATATCGTGCGTATGGCACTTCAAACTTGAGAGCGTTGGAAAGTTTACGGCGTACATCTACGTCTAAACCTTCTAGTTTGATGTTTACTTCATCTTCAATAATTAATTTGCAACTAGCCATTAATAGTTTCTTCCTGCAAAATATGAAACACGCTCATCGTGAAGTATAATTAAATCGCTTATACTAGTGCAATATGTTTGTACTAATGTGTGAGGTCTATGAGACGTTATGCAATACACGCTAGAAGGTTTCCAATCTGTTTTTAACAATAGTTTAGGTAATTTGTTTTTAGCAATATACACAACTTTTGTGTTTTTGTCAAGCCAGTTGTTTAAGGTGTTTTCTGAGATGTAATTATTAAGATCTGATTGTGCTGAATTTTTTTCTACACGGAACAAAATAGTTTGATCTGAATCAGCAAAAACATATTTTAGACTCTTATGTACTTTGGTTACTTGATTGTAAGCCTCATGTTCATCGATTAAAACTAAAAGTGGAAATCTTTCTAATTGTATTAAAGATTCTACAATAGAATCAAAGTTATGTTGGCTAGGCTGTATTAATACACTTGTACTATTTCTATACGCAATTTTTTCTATTAAATGCCCATCAGAACTTTTTTCTGGCAAGTGATATTGATGTATAAATCTGTTATCATATGCTTTTAATTCTGTAAAAATTTTATCATCTAAATTTGCACTTTTTGGTGCATTTAAAATTTTACCATCTTTGTAATAGGGCAAATATTTATGAATACCTTCTTCTTTTATATGTACAATTTCTTCGTATGCATCTAAAATTTCTTGTTGTATTGAAAAGTTTTTTGATTTAAATACAGACACTAATTCAAAGATATTGTTTTCTGTAAGTCGTACAAAGTGTACTTGTGTAGATTTTATATGGTGTTTTTGTTGATAGGGAATGTTACAACTATCTAGTGCAACTATTAATTTTTTAGAAAAAGGAAATCTAATTTTCATCCACTTCCATTTTTCTTTGCTAGACTCATATACTTGATCTACGTAAACATCTTTAGTATCAACAAGTTTAATACTTTGTTCTCTGTTAATTGTCCGCAAAGGATACTTCAAACTTTCTACTACTGTTTGAAAGTTTGTTATACCACTCTCAATAAATTGATCTTGCATGTCAAACATTTTTTGTTTCATAAGATTAAACTGTCTATCAGTAAGTGCAGTGCCTTGAAAGGTTTGTCTAGCAATACTATAAATAATCTTAGAATCAGACGGATTTATACTGTATTTAAAATCTGTTTGTTTTAATCCTGTGACAAGATGCAATAAATCTTCAATGTTTTCAACTGTATCCATGTTATTAATATAACATCTATAGTTTGTTTGTCAAGTTTTTAAAAGGTAATCCGTTTGCAATTTCAGTAATTGTGTATTCTGTCCAAGCATAATCGTTACGCCATTGTATTCTATCAGGCATTAAAGGATTTTCTATATCATGTAAAAAGTCTATATCATTGGCTACAGGATAAGCAAGACTAGAAGGACTAACAAAAGCAGGAACACCTTGAAGTATAGAATGACAGCCAGGATTACTACTATGGCTAATAGTAGCCCATATGTTATCAAAGCCCATATCAAAATCATCATAAGTCCCGGCAATGTGTCTTGGCTCCTGTCTTACTACATATCGCAAACCACGTTCTATATGTTCAAGTCTACATCTTGGATGAGGACGGAATATAATAGGACGATTGGTATGTTTGCGTACTTCGTCATATGTATTTAAGAACCAATTGCTCATACGTGGCATGTCTTGCCATTGTAGACTTTTATCATGCTGTCCGCATATCAATATGTATTCGCCGTCTTTGCGCCAAGGCTTTAACGCCATTCCAAATGCACTAGCACGATGATTAGAGTTATCTGGTTCACCAAAATAAGCGTCTCTGTTTATACCGTCTAATCCTACTTTCCAAGTTGTGCCTCTTTGTATACCACCAACTTCTAAAACAACAACGGGTCTATTTTTTCTTTTTGCTGCTTCCCAGATTTTTTGGTTAGGAGCCATCCTGCCATTGAATAAGACACTCCATATGACATCGATACCATCAGTGCTATTATCAACACACTTATGACCATTAGCAATAGCGCCAACACGAAAGGCATCAAAAATAGGCTTAGAATTAAGTGCGCCATAATTTGTCCATAAATTAAATAGGGCCATCCGGTCCTAGTTTCCTTGCTATTGTGCCGTAATCTATTTCGTCTTTTAATCCTGCCTTGTAATGTTTCATATAAGGGTCTAGAACGCTTCTAGGCATACATGTTTTGTGTACATGTTCAGGATTTAAATCTAGCATTTGTGCTCCTGCGGCTTGCATTACCTCTACAGTTTTACCATAAACTTCTCCGTCATAAAATCTACGGATATCTTTATGATCGTCATTGTAGTAGATGTTTTTATATGTTTCCTTAAAATCGTTAAATTGTTTATGATTTTTATTTAGAATAAAAAATCCTGTTTCACAACTAAACCATCTTTTGCCTTCTACATTATGCACTACGCCTAAGTGAGTGCTTAGATATCTGTCGTCTGAAAGTAAATCTAACAATTGAGGGTGTATAGGTGCATTGATAATTAAGTCTGCATCTAACCAAATTAGTCTATCACAATCAATGTTTTCCATTGCATCAATAATAGTAAAACCTTTTTTTGCAAATGTTGCAACTTTTTTATTTACAGGCCACCAGCGTTCTTGAAACTTATTATATTCTTCTCCTAAGTCAAAGCCTCTTAATCTAATTCTAGATTTAACTTTAGGACGAAAAGCTTCATTATACAATTCAAAACGTATTCCTTTATTAAGATTATGGATTACACTTTTTAAAAAGTATCTTCCGTATTTGTTGAAATACTTATGATCCATACTACTGATTGCAGTAAAACGTTTAGCACCTCCACGTTTATTTTGTACAACTTCATTTACAATATGTTTAATCCATCTTTTCTTTTCAAATGTATTAATAGATACATGTCCTTCTCTACATACATAAACTATTTCTTCATATTTTACAACCACACCTTTATCGTAAGTTGTATTTGGTTGCCAAATGTGTGCCATTATATTGCTCCCCAATATGCTTCTTGTCGTTTTTCTATCAAGTCTTTAGATAAACTTTTTCCAGTATTCTTTCTTGCGCCTTTCATATGGTCTATCCAGCGTCCTAATTCTGTATTAATTAAAGGATGGCCGCCGCCACCTGTGTGTGCAGTTTTCATCATAAATCCTTCGGTATAATCATAAACATTAGGATGATCTATTTTGATTCTGTTTAGTATTATTCCAAACACATAACTGTCATGCCATTCTTCCATTTGAAATATACCTGTTTCTGCATTTTCGTAAACATGCTCAAATTGACGTAAAAATTCTGTACAAACTTGGTTGTTTAGATTCATACCATAAAACCCACACTCTGGCCATGTTGCTGCTTTTTTACCTCTGCCTACATATGTCATCCATTTATCATCTGGCAACAGTTCTTTAAATTGTTCGTATGACCACGGACTATGCACGTATGTATCTGCATCCATCCATACACACCAGTCATCACAACGTTCGGCTGCGTCAAATACTGCATATACTTTGTTAGCAAATCTAACTGCGTCCCATTTAAATTCTTTATGATGGTCTCTTGGACGCTTTTGAGGCCATGGACATTTGCCATTTGCCTTGGGAACATTCTTCCAAGTTTCTTTAAACTTGTTTAGTTTTGGTAACACTTGTTTTGCATCTAAAACTATAATTTGATCAGTATCTTTGACAATAGGATTACAGTCTTCTGCATATACATACATTTTAATTTTTTTGTCTACATTATCTTCAAAAGAAGTTATAAAGCGTTGACCATATTTTTCTAAACCTTCTTTATGAAATGTTGTTAGCACATTTATATTCATTTTAAATAATCCTTCATTACTGACCACGCTTTACCCGATTGTAAATCATCAAAGTTATAATGACTCATTGCAATCTTTTCAATCCATTGTTCTCTCACAGGCATCAAAGGATATTCTATTTTACTAAGATCAAAATTTGCAACTTTATATGCTTGACTTTTGTTAGGTGACGGGTCTGTTACAAACACAGGAATTCCATCAATTGCTGCTGCTACACCAGGAGAACTATTATATGTTACCACTGCCCAACATTTATGAAAGTCTGCAAGTATACTTGCTTGTTTACTTATTTTTACACCAGGTATGTTTATTTTTTGCCATCTAGTGTTTTTCTTATCTCCAGGATGTCCTCGTACAATAATTTGTCTATCAGTATGTTGTCTTAATTGATGTATAGTTGCCATTAGCCATTTATTAGCATCTTGTCCGCCCATACTCCAACCGCCGTTACGTTGCATACAAATAAGAATATGTTTACCAGTTTTACGCCAAGGTTTCAACCCAATATTTAGATCTCTTTGTATTTGCTGCCATCTTTCAGGATCTGGATTATCAGTAAAATATTGTCCTGTGTTAGGAAATACATCATTTAAACTAAATCTCAAATACGATTTAGTATTGCCGGGATCTCTATAAAGAAACAAATTACTATCAATTGCTAGTGTGTGTTTGCCTATTGCTTTTTGGTTATCTATTATAAGCCGTCTAAATTGTAGATGTGGTGAACGCTGGCTTCCAGGATGCACCCAGCCTTGTATGACAGCAAGATCGGAAGGCTGCCAGTGTTTAGTGTGAATTTGTTCGCTCCAAGGCTTAGGCACACCTTCGTGGAAATTATCAAGAACTTTAACCTTTTCTTGGTTTTTATTTCTTGGCGGTATGCCTGCATAATAAACTCTAACTTTTTTCATCTACCAACATCCTGTATGCTTTGCCACTCTTAAGTTCATCTGTATGGAATTGTCCGTAAGCTAAGTGACATGCCCATTTATATATCTTTTCTTCCTCTTGTATTGTAGGGTTTTCTAATAAACTTATATCTTGATCACATACAACGTCTGCTGCTGTTGGTGCTAGTGTAAAGGCAGGTACCCCATATAACACACTTTCTACTGCTGCTATACTTTGATATGTAACTAATGCATGGCAATTGTTTAAATCATCATATATTGTTTTTATGATGCGTTCCGGTCTAGATGCTTTGTCTCTAATTACTATAGGTCGATCTGTGTATTGTTTGATTTTTTCTACTGTTTCTCTAACCCAGTTGTCTCTATCTATGCCGTAAAACTTACAAGGTTTTTCACTTGGTGTTACTAACAATATATGTTTGCCTTTTTTAGGTTTATGTATTTCTTGCCCTAGTCTTCGCCATCTATCATCAGGTCTATCTATAATATGCTTGTGCTGTAAGTCGTTTTTTACAATTCTATGCCAAACTTTCCAACCTAATGGATTGCCTGGAGATTTATAATTTCCTATATACCCACTATCCATGTAATAAAACTGTCTACCTGTTTCCCAACATTCTTTTATTAATTTTCTTTTTGCCATAGATCTAAATATAATATCTCCCTTTGTTCCGGGTGATGTAACAATATCTAATCCAGATCCCTTTGCAAATAAATTAATAAATTGATCAGTTTTATTTTTAGAGAGACATATCATCCATCATCTCGTATAATTCGTTTTTCCATAGATCGGCAAATTCACAATTACGATAATTTTCAAACCATGGACCGCCTTCGGTATAATGAATTAATTTTGGAACATCAATGTCATCGTAAACACCAACAAGATAATTCCAAGTATGATCTAATTCTCCAATTTCTTCATCATTTAACCAACTAAATCTGTGTAAGTATGCTCCGTTAATTTCTGGATCATTTACTAAGTCTTGTGTAAGTGTAGCATTACTAGGATGTGAACAGTTGAACAACATAACACTTGACCAATTTTTACGTGGATAGATAGTTTGTTTTTGCCCGTCCATCTTTGTACCTTCTTTAGGTGTGTAATCATGCTTTACACACATTACAGCATATTTGTCATCTGCTTGATCGAATAGTTCTTTAATGTCTGTTGTAAGGATCATGTCGCAATCCATAAACAGTGCCCAGCCTTTAAAATCTGTAAGTTCAGGGATTAGAAATCTTGTAAATGTAAATTCTGTACTAGCAAGTTTATCTGCCTTTCTTTTATACCAGCCCGAATCTCTTAATTCTTGCTGTTTTAGCGGGCGTACATCCGCTCCTGGCTGTTTGCTTAGTATACTATGCTTGCAAACTTGATATGCAATATCTTCTCTAGTATCATAACCTACAAATATCTTCATTAATCTCTTCTTTCAATATCATCTTCAGTTAGTTCGTCTCCCATCCATACTTCGATAACTTTTGCAGTAATATCGCCTACATTTGTGGCTTTGTGCCAAGTGTTTACAGGGATATCAATACTGTCTCCTGAGTAGTATGTTTTGTTTTCTCTATCCCCATTTGGATATTCTAAACTCATCATTATTGTACCTTGTACAATATGCCAATGCTCTGAGCGTACTAAGTGTCTTTGATCGCTAAGGCTTTTACCAACGTCAAACGCAAGTTCTTTTACTTGCCAGCCGCCGTTTTTATCTAAAATCTTATAAGTGCCCCATGCACGTTGAGTGATTGGTTTATCCCAATTACTAAGAATCCAACTACTTGAATTTTTCTTATTTGTGCCTCCTACGCCCCAAACAAATTCTACATCTTTTCGATCGCCATATGTTTTCCATTCTGGAGTATTTGTAGCACTGTCTCTATCGCCGCCGTTTGCAAATATAATTTTAGAATTTTCAGTTGTTGCCATAGTTTTAAAAATTGCACCACATGCACTGTTATCGCTGTCATCAAATGCAACAATTCTATCAACAAAAGAAAGTTCGTCTATAATTGCTGCACGTTCTTCAAACGGCATAAAAGGTCTTCCTTTTTTACGTGTTAACCATTCGTCACTATTAATTCCAACAAATAACTTATCACCTAGTTCTTTTGCTGCTTTCATATAATCAATATGACCTGAATGTAGTGGATCAAAACCACCTGTTACTAATACAATTTTTTCCATACTGTATTTATATACGTATATAACTTAAAAAAAGTTTATTGGTTGTATCCTAGTATATCAAAGTCTTTGTAAAAATATTCTTTGACGATTTCTTTACTAGATTTATCATAATCATTTTGCCATATACTTTTTTTATTACTTTTATTACTTAAAGGCAAATCTGCTTCTATATTCAAGTATCTTTTTACTGGAATTATATCTTCGTGAATGTTTTCTAAATAACATAAGAATTTTACTTTATGATTAAAAAATTCTGTTTGGGTTTTTCCCATATCACCTTGCATCCAATTAGTATTTTGGATAAACCAATTGAATCCTTTTCTTTCATAATCTAGCCAGTACGACCATCTATTAGGTTTATGGCTCCATTTTTTTGCTATACCTACATGATAATAAAACCAACTATGAATTCTTGCATATGGATTCCTTACAACAACAAAATGATCTTTTACAGTATATTTTTTTTCTATATCTAAAAGAGTATCATGCTTATCTCCTACATCATCGAAGGAAATATTATTTTGAATCCATCCTCTTACACTGGTGCCTCCTGCTTTAGGTATGTGTAAAAAATAAATATCTTTTTTCGGTATATATAATGCCATACTATATTTCTTTAAACAAAACGTATTCGATATTTTCTACTTTTTTGTTGTGCAACAATTTCGTCTAAAATCTGTATGTTCTCTTGAGATTCTATATTACGTATGTCCATAATAATAAAACTGTTTTCATTTGTATGTTTGTTAACAATTTCCATGTATGTATTTGCAGGATAATGAAATCCACAACTTAAAAAACTATAAACAAGATCAAATGTTACATTTTCATCTATTTGAATATTGTTTGCATCTACAAAATTATATTGCATATTTTGACTATCGTAATAACGTTTTAAGTCTGTAATTTTATTATAAAAAGACATGTTTTCAACAGACCCGTATCTAACTTGTCTAGTGCCATTGCTTTCAGAAAATTCACCATCTAGTAAATATAATTCACTTCCGTATTTTTCTTGAAATAATTTTGATTCAGTAGCAAAGCCACATCCTATATCAAGGATACATTTAGGTTTAAATTTAATATAGGAATCAACTATATTAAAATTTACAGTCTTTCCGTGAATGTAATCATCACGTGTCCAAAATTCTTGCCAAGTAATCATATTCTATTTACGCCTATTTTTACGTAAAAAATCATTTATTTGCTGATGTGTCATGTCAAATTTTTCTTTAAATCTTTGAAAATATTCTTTTTTATTTGCTTTGAAATATTCTTTTTGTGTATGCTCGCCTCTACCTTCTCTAAATGTGCTATTTCTATACCAATCTATACTTAATAATGGCGTAGTAAATTCATCCCAACCTGCATTTAAATTATACATACGCATATCTTCAGTTGCACCTTGACCGTGATGATATGTAACATCATACCAGCCGTGTTTTTTTCTTTTTAATTCACTAATATATTTTGTATTCCATATAGTAAATATAGGCTGTGCAAACATAGGATTTTTAATAAAATTATCAACGCCTATTTGTTCAGGTATAGCAACATCTATCCAACCATCAACATTTTCTATTTTAGAATATATTGCACTCCATTTTTCTTTCTTTAGAGATTTTGTAGTCTTTACAATAGTTTTTTTATAGTTTTGTTTTAATAATGTTGCACTAGTGGTAATAGTAACAAAGAAAGATTTTCTTTGATTTATTTCCCTATCAAAAATTACTCTATAAGCGCCGCTTACTTTCCTATTTGTTGGTAATGGAATTCTAGTTTTAGGATGCATGGGTTCTTTGTCAGAACCGTTATCTAGTATATAGATATCTTCTTCTAACATTGATCTACAAAGCATACGATATATTTTATCTGTATGCTCTGGCATATTATAGTTTATGATATAGGTATTAAAAGAGTCCGACATTGTTTAGTACATCAAAAGGATCTGAGCCAAAGGTTGCTTCAAATTTTACAAGCATTTCTTTTTTAAGTGCTGCTTTTACTTCTTCAAAAACAAACTGCCATTTTTCTGCTGGTATGCACACAACACCGTCAGGATCACCAAAAATAATATCATTGTTGCGTACTCTTACACCGTTAACAGTTACTGGCATATTCATTTCTTCAAGTGTACCTTCGTATCTAATATCGTCAGGCATTCTTGTATGTGCAAACAATGGTAAACCGATTTGTGTAACCCTATCTACATCACGTGTGGGGCCATCTACAACAACACCCACTGCACCGCTTCTATATGCAAAGTGTGCGTTTAAATCGCCAAAGTATGCTTTGTCTTTTACATCTGTGGAAACTATAATTACATCACCTGGTGCAACAAATTCATAACTTCCTAAGGCGTCAAATATACCTTCCCAATGTGGTAATGCAGGGTCTTTTTGATCTTGTGGTAATTCTTTTAATTTAAGCGTTTTTGCATATCCTAAAAATGTACCGTTGTTCATAGATTTTATTTCACTACTTAAAAAATGATCAATACCGTTTTCTTTGCAAATATCACTTAACAAACAACTACTAATACTTTTGCTTAACATTTTAAGTTGTTGTACTTTTTTTGCTCGTTGTCCTGCACAAATATCTCTTGCAAATACAAGATCTTCTTGATTGTTGATATCTACAAGTTGTAAAGGTGTGACAGGCCATAGCATTACATTATCTGTATAACGTTTTTCAACAGGATTTCCGTTTGTTTTTACAGCATAAAAACTCATTGCTTCGATAATATGATTTGGTAAGTCTACACTGTTAGGAATACTATTACCATATGCAGGTTGATGATCGTCCCATAAGTATAATTTTTGCTCAGATACAGCAACTAAACTTGTAGTAGGACTTTCCTTTAAATCTCTTAATGCAGGATCAATTACAGATTTATCTATAAACGGTGCTGTACATAATACTTGCACTACTATATCTGCATCTGTAACTCTTGATTCGTTAGCAAACATTGCATGTCCATCAGTTTTGTTGTTTGCTAGGTTAGGATCTCTATAGTGATGTTTAATCGGTAAGTCTCTTGCTAATCTGTGTAATTCTTCACTTTCACTATCTAGCCAAACCTCGTCTATTTCTTCACATTCTAATAACTGTCTTAATTTACGCTTAAACAAATACTCTCCGTCTAATACTTGTAAATTTTTATTTTCAATTCTTTCACTAGTTCCTTTTGCAGGTACAAATGCTACTGTTTTCATAATTTCTCCTCTATGGTAACTTCTTTGCCTTTTTTATAGTTGCTCTTATTAGCTTTAGTCACCCAGTGTCTTAAATATTCTTTTAATTCTGTGTGCATAAAAGGTACAATACTATCAACTGCTGTTGCAAGATGTTTCAATTTAGAGCCTTTCTTTTCAGCAGTATGTATGGCATCCCACCATACACCTGTATCCAATCTCCTACTGACTTTTAATATCTGTAGGGAATTATGACACAATTTATAAAAGTCAATAACATGTTGTGTATTTTTATCTTTCATGTTAAGCATAAAAAATCCAGTTTCTGCTTCTTTTCCTTTTACTTTGCCGCCTGCTGGAATATCAACAGAAAGTGTGTCTTCTGGTAATAAGTTTTCTATAAACTCTAAAGGTATTTTTTTATTAGTAATTACATCACTATCTAACCATATAAAAACATCTTGTTCACATTCTTGTAATGCTGCTGTAATTACATGGCCTTTAATCCAACTAAATTTGTATCTAGAAAATAAATCTTTTCCCTTAGGATCATGCGGTACATGTGGATATATTAATTCTAAAAATTTATCTAAGTCATTACGAACCTTTTCAAAATCTTTTACAATCAATCTAGGATTATCAATGTCAGGTACAAACCCTTCAGCCCATAATTCTATTGAAATATTTTTAGGCCAGTATTCTAAAAAACTAGTAATACAATCTTTTCCAATTTGATTGTAGTACGGTTCGTGTTGTGATGTAACTACTCTAAAAGTTCGCATGAGAATCCTTATTCAATTAAGTACGTATATTTAGTAAATAAATAACTGCGTATTTAAAAGTTCGGAGCATAACATGAAAAAACGTGCATTAGTAACAGGCATCACAGGACAAGACGGTGCTTATCTAGCAAAATTATTATTAGAAAAAGACTATGAAGTATATGGTTTTGCAAGTAGACGAGTCAACCAAAATTATTCAAACACCGATTACTTAGGAATCACTGGAAAAATTAACTTTGTACACGGTGATGTAACAGATATTAGCAGTGTTAATCATGCTATTAAAGTTTCTAGACCACACGAACTGTATAATCTTGCTGCAATGAGTTTTGTAGGACTAAGTTGGCAAGAACCAATTCATACAGCAAATGTTGATGCTATGGGTCCATTGTATATTATGGAGTCTTTAAGACAACATTCACCAGATACAAAATTTTATCAAGCAAGCACAAGCGAAATGTATGGAAATAGTTATGAAGAAAATCATACACAAAACGAACTTACACCTATGCGTCCTAGATCACCTTACGGTTTTAGTAAAGTATTTGCACACAATGCTGTTGTAAACTATAGAGATAGTTATAGTTTATATGCAACTAGTGGCATTTTGTTTAATCATGAATCGCCTATTAGAGGTAAAGAATTTGTTACACGTAAAATTACAGACGGTGTTGCTCGTATCAAAGCAGGACTACAAGATACAATTGAGTTAGGAAATTTAGATCCTAGAAGAGACTGGGGATTTGCAGGTGATTATGTTGAAGCAATGTGGTTGATGATGCAACAAGATACACCAGAAGATTATGTAATTTCAACAGGCAAAACTTGGAGTATTAAAGAACTCTGCAATGCTGCATTTAGTGCTGCTGGAATAGATAATTGGGAAGATAAAATCGTAACAAATCCTGCATTTGTAAGACCTGCAGAACTTTATTATCTAAAAGGCGATAGTACAAAAGCAAAAGAAAAACTAGGATGGGAGCCTAGTGTAAGTTTTGAAGAATTAATTACAATGATGGTACAAGCCGATTTGGAAAGATACAGTTAACCTTTCCAATAAATTTTATCTTGTGCGACAGAAAAAATTAATTTATATCCCCAATCAGTCATAAAATTATGATACGTATTATCATTATTTCGTACACCTGCATTATCTTCTATACAAATATAATCTATTGTATAATCATCTTCAATCGCACCTAGTATTTCTAGTTCACTACCTTCTGTATCAATTTGCAAGTAGTTGATATGTTTAGGAATAGGCAAACTACTAAATTTATAACTTTTTGCTTTTATTGTCTTAATTGCTTTTTCAGGATGAGCATGTGTTTCTTTTATACCTGTGTGTCCTCTTAGTCCTACATCGATAATATCAACATACCCATCTTCTTTCCACACAGCACCTTGAATAACTGGTGTTGTTCTATTTTTCTTAATTGCTCTTACATTTGAAGGAACGGGTTCAATTAGTAAACCTTGCCATCCTTTAAATTCTAAAACCTTTGTAGTGTTTTGAGTTTTGCCGTTCATTACGCCAATTTCAATAAAATATCCATCTTTGATATCTTTACCAATTTCTTTATAAAACCATTCAGTTGCCTTCAAAGTGTTGCATCCTCCATACCTGCTACACGTAACTTTACAACATTAGTGATTTGCCATTGTTTTTGATCAAGTGCTTTTAAAACACCTAACCACTTGTTACGCATTAATGCAAATTCATTAATAATTTTTTCGTAGTCAACAACATCAGATTCGCCGTCGACGTATTTTTCAACATCGCGACTTGATAGAGCACGTTGATAATTTTCAAGATATTTTTTGAAAAATGAGCTACGCAATCTACGTAGCTCAATATTCAAGTAGTTGAGTATTGCTTCAATTTCTTGAAGTTGATTAAATCTATGCTCAACAATACCAGGCATAGCCGCTGCTGACTTTTCAACATTTCCTACAAGTTTACATTCTCGACGTGCATCTTGTAGTTCTTTTTCAAAGTACAAGATTGCGTCTGGAATTTTAGAAATATCTCTTGATACCTCTGAGTACCATCCCATATCTATTCCTCATATTCATCGTAATGATCTTCTTCGTCCATTTCAAGGAAATAATAGATAGCGTTGTCTAATATTTTATCATGCCCTAGAATTTCTTCTAATTGCACATCATCAAACCCGTAGTCCACTAGAAGATCAACATATCGCTCTGCGGCTGCTTCTACTTCTTTTTTGTCTAAGTGTATCTTAAAAACATCCCAAATGTCGCATGCCTGCTCTTCATTCATTTTCGACTAACTCCTCGTGGTCATCTACTTCTTCTGTAGTGCCGGTATTTACCACATTACGTTCTTTTTCGAGGTAATCCGTCATGACCTTGTCGAGTAATTCGCCTTTCCAGTTTTTACGATATTCTAACAATTCTTCGCCTGCTATTGTTGTATATTTTAATCTATTGCCTTGTTTTTCGATCATGCCTTTTGCTTCAAATAACTCAACAAGTCCGCTGTAAGGATTCATACCTGTTTCATATGGAATCTTTACTTGTACACCTTCGAAAGGTTTAGCGTAACGTGTTTTCATTACCTTACAACCAGCACGAATACCACGTACATCACTTACTTTGTTACCATCTTCATCTTCTTTTAGTTTTAGTTTTTTCATTGCTACAACAATTGAAGATGCATAGATAAATCCTTGACCACCTGAGATTTTGTCATCTGGATCAAACATATCTTGCGATGCATAAGTATGATTAGTACAAACAAGTCCTACATTATGTGAACCAATCATATTAACTGTGTTACGAACAAGTGCAGTAAGTTGCTTAGGTTTGCGACCCATATCACCTTTCATATCACCTTTGTTAAACTGATCAATATCAGTAGGAGTAAGTAACATGCCTAATGAGTCAACAACAAACAATACTTTAGGACGATCTTCTTCAGACATATCTTTATAGTCTGCCATAAACGTACTAATAGTTTTAGCAACGTCATCGATCATTGACATGTTTAGTTTTAGAAGTTTTTCTTCTGAAGTATCTACATCAAGTGCTTGTAACCACGACTCGTCAAGTGCATTCTCTGAGTCAATAAGAACTACAAAGATACCCTGGTCTTGTGCTGCCTTGACAATGTTACCCGAACAGATATAAGATTTGCCTGCGCCAGACTCACCGGCGAAAACAGTAACTTTTCCCAATGGGACTCCCTTATGGAAGTCCCCTGAGATCAAATAGTTGAGTGCAAAGTTTCCTGTGCTGATCCAATCAGTTGGATCATTAAAACCTGCACTCATTCCGCTAATCGACTTTGTTAAATCTTTACGGAATTTACTTGGATCAAATGCCTTAATTGCCATTAGTCACTCAAGTCCATTGATGTAAGTGAACGTACACCTTCGATCATTTCATCGGCAGTATTGTACATTACTTTGGCTGTAGAATAATCATCTTCATGATTTCTACCTGATACTTCAATGAAATATCCGTTATCTAGAATATTCACACTGAAATAATTGTCAATAGATTTTAATTTGTCAGATACTTGCATCCTTATCTCCTATTTTATTGGTTTTGTCTTGCACGGATCATTGCAAGAATGTCCTGTGCGCTTCCGCTTTCTTCTGCAGGTGCTGCTTCTGCTGCTGGAGCAGGTTCTGGCGTTGCTGCCGGAGCAGGATCTTGCCAACCTGTGTCAGTTACAGTTTCAGCAACTGGTGCTGCTGGTGCTGCTGGTGCCGGAGCACTTTGACTTACCGCAGTTGCTTGTGGACTTGCTTTTACGTTAGGATCACCTGTACGTGCTTGCATACCCGCTGGACGGAAGTATTGTGACCAACGTTCTGCATCGTATGCTTCACCGTCTACACTTGCTTCAAACATTTCAGTCAAAACCTTAACTTCAACTTCGCCTGGTTTTTTAGGCAGGAAGTCATTAAGATTAAACAATCCATGTTCATTGACTGCATTCATTTCACTATCACTTAGTGGACGTTCGCGACGTGCCCAAGTTGACGTGCCATAATCAGCATAACCACCTTTTGAAGTTTTGTTAAGACGGAAATCTACACCAGCAGTATAGTCCGTTGGTAGTTCTTCCATATCAGGATCCATAAGAGCCTGTTTAATAATTTGGAAAATTTGTGGACCAATAATAAACCTACGAATTGGATTATTAGGAGTAGTATCTTCACTCAAAGGATTATCTGATACAAATCCTTGGAAGATATAAGAACGTTTCTTCCAATACTTACGACCCATATCTTCTAGACTTGGATCCTTAAACCAACCACGCACTTCTGCTAGAATTGGACATGATTCTCCATACATTTCCATACATGGAACTTGTACCTGTACTGGACGTGAATCTGTTTCGCCTTTTACGCCAGCAAACGGAAGTTTAATCATCAAACGTTCTTTCCAAAAGAAAGTATTTGAATCATCGCCGTCTGGCAAGAAACGCATAGTTACACTATCGCCTTCCTTGATATTCCAAAATGGGTAAATTGCGTTATCGCCACCTGATGTCGTGCCACTTGAGCGATTTTCTTGTTCTTTTAACTTTGCACGAATTTCTGCTAATGATGCCATAGTAATGCCTCCTTATATATGCCTATGTTCTATGTGCCTTTATGTGTAGCACATTATCTTTATACTACACAAAGTTATTTATCTTGTCAACTGTTTTTTTTATTTTTTTTGGACTCGGACTACGCCGGGGCCCACTTGTCTACCTAGGCAGACGGTTGGATGCCCCAAGGCGCTGTCACTGTTTCTACAAAGGGTCTTGCTAACCTTCGGTTAGGATCGTTAACAAGAGTATCTTTGCTCGAAAATCTTATACTCCTGCTAACGCTTTAATTGCGTCTGTTTCAGGATGCATACTATTGTTTAATTCTTCAGCCTTACGTTGCGCAACCATAGCCTCTACTTTTTTAATCATTTTAGCGGCAGGTTTGACATATTCGTCGCCGTAATCTTTTTGCACCGCAGTTAATACTGCTGTCTCGCCTTTTGGAAATTTGCCTGTTTCTCTGTCAAAATAACTTAGAATAAATTCTCCAATTGGTGTTTTTGGTTTTTGTTGCATAGGCTCTTGATCGGGCGGAGCAATAGTCATTGTTGGCATATCATCTGATTCTGGAACGGCACTTGCCATTTCTTTACAATCTGAACATCTACCATGCCCGTCATAAACATCCATAATCGGAGCGCCGCAACAATTGCTTACCATTCCTTCTTCGTTTTCATCGCCTGGTGAATATGCTTCTTTTTCATCATCATCATTGCCTTCAGCAAATTGTCCCATTAGGGCATTAATTGCTGCTTCTAACATATCATTGATTGATTCTTGTTTTGCTTTTTCCTTACGTTCTTCAGCCTCTACACTAGCACTTTCTTCGCCTAGTAAATCATCTGGACCTAATTCTTCTGGCTTCATTGATTCGCCTACTAAGTTATAGATATAAGGAAATACATCTTTTAGTTCTTCGTTGAACTGTTTGATTGTAAGTTGATCAATCCAGCTATCTGCAATATCTTCCGGAACTTCTTTTGCTTCTGTTTCTACAAAATTTTCTTTAGCCTGTAAATAGTGTGATTCTTTTTGTAAATTTTGTATTGTTTTTCTAACTTCGTTTACTCTTTCACTTACTACATCCATGTAGCCTGCTAAACTTTCAGCCATTACACTTGAACGATTCATATACTTTTTAAATGAATTAAGTTTACTTAATTCTTCTGACAAACCGGAGATATATTTGCCAAACGAATCATACGCATTACCACCTTCACTAACATGTCTTGCCATTGCTCTTGCACCGCTTAGATGTATAAAAGGATATTTAAATCTTTCTCCATCTGCACTTTCAATGTAGATTGCGCCAATCTTTTTTGTACGATTTTCACCTTCTTCAATTGGTGCTGTATGTTTAATAGCAAGTCTTGCATTACCTATTTTTTGATAACTTGTTTTGTTAGTTCCATACATTCTTGATTCTGACATGGGATTCTCCGATTTGCGATTTGTGGCTAAAAAGTCATAATCTCTTTTGTTTAGATTTGATTTATTAATGTCTCTTACTGAAAACTTCATGAGCCTTTTTTTAGCAAAAGTACGTAATTCTTTAAGAAAATTATACCATTCTGTTTGTACATTTTGCTCTTCGTTTGATACAATATCTCTGCCTACAATTACTACCAGTCCTTCGTCAGTATCTAAATTGATACTTACTTTGCCTAAATCACGTCCTTCATTATAATAACCAAAATCAAAAAAACGTGCTTCTGTAGGTTCGTTGGTTATTTCACCGTTTTCGTTGCCAATTGTTACGCTAGGAAAACGACCTCTAATTTTATTAAATAGGTCAGATGCTATATTGTCAAAGTTCTGCATAGTATTATTTATCAATAGTTGCTGCTAATAAAGATAGGCATTGGGGGTTCGTAATCTTCTTCTCCAGCCCCGTCCATTTGTGAAAAAGAATTATAAATGTTTACATCCCAATCTTTCATTACATTTATCATACGTAATGCAAGAAGCATACTGCTGACTAAGTCATCTGTTTGACCCGGCTTTGCTTGATAACTGCTTCCTGTTGCAACATAGTTTTTTAGTTCTGATATAAATGGTTTACTACGAACAATAAGTTTATTATTTTCTATCATAGTTTTCATTCTAGCACATGCAGTAACTTTTGCACTGTGCGTTGTATTAAATCCTTTACGGAATTTACGAACATGTCCTTTTCTAATAGGTTCACTAATAAACAACCCAGGTATCTGCTCTTCACCTAGATCAGCAATAACAAGTAGTGCTGCTTCACCTAATCCGTTATTTTCAACACTCCAATATATACCGTTATCAGTTTTTCTTTCTGTTTCTAAGTACGTGCAAATATCTCGAAGCACTCTAATTTGTCCAGGAATACCTGTTGTATTATGTTGCCATTCTCCTACTTGTTCGTATGTAGGTAATTCTACGATCTGTATTGCTGCATTATCACCTCCTGTGCCCATTGAAGGATCTAATGCAATAGCATAATTATACTTGGCATTAGGTTTTTTATACCAACGAGTTTGCCCCATATTAATTGTAGGCGAAACGCCTTCCATGGTTGCAAGATGTAAACTTGCTATAAGTGTTTCGTCAAATACTAAGAATTCACAACCATATTCTCTACGGAAGCGCTCTTCTCCAATACGTCCAATTTCGTCTTCTTTCCATTTTTCATCACGGTCAGGATGCTCGTCCCAGTTTGCAAGAAAACTATGAAATCCGTTTCTTCCTGTTTCGCTTTCGTTTCCGAACTCGTCAAATTTATCTTCTGCTAGTTTCCAAATATTAGCAAACGTATCTTCGTCTGAGTTTGGCGTGCTTGTTATAATAGCACGACCACCTGTTGCTAGTGTAGGTGATATTGAAGTCCAAAATTCATCTGCAATGTTAGGTTGCACAAATGCAAACTCGTCACAATATAGTAACGAAATAGACATACCGCGTCCAGTAGTGCCTGTTGTTGTTTGGCTTACTATACGTGATCCATTTTCAAATTCTATTGAGCCCTTATTATAGGATACAACACCTGCTCTAATATGATCAGGACATAATTCATATACATAACGAATACGCTGCATAATTTCTTGTGCACCTGTATATTTGTGTGCAGCAATTAGAATAGTTTGATCAGGATTAAACATTGCATACCAAGCAAGATAGATAGCAGCACAAGTAGTTTTTCCTGTTTGTCTAGGCATCATGTTTATATTAAATCTATAACTGTGATAGGAATGCATTAAGCGCAATTGATACTCATAGGGTTCAAATAACAATTTGCCTTTTACAGGATGTTGAATGTAAGCAAATTGTCTTGCAAAGTACAGATATCCTTCATCAGGATCCATGCAATTCATGAGATCCTGTATTTGGTTTTCGTTAAATGTTTCTTGCTTATTAGCCTTTTTGACTAATACTCCGTCAAGTGATTTACTCATACAATATTTAGTCACAAAAATAGCGCCCTAAGGCGCTATTGATGTCTGGGGGGTTTAAAGACCTGCTAGTTTTGTTAGCAAGTTCAATGCTTGTTGTTCGTTTTTCTGTGGTTTATCTTTAGAAATAGCTTTCGCTACTTTTTCACGACGATTCTTTAGATAGTCATCGGTTTTGTCTTTTTTACCATCATTGTTAACATCATCGTCTTCTTTACCTACTGGATCAAGTTTGTTTTTCTTTTCATTTAATGCTGCTAATAGTCTGGCTTTCATTTCTGTTGCCATTGGATTATCTCCTCCTGCTGCCGGCTTATACATTTTTTTGGCTCTGTTTAAGCCATGTGATAGTGACTTTGTCATATACTTTGTATCCATATATGATTCTTCACCTTCCGAACCTGCTGGAGTGTTTTCCCATTCTTCAACTGATTCTTCATCTTTGTCTTTTTTCATTAATGCTGCTGCACCTGCTGCACCGGCACCTGCTGCTGCCGCTGCTGGAGCATACTTACCAATTTTTGCACCAATTTCTGCACCTTTTGTGGCACCCATTGATGCACCTGCTGCGCCGCCCATTGGACCTGCTTTTGTAGCACCATATGCTGCGCCTGCTGCTTGGCCTACTGATTTTCCAACATTGCTACCGATTTCAGCACCTTTGTCCATTACGCCTTTTGCAAAGTCTGAAATTGCACCTGCTGCAAGATCTTGATCATCTGGATCTCCATCTCTTCCTGGAATGCTTGGATCGTCATAATCAACATCAGTAATCTCGTCACCTGCTGCTGCGCCGCCCAATGCTCCTAATGCTGCACCAGGTACGCCGCCTAATGCGCCGCCTGCTAGTCCACCAACTGCTGCACCACCTAATTTGCCCAACAATCCTGCTTTTAGATCCATGTCTCCTGGCACATCGTCGATACCCGGAATGGTCGGATCATCATCCATTGCTGCTGGCATACGCATTGATCCACCTTTAATGCCTGCTAGTGCTTGCATTACTTGTGCCATCGAATCTGTATCGCCTGAAATATTAATAGTAAGCGGGCCTTCTGCTTCAGCCATGTCTGGTGGACATTCTACAACAAATGACTCGTTTAAGTTTTCTTTCTTTTCAACACTGTCAAAACCTTGTAAAATGTTCAGCATATTTTGATCAGCCATATTAACCTCCTATAACACTTTCTGTGTTTTGTGGCTCTTCTTTAACTGGTTCTGCTTTGTGTGCATTACCTTCTTGTTTTTCTTTACGAGCAGTTTCTAATTCTTTTAAAAGATCCATTATTCTTTTTTCGCCTACTTGATCTTGTGCAGATTCGCCTTCTAATTCTTCTGTAGTTAGCATAGGCTCATATGTTTTTTCTTCTACTTGTTCTTGATATGCTTCTTGTGCTTCTCCTGGACTGCGTACAATTACGTATCCTGGCTGACATGCACAGCATTGTTCAATATATTCCTGTAATATTAAAGTAGTAGTTGGGTAGCCTAATTCACACTCCCAATAAGTTACTTCCATATTTTCTAGTTGTGGGAAATCTAATGGACGTTCTTGAATAGGTGTTTTTTTACCTGAACTGCAATTTGCTACTTCAAATTTTCCTAAACACGCTTTCATTTGAGATTCAAAATCGTCAGCCAAATCACCTGCTACTCCTATTTTAAAAGGATAGGTTTTCTTGGCTTCTGTTAAATATTCTTTAAATTGTTTCATAGTAATGGATCCTGTTACTAGTATTATTTATCCTTATCCATGCCTTTTAACTTTTCTAGTAGGCTATTTCTGTCAGTTACAACATAGCCGTCACCTTCTGTAAATCCATGGTCGATAGTATCGCTATCTAGTTTTTGTTTCTTAAGTTGCAATTCTATCATTTTTAATTTTTTATCAATTTTAGCAGTCTTTGCATCTAGGTTTGTTTTAAGCATTGTGCCTGCAACTTCAAATACTCTACCAGAATAACGTGACTCAACATTCATACCTAAATCCATTAGATCTTCATATGCTTGCATTGCTTTATCAGCAACCTCATTAAGTTCAGTATCTGCCATTTCCCCTAGTCCTTTTACAGCGGGTAATGCACTTGCTATCTTATCAAATTCTTCTATGTCTCGAAAAGTTTGCTCTTGTTGTACAAGTGCTTGCTTATCTTCTTTTCTTTGTTGACGTTCTTGCTCTTTGATTATTTCTTTTGAATCTGGCAAGTTTAAAAGATCTTCTAGTTTTTTACTCATATAATATTTAGCGCCCGCCTGTGTGGAACATATCTTTTTCAGTTATGATTCTAAAAGCAATACCTTTAGATTTACACCAGTTTCTAGCCGCTTCCCATTTTACTTGATTCAATGCCCAATGCAATTGATTTCTTCTGTTACGTCCTGTCTTTTCTTTTAATGTATGCATTTCAGGCTTTATTTCTATTACTTCAGTTTTTTGTTTACCATTTTGATCTACATAGTGTATAAAAAAGTCAGGTACATAAATTGTTTGTTTGCCAGTAAAAGGATTTCTATAAGGAATCTTAATCGCTTCACTGGCCCACTTGTATATACTTGGATTCTCGTCACAAAACTTCATAAAGTGAAATTCCCAACTGCTACGATATGTAGGCATACTACCGCCTATATATTTGTCAGGGTTTTTTGGTCTGAATTTACCCTGAGCATACTTGGTCATTATCTTCTACCTATTTGTCCTACAATAGATAGGTTGAACGGTGTAAATAGATATCTATTTGGGCCATTTAAGATCCCAGATGTGTCTTGGTAATTATCTGTAGTACCATCAGTATAAAGTTTTCCAGTCTGTGCGTTATTATGAATATATGTTCTAATTTGTTCAGGTGTTGCTCCTGGATTTGCCTGTAGTATAGTAGCAATTACACCACAAACTTGTGGTGAAGCCATACTTGTACCGCTTATATTCATTTGTCTAAAAGAACTGTTTAGATGATAAGCACCTGTTGTAAATTCATTTGTATTACTACTAGCACTCATAATGTCTGAACCTGGTGCATAGATATCAACTCCTGGACCTTTTTCGGAAGAGGATCTTAATCTTTCTAATGTATCGTTGTGCATATCTGCTTCAATGTTTCCAGTCATTAATGCTCGTGTACTGTATGGTGAACTTCCTCTATGATAGTATGTTGTACCGCTACTAAGCACAGCAAAATTATCATAATCTAAACCACCACTTACATCTACTTTATGTGCTCTATTTCCTGCTGCAATACAAACATGAACTCCTGCATCAATTAATTCTTCTACATCTGTGTCAACGCTTGCAATACGTACATTTGTTTGGTATGTGCTAAGTCCTACCAAATTCGGCACTAGCCCAAAATCGTACCATTGATCAGTTGTTGCTATTGCTGTGCCTGTTTCTGATACACCTCTATAGTTTATTTCACTTACGCTTGTATAACTTCTACCATAACCCCAACTCATATTTACAACAGTTGGTCTTTTCTTTCCAGTAGTAGGACTTACTGGCTTTGCATTATGCCATTCTTTAATAACATCAAAGCAATCAGTGACACTGATACCAGTGCCACTGTCGCCTGAACCTTCCAAGCCACTAACCTTTACACTATAAATTTCTGCTGCTTTTGCCCAGCCGTATGTTTTACCTGCTGCAATACCTCCACAGTGTGTGCCATGCCCATTGTAATCTCTATAATGATTTGCGTTTTGTGTACCGCCGCCGCTAAATCCATCATACCAATCAATTGCTTGTGTTCTATACCCGCCAAATTCATCTGTAAATTCAGGATGATCCATTTGCAATCCACTGTCTTGAATAACAACATCTACACCTGATCCATCTAAACTATATCTAAACGGTTCGGTAGAATTAGGTGTTGCGTTCAATGTGTTAGGATAAGGATTATTTGCAAAATGACAACGATACAATCCCCAGTTTGTGTAATCACCTGTGTCGCTACTTGTCTTTTGCCAGTTAGCATCTTGTGTTGCAAAATGTCCAATTTCTAAAGTATCATCCTGATCAGGTGGCACTGCTACATCCATTACTCTAGAATCATTTTTAAGTGCTTCTGCTTCTGCTTCAGACAAAGCATAGTGAGTATTACGGTTACTTGCTAATCTTGCATTTGCAACATCAACACTTCTATTAGGAACAGTTGATGAGCCTGTACTTTGTGTCATTTCTGCTGCAAAACTAGCAGGATCTACACCTTTGTTTAGTGTTACAATATATTCTTTTTCACTCATGATATGTCCTTAAACTATGTTTATTGTGTTACCCATTACAGAATGGATTTGACATTGATAGTAAAGTGTGCTAGGAGCACTCATTGGAACTGTAAAACTAACAGTTCCTACTGCTGCACCGTTGTTAGTAACACCTGTGTTATATTGTGCACCGCCGTTGCTTACTCTAATATCAAATGGATGTCCTGTTGCATCTACTGCAAAATCATATCTTTCACCACGTCTTAGATATAATACAGGATTATCTTCTGCTATCGGAAACCAATTATTTCCAGTGTCACTAACTGTAAATGCTGTATTAAGGCCGTTGTCTTGTACATCAAAAATATGTTTAATTACAGCACCATCCATAGTAATGTCATTTGTTACAGTTGGAGATGATGCACTAACATATCCTCCTGTGCTGTGATCTCCCCAACTAACCGCAGTGTCCCACTGACCTACTTTTGCATCAGTAATTGTGTTTGTACCCATGTCAATATCGTTTAGGTTGGCATCTAGTGTGCCACCTAATTGTGGACTTGTATCTTGTACAATATCAGTTAAGCCGCCGCCTGATGCACCTAGTGCTACCCATGAAAGTCCATCATACACTTCTACTGCTTGTGTAGACGTATTATAAATTAAATCACCATCTGTTGGTAATAATGCATTTCTTTCTGTGGTAGTAACATTATTTAAATTCAACGGAGAAGTTACTTGTGTTCTATTTGTAGCTTCTAAAATAAGATCATTACCTGCTCTAAGATAGAATGGTCCAGTACCTTGAATTTCTAAATCTGCACAGTTTACAACATCATCGACATATATTCCGCTTTGGAAGTTTACACTAGGAACAACAACAATTTGACTAGAGTCGTCTGTATCAATTGTGTTTGCAGAAAATTCAAAATTTGCAATGTCAGGAACTACAGGCTGGTCTGTTAGATCATTGTACGATCCACTGAAAAGTAAATTACTGTCGTCTGTTAAATCATTAACGTCAGTAGGAATATCAGGAACATTTACAAAGTTTGTATAATCAATGTAATAACTTCCCGGTTGTCCGTTTAATGTAGTAGCATCTAAGCCGCCGCCTCCTGATGTTGCATCATCTGCTGCTGCCCATTCAAACCCATTCCATTTTAAAACTTGTCCTGAAACTGCTGATGTACTTGCATCACCTGCAACATCACTTAAATCTTGTATACTTGTAGGAACAGTAGGTCTTCCGGTTAAACTAGAATAAGCACCGTCAAATAACAGTACGTCTGCATCAGTAAGTTGATTTATGTCTGTAGGAATAGTAGGAGCACCAGTAAGACTGCTATACAGTCCGTCAAATAACAAATCACCTTGGTCGGTAAGTTGGTTGATATCCGAAGGAACAACAGGAGCGCCTGTCAAATCGTTATATTGTCCGCTGAACAATAAACTAGATGCATCTGCCAATTGGTTAATGTCTGTAGGAATTGCAGGGGCGCCTGTTACATTTAACCAATCTAAATAGTATGATCCGTCTTGTCCGTCTAGCGTATCTGCATCAGATGTTCCGCCTACTGCCGGTGCCCATTCGTCTCCGTTCCATTGTAAAACTTCACCTACATTCGGTGTTACACTTGCTACATCTGATAAACTTGCTAGTGTACCGCTTTCTAATGCAACAATACGAGTATCAAGATCGGTAAAGTTACCGTCTAATTCGTCAAATGTAAGTGTTGATCCTTTGACTGTTCTTAACGTAATTGCCATTGTATTTCTCCTACGCTACATATCCAGGGGCAACATATCCCGGAGTTATGTATCCACTTGTTTCTTCTGTTGGTTCTGGTAACAATGGAAAATCAAAGCCGTCGACGTTTCGTGCTTCAAAATTATTTGTTACGTCTACATCTGCTTTGAATCCTAATTTTGTTATAGAACTTCTACTGTTATTTAATATGACTGCTACTAAATTTGTTAATTGTACTTTATCATAGCCTTTTAAAGTATCTAATAAATCAAAAACAGGTATTCCATCTGCTTTTGCTTGTGAAAGTATGACTGATGCTATGCTTATAGAAGCAACTTCTTCAAATCCTCTTTTGACAAAAAATCCTACTACTGCATCGATATCTGCCGCATTATAATGAAGTGATCTATCAAAGAATGAATTAAAAGTTCTTCTTGTGTCTAAATTACTATCATTTACTACTGTTATGTTTTCATAAGTAGACATTATGCAGATTCCTGTCTAGGAACAACATAAGTTTTTCCGTTTACATTTACTAATTTTTCATTTTTGTTATCGTAACTGCCCTTAAAGGGTCTTGAGTTAGCAGGTAAATTATCTGTTAAATCGGTTCTTTGTTGTGCAGATCTTTGTTCTGCTCCTGCTGCTTTTATATCTGCCCAATTAATACCACCTTGACCTTGCTGATTTATTCCTCTAGATGTAAGTCCTTGATTTACAATAGGTTGTAAACCTAATCTATCTAGATTTAATTTATCTCCTAAAAATTTAGAAGCAGATGTTTTTATAAAATTTTGTGCAAATGCTTCTATAGAATTAGTTCTTCCTTTTTGCGGAGACACACTTCCAAACGGTGTAGTTGTAACTCTACTGGTGCCAAAACTACTGCCTCCTTCTTGTATAGGACTTGGTCTAGTATCATAGTGTCTTTGATCTCCAAAAGATGTAGGTGCTACACCTTCTAATAGTTCTCCTCTTTCGTAATGAACTGTTTCGTATGCTACTGTCATTGAATTAGTTGAAAATTCACTTCCTTCTGATTGCACATTATCGTGTTGGAAATCTTCTACTAATGGATTAATTAGTGTAAAGCATGTATAGTGTGTTTTTTTATTCAAAGGATGCAATTGGAAAATTTGAATAGAATCAAAAAATTGATACATTTTATTTGGTTTATCTAAACCATATCTGTAATTAAAGTTTTGAAAATATGTATTATTAGATCCAAATGCACTTCTTCTATATCTTTCGTCTGGAGCAATATCTGGTGCTGCTGAAGCACTTTGTTTTTGATGATCGCCGTCTGCATAATAATATCTAAAATATGCTTCCCACAACAATGTTGTTAGCCCTGCATTATCATCATGAAATTCAATTCTTACTGGCTGATAATCTATTCTTGTTTGTAAAAGTTTTTTTCTATTATACTGATTTAAAACTTCTACTTGTGGTCTATATTTTGGCAGTTCTGCACTTTTTGCTAAAATATGAATGTCTTCTTGTGTAAAATTATCAATGAGCGTGTCTGGTCTAACATCTGGGTTTATATTCAAAACTACATGATAGAGAAACTTGTGCTTAGGAGCAAGACGCATATTGTTAGAGCGGAATACTCTAGATGCATGATCATAATCGCCTAAATTACCTTTAGGACCATTATAGCTTTTAATATTATCAAAAAATCCTGTGAACGCCATACTGTATTTATCGTTTATGTAAAGTGTGTGGATAATAAAAAAGGGAACCGAAGTTCCCTTTTCTAAAGCAATCTCTTATTTGCTATTAACCAGTTGTACCAGTTCCAATTGTTCTAGGAACTGCTGCTCCTACTCCTTCACCATTTGGTGTTTGTACAGCATTATCATACTGTATTGTAACTGATGTTTGTACTGGTTCACTGTTTGCATATGCTAAGGAATTATAGTTGACTTCTGTTAAGTAGCAACCATAAATTTCCCAAGTTTCTAACACACCTGCTTCTGCTGCTCCATTACCGCCATCTAAAATTTCAATGTTAGTTTGGAACTTATAATCAATACCAGATGCAGCACTTGCTTGATTAATAAAGTCAAATTGTTTCTGAAGTTGTTCGCCAACTAGTTTTTGCACACTGTTGTTTACATCTTCACGTAATGTAATTGTAATTGGGTTCCATGTGTGTTTACCTGCCAAATGTACAGTTGAATTGTATACCGGAATTGGCATGTTTTCGAACGTCAAGTTCGGTCTTGCAGCATCGATAACTTGTTTGGTTAATTCAGTAGTTGATGCAGTAACGCCAAAGTTAATAAAGTTTACTCTAAAACGGTATTGTAGTTTTGGCATTAACAAGCCTTCAGATGTTGCACTCTGGTCGCTTGCTAATGGAACACTTAATTTTGTTAATGATGAGATTGCCATTTAATATTTCTCCTATTCACAAGTATTTATCAGTTTAGGGTCAACTTTCGCTGACCCTAAATTCAGTGATTATAAACTTGCAATTTCTCCTGTGTTTTTAAGACGTAGTGGAATGTAAATAAACTCAACACTCTTAACTGGTTCGATAGCAACGTCCACATATAGTTCGTTTTTATCAATTCTTGTTGGAGTATTGTTTGTTTCATCACATACAACTAGATAGTCAAAAATTGCTCTCAATGATGTAAGTTCAATTAGTAGACTTTCAACTTGTCCTTTAATGCTATCTCTTGTAATCTTATCATTTGGTTCAAAGACGAAAGGTTTAGCAAGTGTTTTAAGTTGACTACGTAAGTAAACTACAAGTCTAGCAACATTTACTCTATCTAGTGAACTTGCATTTGCTGCACGAGTTTTCTGTCCAAAGATAACAAGTCCTGCTCCGTTAATAAACGAAATTGGGTTAATATTCTTAGAATATAGTGTATCTCTTTGTCCTTCGTTTAGTGCAACACTAGTAAATTCTCCTTCACTATCAATGTAACCTGATGCTGTTGCATTAGTTACACTACCACGTCTTGTACCTGCTGGAGCAAACCAGGGGAATGCAACTTGGTCGTTAAGTGCAATAGTTCTTAGTGCCATGTGCGATGCTGGAACAACAATATTGTTACCTGCATTGTCACTTGTAAATCCTGCTGGATAGTACATGCCTAAGTATTCATCACTTGTAACTGCACCGTCATCATTATCTTCTACTGCGCCTGCAATGTTGTTTGCCCAGTTTGTTAATGATGTGCTATCAGGTGTTAGTCTCATCGGAGTATCACCTACAACAAACGCTGTTAATCCACGATCGTTGTTTAGTGTTACCATTTCACCAATTAGTTCCGGATAACCTGGAGTTGAAATCAAGTTAAAGATTCTTGATTCATCATCGCGGATATCTTGGTTGCTGTTCATTTCTGCTTGTAACGCTTGTACAACAATTTTACGCTGTGCTTTGCGTCCAAATGATCCTGAACCATCTTCGTTGTTTGCTGATTTTGTTACCCAACGGTTAGCATAGTAGCCTGCCATTGATTCGTCGCCATTACGACCATTTTCAGCATTGATATCAATATGATCACGCTTGAATTCTTTTACGTTGAATCCACTTCTACGTGTATTCCATAGCAACATACCTTTTGGATATAGTGCTGGATCTGGAGCATCTGGATCTAAATAGTTGCTTACTAGTAGATCTGCAATATCACCTGCTTCGTCACTGTTTGCGCCTGCTGTGTTATAACGTGCATCTGCAAATAGTACACCATTTTCAGTTGTTTGATCTGTGCTGTCTAGTAATGCCCAAACACCTGCTGCTGTCCATCTGTAAACTTGTGGATAGTTTTCTAAGTCTGCTGTTGAAATCCAAAGATCGCCAACAACTAGCGCACTTCCGTCTGACTGTTCTGTTGGAGCACTTGCTGCAACAATCGGTCCTGCTGGATCGTTTGTGCTACTTGCACCGACTAATCCGCCACCTGTGTGATCAAAATTATGATAACCAACCCATGATGTACCATTATGAATCATCATATCTACTTCATCTACTACGCTGCTATACCATAGCGCACCATCTGCTGGTGTACTTGTAGGTGCACCTTCTGAAGCAGTGTATGATAATGTTTTCCACCATGTAACAATATATTGCTTAGGTGATGTGCTTGAGTCAGTACCCGGTGTGTAATAGAAGTTTGTAGTAGTTGTAGGATCTGTTGAATCAAACACTGTATATGCATTATCAACAATACCATCTGTATCAACAATACGAATTTCGCCACCTAGTGCATGTGAAATTACAACTCTGTTTTGTGAATCTACGTTTGCACTTACATTTGTAAATCCTGCTGAGTTAATATCACCTGCTAGTGTATCTGCATCAGCAGTTGCACCTGTTGCTGTAAACGAAATTGTTTTTGCACTATCCATTGAGTTTTGTCCTGATAAACTTTCTGACATTGTAAATGAATATGTGCCTGCTGGGAACGTAGATGCTGTAATTTTTGTTGATGTAATTGTAACCGCACCGCTTCCACTCTTACGATAAATCTTAAAGTTTGCTAAGTTGTCGTAAGCTTCTTCGCTTGTGTTACTTTGTACATAGATAGAACCTTCTGCAATACCAGCACCGCCACCTGATGTATCCATTTCATAAATTGCTGTGTGGTTATTTGCATAGATTGGAGCATTTACAGTTGTCCAAGCATCTGTTGCTGAACTGTACTGTTTTACACTCCAGTTTGCACCCAAATTAGGTGTTGTTGTTTTAACCCAAATAGAACCTGTTGGTCTTGGTTCTGTGTCATTTGTTTTATACTCTGGAACACTTGTATGTGCAGCAATAGTTAGTTCTGGTGAGTAATATTCGCCAGCTGTTATGCCTAAAGCACTTAACAATGCTGCATCACCAAAAACATCGATCAAGTCGCCTTGGCCGCCAGTTGTACCACCAGCATTATATAGTGAAAGTCTTCCGTTGTTATTTTTTGCAGTTACGCCTGCACTTGCAAGTCCTGCATCTACGTTAATTTGTCCAACTAAAGATGTAACAGTTGTACCTGTAAGTGTAATTGTATGCTCTGTTGAAGTACTGTTTGCTTCTTCAACACGAATAATTAATTCTTGACCAATTGTAAGTGTTGGATTTGCTGCTGTACCAGTTACTGCTGGCCAACTTTTTCTCCATGCAGCGCCACCTACTTCTACCCAAGTACCGTCTGCATTTTTATACCATAGTTTGTTAGTAGTTGTAACTGCTACTAATGCATAGTCGCCTACAGCACCTACTGATGTTTTTGGTGTGTAGTCTGCACCTGCATAATCAACAACTTTTGTTGTATCTGTAATTACAGTAGGAACTCTGTTAGTAAAAGTTTGTCCACCTGTTGTTGTCGCTGCTGCGCCATTCCATTCAAATATACCGTAGAATGAATCATTTGTATCAAACCACCATGCACCATTAGCAGGCTTGCCTGCTGTTTCTGTTGCACTTGCTGTGATTGCATCCATGTCTACTGGTGCTCTAACAACATACGCTCTATTTGCTACGCCTAAGAAACTGTATGCTGCTTGTAAACCATATTCGTTTTGCTCGCCCCCATGAATCGAAGCACCATTGTTATCTGTGTAGAACAATGGATCGCCGAATGTTTCTGATAGTTCACGCTGTGAACTCATCAAATATACTTTGCCAGCATTTGCTGCTGTTGTACCTGGGGCAATACCTGTGCCTGCAGGATTTGATTTATCTTGTTTTGTTGCCACAAAAATTAGTGGTGTTGTACCTGGTTCAGCAGGAGTGTAAAAACTCTCGTCTATAACGCTGACCTGTACGCCTGGTGATGTTAAAGCCATTTTTTTAATCTCCTTTGGGATTTCACTATTGCTATATTATATTTACCAGTATGCATAGAAATATACCTAAAATACATGGTAAAACACGCATTTTATACTTGACAAATATAATATTTTTTGTTATTATCAAGGATAACTTAGGAGGCATCATGAGCATAGATTATAAATTTGACGAAAACCAATATATTGAAGAATTTGCAAAATATATCGATTCAACATATGGTCAACATTATGCAAAGGACAAATTCCAAGCCACTGAGTTTATTGTTGATGGCGGACACGGAACAGGCTTTTGTATTGGTAATGTTTTAAAGTATGCACAAAGATATGGCAAAAAAGGTACACGCGAAGATGCACGTAAAGATTTAATGAAAGTTTTACATTATGCATTAATGCAAATGTATGTTCACGATAACAATCTATAGTTGTTTAAGCCAAACATTGTTTGTACCAACATCGTAATCTACTATCAGTTCGTTTACTGCTTGATAAACACCTGCATAATCAATATCATGACCAGTTAACCAGCCACCTTTTTTAACCTTAGGTGTATATGCTCTTATGTCTCTGCACACCCAAGGATAACTGTGATCTGCATCTATAAAAACTAAATCTTGAGAATTATCAGGAATATTTTTTGCACAATAATCGCTTAATCCTGCAAACGGTTTTAGCCTATCTCCGTACTTTTCTTGGATTTGTTTATTATAAAACCCTCTAATACTTTTATCTATTGCGTAAATCACAAGATCGGGATTATTATCTAATAAATGAAATGTTGTTCTGCCATCTCTTACACCTACTTCGGTCATTGTTTTAATATTGTGTTTTTTTATCCACCAATTTAAAAAATGTTTTCTATTAGGTTTTCCTGTGTATTCAATTGTCTGATCTAAATTCATTTCATACCTATCCGCATAAATCTTGTATATTTTGTTAAAGATAATTCTCCTTCATAAAAAACGTGCATAGGTGTTTGTTCAGCAAATGTTTGTAAATTAGAAACACAATTTATATGCTGTTCGTGTTCGTAATAGTTATTATTTTGTAATGCAACTATTGTGCCTGATGGAATGTCGTCATACCATTGCGTAAAATCTTCTATATGTTCACAACTTGTATTGATAATTGTATTAGGCATTTCAGTTAGTTCTAAACTTGTACCGTTTGCCCTAAAAGTTTCATGTGTAGTAGGATATGTCATTTTTCTAATATCTAATGTGCTTGCTTTAAATTGCCAGCCATCCATTACATATGGTCGATTAATATTATCAGCAACATCTGCACAACTTGGATCTATATCAAAGCTTCTAATCTTTTCAAACTTATCAGGAATGTATTCAAACATCATACCTGCAAGGGTGCCAAACCAGCCTGCACATATAAAAACTGTACCCATATCATTGGGTAAGTTTTCTACCATCCATTTTTTACTTTTCAATTGTCCTAAACTATACGCATCTACCATTGCATATTCAACTTCAGGAAATTTATGTAAAGTCCTTTTAAGTTGAGACACAGTTACGTTTTCAGGGTATAAAAATTCTAAACCGTTTAGGAATTGAATTACACTGCTGCTAAATTGTTGCATAGTGTATTTATATTAAATGCGTAGTTTATCCTATAACAAAACTATAACCTGTGCCGCCTGCAACATTTAATGCTGCTTCTGCGTCAAGTTTTTCCATTTCTGCTTGCGCTTCTGCTTTTAAACTTGCACCGTTTAAACTAGTACCACCTTGTGGTCCTGCAATTGTTGCAAACTTTTCACGTGCTTCGCCTAACATATACTTACATGCTGCTAATGTATAATCTTTGATCCATTGCTTTGAAAGATAGTCTTCTAGCAATTGCGAGTCAGGACGGAAATTGTAGCAATACAACAAAATTTCTTCATCTGCTCTTGGACGTTGTAGTATTGTTAACTTTTTTGTAGGACTATTCCATGTAAATTCTATAAAGGAACCAAACATTCTACCTACCAATTCTTGATAACTTGCAAACATGTAGTAAGTTGCGAGGCCGCCTACAGCAGAACTTGCTAACAAATATGTATTAGTATATGCAAGATTAAATGGCTCGTATAGTGTTCCGCCATCACCTCCAGCAGATCTACTACCTACACTTCTTCTAAAACACTGTCTTACTTCTTGTATTTCATTTGGAAGAATATAATCATTTTGATCTTCAACTAAAGTTAATGTGACATAACTTTCTTCTACACTATGATCAACACGCTGTCTATACCTACTAAGTGCCTTTGTTAAAGCAGTTTCATAGTGTATTGGATCAAGTTCAACATCGACCATACCGCCACCTAAAAAGGCTTTTACATAGTCGAAAATTTCTTGTTTTTGTTCAATGTAGTTTGCTGCCATAAAAGTTCTCCGTATTGTATTTATTCGTTGCGATAAATATATGTATGCCACGCTTAAGCTTATATAGACCAAATAAAACAAATGATTATACATTTTTAGATGATGTAATTAGAGAACAATTTTACATCGGTGGCACCGACGTGAATGTACACAAATATCTAGGACCAAGAAATCCTACAGAAGAAGAAGCAACAGCAGAACAGCCACGTTATGATGCAGTTAAAGAGACTAACATTCAAGATATGCTGTTCTTGGAAAACAGAGATAGAAAATACGATCAAGATATCTACACAATACGTGGCATTTATAATGTAATAGATAACGATTTTAATCTAAGTCAGTTTGGATTGTTTTTAAGCAATGATACATTGTTTATGACTATACACATAAATGAAAGTGTAAAAACACTTGGTAGAAAAATTATGGCAGGTGATGTATTTGAACTGCCTCACTTAAAAGACGAATATGCTGCAAATGACTATAGTGTTGCACTAAAACGTTTTTATGTAGTTGATGAAATTACTCGTGCAGCAGAAGGTTTTTCACAGACTTGGTATCCTCATTTATATAGAGTTAAACTAAAACAAATATTTGATTCACAAGAGTTTAAAGATATACTGGATTTACCTGCAGGTGATGATGCTGATAATACTTTACGTGATGTACTAAGCACATTTGAAACTGAAATGAATATTAATAATGCTATTGTACAACAAGCAGAAGCAAATGCAAAAGCCGCAGGATATGAAACAAGTCACTTTTTTACAGTAGCAGTAGATGATGACGGCGTACCTACATTGAGGACAGCAGATTCAACAGAAATAGATGCAAGTGGCAGTGAACTTTCAGATTCTATCTTAGATACTCCTATACGTGATGGTTATGACGGCTATCTAATAGGAGACGGACTTGCACCAAATGGTTCGCCTTTTGGTAGTGGGTTATCATTTCCTGACGCAAGTGCATCAGGAGATTACTTTTTGAGAACAGACTTTTTTCCAAATAGACTATTTAGATATGATGGGAGAAGATGGGTGAAAGTTGAAGATAACGTAAGACAAACACTAACTAACACATCAACAAGAGCGCATCAGAAAGGTACGTTCATTAATAACACAAACACAAGCACTATTGGCGGTGAAGTTGTTGAAGAAAGACAATCACTATCAAAAGCATTAAAGATAAAGACGGATAACTGATGCAGTTTTTTTATGACGGACAAATACGTAGATATCTAACACAGATTATACGCTTATTAAGTAATTTTAGTTACCAAGACGGTGATGGTCAATTACGTCAAATACCTGTAACATATGGTGATTTGACAAGACAAGTTGCGAGCATTATACGTGACAATAGTGAAAATAAGGTTCCTAGTGCGCCACGAATGGCAGTTTATATTACAGGAATCGAATTAGATAGACAAAGATTAAGCGATGCAAGTTATGTTAACAAAGTTAATATTAGAGAACGTGCATATGATTCCGATGGACAAGAATACCTAAACGAACAAGGCAAAAACTATACAGTTGAAAGACTACATCCTGCTCCATACACATTAAGTGTAAATGCTGATATATGGGCAACAAATACAGAAATGAAGTTGCAAATTATGGAGCAAATTTTAACATTATTCAATCCTAGTTTAGAAATTCAAACAACAGACAATTTTGTTGATTGGACAAGTTTAAGCGTAGTAAACTTAGAATTAGTAAACTTTAGTAACAGGAATGTACCTGTAGGTGTTGATAGTGAGATAGATATTGCAACTTTAGGTTTTTCTACTCCTATCTATCTAAGTGCTCCTGCAAAAGTTAAACGTTTAGGCGTTATTACAAATATCATTGCAAACATATTTAATGAAGAAAGTGGTGATATTGATTTGGGTAATAGTGAAGCAGAACTTGGTGCATATGAAGATTCATTACATCCTATAGAACAAACTACACAATCAACAGATGCTTCAGGCGAAGTTGATATTGAAACACAAAGATCGGTAGATCCACTATTGAATGAAAGAGTTACACAAAGTACAACATTTAAAGATTATGGATTGTATGTTGAAGGTACACAAGCACGTATTGTTTATAATCGTGAAGTAGGAACAACTAACTGGAGAGTATTATTAGAAGCATATCCAGGAACATATACAGCAGGGTTAAGCCAAATTAGAATGCGAACTGAAGGATCTGATAATTTTATTATTGGTACATTTGCTCTAAATCCGCTCGATGAAAGAATTATTAGTATTACATGGGATTCAGATACATTGCCTAGCAATGATGTAATAACAGGGCCTGCTAGAAATCCTGCAAGTTATACAAGTATTGATTATGTTATAGAGCCTTCAAAATGGAATCCAAGTTCATATAAAACACCAGGACTTAGAGTGTTAGTAGTAAGCAATATTAATCCAAGTAATCAAGTTGGTGAAGCAGGATACGACGGACCCGATGCATGGAAAAATACAGACACAAGTGATCCTGTTGCAGAAGCAAACGATATTATTGAATGGACTGGCACAGAATGGCAAGTTATATTTGACGCTAGTGCAACAACTGATATAACACATATTAAAAATCTTAATACAGGTGTCCAATACAAATGGACAGGATCTGATTGGATTAAGAGTTGGGAAGGTGAGTATTCAGGAGGTAACTGGATGCTATTCTTAGACGGCTAATTATTTTTATGAAAAAGATAATATGTAGTGGTGCATTATTTTATACCCTCTCCACTAAAAGATTTTTAACTTTACATAGAACAGCAAAGAAAAATGCAGTATGGGGTCTTGTAGGCGGCACTAATGAAGAAAACGAAACCGCATGGGAAGGTTTGAAGAGAGAAATAGAAGAAGAAATAGGATTTATTCCAAAAATAAAGAAAACTATTCCTCTAGAAACTTTTGTAAGCAATGACGAACATTTTCATTTCCATACTTATCTTTGTGTAGTTGAAGATGAATTTTTGCCTATTTTAAATAATGAACATGATGGATATGCATGGGTACAATTTGGAAAATGGCCTAAGCCTTTACACCAAGGCTTGGCCAATACTCTACGTAGTAAAACTAACCAAAACAAATTACAAACTGTGTTTGAATTAATTAACCTTATCTCTTGAAACATTTTTTGGCAGTAAGAAAATACCATTATGGTATTGCTTACCCTCAACTTCATGTATAAACGAATGAGATGTACTTCTATCATACTCATTATCATGTGTAAAGTAAACATCAAAGTCAAAATTACTTGTATCGACGTTTGACGAAATAGCCCAAAACATTTCTGTTTTAGATTCGTCTAGTGCTTTTAAATAATCTTCGTATGTATCAACAATAAATCTGTCGTATTCTACTGGTCCGCTTGCAACCGTATTCCATTCTTTTCTAGTAACAAGATGTCTGTGTTCAATTTCTTTTTTGCTTACAGGTTTGTTTTTGCTCATCAAGAACACACCGTTATAATATTCTTTATCTCCTACTTTGTGTACAAAGACATGATTTTCGTTTCTTTCGTATTCAAATTCATCATCTCTGTCATCAAAGAACAGATCAAACTTAAAGTTAGGATTAATTTCAACATTTCTGCTTTTAATCCAAAACATTTCTGTTGTAGACTTACTAAGTGCCTCTAAGTATTCATCATAATTATCTACTTCAAAAATATTGTAAAGAACAGGTCCAGTTACTATTTGTTCATACTCTTTTCTTTCAACAATATGTTTGTAATCAATTTCTTTTTTAGTTACAGGCTTATGCTTTGAAAACAAATATAGTCCGTCATAAGTTAGTTTATCGTTGACTTTGTGTAAAAACGCATGATTCATTTTTCTATCAAACGTATTGTCATGTTTAAAATATAAATCAAAAATTGATTCATCGATAATTGTTAAATTTTGTAACTTACCCCAAAACATCTCTGTTTTAGATTTTTGCATTGCATCTAAATAATCATCATAAGATCCGATATCAAATACGTCATATCTAGTTTTTGTACTTGCAATTTCATTCCATTCTTTGCGTTTTACTGGATGTCTAAATTCTATTTCTTTTTTAGAAATCTTTGAGTGTTTACTACATAAAAATACACCACTATAAAGTTTTTCACCGTCAACATCGTGTAAAAACGCATGATTAATTTTTCTATCAAAAGCATTGTCGTGTGTGAAATACTTGTCAAATTTGAAGTTTTTCTTTATCTTTACATTTCTACTTAATGCCCAAAACATTTCTGTCTTGCTTTGTTCTAATGCATTTAGATATTCACCGTAAGTGTCAATATAAAATTTTTCATATTCTACTTGTGTTGAGCCAATGACTTTCCATTCTTTTCTTTCAATAATGTGTCTGTGTTCGATTTCTTTTTTGTTAAGAGGTTTTTTCGTTGAACAAAGGAATAAGCCGTTGTATAATTGCCTTCCATCAGCATCATGTATAAAGGCATGGTTTGTCTGTCTATCATACTCGTTTTCAAAGTCAAAATATATCTCCGGTATATTGCTACTAATGTTTCTACTATCCATCCAAAACATTTCTGTTTTAGAATTATTCAATGCATATTCGTATTCTTCATATGAATCAATATAGAATCTATCATAAATTACTGGACCAGTTGCTACAATATCATGCTCAATACGTTCTACAGGAAATCTGTAAGTAACTTCCTTTTCTGAAAGTATTTTGTTTTTAGAACACAAAAATAATCCGTTGTACTTGTTATTGCTATGCAAAAATGCATGTGTTTTGTTTTTAAGATCTTTTTCATGATGTGGAATATAAAAGTCAAGATCGATGTTAACTTTTATATTTTTACTGCTCATCCAAAACATTTCTGTTGTAGATGATTCAAGTGCAGTTTTATATTCATTATAATTATCAATTTCAAAAAAGTCATACTGCTTTGGTGTACTTGCAATCATACGTACTTCTTTTTTGTTAACTAAAAATCTATAGTCAATCTCTCTATCTGAGGGATTATAAAATTTGTTACACAAAAATATGCCATCAAATTGATTTCTTTTTCCATTTCCGAACACATGATTATATTTGTAACTCCATTCGTCTGGTTCAAAAGAAAAGTCAAAGTTTTCTGATACATTAACATCATTTGGTATTAACCAAAACATATCAGTTGAGGTTAGTTCTTGTGCTTGACTATAAGTGTCAACAATTTGTATATTATATTTTTCTTTTAATTTTTTGTATTCGCTATCTTTACGGCTACCTAAGAAAAATATATCAAATTTTTCTTTGCCATAATATGGATCATATACGCCACAAATATTGCTGTGTGTATATTTCTTTTTTGCATCAAACTTTGTTGGAACTAGTTGTACTTTATTCCAACTTTTAGGATGTCTACTTTTTTTTCTTACGTAAGGAAATAAGTGAATACCGTTACTTTGTTCAGCACTTGGTCTAAAATGCCAAGGAAATGTATCTAATACTTTAATTGACTTATCAACAAGCCAAACATAATCAGCAACTTCTGCATAATCTTTTACTTGTTCATAATCTTCTACATCGTCTGTATGTAGTATTGGATAACATTGAAAAATGTGGTTTTTTAGGACGTCTTGTCCGTTATAGATGTTTTTACTAAATCTTTCAAATCTACTAACTGAATTCATTTGTTTCCTTTAACATATATGCCTTAGTGCCGAAGTGTGCAACTTTTTCACTTATATCAGCATCTACATATATTTTATAACCATTATCTCTGGCTAACTTACAAAAGTGAATATCTTCACCGCTAAGGTCATGTGTGTCGTCGTTCCATGTATAGTTAAACCAAGGTGAATCTAATACACGATACACATCTCTATCAACTAACATACACCCAAGACCTACTGCAAAAACTTCATGCAAACCTTTTGACTCTGTTAGTCTACTATCTAAGTTGTATTGATCAGTAAACGCAACACTACGTTGAGGTTTGACTCGTGTGCTGTATGTTGCAGCAACAATATCTTTTTTATGTTTAAGGAACACATCGACAACATTTGATGGTATGTGCATATCGCTATCTAACCAAAGTATGTGGGATGCCCCTTTGGCAAAGGCATCCCAAACTAGCGTGTTTCTTTGGTTGGCAATCACACTGCCAAGATTGAATAGAACATCAAATTCTATTCCGTCTTGTTGCAGACGTGCTGTGAGATTTGCTAAACATAAAGCAAATCCTGTGTGAACTGTATCCCGTGCTGGAATACAAATCGCGATTCTCATCTTAAACTAGAGAATCATCAACTGTGTCTGTGTTTAATTCTTGCTCTGCAGCCACAGTATCATTATTCCACTGTCTTGCAGTACCAGTTGCTACTTTTACTGCTTCGCGGAAATCTTCGGATGGAAGGTTGCCCATTTCAAGCATTGTTTCAGGCTGAACCTTACCAAGTGTTAGTAGATCAGCAGCGGCCTTTTTACCGATAGCACGAATCCAATGTTCTCTATCATCATCTGCTGCTCGCGCCATTACTACAGTTTCTTTTTCACCGTCAAGAATAGCGTCTTTGATTTCTGTTAGAATACTTTCATCTACTTCAAGAGATGAAAGTTTAGTTAGTTTACGGGCCTTGCTGTATTCATTTGCAAGTTCGATATTTTCAATTTGATAACGTGTTAGCATACGTCTGCTCCTTTACTTTGCTAGTTATACTCCTGGAGTTCCTAAACCGCCAAATGTTGAACTCATAGGAATTGTTGTACCACTTGAGATACCCAAGTAGCTACCCAAAAAACTCATTGTAATTGGGGTTGTTGAAGAGCCAAAATAGTTTCTAATTTGACTCATAGTAATTTGTGATCCTGTTGGAGGTAATGCCATAAGTGATCCTATCTACAGTTAATATAATATATACTAACTGCAAATAGAATCTTTGTCAAGAACTTTTTTTAATTTTTTTCAATTAATTTTTGCACCATTGCTTTAAGTTCAGCAATCTCAGCAGCCTGCGCTTCAATTTTGTCATCTGCTTCTTTTACTGCTTCGATTAGCAACGGAACCATACGCTCATACTTAACTGTTAGATAGTCTTCGCCTGACTTACTGTTACCATCTTCGTCTAAGTCGAACGGTGCAGCAACAACTGCTTCTGGTAGTACCTTTTGTACTTCTTGAGCACTAACACCTACTTGTGTATTGTCATTGTTGTATCCGTACTTCTTAGCAGTTTCGTTTTCAACATATAGATAACCATTAAGTGCTTTTACTTTATCAAGGGCGCCTTCTAGTTTACCTGTGAATGTTTTCAAACGTTCGTCTGAGTAGTATGCTGTAACTTCGCTTGTTGCAAGCAATTGACCGTTTACATACCAACCTTCGTTTTGTGCTCTTGCTTTCCATGCACCATTATAGTAGATGTATGTGTAAGAGTTTTGTTGTCCGTATAAAGACCACTCGTTATTAGTATCGTTATAGATACCGTAAGCGCCCGCACCATTTGACATAAACACCCAGTCATCTCTAATAGACCACCCTGCGTATGATCCGCTTGTACCGTATACACCTTCTGCTCTGAATGTACCATAGTTCTGTCCATTAGCAGGAGCAATATAGTTAGAAGTGTTACCACCGATACCAATAACATTTTTAACCATCAAGTTACCGGCAGTAGTAAGTGACATAGCACCATCAGATGCTGCATCGCTTGTATCTCTCCACAGGAAGCCTCTATCATTATCAGCGTTCATAGTAAATGTCATTGCATAGTCGTTAAGCCAACCATAACTTTGAGCACTTATCATACCAATTGTATATGAACTCGAACTCCAAACCCTGAGCTTATCGTATGAGTTGCCACCATAACCGTCAATTAAGCCAATGTTATAGCGTGTACTAGGACTAAATCTATCTGGGAATGTACCACTTGTAATGTTACCAGCATTGATACTAGTAATACTTGCACCATTACCACTAAACGTACCACTAATAGTACCACCGTTGGTAATATTGTTTGAGTTCATATTCAATGTTGATCTCAATGTAGGAACAGCATTTCCAGTACCTAAATACAAGGTATTTGCACTATGATCTCTCCAAATATAGTTTGTTGTGCCGTCTGTAGTATCTTGAACAATAAAGTCTGCATCGTTAACTTTAATCGTAGTAGCACCGTTGTCTACTCCTGCACCGTTAACAAAATCACCAATGTCTTGTCCGTCAACTGTATCAGCATCTAGACCTGAACCTGCACCATCATTGCCAGCATGCCATACTTTATTACCGTTAACATAGAAGTCACCCGGTCCATCGATAGCAACCATTAGGTTTGGTTCTGTTGTTTGGAACTTAAATGACGCACCGTATCCACTACCAACTGAAGCACCGTCTGAATGTTCAAAGTTTAGTCTACCATACTGTGTATTTGATGCGTGGTCAGTAAAGTCGATTCTTGCGCCGCCTGCGTTAGTTGTGTTTCTAATAACAAGTCTTTGTGCGCCAGAGCCTACCAAACTAATAACGCCACTTGCTGTATCATTTGCATCTGAACGTAAGAACTGTGTACTATCAATACCGTCTAGCGTATCTGCACTAACATTTGTAAGCCCACTACCGTTACCAGTAAATGTACTTGTACCAATGTTAATGTTACCAAAGCCGCTTGTGATTTGACCTGCATTTAGAGCACCTGTACCTGTGATACTTGTATAACTACCACTAATTCTTGCGTTAGGTACTGTACCGCTTGACAAGTTACTTGCATTTAGTGATGTTAATCCGCTACCATTACCTGTAATTGTTCCACCAACATGTAGGTTTTTAGCAATACCAACACCACCACTTACTTTTACAGCACCAGTTGTTGTGCTACTTGCTTGAGTTGTGTTTGAGAACGTCTTAATACCACTCATTGACTGGTTGCCACCTAGTCTTGCTCCAGCAACAGTACCACTTGACAAGTTACTTGCATTTAGTGTTGTCAATCCACTACCGTTACCAGTAAATGTACTTGTACCAATATTAATGTTACCAAACCCGGAACTAATTGCACCTGCGTTTAGCGTACCTACAGCATCAATGTCAGTTTCGTGTTGTGTTACACTTGAACTTGAAATTCTACCATCTGGTACAGTTCCGCTTGTAAGTTGGCTTGCATTAAGTGCAGTAAGTGAAGAACCAACACCTGCAAAGCCTGTAGTACCACTGAATGATAGTGTTGTAGTGTTAACAGTTAGTCCTACACCTGGTATTCTTACATTTGCATGTGAAGCATTACCTAATGTAATTTCATTGTTTGTTGTGTTTGCTGTTGGTGCAGCATCTTTACCAATAACAATGTTATTACTACCTGTTGTAATTGTTGCACCTGCGCCGTAGCCAATAATTACGTTATTACTTGCATTTGCAATTTCTAGTGCTTTATATCCAATAGCAACGTTTGCATTAGCAGTAATTGAGTTTTGCATACTTTCAGCACCGATTGCTGTATTACCGCCTGTTGCTGCATCAATTTGTGAAAGGGTATATGCACCCATTGCTGTGTTATTTGCTGAAGCAGTAGCTAATGCAAGAGCATCTTTACCAACACCTGTGTTTTGATTACCTGTTAATACAGCACCAAATACACCATCTCCGACTCCAACTGAGTCAATACCAGTTGTTACAGCAGCACCGCCTCCTGCAAAGAAGTTGGTAGCACTACTGCCGCCACCTTCGCCAATTAAGTGTCCGTTTACTGTGATATCACTTGTAAATGTTTTGCCTGATTGTGAAGTAGGAAGCACTGCATCTGGGATAGTACCACTTAGTAACTGAGACGCATTTAAGTTTGTTAGTCCGCTACCATCACCGTATATAATACCACCAACTCTAAGTTTTTTAGCAATACCAACACCGCCTGCTACAACTAAAGCACCGTCTGTTGCTAGTGTAGATTCAGTTGTGTCGCTGACTGTTACAATTGTACTCGTTGCAAAATTAATGCCTGTACCTGCATCTTTTTGAATTGTATCTAAACTAATTGTACCAACATTTGTGATGTTATTGTCATTAAAACTAGTAGCCCCTAGGCTTACTGTTCCTGTTGCTGTTAGATTTGATGATCCAATGTTAATATTACCAAAGCCTGAACTTATTGCACCAGTATTAAGTGTTCCTACAACAGTTAAACTTGAGTTTACAATATTTGCACCTAGTGTTGTAGAATTTAGAACACTTACGTCATTGATATAATATGCTTTACCGCTTACAAGATTAATGTCTTCGCTTGAATCCCAACTAGTGTTTGTAGCATCATAAGTCCATGTTGCATTTGCAGCGTCTACAGTAAGTCCTGCGCCGTCTGCTGCGGCAGCATTCGCTGCGCCCTTTGCTACTGTAATGTTTAAATCTTCAACATCTAGTGTAGTTGTGTTGAGTGTAACAGTTGTTCCGTTTACAGTTAAATTACCGTCAATAGTAGTGTCACCTGTTGTAAAGTCAATTGTAAATTTGTTTAAACCGTCACCAAACAGTAAGTTACCAGTTGATGCAACTTGCATACGCTGTGTACCAGCAGTGTAAAAATCTAGTTCATCGTTATCTGCACCAGCACTACTTTCTGCTTCAATTTTAGTATCTTGGTCTACATCTTTCACACCACCTAGTGATCCCCAGTTACTTCCATCGTAACCTTCAAATGTACTATCGCTAGTATTATAACGAATTTGACCTTGTGCTGCTGCTGTACTTACACCAGTTTCGCCCGGACGTTGAGCACTTGTACCTACTGGAATTTTTAAACCAGTACTTGTTGTAAATACTGCATAACCTGTATAAGTTAAGACGCCACTTGTGTCAATACGTAATCTTTCTGTAGGACTTTGAATAAAATCGCTTGTTGTTGTAACTGTACCAGTTTCTACAACAAAGTCACCACCTGTACCTGCGCCAGTACCAAGGCCGCCTATAATTTTAATTTCGCCGCCGCCGATATCTGTACCAATACCTGCTGCGCCGTGTATCTCAACATCTGCTGGTGTTGCACTTGCTTCTGCATCACCAAAAATTACTTTTTGATGTTTAACAATTAGTTTATTATTAATTTCTGCACTACCTGCAACGCCGCCTGAACTACTTACTGTAACATTTAATTCTGTTTGCACAGTAAACGAAGTTGCATTAATTGTTGCCCCTAATACTGGCCATGTACCATCTAGTGAAGCAACACCGCTGCTTGCAATAGTTACAAAATCACCTGCTCTAATACCTAACACTTCTGGTGTGTAAGTAAATGTTAATGAAGTTGTTGTAGGAATAGTACCTACTGTAGGTTTGTCAATATATACAACATCATCTGCAACACCTGATACTACTGTGTTTGCTTGTATACTTGCACTTCCTGTAACAACCATACCAACTTCAATTGTTGCTGTGCTAGAAAGCGGAATAAAGTCGTCTGTGTTGTTTACGTTTTCATTTGTTGTTCTAGAAAATCCGTTTAAGTTGACAGCAACAACTTGACTTGTTGCAGCATCATATCCGTCAATAAATGAAGTGATTGCTCTAGTTGTTGTGCTTGCACCAATTCTAGTTACATCTGCTTCGCCGCTTATTTCAACAGTTGTAAGATTTTCGTTGTAAACCTTACCAGTAGCAGTACTCTTAGAACCTGTATCTGCTGCACCGATATCTAAACTATCTATGATATCAACCGCATCACCCCACACAGGATAACCACCATCTACTACAAGTATATTTCCTTCTCTACCAATATTAAGAGAATTAAGTGTACCTGATGTTTGTGCATAAATTAAATCACCATCAGCATATGTACTTAGGTTAGTACCGCCTCTGTTAACAGGTACATTACTTGTTAGGTTAGCAGGATTGAGGAAATAACTGCTATCTAAACCGTCTAATGTACCTGCATCAACAACACCATCTTTGATAAACACTTGGCCTGACCCAGCAGCGTCAACATCAAATTGTGCTTGGAAGAATCTACTTGTACCTAGTGTAGAATATGTTCCACCTGGGTCATAATCAGCATTTGAAATACCAATATCTACTGCACCATAATAATCGCCACTGGTATTAGGACCAGTAAGTGTAATTGGATTATCAGTTGTGCTGGCTTTTGTAAGGGTTTGAACTGCAACAGCATAAGCACTGTCACCTCTTAAGAATGTGTCACTACTTGCAATACCGCTTGCACCTAATCTGCTTGGTGATATAGTACCTGAAATAATGTTACTTGCATCAATGTTTGTAACAGCAAGAGTGTTCCAGTTTGCTTTCAATCTACTTGATGTATTGATTACTACATTAACTTGCACATTGTTTGGAATAACCTCCGCATCGCCTGTACCAGTTGCAGTAATATCTGAAGCATTTGTTACAAGTCCGTTAATACTGCTTAAAGCATCTGATCGTAGTGTATGTAGTGTAACACTGTTAGTTGTAACAGAACCAATAAAGAATCTTGCACCTGATACAACTTGAACACCGTTTATAGAAAATAGTCCAGTTCCAGAACTTCCATCATCTTCTTCTTCTATTCTAATAGCGTCACCAGTTGTTAAACCGTGGTTCGGAACAATAATACTGTTATCATAAATGTTAACGTTAAATCTTGTCCATTGATGAGCATTATTAGCAGGAGTTGTTAAAAATTCAATTTGATTTAACAAACTAAAATCTTCGTATACTTCGATAGTGTCTGCGTCAATACGCTTTGCATAGTACACACTACCATTTAGTAGTCCGCCGATTGCAACATTACCTAATGTATTATATCTAATAGGATCACCGTCTGTGTACCCATGGGCTGTCATTGTAATTCTATCGAGTGTATAGTCAACATTACCACCGCCTCCTGTGGTACCTGCTAAAAACTGATTTACAATGCTATCATCTAGTGTGATATTAATTTTAGAACTTACTGCATCATTGTCTTCAATAAAGTCAATTGACGATGCACTTGCTACGTAAAGTTCACCGCCTAAAATGTTTACATAAGCTCTATCCTCAATAGCAGCAATTTCAATTTCAAAACCACTACCTGTGCCGCCTACATCGCTTGCATTTAATTCAAGTAAATCACCTACTGCGTAGCCTGTGCCACCTCTACGTAAATCAACATCGCTGATTTGTCCTGCTGTAACAGTAACATCTGCTTTTGCTCCTGTACCTACTCCAGTCTTTGCTTGCAAGTCTACCATTTCGTAAACAAGAGTACCTAGTGTAGGTGTATAACCACTACCGCCAGTGATATTAGCGTTATCTACGTTTGTACATATACCATAACGTGTTTCTGTAACTGCACCTTGTGCGTTACCGTCCGCAGAAGTAACAATGGTCCTTACTGTACCTGTTGCTGATTTACTGCCTTCATTAGATCCTGTATTTGCAATTGTAAAGGTTGTCGAACTTGGTACACTTGTAACTAGGCCATTTACGTTGTAAAGTGTATCATCACACTCAACTTCAACGTTATTACCAATTGATAGATTATGGTTGCCGCTTGTTGTAATTGTAGCAACATTACTTGTTCTTTCAACATCTGTAATTGTTTCAACTGTAAAGTTGAAAGGCGCACCACTTGAATCTAATACTAGATACTGACTAGAGTTAGAACTTTTTAAGAAGAAGTTATCGGTAATTTCTGATACTGCACCAAGTGTTAATGGTGCTTGTCCAGAGTCAACACCCGCAATAAAGATATTGTTTGTAGTATCAAAGTCAGTACCTGTTGAGTCTTCACCTGGCTTGAATTGATTATCTAAGCTAGCAACTAGTAGGTTAGTTGATGAAGCATAATCACCTTTTGCATATCCAACGGCTCCTGTTGTCGGTTGTGTAATTAAATCACCGTCAGTTGCTGAAATTGGTGATGAAAACGTTAATTCAATCTGATCATATTCTTCAGTACCAATATCACCTGCTTTTAGATCAATTGCTGGAATTTCATCAACTTGTGTAAGCCTTGACAAATATCCATCTGTGTTTGTACTTGTAAACTGTCTTGTAGCAGGAATCAAATCTGGGTTCAACTGACCGTTAGTATTCAACTGAACAATAGCACCTGGAACTGCCGCTGTTGACACAGATTTATCAATAAATCCGCCCAATCTGTTTGATAAGAAACTTCTTGTTGCTAACTGTGTAGATAGTCTTGCATCACTCGGACCGCCGATTTCATCGTCACCTAAGTTAACACTTGTTGAAATTTCTTCAATAGCAACATTAGAAAGACTTAGTCTCAAAGCATCAAGTTCGTCCACCTGAACTTTGTTTCTAAATGTAATGTTACCAGTTCTGTTGAACGCTGTAATAAAGTCACCAACTTTAAAGTCACCAAGTTCGTTTGTACCTGATGAGTAACAACGTCCTGGTAATTCTTCAAACTGTTCAAATTCAGTTCTTGTGTTACCGCCGTTTTGTGGTAGTGCGTTATAGTCTGTACCTGACCCTGCAAATTCCCAAGTATGTGATGATGAGTTAACAATTGAAGGTCTATGTAACCAAATTGCTTTCTCAGGAAGTGCAACTAGATTTGTTAGTAGTTCGCCTGCAACTGTAGGTTCGATTGTAAATGTTGCAGTTGAATAACCATTAAATGGTTGAACTTCATTTACACCGATATTTGAAAAAGGACTAGGTGTATGATCATCATCAATAATACTTAAATTACTAAATTGCACTCTTTGTGTAGATTCACCTACTGCAACTTCTTCAATTGAAACTACAAGTTCTCTAAGATTAGGTGTCCAACTATATACAATAGCACGGTTATTTGCTGCGCCTGTTGTAGCAGTAATTTGTCTACCTGGAACAAATGCATAACCTTCACTACCTGATGGTAAAATAAGCTTTTGATATGTTGTGTGACTTGAAATAACTTCTTTTACAAAGAATTCTTTGATGTTTGTAAGGAATTTGTGAGTACCGCTAGATGTTGCAATAATATTAACATCAAACTCTAAACTGTCATCAAATGTCAAACTAAATTCATTTAGGTTGATTAGTTTTACATAATAGGTTTGCTCTTCGTCAAGTCCTTGAATTGGAGGATTTCCGTTAGCACTATATACAACTTGTTCACCATTTACAAGTCCGTGTGATGTTTTTGTAAAAATATTTGTTACTTCAGAAACACCTGATCCACCATTAATTAAAACTTCATCGGGCGGATCTTTAAATTGATTTGTGATTTCACCTTCTGAACTTACGTCAAACGATGCTGGAATACTGTCTGGATCTGAAATTGCATCTTTTATCAAATCGAACAGTTCATCTACGTATGCTCTAGGCTCACTATCAAGATCTGTAAGTACAATGCCTGTTAGTCTACTTGCTTCTTCAATTGCATCAATTGTTTGTTCTTCTTGTCCACTGATAGTAATGTTAGAACTATCTGCGATACGTTGTGAATAGTATGCAAGTGCTGCCTGTCTAGTCAAAGCGTTAGCAGTTGCCCATGTATCTCTACTCACAGCATCTAATATAATACTTAAATCCCTACGACACTTTGCTTCATCGTAATTAAACAAATACCATATATCGCCAGGCGTTGCTGCTGCAACACTGTTTGTGATGTAAGTTATAGTATCGTCAATAATATTTTGTGTTTCACCTTGAATAAGATCGTAAGCAATTTTATATTCAGGATCTCTAAAGCGTAAAACGAATTCTTCAACTGGTGCAGTACGGTTTAAACCGACAATACTAATTGTTTGTAAGCCTTCACTTTGACCTGTTGCTGTAACATAAGCACGGTCAAACACAAATGCTTTAGGTGAATAACCTGATGAACGTAGTGCATACAAACCAAAGTTTGTAGCAGAGTTAGTAATTGAACAATAACCACCTGACTGTGTATAAACACCGTTGAGTAGGAAAATTTGGAAACAAGACACGATCTGTGCGTAAGCATCATTGAGTAGTCGCCAGCCTGTACCTCCAAAACTAAGCATAGTAAATGCGTTAGCAACCATCGACTTACCTTGTTCAGGTGTAGCGCCAATTACTGGATTTTCTTGTTCGATAGGAATCAAACCGATGTTTGGAGAAACAATCTTAGCACCATCAATTTTAGCACCGTTTAGACCAAGGAAGGAAAGAATTGAACAGTTTTGGACATACGGTGATGTTGTAATAAAAGGAGCAGTATCAGGTAGATTTGTGTAACCTACTCTGTCTACAGTTGCATCAGACGGATCGTCAAATGCAACACAGTAATCACCTGTCCATAACGGAACAAAATTAGCATCAACCTTGTCTCTAAATGTAAATTCACCAAAGTAACAAGCGTTACGAACACGGAGAATATCTTGGTTTGCATTTGCAGGACGAATAATACAACCACGCAAACCGTCACCTTTGATAACTGTGTTATCTGGAACAATAACCGGGTTTTGTTCCTCGTAATCACCTACAGCAATTTTAACGTTTACACGTATACCATTTGTTGTACCATCAGGATTATAAACTAAACCAGAAGCAATTTGACATGCACGTTTAATTGTTCTTACAGGTTTGTTCAGGCCATCATTAGAATCATTACCACGTTCTGCAGACACATACACAACGTTACCACCATAAACATCTGGGTTTTCAAATGCTAAAGAACCATCACCTGTTAGACGTAAAACCTGTCCATCGATACCATTTTCTGTTGGTAAAACAATATCATATGAACTAGGAAGAGTAGTCGGTGCTTTTATGTTAATACTATCAAGACCTGATGCAGTTGCTTCTCTCATCTTCAATGCCTTAGCATTGTCGATAGTAACATCGTCTAGAAATTCCATATCGCTGATAGAAGCAATAAATTTCTTTTCACCGTCGACTGTCATATCAATAGTACCAGATGTACTATCATCAGGTTCGTTAACTGCTAGTTCTGTATCTTTGGAAAAAATTCTTCTTGTAATGTCTTGAACAGTATTGTCATCTCTAAGCAGGAAAACTTTACCGTCTGCTGTGTTAATTGCTAGTTCGCCGCTCTCTAATTGTGAAACTATAGGTTTCTTGTCAGCGACCGCACTTCGCTTGTGTCTAATTTTGGTTGCCATAAGGCTTATCTCCTATCAAGGTACGGGTCAGGTCTATATAGACGCCCATGTTAACGCAATAGAAATTGCTAAAAGTATTTATCAAGGAAATTAATAGTGGTAGTTTTTAGAAAGTACCACCATCTATAGTATCTGTCCAAACTGGTGTAGCATCTGCGTCACTAGTTACTGTAAGTATTTGGAAACTGTTGCTTGCGTCTGCTGTGCCTGCGGCATCAGTAACTTGTACAGGATCTGCTGTGTTTCCATATAGTATACCGTTTTCAGTAAATGTGCTTGCTCCAGTACCACCATATTGTACTTCAAGATCACTAGTTAAAATAAGCGTTCCGATGTCAGCGTTTACAACAGTTATTTTATTATTAACTGCATCAATAATTTCAGTACTATCGTCTGCAAAAATACTACCAGTAAATCCTGCCGCATCAAGTATACCATCTACAACTAAGTTTGTTGTAAATGTTGAATTTAGTTCGCTGATTCTAAATTTTTCAGTTAGCAATCCATTATGCATGGTGCTAATAATCATATCAAAGTCTTCACCACCGCCTGTTACATCTGTGCTAACAACATCAACTTGTGCTGCTGTTTCAAAGTTGTTTAGGAATGTTTCTAACTCGAACTTCATACCAGTACCAGCACCAGAAGTAATTGCACCAGTGGTAGTATGGTGTGCAAGTGTTAACGGATATACAATATCATCTGCTGCGCTATCAGGTGCATCTGTAATAAGTCTAATTGTATCTGGAGCATAAACAGTTTCGCCTCTAATTGTAAGTGTGCTTGTTCCTAAATGACCAATTTGAATATCACCGCCTATTGTGCCGCCGACATATAAGTTGCCACCTATACCCATGCCGCCTGTAACAACAACTGCTCCGCTTTCAGTACTTCTTGATTGTGTATCACTGTTAATTGTAATATCAACAGACTCGTCAACATCCAATTCACTTGCATTCAAATACATTCTCTTTGAACCGTCGGCGTAAAATTCTAACGTATCTTCGTCTGTTCCTGGGCCAGTTTCTGGTCTAATAAATGTATCTTGGTCAGCATCAATAGTACCAACTAATGAACTCCAGTTTACACCATTGTAGCCTTCATAAAACTGTAAGTCTGTATTAAAGCGTACTTGACCAATTACTGGTACAGACGGACGAGCACTTGTGTCTCCTACCGGAACTTGAATACTCTTGTCACTATCAATAATAACAAAGTCGTTGTTAATCGTCAAAGTACCAGTATCTGCACCAATAACAATTGTAGTCGCTTCGCCCATTGCATTAACTGTTGTTACTGTTGTGTTTAGTAAGTTTACAGTTAATGAATCAGTTGTAACATTGGTAGTAGGATTTTCTCCTAATTTGATATCATCTTTAACAACTAGGCTGTTATTAATAGTTGTTGTACCAATCAAATCACCAATGTTAATGTTTGCAGCGCCGCCCGCAAAGTTAACGGTATTAGCATTATCGTTAACTAGATTAAACTCACTTGCAGTAGTTGTCAAGTCTCCGCCATCGACTGCAATGTCTAGTTCAAAAGTAACATCGCCTTCAACTGTGCCACCCGTGATTTTATTTAGATAGTTGTTGCTTAGGAATTGTACCACAGCATTTTGTGTAGGTACAGTATTAATATCTGCTGTACCTGTACTTGCTATAAGATTTGTATTGTCACTAACTTCTTTTAATTCAACACCAACTGGAATACCAAATCTTTGGAAAGGACCAATGCTTGCAATACCTGTTAAATCAATTTGGTTAGCATTAAGTGTAATAGCACCTGTAAGTGCGTTAACTGCAAAGAAATTACCAACTCTAAAGTTACCAATTTGGTCAACAGTACCACCTGCAAACACTTTACCAGTATTAGACTCGACAATTTCGTTTTCAGCAATCGGTGAACCGCCAAAGAATGGAAGTGCGTTATAGGTAATACCTGCACCAACATATTCAAATGCATGACCTGAAGTTGACACAGTACTTACACGCTGCATGTTACCTAGTGTTCCCTTTGTTACTGATAGAACACCTGGGAATAATGTAAGTTCTGCAACACCACCATATTCTAAGTTTAATAATCTAATTGCTTCATCTTCAATGTCTTGTGCTTTAAACATGATCAATTGTCTGTCAGCATAGTCTGCCATAGATGCTAAACCTGCATAATTATGATCTTGTTCAATAGGAAGATATACTGTGTTTCCTGTTTCAGCAATTACAGTAGTTTCAATAACTTCGGCAATTTTAGATACAAGCGTTTTTAGAATCAATCCTGCTGCTGCACTACCATTTGTACCATCTGTTTCTTGTAGTAATGTAGGTGTACCACTAGGTGTAATATCTATGTTTTGTGCAACATCGCTTAAAACTCTTGCTAGATGCTTATATGTAAATTCGGTAATATCTTGTTGGTCTGCATTACCTTCTGATGCTGCACTTAAAATTGTGCCGCTGTAATAAGCTTCTGCTGCTCTGCGAGTTTGTTTGTTACCACCATACATCATATCATAAACTGCTGCATCAATAATGTAGTTTGTATCTCTTTTACACTTTTCTACATTATATCTAAAGCCAATGATATTTTGAGTAATATAATCAATTACTTGCTGCTGATATGTTGTGCTATTTGTAAGGACATTATCTGCTGCTTCTACAAGACTGCTACTGATCCAACTGTAATCTGGATCAGTATTTTGAGGAGTAGTACCTAGTCCTAAACTGTCTGTAATAGCAAGGATTAAAATATTATAAAGATCATTTGCAACTTCACTTTCTGTTGAAGTGCCAAATGTTCCGCTTAAATCTTGTGTTTCACCGTTTCCAGGTTGTACAGCAATTGGAACACCTTCAATGATACTAACACTAATATCTCTCAAGTGTTCAATAGCATCAGCAGTTTGAAACTCTTGTCCAACAATAGTAGAAACACCGTCATCAAAATATGCTCTAGTGCTTACTAGTATACTTCTGTTTCCGCCGTATAGCATATCATGTGACACACTGTCAATAATGTATTCACTGTCTCTACGACATTTTGCTTCGTCGTAACTCAAACCATTTAAACTTGTGTTAATATAATCAATTACACTTTGTACAAGATCTGATTGAGAACTGTCGCCGCTTGCTAAAATTAAATCTCTTGAGTTTGTTAAGTTAGAAGCAACCCAAGTTAAATCGGGCTCATAAAGAGATGGAAGATTTTCTGTGCTTTCTTCTTGTAACACATCAACAATATAAGTTACTAAGCCTGCCAATTCATCCATTTCTGCTGAACTTGCTGGATTACCTGTAAGCGTTTGTCCTGCTCTGTTTTCTATAATTATATCGTCAGCAATATCAATTAATTGTTGGTATGCAGCAATTGTTTCGTCTTTTTGTGATGCAGGAATTTGCGATGCAGTTCCTTCAAAATACGCTAATGCTGCTGTTCTTGTTGCAAAGTTTGTACCGTATTGTATGTCATGCGATACAGCATCAATGATATATCCTGTGTCTCTTTCGCACTTTGCTTGATCGTAAACTAAAGTTGGGAAACTTAAATTGATCCAAGCAATTAATTCACTAATAATGAACGTTCTGTTACTTTGTAATAGTGTTCTAGCATATGCTTTATTAACATCTGATCCAGGATCAGTAAATGTTAATGGATCAGCACTAAGGACACCATTTTGTAAAATATCAATAATTTCATCAAACAAGTCATTACATGCTGTTACGCTTGCACTATCTGCCGCAACAAGTGTTGCTACTTCTGTTCTTAGATATGTGATTGCTGCAACAGTTTCTGTTAATTGATCACTGATTACTAAAGAAGCATTTGCATTATAATATGCCAGTCCTGCTTGTACACTGTTATAATTTGTACCTAGAACTAAGTCATAAGTTACAGCATCTAGAATTAAAGCAGTATCTCTTGCACATTTTGCACTGTCATAAACAAAATAGTTGTTAGCAATATACTTAATTGTATCTTCAACTAGGAAATCTCTGTTTGCTTGTAATAATCTATTTGCATCAATTAATTCTTGGCTTGCAGGTGTTGGTGCAGGGAATGTTCTACCTTCACTAGGCAATGCAGTTTGTGCGCCAAAGCCGCCATCTGGAACAGTAGTTAAGGTTTGATCTGCAAATTCGATTAAGTTTAGAATAATATCAAATCTGTCATTTACTCTTTCAACTGCAACACTGCTACCTGCTGCGCCTGCTGCTGCTAGTGTTTTTAAATATCTAATTGAAATAATAGTTGCAGGTTTTTGTGCAACATCAAAATATGTTGCTGTTGCTCTTTGATATGCTTGTCCTGCTTGAATACTATTGTGATTTGTGCCTAGTTTAACATCTCTTACAACAGCATCTAAAATAAGTTCTACATCTCTTTTACACTTTGTTCTATCATATGTAAAGTTTGGATATGTTGTAAGCAAATAACTTGTAATATTAGTTGCAAAATTATCTTGTGCTGCAAACAATGAACTTCTTGCTGCTTGCACATCTGCTGCTGCCCAAATAACACTTGGATATTGTACTTCAGGTAAGTTTGTCAATGCACCTGTGTTAATTACTTCAATAATAATATCAATATAATCGTCTGCACGTTCTGCTTCAACACCTGTTGCATTTGCTGCTGATGTATCTTGTACTAACAAGTTACCAGTAGATCTAAATACTGGATCTCCTTGCAAAATCTGTGTTGTAATTTCTTTTAATCTGCCATATGCTGCAATAGTAGCAGTAGTTTCGTCTGCTCCTAATTGACTTGCTGTTCCTACAAAATACGCTTGTGCTACGTCCCTAGTTGCATAGTTACCGCCATATAAGATATCGTAAACTAATCCGTCAACAATGTGACCTACATCTTTATAACATGCATCTTGATCATAATCTAATGAAGGATAGTTTTCGTCTACCCATTTAACTATTTCTTCTTGAATAAAGTCTTTGTTGTTAACAAGTTGATCTCTTGCATTTTCTCTTGCTGCAATAACACCCGTCGGTGAAGGATATGTGTAATCGTCTGCACTTGTGCTATCACCTCTCGAAAGGATTTCGATAATCTCATCCATTGCATTGTTTACTCTGCTTGTAGCAGTTGAACTTGCTACAACATTAGGTAAAGCAAGCATTAGTGTTTTTAGATATTGGTATGCTGCAATAGTTTGTACTTTTTGTTTTTGGTATACAACACTTGCATTTGCACGAGCATATGCTCTACCTGCTGTAACACTTGAATAGTTTGTTCCTAAAGCAGTATCATATGCAACCGCAGTTGTAATTTGCCTAACATCTCTTTCGCACTTATCTTGATCATATGAAAGATCTGTAAATTGGTCTGAAATATAATTTACAACTTCGTCAATAATAAAGTCTTTATTTTGAACAATATTATCTTTTGCAGCAATTACACCGCTGTCAATATTTGTAAGTTCGTTATAAACTACATCCGGTACCGCAGTACTATCGCCTTGTGTAATTGTATTTGTAATAATTGCAAAGTTTTCAATTATGTTATATCTATAGTCTATGTTAGCAGGATCTGTATCAGGAACACATTTTAGCATTTCGTCTCTTGCTGCTTCAATACCATATATTGTAGGTGCTAACTGTTGGTTAAGAACTTTTTGTGATGTTGCACGAAGATAACTTCTGCCTGCATTAATACTTTGATAGTTTGTGCCAAGTGCAGAATCTCCTGATACTGCATCAATAATTCTTTGTATATCTCTTCTACAAATTGTTTCATCATAAATGAATGGTCGTGTTGTAATTTCAGATGAAGTTACATAATATCTTGTTTCATCGCCTTCAAACGTTATAATAGAACCTGTCTGTGGAATATCACGTAAACTATCTACTTCAACTATTCTGTTTGTAATTAAGTTTACAGTACCTGTTGCAGGAACACTAAACCCACCGCCTGTAAATGTAATGTTAGGTATAAAATCATATCCACTACCCTGATTACTAATACTTACAGCAACAACTTTACCTGTTGCAGGATCAATACTTGCATTGCCTGTTGCTTGTACACCGCCTGGCGTAGTAGGAGGATCAATAGTTACAGAAGGTGCATTTGTATAGCCAGCACCTTGGTTATTAATAGTCACACTACCAACAACAGAATAATAGTCTTGTGTAGGTCTAGCAGTTGTAAATACTTTCTCAAATAATCCATCAGCAATAATTGCATAAGTACCAAAGTCACTAACAGAGTTCGAGATCGAAAGATACCCGCCTGCGGTTGCTTGGAAACCAACTCTTGTAAAAACTGAGAAGCAACTAACAATCTGTGTATATCCTTCATTAAGTAGCCAAAAGCCAATACCACCTTGTGCAACTTGTGTAAACGCATCAGCAACAAAGGATCGTACAAGACTTCTCTGATCGTAGGCGGCACCGTCAACTTTCATACCGTTGCCGCCACCGTTGTCGTTTACACGTTTTTCAAGCGGTACATTAGGATCATCTATAATTGGTCTAGCACCTGCCGGTACACCTGGAATTTGTTCTGTTTGAAAAGGAACAAATTCAGTACCGTCGTTTAACCACGGACCATTCATGTTTGTACAGTTTTGTACATATGGTGAAACAGTTACAAGTGCACCTGGTCTAATTTCTGCACACCAACCTGGATCTGCTAATCCTCTAAATGTAAGTTGAAACAAGTAACATGCACAATCCATATAAAAAATTGTTTCAGTATTATTGAGCGGCCAAATTTGACAGTTACGTAAACTATCACCTCTAACAGTCATACGTTCTTTTAACGTAATCGGATTATCTTCGTAATAGTCTCCTGGTGCAACTTTAATAGTTGATCCTGCTGGTGCTGCTTCAACAGCAGATTTAACTGTTCGTTTTGCACGATCAGGTCCTTGACCTAATCCATCATTTTCGTCACTACCTTGTAATGACACATAATAGATTAGTGTATCAGTAGGACCACTTGAACTACCTGTAACTTTTAGATCACCGTTAATTTCAACAGTGCCGCTACCCGGATTAAGTTCAATTGTACCGTCACCTTTAATTATAAGTTGACGGTCTCCTATTTTCCTGTCGTGTAATATCTGCTGCTTTACATACTTCATTTATACTTCCAAATAACTTATTGTCGCATTCAGTTTATCCGAATCCGGACTAATCATTACTATTCTGTCACCTTCTTCTAAAATCAATCTCTCAACATTAAAAGAAAATGTTTCCTGAGCAGGCATAGATATATTGTTAAGGACTTTATTATCGTCTGATTTAACTCCGCCACTTCCTTGTATTACATGCATATCAAAACTACTGTCGTTTACAGATGTTATCGAAGTAGAATAGTTGCTAACTAACACGGTCGTGATGGCATATTTCTTTCCTGCTGGAACATCTAGCAATGTTGTATCAGTTTCGAGTATTTTTACACTGTTAATCGCCATCTTTCTTCCTTAAAAAATAATACTATAAAGCAGAGCTTTATTCCTGCTTATTAATTCGTCTTGTGTACCTAATTCGTTTATAAAATATAAACCTGTGCCGCCATCAGCTTCGTCTTTTGCATATATCTTTGTACCATCAGTAGGTGGTGTATCTTCTGTATCAGTTAGTGCAGGATCTATTAATTTAGGAAACAACATAGGTGTTAGTACTTGTACATCACCTAAATTATTACCTGATAATTTCAAATCACTATCAAGTCCAGATGCTGAAATGGTATTTTCATCTATGGTAACCAATGCAATTTCTGCAGATGTTTCATAAAAGTATGCAATTTCACTACCGTCTACAGTAATTCTAACATTACTTAGAGATGTAACACCATCTAGTGTACTAAATGCTTCAACTTTTGTTGTTCCATCTGGTTCAACAGCATTAATTCTATATTGCCAATTATATTTGTGATAATCTCTAACATAATCTTTTAAGAACTGCAAATTAGGAATAGCATCTGGTTCATACCCTGGCCAATCTGCTCCTGACAATCTGTTAGAATTTGTAGGAACATTTTTTATTTCACTGCCGTCGTATTCAGCAAGGCGTTTTTCATAATCAAGTGTGCCTGATACAGAAACAACGCCGCCTAAATTGGATCCTGGTAACAAGTTAAGATCATTACCATCTTCAGTTTTAATGCTGCTTGTATAGATACCTAAGTATCCTGAACCTTCTAAACCAAACTTAAATGCACCTGCATTTGCTTCTAACACACCGTTAGTGTATGACAATAAGTTTTCATCGTAAAACATAACAGCATTTGGCAATGTGCCTCTGTCCATTATGATACCAGAAATTTCATCGCCACCAATACCAGTTGCAATTACTCTTTGTATATTACCATCACTTATGTATGCAATAAACCCTGATGTATCTACAGGAGTAGTTAATGCAAAGTCTGCAAATAATTCAACTGTAGTAGGATCAACAACATTTACATAGTAAGTGTTATTGTTTAATTCTACCATTCCTAAAACATTAGTAATAATTACTTCGCTACCATCAGTAAAACTGTGAGCATCTGATAATTCTACTTGTGCTGGGTTTGCTTGTGTTATACCAACAATGTCGTATAGTGTATTAGATTGATTGTTTAGTGTTAGTGTTTTATCACTTACAATTAATTCAGACGAAGTAATCGAAGTTTGAGAGCCGTTGACATCTAAATCACCATTGATAACAACAGTGCCGGAACCTACATTAATTTCAATAGTTCCGCCATCGTTAATTGTTAACTTATAATCGTCGACTCCATACTGTTCGATTCTAGACGCTGTCATTTATATCTCCAACTTATTACTGTCTTGGTAGAGATACACTTAATACTGCGTTTGGTACACCTGAATCTTCTCTTGCATCTGGATGATTACCAATTTCGTAGATTACATTGTCTGCTTTGTCACCATCCGGCGGTGTTGCAGTACCTTTTGCAGTGTTTTCAATTTGCACTGTTCTGTTACGAAGTTGTGTTACTTGATAAACTGTTGAATCAGAACCTGTTGCATCAATTCTAAATGTACCTTCTGGCATACTTCCGTTGCCTTCTGTTGTTAATTTTAGAATTTCACCTGCTGTTGGATCTGCATTATCACTATCTAAGCGTACCCAGAATTGATTAGCACCTTTTACTTTGTAAATGTGTGCTGCTGTGGTTGCTTCTGAACCACCTGTAAAATAGTGACGGCTTACAGCAATTCTACCTGAACCGTATCCTATTTTTGATTTATTAATTGGACGTCCCATTTGTTTCTCCTTTTTGACGTTCTAAGTCTACGCGGTTGGTCTTCCGCATAAGTCCTCATCTAGAGGCTCTCCTCTTGACACAAGTATTTATCCAAAAGATTAAAATGGGTTATTATGTCATAAAAAAAGGCCTGCAATTATGTTGCAGACCTTTTCTATAATATTGATAGGTTGGACTACTGATTACCAACAACCGCACTATGCCCCATCAGGCTCAAAACAGCACGGAACCTCACAATAGAATGGTTAATCCTACTTTTCCTGCAATGCTTTGTCTCCAAAGTCTTACAGCGCCACCACAGCGTGTGAGTCAAGTTAATGCCTGGGTAAGCATCGTTTCCTTGCACTATCTAACTTGGACCGTCGTCTTCGTTATGTTTATAATATAGCATCTAAAAAAAGTTTGTCAACGATAATCTTGAACTTTTTTTTGAATTTTTTCAATTTTTGTTGCAATTTTTCTGTCTTTGACATCATCTGCAAAATATTGTACTCTGTCACCAATTTTTAGATCATGTAAACGTGGATCAAACACAATATCTTTACGTGTGGCTTTCCATCTATCTGGTCTAATAAATCCATGCATTTTTAATTTCTTATATACTGTACCTGTTTCCATTAGTATCTCCTTACAGTATTTACAAAAAAATAGGCCCCGTAGGGCCTATCTTAAAATTATATAATCTAAAACTTACGCGAAGCTTAGGTTTGCTGTTGTTACACCAACTAGACCTAGGTAATCCGCTGCATTGCCTAAAGACGATGCTGCGTTTGATAGTTCTACATAACCGTAACGTGTCATGAATGACACTGTTGGTTCGAATGTTGATGGATCTAGTACAACACCACTGCTCATTAATGGAATGTATGGGCAGTAGAACGCTGCTGCGTCTGATTCTGATGTACCTTTGTAGCCAACTAGAACATTGTCACTACCTGCATATGTGTTTACATATACTTTCATACTGTTGTTTAGTGTACCAACCATTTTTGTGTTAGTTGGTGCTTCAAATGTACCTTCTGTTGTACGAGCAAATGCAGATGTTGTTGCACTTTGTAGTAGTGTTAGTACTGTTGGTGATACAACTGCCCAGTTACCTGCGCCTCTGCGTGTACGCTGTGCAATCAAGTTTGCAACTCTGTTGATTTGAACTGCTAGTGCAGCATGTTCGTCACCAACAAATGTTGCTGTACCTGATACAGCAGCTTGGTCGTATGTTTCAACCGCTGAACCTGCAAGAGTTGTTAGGCTGCGGATGATTTCCTGATCGATCTCAGCAGTAATCTCTTGAGCAAGTGCTGCCATGATTTCTGCTTCTACGTCGATGCCGTGCTGTGACTGAGCGTCTTGTGCTGACTCAAATGTCCAACGTGCGCTTAGTTTACGTGACTTTGCTTCGACTGTTTGCTTTAAGATCTGAATGCTTAGTCTGTTACCAGCAGTACCTTCTAAAGCGCCTGTTGCAGCCGCTGTATCTGAAGATGCTGTGTTACCTGAATAACCTTCTGCAATCTTAAATGGTGATAGTGCTTCTTCACCTGCCACAGTGTTTCCACCTGCGGAACCTGTGAATGCGTCACTATAACGTACACGTAATGTGTGAATTTGACCGACTGGACCGGTCATTGGCTGAACGCCTACCAATTCGTTAGCAATAACGGTTGGCATAACACGTCTGATCACAGGAAGGATCACACGGTTTAGTGTTGCGATGTTACCAGCAGCAGTTGCGCCTGAAGTTGCACTCTCTGACAAATACTTGCGTGTATTTTCAAGTGTTGCCGCCATTACGGCTTTCTTGTTACCATTTAGGCCTTCAAGTAGTGCACCTTTTGTCTCCTGCCAGCGACTTTCTAGTAGTTCTGACATTGTCTTCTCCTTAATTTAAACCAGCAAGTCTTTTCATGTCCACAACGTTTGTGTCAATCTGCTTGCTGTCTGAACTAATTTCTCTATTGCCTGTTACTTCTGTTGCCTCTGTAAGTGGTGCCTTCTGCTTTGCTGGACTTTTACCGTCAATAACTGATGGTAGGTACTTGTCAAACGACTCACGTAGTTTTGTAGTCTGAACTGTTTCCAGTAAATCCGTCATAATGTCTTTTTGGTCTTTGCTCAATGGTGAAACAAGTTCACTCATGATTTTAGCACGTTCTTGTGCTTCAACAAGACGCTTAACTTCTGCATCTTTGCTTTCTGCAATTTCCTTTGCTTTCGTTACGAAAGTTTTTGCTTCTGCAATTTGTTTATTTTTTGCGTCAACAATTTTTAAGAGTTTTGCAGTTTCTGATTTTTCATTTAGATGTGAGTTCATGTACTCAGATGTAAATGCTTCAAAAATCTTACGTCCAAAATCATTTTTGCGAGCCGCTTCAATATCTTCTTTTAATTGAGATATTTCTGCTTTAAGACCGGTAGATACAACATTTTCAATTGCTGTTGCACTTCTTTCGATAAAGTTCTTACGTACTTTTTCGAAGTGAGCCTTAGCTTCACGTACTAAACGTACTTTTGTTTCAGCCAGGTCCTTTTTATCTTCTTGGAACTCTGCAATTTCTGATGCAAGTTGCTCTACTACGAAATCTTCTAACACTGAAAACTTAGTTGCCATTGTTTTTTGATCTTCGTGTAGTTCTGAAATTTCATTTGCTAGTGTCTTAGTTACAAACTGAGACATTAGATCCGCATTTTCCTTCATTGCTACAGCATACTTTGCTTTTTGTTCTGCAAGTTGCTTACGATCTTCGTGGAATTCTGCCATTTCTTCTGAAAGTTTTTCAGATACCATAGCGTCAATTGCTTCGATCATAACACCTTTATCGTGCTCATATTTCTTAGCAAACTCCTCACGTAGTTCTGCTGTAACAGCAAGTTTATTTTCTTGAACTTTTGCGTCAAATGCTTCTTGAATTTCAGATGCCATTTGCTCTGTAATTGCATCGCTCTCTAAAAGGTCTTTGATAGCTTCCATGATTTTCTCCTTTTATTGGAGCCTGTCTATTATTTTAAATAGACTCTCTGCAATATATTTTTGTGCCTTTTTATCGCCTTGAACTTCCTTAGAAGTTAGTATTGCCTTGTATCCACCATTCATATTCATTAGGTGTTCATAAATTGGTGTAGGATAAGCACCTGGTGCGCTCGGTTGAGCAACAACATCTACAGTGATTATCTCAAATTCTGATACTTCGCCGGATCCATCTTCTTTTACGTTTCCAGATCCACGTGACGAAACCCCAAGTTTAACGCCGCTTTCTAGCATTGTTTTAACAAGGGATCCCATCGGTGTTGGTAAAATTTTTAACTTGCCGTAACCGTTTGGGCCATCCATCCACATATCTGTGATCATATGACTTACACGATCTAAGTTAATGTTTAGTCCTTCAGGATGATCAACTTCGCCACACACTGAGTATCCGCCGGCTATCTGATCATTAAGAGTTTGGACAGCCCTGCTAATCTCTTGTACAGGATAGACACGCTGATTGGCGTTTCTAACACCGCCTTGTATGCAAATACCTTTCATGTAAAGGTCTTTGCCTTCGTTAGCAGACTCAACGACCATTCTGGCCTGGTCAAAACTCATATGTTCACGTAGTAAATTCATCCGTTCGTCCTATTATACTGCTGCTTAAGAGCCCATCATCGACTTTTTATTGTCAGCAGTCTCTGGCTTGCCCTTTTTCTCAGCGCCATGGCCAGGTTGTGACTTCATTGATTTTGAAGCCTTACCGCCTGGAACATTTACGTTCCCTGCGTTATCTTCTTTAGGAGCACCGGCACCTGTGCCTTCGCTTTTGCTTTCACCGCCTGCTGCGATGTTTGCTGCTGTGCCGCCCATGTTGTTTGGACCTGCTACAGTTGACTTAGTGTTTGCACCGTTGTCACCCATTGTTGCAGATACTTTTTCTACATATTCACGCATTTGTTCGCCTGCGCTTTTTGGAGCAGTTGATTCGTCAGTTTCTTCGTCTGCTGCTTCATCTACTTCTTCGTCTGATGCTTCGTCGACTTCTTCGTCACTTGCTTCATCTACTTCTTCGTCTGATGCTTCAAATGCATAGCCTTCTTCTTCTGGCTCTTCATCGTCGCCTGCTTCATCACCCATCATTTTTTCAAATTCTGCTTTTAGGTCTTCTAAAGCATCTTCTAGATCCATAACTTTATCTTCTAGATCATCGTGATCCATGTCGCCTTCTTCGTCGCCTGCGTCCATGTCCATGTCGTCGCCTTCTTCGTCATCTGCACCAGCGTCTTTCATTAGGTCCATTACTGGATCATCTGCTTCTGCTTCAATGTCGTCTAGGCCAAACATTTCGTCAATGTCATCTTCTGATTCATCAACTTCTTCTTCTGATTCATCAACTTCTTCATCAGTTGCTTCGTCTAAATCATCTTCTGATTCGTCTACTTCTTCATCAGTTGCTTCATCTACTTCTTCGTCTGTAGTTTCTTCAACTTCTTCTTCTGTTTCAATAATTGATTGATAAATCTCACGTGATTTTTCTACAACAATCTCGTGGAATAATTCTTCAGCACCTTCACGGTCTTCATTAACTAGTTTTTCGAGCATTTCCTCGAACTTATTAGTGTCAGTCATGTTACTCTCCTTTACTGATTACAAGGCTGTCAGTATTATTTAACAAGAATGGGAAAATATACGTAGAAATAGGCTCAAAATGAACTATTTTGAGAAGAATCCTATTTAAAGGCTGAATTTTTTTCTAAAATCTTCAACAGTTATGTGTGTTAAGTTATCTAATCCTAATAAGTTGTCTGGTATAAAACTTGATTTGTCTTCAATCACTCTTATATATCTCACAGTGGAGTTCTTTTTTATACATGTATTTGTCTGTCTAGACCAATTTCCGTAATAAGTTGCTCTATCTTCTTTTTGTTTATAATTTGGAGTGCCAGCAAAAATATTATTAACTTTTGTTCCGTTATCAAGTCCTTTATAATCAAAACCTAAAATATAAATTTCTTCATGGTTATGTTGTGTTGCAAGCATAAGTGCAGTAGGTCCACTACTCCATCCTAAATTTGGACTCATTAAATTAAGAGATTCTAGTCCTCTTGTGTATCTATTAGGATTTGTCCAAACCATATTATCATAGTTGTATCTTGTATCGGTAATCTCTCTTACCATCTTTGTATCAACTGCAATTAAATGATCAGGTCTAAAATCTCTGTACACTGCGTTACATGCATAAACTAAACCATATTGTTTTAATAATTCTAAAGGAATATCTTTTCTACTAGTTCCGTTACCTAATACAAATGCAATATTAGTTTTAGTCGAAGGTGTACCGTCGTCAAATTTAATTGACTTTTCTAAATGTTTTCTTAATTTATCTTTTTGTTTTTGGTAGCGTTCTAAACGTTTTCTTGCTTTTCTTTCTAGTTTAGTTTCGCCTTCGATACGATGTTTTTCTTTATCGGGCAAGGCTGGTTACTCCTACACTGCGGCTTCTCCAGCGTTTGCTGCTATACCATACATTGCCCTCACATATACAAGATCTTTTTGACTTTCTTGTCTATGCATATCATCTGCTTTACGTGCTTTATTAATGTCTTTAAATGTCAATCTTGTTTTACGAGTGTCATCCATTGCTACAACAGAAGTTGTATCATCGTCACTATTGTAACGCTGATCCTCTACAGGTTCCATTGTTTGTTTATCAAAATAGTAAAGCTCTCTTAGTATCATGTAATTATTTATGCTGTTGCTTGTGGAGATGGCTCAGCAGGGTTTTCTTCACCGCCAATTACACTTCCATCATCGCCCCCAATAGCATCATCTCCTGTTAGTTCTTCGCCTTGTGCGCCTTCAATATCTCCTGCAATATCAGAACCAGTAATGCCTGCGCCTCTCATTTGTGCAGAAGCATCTTGTTCCTGTGCTGCAAAGAATTCATCATTTTCTTCCATCCATAAACGTTCATTTTCTTTAACTTCTTCTTCTGATAGTCCAAGGAAACGTTTCAAGGCAAAACGATTTGATATAAACGGAATTTGTTGCATCTGTGCAAATGTTGAAATTCTATTGTTATCAAGTTCTGCTTGTCTATAACTTGCAAAGTTTTGTGGAGGTTGTAAAACAAGATCAAACATGCTTACATCTATGTTTACACCCTTTTTGCTTAGATAAAGTTTAAATTCTTGATTAAATTTGTCTGTAAGTAATTTTTGTAAACGTTCACAGTAATTGTTAAAACGTAGTTCTTGAATGTATGCTGTACCTACTCGTCCATCATTGTACTGTGAATTGCTGTCATCAGCGCCTGTGGGTAGATAAGAAGAAGGTATGCGTAAACCACGAACTAACTTGTTAGTAAAATACCTAAGATCATCAATCTCTCCTAAGTTAGTGCCACCTGGTAGCGTTTCAACTTTACTGCCGCGGCCTTCAGCAGTTTGTGGAAAGAAGTAGTCTTCGTTGATTGACAGTGGATTATAACTTGAGTCTATAACATTTTGGCCACCACCTGTCTTGGATGGGATACGTCTTTGATGTATTTCCGTTTTAACACGCTCCACAAACTGCATAGCAAGGTGTGAAGGCATGTTGCCCACATCAACGTAGAATACTCTGCGCTCTGGCGCACGTTGGACACGATAGATAATAATCGCATCTTCAAGCAGTTCTTTCTGCTTGTATACTTTAAAAATTGTTTCTAATAGACTGTTACCAAACGGATAGTTGTTATCTAGCCCTTCGCTCATTGATAGATGAACAACATGTTCTGCATCGATTGCAGTTTCATTTGCATCTTGACTCCAACGGCTTGTGCTTTGATCAGGAGTTCTACCTGTCATATATTTGTTGTCAAGTGTTTGGTATCCAGGATTGTTACCGCCTGGACCGTAAACTTGATTTGTATTGATTTTTGTTGCACTTAATCCTTCAAAGGCAATGTTAAGATCTTTTACAATATATTGCTCAGGACGTTTGCCTTCCGATTCGTTAACGATAATTTTTGTTACATTAGCAGGATCTACATGATACCATTTTTGTGTTTCAGGATCTCTAATAAAAAATTGGTCGCCAAACTTAAATGCATTTCTTATAACACGGAACATGCGTTTTTCAAATTCTTGTATCTTGCACCATTGTTTTAGATACTGACCAAGAATTTGTACTTCGCTTTTTGTTGCACCTTTGTTAAACTCAATATTAAAAGGTGTGTTGTTTTGTTTGTTCTTTTGTGTGCAAAATTCTGCTAGGATGTCTAGTGCAGCATTAACTTCAGAGTCATTATCCATTGTGTTATATTGACCATAACGCTCAACACGATTTGGTGATCCGACATAAACATCAGGAAGGTGAGATGAATAGTTTGCTGCTGCTGGTCCCATTCCTTGACCTTGTGTAAAACTAAATGGACTGAAGTTACCGGTAGGATTGGCACTCGTTGCTACTGGTGTAAAATATTTTTTCCAACTCATCTACCTAAACTCCTATACAGGTTAGTACTGCCTTTTGTATTTCTTGCAATGCCTTTTTCGACACTTAGCCCTTCACTTAGCAAATGCACAGCCATTTTCATATTGTTATTTAACTGATCTATCTTCTGAATTAACTGAGTCTGGTCCGTACTTGAACCTTGCCTTTCGTAGAACGCATCTAGAAGTTGTCCTGCTTCTGTATTCCTAGGCACAACTGCTTCATTACCGTGCAATATTGCATGAGTTCCTCTACCAAAATCTCGGAACCCATTTGTTCCAGTGGCAAATTCAGGAAAGGAAGGACTATTAGGATAAAGTGCCATGATACTCTGACGTAATGCATCAGGATCGGTCATAAGAGCATCTAAATTAAGTGCGTCTGAGACAGGATCAGTTACTAAGTTTAAAAATTTAGCAAAATTTCCAGAAATAACACTGCCATTGTCAATTGATCGTTGAACTTGTTCTGCACGTATAGTTTGTATTAAACTTTGTAATTCGTTCTTGTCAAGTTGTTCGCCTGACATAAAGCGAGTCATAGCATCATCACGTTGCGTGTCTGTCATCTTAGCACCTGGGATAAATGACTTTGCATATTGACCTAAAGATTTTAGAATTTGCATCATGCCTGCTTCAATTGAGATTGTCATCTCTTGAATTAATCTATCAATATAACTAGCAAAATCTTCGGTAGCCTCCATGCCTAGTAAATCTCTTACAGCGTTAATTTGGGTATTAATAAATGTTTGCATTTTGGTTTGTAAATCAGTAAGTGTTGTGTTCATCCACTCTTGAAACGTTTGGCCCCCTGGTGCAAATCCAAATGTATCTGCTATTGTATCCATTACAGTAATGATAGTGTTATTAATAGCATTCATGGTATTTGAAATACTTGTCCAAGTACTGTCAAACCATTCACGAAGTGTTTGTCCTTGTCCAAAACCTAGTGCATCTCTAAAGTAATTAACAGTACTATTCATTGTCGTTGTTACAGTGTCTATCATATTACTTATAGTTGCTAACGTATTGTCAAACCATTGTGTTAGACTTGTTTGGCCGCTTGTGCCTATAAATCCCTTTATATCGTTGTACAATGTAGTTATTTTAGATAATATACCGTCTGGACCGTTAAATGCATTCTCAATTGCTGTTACTTGAGTAGTAACAAATACCTTTATATCGTCGTACAATGTAGTTACTTTAGATAACACACCGTCTGGACCGTTAAATGCATTCTGAATTGCTGTTAATTGAGTAGTAAGCCAATCTGATACTGTTGTACCTTGTGGCATTCCTAGTATTTTAGATAAATGGGTATCAACAGTGTTAAACGCATTTGTTATACTATCAGTAATTGCTTTTCCAAATTCAGTACCCGAAAAGAAGCCTGCTATGCTTTGTTTGATACTATCAAACATACCACCACTTCTTGACTGTTCTCCATTTGGCCCTTGCTGAAGTTCTCCAAATGCAAAATCCATTATATTTGCAAACGTGTCTCTAAGAAGTGTTTTAAGTCCTTCAATAATTGTTAACTTACCGTCTTGATCTGTAAAAATACTTTCTAAATAATTAGCAAACTCTACAAGTTTTTCTTGAAGGTATCCTAATGCATCTCTTGCTTCTCCTGAATTTAAAAAATCGTTAAATCTTCTCAACCCTCTAGTAACAAATCCTTGTGGACCAAAAATTGCATTTAAAAAATCTTTTACAGTGTTTGTTACTGTGCTAAGACCGCCTGCTGCACCTGGAGAAAAGAAATTTTTCAAAGCGTCTCCAAACTCTCCAAACACTTCAAGTAATCCGCCTCTGCCGTCAGTACCGTCTACAATTTCAAAGAATGCCCTAACAACTGATTTTCTCACGTCAGTTATTGCTTGTTCAAAGTTTCCTAGTGCAGATGTTAATCTATTCCTGCGTCCCTGTTCTTCTTCACTAAGTCCTGCATCTATTCCTCTGATACTGTTGAATTGGTATGCATAGTCTGCAACACTTGCAAGTGCAGCAACAACACCGTTACTACTGTTTTGCATTGATGTAAGTTGTGCAGGGCCATACTGTTGCGAAAATCTTTCTAGCGTAGGACCAAATCTGTTTTGCAAAGTTGAAATAACATCAGATAGTTCTTCTTCACCTGTAAAAACTCGTTGCATATAAGTTTCAATGCCAGGCATAGCCTGTACTAAAGCCTTGCCTAAATCAGTTTGTGCAACGCCATCCATTAGGTCTTGGAAGCCATCACTGAAACCCGGAAGTCTTGTGTCAAAGAACGTCAACGCACCACGCAAGTTGTTTCGTTCATTTTCATTTAATCGATTCAACTGATTTCTAATTCTAGCTTCAGTCATTTGCTGTGCCATTCTATCAGCAAGTTGTCTGCGTTCTTCACCTGTTAGTTTTGCTAGTCTATCAAGTTGTAAAATATAATTTGCTGCACTTGCTTGTGTTTGTCCATCAAATCTCAGTGCTTGTGACTGTCTCATTCTTTCGTTTGATAGAAAATCAATAAGTCCTTCGTTAACATCTTCAATAGTGAAACCCATTGCAAAGAATTGTCTACCTAATCCTGTTCTAAACTCTTGACTGAATGTTCCAAGAAGTTTTGCACCGTTAGTTACAGTGCCTCCAAAAAACGCTAGATTTGCAGCATTGTCTCTTACCATTTGTGCAAAATCATCAAGACTCATTGATGCTTCTGCACTTATTTTCATCATTTCAAAAATACTATTTTCAAAACTTGCACCTACTGATGCTAAACTTCTAAATTGATCAACTGTGTGATCCAAGTAGCGTGTAAGTCTTGTTACAACATTTGTACTTCCAAAGATTGCTTCAGCAAAGTCACTAGCCCGTGTGCCTCCAAACGCAAGTTCTTTAGCAAAACCTTTAAGGCCTTTGCCTGCTGCTTCTGCTGCTTTGCCTAACTTACTGACTTTGTCAGTGCCATCTTTTTGTGCTTTATTATAATTTTCTTGTATACGTGTTGCTGTATCAGGGCCGCCACCGCCACCACGTCTTTCAGTTGCTGCTAATAAAGCCTGTAAGGTGGCTTCACTTGCTACGCCGTCTCTTGGACGGGGGCCGCCTACATTACTAATTTCTACATCTTCTGCCAATGAATCATTCCAAATTAACTGCGCACATTATATTAATTCATATATATACGTGTAGTATTTATCCGGAGAAAAAATACATGCAGACAGCAACAGCAAACCCGCTGTCTAAACATTTTAGACAGCCTAAATTATATATCAAATTACCTAGTGGTGGAAATTTTTATCGTCCTGGTAGTCTTGTGCCTGAGCAAACGGGTGAATACCCTGTGTATGCTATGACAGCAAAGGATGAACTTATGTTCAAAACTCCTGATGCTTTGTTAAACGGCCAAAGCACAGTAAACGTAATTCAAAGTTGTATGCCCAATATCAAAGATGGTTGGTCAATACCTAGCATCGACATTGATGCTATATTAATTGCAATTAGAATCGCAACCTATGGCGAAGTAATGGAACTAGGTGTTAACATCAAAGAAATAGATGAAGAAAGATCATTTGAACTTGATTTGCGCACAGTTCTTGATGGACTAATTGCAAGACAGTATGATAATGTTTTTCAAATCGGCGACTTTACTTTTGAAATTGCGCCGATGGTGTACAAAAAGTTTACAGAAATTGCTTTAAAAACATTTGAAGAACAACGTTTGTTTAGAATTGTTAACGACGATAACATGAGCGAAACAGATAAAATTACTCAGTTTAATGAAGCATTTGTTAGAGTTACCGAACTTAACATTAGTAATATTCTAAACAGTATTATGTCAATACAGTTTCAGGATGAAGAACCTGTTACTAACAGAGATCATATTATAGAATTTTTTGAAAACGCCGACAAAGACATTTACACTTCTCTTATAGTTCATTTAGATGAACAAAGAGAAAAGTTTGCAATACCGCCATTCAAGGCACGTCTAAGTCCAGCGGATATCGAAAGAGGAGCACCAGAAACTATTGATGTTCCGATTACTTTCGATCAATCAAATTTTTTCGCCTAAGGATCTCAGCTCTGTCCTTAGAGGACATTCTTAAACAAGTTGAGATCCTTGACAACGAATCAAAACAAATAAAATATGATCTCTACAAATTGTCTTGGTACATGCGTGGAGGTGTTTCGGTGTCAGAACTTTACGAGATGAGTGTTGAGGACAGAGAAATCCTAGCAGGTATAGTAAAAGAAAATTTAGAAACTAGTAAAAAGACAGGACAGCCGTTTTGGTAATTAAGAAGGCTGTGAAACTTTGTAGCCTTTTTTCTTAAGCATTGCAATTGCTGTTTTTTCTTCAGGTGAAATTCTTGATGTTGCCCACTGTGGTGTAGCATCCGGTGATGCAAACTTACTACGTTTCTTAGGATCACCAGCACCAGATCTTTGAAAGCCTTGCTGTGTTACTTTCTTTAAAATCTCATCTACTTCAGGATTGCTTAGTGGTTCATTTTCATCTCTACCACCTGCTTCTCTTGACTTACCTAAAATCATATCAACATCAGTAGTAGGTAAACCTTTTTGTCTTAGAAAACCCTTGAGTTGATCAGGTTCTAGTTTTCCTTTTTTAATGCCACTACCTGCCATCCATACACTTAGATCTTTTTTGGTTTGGTTTGCATCTTTGCCTACATCAAGTTTTGCTTTTGCAGTTTTACTGCCTAATTTACTCATAGCACCAAGTCCTGCTCTTTTTAGCAATCCCATTGGTTTTTCACTTACGTTATCTTCACTAATAATCTCAAATACTTTCATAAGACAATCCTTTTTGATGTTGTTATATTTATTTATATGAATTATTTAGTATTGCTACTACGTAGCAATAAGTTTTCGCTATCGCTCAAACTATATTTGTTTTTTTATTAGTGCGAAGCACTTAGTTTCATGTAGATTAATTAGTCAGACGGAACCTTGCAGCGGTTCCATCCTCCTCGAGCTTCATGTGAGTTGCATAGCCGAGACTTGGAAGTAGGTATTTGACTTTGCTACTGGGCTCTAACCTTTCCCAACCTACGTCGACATCACGCAAAATGCGCTATCCCCCGCTTCGTTCCTAGTGCTAAGGGGTTTTCGTAGCATACAGCCTGTGGGACTTCACCAGTGTCTGATCACGTGGTTACGTGAAGCTCAAGGTGGATCGAACAATTCCGATCAAACAGTGTCCTGATGTGCCTTTAAATTTTCTCTAAGTATTTTTGAACCACCAACTCGAACGTTTATAATACCATTATAGTATTCATCTGTTTCTAAAACTCTACGTTCAAATTGTTCTCGTGCCTCTAAATATGACATTTCGCCTCTAGATTTACAAAAATAAAGTATTTCTCTTGTAAACTTGTTTTCGCCTAATTTTTCTACGTCTGCTATTAGTTTATCTGACGATCCCCAATAGTCTCGCCAATCTGATTCCTTGTAGCCTCGTCTTTTATTTTTTTTGCCTTTAAGCGGTGGTTTGGTTGTTTTAAACTTTGCTAGTTTTTTGCCTACGTATTTGCGATTGTCCGTTAAATTAGTAATAAGGTAAACAAACCCTTCGTACTCGTTTGGTATTTCTGTTACTTCTTTACCTTGATATATCCAATTCATACAGTAATTTATGTGTGCCTATGTGCTTTCTTCTCTTGTTTTGGATAGAGGATGTTTTTTTAGTGCCTGTTGGTGTATTTCTTGTATTTCTAAACGTCTTACCTTTGCTAGTTTCATAATTTGACTTAAATGTTTGCGAACTACTCGTCTTTTTGCCTCAGATGGCCTTTGTAAAAATATTTCATTGGCTTTAAAGTAAGCCAAATACTCTTTTACCAATTGATCATGTACATCGTCTTCAATCATTCTACCACTTCAATGTCGTTTTCGTATGAAGTAAAGCCATTTTCCTTTACAACCTTTAGAATATTGTTTACTCTGCCTACTAGTTCGTCTTTATGACTAATCAAATAGATGTTTTTCTGTCTTTCTCTGCCCATCTTCTTTAGTACACTCAAAGAATTCTCGACACCCTGACTGTCCATACCACTATCAATAAGTTCGTCAATGAATAATAGGTTCAGTCCTTGGTACAATGACTCCCAAACATCACGGAATGCAAAACTCATACCAAGTATTAGCCTATTGCGTTCACCTCTTGACAAGTTATCAAAGTCTAAGTCTTGGCCAAGTTGTGTTATTTCAACGGCTAAGTCGTTTTGGAATGTAACTTGATGAGGTAAGCCTAACTTATCGAGATAATTCGTAAGCCTGTTGTTTAGATATGCAAGATTTTGATCAATAATCTTCTTTCTTATGAAAGAATCTTTGTTTGTTAGTAGTTTTAACAAAAACTCTTGGTGTTCTTTGAAAGTATTCAGTTGATTTATAACTGACCAATCGATATCTTGCAGTGCTGTGTTAGTTAAATCGTCAATTTGTGCCTGATAAGGGTCTTCTTCTTGCTCTTTACTTAGCAATGTATTCTTTAAGTTATCTACGTTGTTTCTATGTTCATATGCTTCACGCATTGTATCATAAAATGTAGTAGGACGACCGTCAATATCACCAATTATACCCAATTCAACAGCGTTATCATCAAATTTATTTTTTATTTCAATGAAATATGCTCTGGCATCGGCTAGATCTTTAGTTTTAGTTGCAAGAATCTCTGCTTTCTTAGTTTCATGTAGTTCTTGACCACATGTATAACAAATAGCATCGTCTAATTCTGCAATGTCTTTAGTAACCTTTTTTACAGACTTGTCTGCACGTTGTAGTGCAGGCTCTAACGTGCTTAATTCTTTTCTAAGAGCCGTTATTTTGTTGTTTAGTTCTTGCCAATTCTGTAATTGTTCGTGATTTTCAAGTTCTTTTTCAATATCTACTTGTTCTAGTTCTTTAATACCGTTTTTTAACTTTTCAATGTCTGTTTTTTGCTTTGTTTTCCATGCAGACTGTCTAGTTCTTAGTGTATTAATACTTTGAGAGATTTTTTCATTAGAAGATTGTATTGCATTAATCTTTAATTGTTCTTCTGTAATGCTATCTTTGGTATATTTGATTTGTTCTTTAAGATTATCTGCCTTTTCTGATAAAATAGTAATACCTAGCAGTTGCTCAATGACTTCACGTTGATCATTTTGTCGCATACTTAGGAAAGGCTCGGTGTATGTGTTCAATGCAACCACGTGCTTGAACATATTGTGACTCATTTCAAGTAAACCATTAATAGAGTCTTGTGTTTTACGGCTATCGCCTTGCGATTCGTCAGTTAAATCTTGTTGTTCGTGGTCGTTTACATAAAATTTTAGTACATTAGGCGATCTTCCACGTTCAATTCGATAACTGTTTCCACCTTTTTCAAAGTTTAGTGTAACCAACATGCCCTTACTATTGGTTTTGTTAATCAAGTTATTACGCTTGATGTTTGTTAGTGCTTGGCCGTACAAGGCATAGGACAATGCATTGATTATCGTAGTTTTACCTGTACCGTTGCGTGATCCTGAATCATCACCTCCTTGGTCTAAGTTTTCACCAAGCACTAGAGTTAACTGTTCACGGTCAAAGTCAACAGCTTGGGTAACATTACCCACACTCATAAAGTTTTTTACGGTTAAATCTTTAAATTTTATCATTATAACTCTTTGTAAATGTCCAACAGCATCTTTTTATTGAAAGATTCAGAGTCAATTGCAAGAATTTCGTTGCTAACAATTTGATCCACACTCTCAAACTGTGCAATATCAAGTTCTGTTGTAATTTCTTCAATTTGTTTTTGTGGTATTAGTGTAATTTCTCTACATTTGTACTGATCTATAAATGTTTCTTTAATAAAACTTGCTTCTTCGTATGAAATAGGAAGGTCAAGTGTTACCCTCAAGTACATATTAGGTTTGATCAGTGTGTCTTTTTCGTCAATCAACTGAGATAACTTAACTGTACGAAACTTTGGACAGTCTAGCCAGTTGATATACTCTGGTTCTGCATCGTTCTCACGGTCCAGTATCATCATACCACGGTCATCATCCCAAGTATCTGCATAGTTGTGTGGGAAAGCATTACCTATGTAGTGGATCTTGCCCTGCCGTTGACGTTTGTGGAAGTGTCCGCTGAACACATACTCTTGATTCTTGAAGTGTTGTGACTTTAGTTCACCGTGATCTGGCATCTGCACCATAGCATTCATATAGAAACTAGGTAATTCAAAGTGTCCAAACAAATATTTGGCTTGTATCTTCTCTATACGGCGCCATTCATCGCCTACTAACCAAGGAACTAGTGCTACATCTTCTACAACTTGTATTTCGTTAACAACTGTTATACCTGGAATGTGTTTTGCCCATTCGGTGCTTTTAACATCACGTTTATCTTTGTAATACAAATCGTGATTGCCTGCAAACATATAAAAGTTTTCAAATGCTGCACCTAGTTTTTCTAAACTACGAATACCTGCATCCATAGTTGTTAAATTAAGACTATTTCTGTTATGATTCCAGTCACCGCAGAAAATACCAGTCTCGCAACCGTTTTCTTTTGCTGTTTCGATGTACCAGTCTATGAAGTTTTCACAATCTTGGTTATGTACTCGTGAATTACCCTTCATACCAAAGTGTATGTCAGTAAACACTGCTGCTTTTTTAAACAAATTTATACTCCGTATTGAGTTTTATTATAAGATCAAAGGAAAACAAAGTCAACTATTATTTTTTTGAGTCTTCTTCCCAACGTGCCTTAGAACGTTCGTGTTCGCCTTGGCTTTGTCTTGTGTAACTTGGGTTGAGATTGTTCATTTCTAGGATATCATCTCTAATATTTTGATTTCGTTTTTCTAAATTAATTACTCTTACAAATGAATTTGTAACTGCGGCTGTATAATAAGCAAATGGGTTTTGTGATTTTGATTCATCAAACTGCAAACCAATTTGTGATAATTGCAAAATAGCCTGACCTTTCATTTCGTCATTGTACGTGTAGCCACGCACATTTCCTCTAGTTGCATATCTTTCACACAATTTCATCCACATCATTGCTAATTTGTTTGTAGCCATACCGTGTGTTTTGTCAAAATGTCCATTTTCCATTCCACCTGTCCAATGGCTTTTGCCTACACAGACAAGTTCATCGTTTTCGTTAAACTTGTAGTGCTGAAATGGAGGAAAATTCAATTTTGTTTTAGTATCTGCAATAGTTTTAGGATTTTTCTTACGTCCTGGTTCTTCTGGAACATGATCAAACGTCATAATACGAAAAATTAGTTCATATTTGCTAATTTTACGGTAATCAACTTCGCATTCGGAGAGTTTTTTCTTGCGTCCAGCAGCTTTTTCTGCTTCATAAATTCTTTGTGTTTGTTTTTTTGCTTTGTTCTTTTTTGCCTCAGCAATTGTTCTAATGTTTACCTTTTCAATACTAGGTAAAATGATATCATAATCAGCATAACTATTATCAGTATAACTGCAAAAAGTATTTTTTGATTTGTGTATCTCGGCTAGAATGTCCTTGTTGTTTAAATAATTGACTTTTTTCATTTTTTCTCCAAGTTGATACACATATAATAATATATGTATTTAATTTTGTCAACTAAATATATGTAGGAGATTCGATTATGGGAATAGTAAGAGATAGCAAAGGGAATCCTGTTAGAGACAGTAGCGGTAATGCAGTTAGAACAGGCACTTCTCGAGGAAATTCGCCTGCACAAAGAAACAATGCACAGCCTCTTGATCCAAGAGTTGCTAGTGCTGTAAACGCAGGCGCAAATCAATTTCTTCAAACAGCATCAGGTAGAATTAAAAATCCTTTTTTAAAATCATTGTTTAATTTAGGTGCTGCTGCAATGAAAAGTGAAATGCGTAAAAGCACATCTCTTAACACTCTTACTAATAGACAAAATCAAATTAGCACACAAAGACAAAACTCGTATGGTTTATCAACTAATGTAGCAAAGTCATCTTATGCAGCCAACAGTAGATCTACTACAGATGATTGGCGTGTTAAAATTAAATTACCTAATATTTCAAGTTTTCAGACTAGTCCACAACTAAATCCTTTGGTTGTTAAAACAGACGGATACATGGTATTTCCAACATTACCGCAACTTCTTGTTACACATGGAGCAAACTATGATGTAATGAGTCCAACTCATACAAATTATGGCTATCAAATCTATCAAAACAGTCAAGTTGAAGATTTGACAATTGCTTGTGAATGGCCAGTAGAAAACGAACAAGATGGATTGTATTGGATAGCAGCAACACACTTTTTAAGAAGTGTTTCTAAAATGTTTTACGGTAGTGATGCACAAAGTAATTTAGGTGCTCCGCCGCCTGTTGTTGAATTGTCAGGATATGGCGACTTTATATTTCCAAATGTTCCGATTGTAATTAAAATGTTCTCTTTAGATCTAAATGATGGTGTTGATTATATCAAAGTACCATTGTACAATAGGTCTCAATTTGATGGAACAGCAGAAACTTACGGCGCAAGTCAAGGATATGATTATAGTTACGTTCCGACACTAAGCAGATTGTCAATTGTTGCAGGTATTGCACTAAGCAGAAATGAAGTAAGTCAGTTTAACTTAGACAGTTATGTGCAAGGCGATTATATTCAAGGTAATGGGAGATTTATCTAATGCCATATGCAAACACTAGTCCATATTCACAAACAAAATATACTAGAAACGGAGCATTAGGTATATTTTCACCTAGATTTATACCCGAAACAGAAGACGATATTTTATATACAATAGAACCTGTTTATAATTATAGACCAGACTTGCTTGCTTTTGATGTGTACGAAACACCTAAACTATGGTGGGTATTTGCACAACGTAATATGGATATTTTAAAAGATCCTGTATTTGATTTTAAAACAGGAACACAAATATATTTGCCAAAAAAATCTACATTGTTATCAGTATTAGGAGTTTAGTATGGCGATGCAGCCAAATATATTAAACCAATTTAGGAGTTGCAACTATAGATGGTCTCTTGGAGTTTTAGAACCTCAAGATTACAACGAAAGTGGTTTTTTAAATTATAAACCAAACCTTATTATTAGAGATGGCGGCATCGGTCAAAAAACTGTTTTAACAGAATTAGAAAAACAATACGGACAAGTTGAATTTTTTATGGATGATGTTGAAATAGAAGGGTTGTATAATCCAAATCCTGCAACAGGTACAACAAATAATGTAACATTTCAATTTAATGTTTACGAACCATACAGTGTTGGGTTGTTTTTACAAGCACTTGCAATTGGTGCGTTGCAAGCAGGGTATGCGAATTATATTGAAGCACCGTTTTATATTTCTGTAGATTGGATCGGACATACAGATCAAGGAGAGCATGGCAAAACGGTAAGTAGTAGAGGTTATGCAATTAAATGGGTTGATATACAATTCAGTGTAGATGCAGGAGGAGCAAATTATAGTTGCACTGCTACACCTTTCAACCATTTAAATTTACTAGACCAAATTGCTAATATGCAGACTACAACAAGTATTTCTGGTACAAGTGTTGTAGAGGTTTTACAAAAAGGTGATAATAGTTTAACTTCTAGTCTAAATAGAATAGAAGAAAAGGCAGTTAGAGAAGGCAAGAAACTTGTAGGCGATAGATATACAATTGTTTTTCCAAAAAATCCTGAAGGCGGCTTAATTAATGAAGATGATATTTTTATTCCCGAAATTGATCCTGTTCTAAATGCACCTATAGGATATTTTCAAGGAGCAGTTGATCCTGCACTTGCAAGAGCACAAAAAGATTCCTTACGCAGACAATTAGACACTGTGATTTCTAATATAGATGCACTGGATGATTTATCAGGGGTTGGAGATCGTGCAATTTCAGAAGCAGCACGAGCAAATTTAGAAAAAGAAAGACAAGAGATACAATCTCGTCTTAATGGTCCTGCTACACCTACAGTAACAGATACAGGATTAGGAATACCAGGTAGGATAGAATCTTTTAGAGCAGCTGAGCAATCTGGCAATGTTCAGTATGGAGATTTCTCAGCAGCAGATGTTACACTGTTCCAAGATGCAAATTCTAATTACATCGGAAACAGTCCTATTGTAAGAACATTTGAAGATCCTGGCAACATACGTTTTGCATTTGAAAACAGTAGTTGGGATGAAACTACAAGAACAATTAGAGATGCTCAATTTACAATTGATCCGTTGACAAGAGATTTTGTATTTCCGCAAAATACAAGTATACCGATAATAATTGAAGATGTAATTTTAACTAGTGAATGGGGAAGAAGTTTAATTGAACAATATCCTGATTCTGATGGTATGATGACATGGTTTAAAATCGATGTAAAAAACAGAATACTTGATACTATTGAAATGACAAAAAGTGGTAGATCTGCTATGGAGTTTCAGTACATTGTAATTCCTTATAAAGTACATTCTAGTGTTTTTGGTGCTCCTACAATTCAAACTAATTATTCGCAAAGGGCGTTAAATTTAGACAAAGGATATTTTTATTCTTATACTGGAAGAAATACTGATATTATTGATTTTAATTTTACAATTGATAATAGTTTTCACAAACCTTGGACTAATATACAATCAGGAGAAGATAGCGATGTACCAAATGTTACAAATAATAAAGTAACTTCAAAATCAGGTACTAACATTCCTCCTAATGCAAATGCTGGAATTAGGAATGTAGTATATCCATATACATTAGATATGGCAAATTCAGGCGGCGCGAGGATAAGCACGAACACTAGAAGAATAGCAGAACTTTTTAATAATTTAATTCTTAACAGTGATACAGAAAATGTGTCATTAGAATTAACAATTTGGGGAGATCCTTACTATATGGCAGAATCTGATGCAAGTAATTTTAGATTACCTGCTGATCAATCTAGATCATATGTTGCTGGAAATGTTCAAGCACCGTTTGTTTATGAACAAGTAGATATTCTTGTGTATTTTAGAACTGGATTTGACTATAGACAAGGACAAATGGTAATAGACTCTTTACAACAGTTTACAGGTTTATATAATATTGTTACTGTTAGAAATAGTTTTTCGAAAGGCAGATTTACACAAACACTGGAATTAGTAAGACGTCCAGGACAAGACGAACAAACACTTAATTCTATTGCAAGTTTGTTTGATGAAAATCTTTCTGGAGATTTAGCAACACAATTAATTAACCAATCGATTATAAATGTAGTAGATGACTTTAATAAAATACTTGAAAGACTACCACAAGAATATTTGAAAGTTACAGGATTGGAAAGAATAGATATACAAAAAGTTGTATCTGCAAGTGTAGATAATTTGTTCCAAAGAACAGGCGGAGAATATGGTGATTTTGTAGGATTTTTTAGAGACGTAACAACAAATGCACTTGCACCTGCAATAAATGTTCTAGGAGGAAATGTTAGCGATTTAGGAAATTTCCAACTACCAAATGAAGTTGGATCTAATGCATTAAATCAACTTCGACAGAAGGTGTTAGAAAGAGGTGCAGTAGACGGATCAGAAATTGCTCAAGATATTTTTAAGGCAAAAATGGAAGCATTAGATGGAGCAATAGAAACAGCAATAAGTGGAGCATTAGACGAAGCAGCAAATCAAGTTGCACCTGTGCTAAATGATATTGTAACAGCAGGAAAAAATGCAGCACCTGATGTGTATAATACTGCAAGAAAAATGACAAGAGGATTTTTCACATAATGATAGCACCTAAACCTATAAGAACAGAACTTGGTAGAACTAGTAGAGAAGCAGCGCAACCGCATACTCCTGGTACATATCTTGCTAAAGTTGTAAGTCATTTAGATCAAAGATTTATGGGCGCTCTTAGAGTGCAAATTATTAAGACAAGATCTAGTGCTGATGACGATTCAGATCCTGGACAAGTTGTTGATGCATTTTATGCAAGTCCGTTTTTTGGTACCACACCACTTACAGGTGCAACAGGACCAAACGATTATACTCATACACAACAAAGTTACGGATTTTGGGCAGTACCGCCAGATCCTGGATCACGTGTTCTTGTAACATTTGTCGAAGGCAGACATGACTATTGTTTTTGGTTTGCATGTGTGCCAGATGAATATATGAATTTTACTGTGCCTGCAGGTAATACTGCAACTGCTGTTACAGATCCTACAATGACACCTGGTACACTACTCGGTAAAAAATTACCAGTGGGAGAGTACAATAAAAATAGAGTAGATCCGCAAGGACAAAAACAACCAACATACTATCCTAAACCTCCAAATGATAGGATAACAGATCAATTGTTTAAAGCAGGTTTATTAGATGATGATACAAGAGGACTAACAACAAGCGGTGCAAGACGTGAAGCACCTAGTAATGTATATGGAATGAACACTCCGGGCCCACTTTATAAAGGTCCTGGTGCTCCTAGAGTAGATAAAGGTGTTGCAGGTGCTACAGCATCTATGTTCTCAAGTAGGATAGGCGGCCATAGTATTGTTATGGACGACGGCGATGAAAAAATACTACGTAGAGGTCCTGCACGTGAAACACCATCTGAATATGTGCCTTTAGAACAAAACGAAGGTGGCGGTAATTATGAAATACCTGCAAATGAACTGTTTAGAATTCGTACTCGCACAGGACATCAAATTTTATTACATAACAGTGAAGATTTAATTTACATAGGAAACGCAGGAGGCACTGCATGGATTGAACTTACAGCAAATGGAAAAATTGACATTTATTCTCATGATAGTGTAAGTATACACTCTGAAAACGATTTAAATTTTGTTGCTGATAGAGACATTAATTTAACTGCCTATGAAGATATGAATATCATAGTTGGTAAAGAATTAAGAATAGATGCTGGAGATCAAATAGGACTAACAAGTGGTGCAAAAATTGCAGCAAATGCTGAAGAAGGTATTAGTTTATCTGCTGGTACGTTTTTAGCAGGATATGCACCTGATAATGTAAGTTTTATTTCCCAAAACACAGCAGACTTTTTAGCAGAATCTACAGTTAATATCGGATCAGCCGCAGGAGAAGTTGCGATTGAAGGTTGTTCTTATGTTAAAATTGCAACTGACGGTGATTTCCATACAAAAGCATTGGGAACAATTTTTATGCAAAGTGATGAATCTAGCATTAATTTGTTAGCAAAACTTTCAACAAAAATTACTGCTGATAATACTGTAGAAATTAAAAGCACAGGTGCTGCAATGAAACTTTATTCCGCAGCAACAATGAGTTTAAAAGCAGACGGAGCAAATATACAAGCAACAGGAACTAATATTCATCTTAACACAGCAGGAAGTCCTGCAGATACTGCTAGTAATGCACAAGCAGCAACACTTCCTGCTGTACCTGATCCTGCGCTGCCTGAAAGTCCTGCAAGAGCAAAACAAGCCGCAAGACAACCAATGCACGAACCTTGGTATCAGCACGAAAATCTAAATCCAACGGAATATACTCCAGAAAAAACAAGAGCAGGTCAACAGCAAATTGATACATTTGTTGATGCTGTGCCTGATACTTATTTGCCTCCACAAAATCAGCCATCGGTTGGCAGAACACAAAGTCAGCAGCGTCCACAACAAGATTTTGCAGGACCTCCTGGCGCATATACAGATCCAAATGCTAATGTACCTAGAGCACAAGGCGGAACACCAGCAGAACCTTTAACTGCTGCACCTGGGCGTATTCCTGGATTCACAGAACAAGAAACATTAATTTATCTAAATGCTCTAGGTCAAAGAGAAAGTGGAAATTCATATGACGTTGTAAACAGTATATGTTTTGCAGGAAAATACCAATTTGGACACGCTGCACTTGAAGACATGGGATATATTAGATCGGGAACATTTGCAAGAGGGTTAAGAAACTGCACTGTTATGCGTGATTCTTCATTCTGGACAGGAAGAGACGGCATTTCAAGTTTACAAGATTGGCTAGGCAGTCCAGATGTTCAAGAAGCAACAATAATTAGATACACAACACAAAATTTAAATACACTACGTAGAATTGACGCTTTGTTTGCAGGCGATAGTGTAAGTGTTATTTCAGGATTGCTAATGGCAGCACACCTTAAAGGCCCAGGAGATGTAAAAGATTGGCGAGTCGGTAATTTAGTAAATCCTGATGCATATGGAACTACAGTGCAAGCTTATTATAATTTAGGAAGGTCGACAATTTCAAATGAAACAGTATGGAGTGCATAAAAAATGTGTCAAGTTATAATACCAGCAAATGCAGTTGTGCCTCCAAGACAGTCTCCAACTGATCAAATAGCACAACAAGATAGTCAAGGTACACAAGCATTACAATGGCCACCAGGAACAATCGGCGATTTGCGAGATGGAGATCCTGTTACAGGAGTAGATGGCGGACAGGGTGGAACAGGTGGCAGTCCTCATTTTTTCAGTTATAATAATCCTAACAGAGGTGGAGTAGAACAAATTACCAATATTCCTCCAGCAGATACTCCATACGGTGCGCTTGCAAATACGCTTGTTGCCTTTAACAGACTAGACTGGACTGAAAAAGGATCTCCACCAAATCCTAATATCTATGCTTGTTATGTAACTGCTGGCAGATCAGGATATACAAGAGATTCGGGTGCAATTGATTATGCATGGTGTGCAGCATTTGTAAGTCATGTATTAGCAACCGCAGGTTTAGAAAGTTTTAACACTATGGGAAGTCAAGAATATAAGCGGTACGGACGGGCAATTGATTGGAGAGATTTGTCTAAGATTAGAAAATACGATATTGCTGTTTTAAAATCTAGAACACGTAGCGGAGGTCATGTAGGGTTTGTTTGGGCTGTAGAACCAGGAAGTTTTAAGATACAAATTGCCGGAGGCAACCAAGGCGACAATTATAAAGTTTCTAACTACTGGATTAACAATCCTGATGCAAATTTATATCTTACTGATATTCGTAGGAATTGGGACATACCTCCCAAATATGATATTGCATATCCAACAGGAGATACAGCAGTTGACACTGGCGGAATAACACAAGGGAGTGTGATATGAGTTCAATTGATAATGTTTTAACAACTTATCCTATGTCTAGTAGAGAAATCAACAGACTTATTGATAAAATTGATATGAGCACTGATATAGCAGATGACGGTTATCCTGTAGGATTGACTGATTTAGAAAAACAGCAATATGATAATATAATTGGACCTTTACAATTTTACGCTGCACAAATCGCAAGACAAGCAGAAGCAGCATTTGCTGAACAAGTAGAAGATTGGGATGCTAGAGTTGATACTAGGGTAAATGGAAGAGAGTTTATACGTAATGGATTGATGTTAAATTCTACTCCTGAAGAAGTACAAAAACTTATATCTCAAGCACTACTAGACGATTTTAATCGTCAAAAATTTGAATTAGATTTAGCGTACAGATTAGAAAGAATTTTTCCTTGGCAAAAAGAGGAAGTTACTTGGAAAAACGCAGACGCACCCATAAACTTAGGTCTAGATTGGGCTCTTGAAATGTATGACAAATACAATGCAAGATCTGATGAAGATTTTAGACGTCTTGCAATTAGACAAGCAATCAGATACTAAATATTATTATGAGTACACTAGAAAAAAATCTGTATAAAAATTTAAAGGTAAGACAAAAATCTTATCAAGTGTCTAATCCTGTAAGAAGTAAATCTTATAGAGGAGTAAGCACTACAGATCCTAACACAAAAAATTTCAACTATACAGATATTGAACTAATAAAAAGAGATATTTTAAATCATTTTCACATTAGAGTAGGTGAAAAATTAGAAAATCCTAATTTTGGTACAATTATATGGGATCTTTTATACGAGCCGTTTACACCGGATGTAGAGCAAGCAATTATTGCAAATGTAACTGAAATTGCAAATGCAGATCCTAGAGTTACATTAACAGATGTACAAGTAGATTCTTTTGAATCAGGTATACAAATACAGTTAACTTTACTATTTTTAGAGTACAATATATCTGAAGTTTTACAATACGAATTTGACCTAAATAACGAAATCTTTTAAAGTACGTGTATTATAATCCTAGATAAATATTATAAATTAATGTTAAGGAAGTGCCCATGTCTTCTATAGATAGACAAAACAGATTATTGCTTGCTGAGGATTGGACAAAGATCTATCAGAGTTTTAATAACGCAGAATTCAAATCATATGACTTTGATACATTACGTAGAACAATGATAAGTTACCTACGTAAAAATTATCCAGAAGATTTTAATGATTATATTGAAAGTTCAGAATATCTTGCAATAATTGATATGATTGCGTTTCTTGGGCAAAACCTTTCATATAGAACAGATTTAAATGCAAGAGAAAACTATTTAGAACTTGCAGAACGTAGAGAAAGTGTACTCCGTTTAGCAAGACTATTAAGTTATAATGTAACACGTAACCAAGCAGCAAACGGCTTTCTTAAAATTACAGCAGTTCAGACATCCGAAAATGTAATTGACAGTAATGGAAATAGTCTTTCAGGTAGAAGCATTTTATGGAATGATAACGTTAACAATGACTGGTTTGAACATTTTGTTAAAATATTAAATGCAGCAAACAATGTATCTAATCAATTTGGACGTCCTGTAAACAATCAAGTTATTGACGGTATTCCAACAGAGCAGTATACATTTGAAACTAATAATGGCGGTATTCCAATTTATGCGTTCAATCGTGACGTAAATGGCGAAGGTTTAGATTTTGAAGTTGTAAGCACAATTATTGACAATGGTGAATTAAAAGAAGCAACACCTAAACCTGCAGAGCCATTAAGTTACATTTATAGAGATAACGGCAGAGGACCTGGTGCATCTAGTACAGGATTCTTTATGCATTTTAGACAAGGTAGATTACAAAGAGGTGACTTTGGTGTAGACTTTCCAGTGCCTAATCAAAAAATTGACATTGATACAACAAACATTAACAATTCAGATGTTTGGCTTTTTGGATTAGATAGTTCTTCAAGAGAAACTACAGAATGGACAAAAATTGATGCTGTAGAAGGAAATAATATTGTTTACAATAGCATTTCAAAAAATATTAAAAATGTCTTCAGTGTGCTATCTAGAGCAGACGACAGAATTAGTTTAATTTTTAGTGACGGCGTTTTTGGCAATTTGCCTACCGGAACATTTAGAGTATATTATAGAACAAGTGCAAATTCAGATGTTGTTATATTGCCAACCAATATAAAAGATGTACAAGTTACTATTCCTTATATCAGTTCAACAGGTAGAACTGAAACACTTGTTCTTACATTGTCATTACAAGAAACAATTTCTAACAGTGCAAGTAGTGAAAGTACAGATAGCATTAGAAATAATGCATCTTCAACTTACTATACTCAAAACAGAATGGTAACAGGCGAAGATTACAATGTTGGTCCACTAGGTGTAAGCCAAGACATTATTAAGGTAAAATCACTAAACAGAATTGCAAGCGGTATTAGTAGAAATTATGATATTTTAGATGCTACTGGAAAATACAGTAGCACTAATCTATTTGCTACTGATGGTATTTTGTATAAAGAGTATATTGACGAAGTTACAAGCTTTGACTTTACAACACGGTCAGATATTTTACAAACAGTTTTAAACAAAATTACTCCATTGTTACAAAGTAAAAATATTAGAAACTTTTACTTAGAAAATTATAACAGACAAGATTATCGTGAATTAGGTTTAGTGTGGCACGAAGAAACAATCGATACAAACAGAACTACAGGTATGTTTGAAGATAGTAACTTAATTAGATATACAGTAGGATCATTCACTGAAGGACCGTTGCGTTTTATTGAACCTGGTGCAATGGTTAAATTTACTGCACCATCAGGTTATCATTTTATGACTAATGATGACAATAAACTTATGCTAGGTGATGCAACACATAGATATTCAACTTCATATATTTGGACAAAATGTATTAGTGTTACAAACGGTGGAAACACTGTTGATGAAACTACAGGACTAGGCGGTGTTGTTTTTAATGATGCTATACCTGACGGTGCTGTTTTAGATAGTACAATTCCTAAACTTAGCACACAATTGATTGTAGATATTCAAGGTCAAATGGTAGATCAAATTTTCTCGTACAATACTTTTGGTTTGCGGTACGATAGAGAATCTAGATCTTGGAAAGTTATTACTCAGGACAATTTAAATATCACAGGTAATTTTAGTTTAGGACAGGCCGGAGATGTAAGTAATTCACGTATTGATAGCAGTTGGTTGTTTTTGTTTGAAACTGACGGCGAAACTTATACTGTAACTTATAGAACATTGCGTTACATATTTGAAAGCGATTCAGAATTAAGATTCTATTTTGACAACAACAAAAAAATATTTGATAGTAAATCAGGTAAAATTATTAGAGATAGAGTATCAGTGCTAAACATCAACAATGATGTAAATTCTAGTACAGGAACAGAATCTTACACATTAGATTATGATTGGGAAATATCAAGTGTATATAGAGACCAAGACGGTTATATAGATAGTACTAGAGTTGAAGTTGCGTTTTTTGATAGCGACGATGATGGGGTAATTGATAATCCAGACTTGTTTACAGAAATTGTAGATTCTACAAATTATATTTTCTTAAAAGCCAAACAGCAAAATAATACAACTGTCTACAATTATGTTTCTGCAGAAAGTGAAAATATGAATGTTGTAGGGTTTAGCACAGACATTAATTTATTAACACCTAATAATCCTAAGTATTATGTAAGTGCAACAGACGAATTTTATATTTTAGACTCTGTTAATAGAACATTATCACCTTCTTATGATTATAAAGCATTTATAGGTCGTGATAGTATAAGTTTTAGATATGTACATGCAAGTGATGAAAACAGCAGGATTGATCCTAGCAGCACAAACGTAATTGATGTGTATCTAATGACACGAGCATACGATACAGCATTTAGACAATACCTAAGAAACATTGTTACAACTAAACCTTTACCATTGAGCAGTGATCAAATGGCAAGGTATTATGGCGGTGAAATTGAAAAAGTAAAATCTATAAGTGATGAAATAATTTACCATCCTGTTAAGTACAAAGTGCTATTTGGAGATAAAGCAGATATAGATTTACAAGCAGCAATTAAAGTTGTAAAATCTAAAGAACGTGTAATAAATGATAATGAATTAAAAGTTCGTATTGTGCAAGCAATGAATGAATTTTTTGCATTAGACAATTGGGACTTTGGCGAAACATTTTATTGGAGTGAATTAAGTGCATATATTATGAAGCAATTAGCACCTGATATAAACAGTATTGTAGTTGTTCCAAGACTTGCAAGTAGTTCATATGGAAGTTTACAAGAAATTAAATGTGATTCAGATGAAATATTAATAAGTGGTGCAACTGTTTCTGATATAGAAATAATTGAGGCACTAACTTCAGAAAGACTTAAAGCGTCTGGTACAGTAGTTACTCAAAGCGAATTTGTAGGAAGCGGAATACAAAGTGCAGAAGAAACTACAACAGATAATTTTATAATTGGTTCTACAGATAATACCGGAGGCTATTAATGGCATACGATAAAGAACAAAACGAAAGTGGTTTGCCTACTGATAACAACGAAAATCCAAAAGCAATTGATTTTCTGCCAAAATATTTTAGAACAGATGTAAACAAAAAGTTACTATCTAGCACCATACAGCAAATGATCAATCCAGGTGCTGTTGAAAAAATTAATGCTTTTGCAGGTAGACGTAATTCTAAAGTAAACCAAGTCAGTGATGTTTATCTTCCTGATGTAACTCCTGACAGAGAAAATTATCAATTTGAACCTAGTATTGTATACAAAGACGAATTAGATAATGTTTTGTTTTATAAAAACTATCCTGATTTTATCGGACAAATTAAAAACTTTAAAGGCCCTACAGAAAATCATAATAGTTTAAACTCGCAAGAAATGTATTCTTGGAATCCACATATTGATTGGGATAAGTTTGCTAATTTCCGTGAATACTATTGGTTACCTTTAGGTCCTTTGCCTATTCCTGTATTTGGTGAACAAAAAGAAATTGAAAGCACTATTGTTGTGTCAACAGTAGTTGACGACGATAATACTGCATTCTTGTTTAGTTCGAGGGGAGCAACAAGAAATCCTACACTAAGATTGTTTAAAGGACAAACTTATGTTTTTGAAATTAACACTCCTGGGCATCCATTTACTATTGGAATTACAAGAGATTTTACTGATACAGATCTAGGATTTAGTGTAGAGCAAGAAATTAGTAGTGAAATTTATGACAAGGATATGTTAAAATATGTTTATGACGAAGAAGGTAGACTTGTTTTAACAGAAGATGATTATATTGAGGAAGGGGTAATAAAATGGACTATACCTGACGATGTTCCAGACAGTCTTTATTACCTTAGCCAAAACGATATAAACACAAGTGGTATTATTTTAAGTTTTGCTATAGAAGAAAACACAGAAATCGATCTTGCTGAAAATGTTATTGGTAAGAAAACCTATAAAACAGGCACAGGCGTACAACTTTCAAATGGCATGAAAGTTTATTTCCAAGGTACTGTTACACCACAAGAATACAGTGAAGGTTTTTTTTACATTGAAGGTGTAGGCACAAGCATTAAATTAATTCCAGAAAATGATTTAGAAGTTCCTAGTATCTTTACAAGTGATGTAGAAATTGCATGGGATGAATATGGATTTGACGAAGTACCGTACGAAGACGCTGCAAGTTTTCCAGGTACAAAAGATTATATTACAGTTAATAGATCAAGTCATGACAGAAACCCTTGGTCACGTTATAATAGATGGTTCCATAAGGATGTAATTGAAAAAAGTTATGAAGTTAACAATACTGAAATAAATCTAGATCAAAACTTTAGAGCAAAAAGACCGATCATTGAATTTAACGCAGGACTTAAATTATTCAACCATGGTACATTTGCAAAGAAAAATGTTAATTTAGTTGATAATTTTACAAAAGATGCTTTTAGTAATGTAGAAGGAAGTCTTGGATACAACATAGACGGTGTAGATCTAACTGACGGAATGCGTGTATTATTTACAGCAGACCCTGACAGTTTTGTAAATGGTAAAATTTACGAAGTTAATTTTATTACACATAACAGCCGTAGGCAAATTAGTCTTGTTGAAACTACTGACACTATGCCTTTAGAAAATGAAACTGTACTTGCGTTAGAAGGTGAATCGCTAGGCGGCAAGATGTTTTGGTACAATGGTACACAGTGGATTCAGTCACAAGAAAAAACAGGTGTAAACCAAGCACCACTTTTTGACGTTTTTGATCATGACGGAACAATTTTAAACGATGAAATAACATATCCTGCGTCAGACTTTATTGGTAATAAAATTTTTAGTTATAAAGAAGGCACCGGATCTGATGATACAGAATTAGGATTTCCTCTAAAGTATAGAAATATTTCTAATATAGGAGATATTGTATTTTCGTTTGATTTACAAAACCAAACAGTAAGATATCAAAACGAATTGCGCGAAACACTTACAACACAAACTGATACAGGATTTTTGAAAAAGTTTTCCGATATTAGCACATTTGATTATGTAAACGGATGGACAAAAACAAATATATTAAGCAGACAGGCAGTAATACAACAGCAACTTACAGTTGATGATGAAGTTAATAATTTTCCAATTACTGTTTTTAACAAAAGCGGTACTCTAAGTGATTTAGTTGTTAAAGCTTATGTTGATGGTAAAAAAGTTTTAGATTCTAAATTTACTATAGACAATATAAACAATATAGCAACTGTAATTTTTCAAGAAGATTTAGAAGTTGGAAAAACACTTGTGTTTAGATGTTTTTCTAACACTCCAAAAAATGAAAATGGTTACTATGAAATACCTGTAAACTTAGAAAAAAATCCATTAAATGATAACTTAGTTGACTTTACGTTAGGTGAAGTAAATGATCATGTAGAATCTATTATTGAAGAAGTACAAGGCTTTGACGGCATTTATCCTGGCGTTAGTAATCTTAGAGATTTAGGAAATGTTACACATTATGGTAAGCGTTTTGTACAACACAGCGGACCATTTAATTTAGCAGCATTCCATATTACTGATAAAGAAGCAAATATTGTTAAAGCAATTAATTTTGTTAGATCAGAATACGGTAAAACAAAACGAAGACTAATTGCACTTGCTAATGAAAGCGGTATAGAAGGAACTGCAAAAGATCAATTAGATGCAGTGCTTGAAAGATTTTCTAAAGAAACTGTTTCATATAGAAATTTCTATTATGGTGACATGGTTGGTAAGAAAGCAAATACAAGCACAACACACAATATAGATAACAGTGAAGAAACATATTTTGCTATTGGTCTTACAAATTTTGATATAAACAAGTTGTCTAATCAAGCAGTATATGTTTATCTTAACGGAGTTCAACTTCTAAAAGATAGAGATTATACAATAAGCGATAACTTTGTTAATATAACAGCAACACTTGCAAAAGGCGATGTTGTAAGAGTTGATGAATTTGAAAATACAAATGGATGTTATATTCCGCCAACACCTACTAAATTAGGTTTGTTTCCTTTATATTATCCTGAAATTCAAAAAGATCATACAGTAAGACCTGCTGTAAAAACATTTGTTACACCTAGAGCCCAAACACGCTTTGTACTAGAAAATGTTAACAAAATTATCGAAGCAACTGATCTTATTGTACAAGTAGGTGATGTCAAAGCATATGCTAATGTTGATTATAATATAGAAAAAGTAAGAAATGGTTTATTTTATGTAGACTTTGTAGAACCAGTTGCAGCCAATGAAAATGTAATCATAGGATTTCCGCAAGTAGTTATTCAAGGACATGATGGAAGTTTAACAAAAGCATGGAATGATTTTAGAGATGACTTTTTGCTAGAGTATGAATATAGAGTATATAATAATATTAAATTAAAATATGATGCTAGTGTTTTAGATGTAAACAATTTTATTCCTACATTTGACAGAGATACTAAATTTACCAAAGAACAAATTGATAACAGTATACTTGGAGATTTTACAAGTTGGTTAGAAGATGCAGGAAATTTAACTTATACTGAAAATAACTTTTATGATGCAAGAGACGGATTTACATACAACTATAGTTTTATGTCAAATACAGACGGCGAGCCCTTAAAAGGATTTTGGAGAAGTGTGTATAAAACATATTATGGCACTGATCGTCCTAATACTCATCCATGGGAAATGGTAGGATTAACAATTAAGCCTACATGGTGGGATGAACAATACGGACTTGCTCCTTACACAAGTGATAATATTTTACTTTGGACAGACATGGCAGAAGGTATTGTAAGAACACCTGGCACTGTTCCACAAAAAAATAAAATGTACAAGCACTCAAAATTACTTAATGCTATTCCGGTAGATAGCAACGGTAAGTTAGTTGATCCGTATAATGCAGGACTTGCACAAAACTATAAATTTGACACAGCAAGTAATAACTTTGTGTTTGGCGACGAAGCACCTGTCGAGACTGCATGGAGAAGAAGTTCAGAGTTTCCGTTTGCATTATTAAAGGCATGGATGTTAAATCAATCTGCACAAATTTTTGGTCTAGCTTTTGATAGATCACGCATAAAAAAGAATTTATCAAATCAATACGTCTATACTGAAACAAACAAAGCAATACGTTGTGAAGATTTAGTATTCCCTAGTATTACAAGTGACGAAGATATTACTCTTACAAGTGGACTTGTAAACTTTGTTGCGAGTTACATGTCTTCCAAGTATAGTTCAAATTATAATAATTATAAGCAAAGACTAAAAGGATTAAAAAATCAACTGTCAATTAGAGTTGGCGGGTTTGCAAGTAAAGAAAAATTAAAATTAGTTTTAGATGCAAGAAGTCCTCTAAACAAAAGTAGTAATTTTGTACCAGAAGAAAATTATCAAATTTTCTTAAACACATCAAGTCCGTTGGAAACGTTTGTCTTCAGTGGCATGATAATTGAAAAAACAGCAGATAACACATATATCTTAAAAGGCTACGATGGCGATAATCCTACGTTTCCTTTTTACAGACCATTAGAAACAAATTCAGATACATCGATTACTGTAGGCGGCATTTCTGCAGATTATGTTGTATGGACTGAAGATCAACAATATACAATTGGTACAATTGTTGAGTATCAAAATAACTGGTATAGAACAACAACTACTCACAAGAGTGCTGAAACATTTGACGCAACAAAATTTGCTAAGTTGCCTACACTTCCAGTTACTGGTGGCATTAGTGCAAAAATTAGAAAAAGATATGAAACTACCGTTTCGTATATTTCTTATGGCACAATTTTAGAATCAGTGCAAGAAGTTGTTGACTTTATGCAAGGATATGAAAAGTTTTTAAAACAGCAAGGATTCAGACTAGACTATTACAATAGAGAAACAGATAGTTTAGAAGACATGACTTTATGCATACAAGAGTTTATGTTCTGGGTAACACAAAACTGGGAAGCAGGGACAATCCTTACAACTAGTCCGTGTGCAAATAGGTGTATCTTTACTGCTCCGTATTATGTTGTAGATGATATATTTGATGATTTTTACGGTTATAACCTGTTGTCGGGAAATGGTGAAAAACTAGGCAGAGATCTAAGCAACATTTATAGAGATGATACAAATACATTTGGTATTACACCTTCAAACACAAATGAAGGAATTTATTTAATTAAACTACCGCTTGTGCAAACAGAGCATGTTATTTTGTTAGATAACGCAACAGTTTTCAACGATGTAATTTACGATGTAGCGCCGGGCTACAGACAGGAAAGAATCAAACTTGTAGGTTATAGAACAGACAATTGGGAAGGTGGCTTAAACATTCCTGGATTCTTCTATGACAATGTGAAAGTTGATTTTTGGAAAACTTATGAAGATTATGCAGTAGGCGATGTTGTTAAATTTAAAGAATTCTTTTATTCGGCAAATGTAAAACACAACAGTGGAGAAGTTTTTGTTTCTGCAAACTGGAATAGATTATCAGAAGAACCTAAAGCAGAACTATATCCTAACTTTGATTACAGAGTAAATCAGTTTACTGATTTTTATGATTTAGATACTGACAATTTTGACACAGAACAACAGCGTTTAGGACAACATTTAATCGGTTATCAAAAACGTGAATACCTAAGTAATATTATTCCTGACAGTGTAAGTCAATATAAGTTCTACCAGGGATTTATACAAGAAAAAGGAACAAAAAATTCTCTTACAAAATTGTTTGATGCACTAAGCACATCGGGCGAAGAAAGTCTAAAGTTTTTTGAAGAATGGGCAATTAGAGTCGGATCTTATGGTGCATTAGATAATAAGCAAGATTTAGAGTTTAAATTAAACGAAAGTAACTATAAACTAGAACCTCAATTATTTGAATTAACAAACAACAAAACAGATGATGCAGATTTAATTTATAAAATTGCTGATTATGAAGTATATGAAAAACCCGAGGACTATGCCAATGCGCCGTTTGTAATGTCTACTGCAAAACTAAACACAAGCCGTAATAATGGTTGGGTGCGTTTACAAGATGTTAAAGGTGCTGTTACAACTTATAAAGGACTGTTAGATCTTAACATAGCAACTACATATATTGGCGATAATATTTGGATACAAAACAAAAAGAATGAATGGGATGTTGTAACTCAAGTTAAAGAAACAAATAAAATTGTAGGTTATGATATTGAAGTTGAAGGAGCATATACTGATTCTAGAGGTAACACATTAAATGTATTAAAAATTGTGTTTGACAAATATGTTGATTTTACTAAAGGTGAAATTATTGGCATTTATGGCGGCTTGTCTACTATTACAGGATATTGGGAAATTTTAGAAGTAGGTATAGATTATGTTATAGTTGACACAGGAACATTGTCAGTAACTGAAACACAAATTAACACATTCCCAGATAGTACAGAAAATGCAGTATCTAGATTTGTTACTAGAAGATTTACTGATATAGAAGAATTAAACGAAGAAGTTAAAGATTTATTCCATGTAGAAAATGATAAAGTATGGATTGAAAAGGTTGATGGCAATTGGGGATTATACGAAAACGAAGGTATCTTTACTTTACAAAAAGAAGTTTATAATCCATCGGGCGATCAAGACGGATTTGCAACTGCTTATGATGTAAATTCAAATAACACATACATTCCTATTGCAAGTTTAGGACACCCTGGAGAAGAAGGCATACTTAGACTTTTCTATCGTCCAAATGAACAATTAGAAATCAGCCTAAGACAAATAATGGAACCTGAATTAGTAAGCGATCCAGAAATTGGATTTGGCAGAACAGTTGCAATTTCAGATGATGCAACTTATATTGCTGTAGGTGCTCCTTACACAAGTAATGTAAAAACACTTTATATTGATGAATTACAACCTGATGTAATTTATTATGAAGGAGATATTGTTAGAGATAGAGGTGTTTTATGGCAAGCAAACAAAGACATTGGACTATACTATGATAGCGTAGGTGATAGTTCTACTATTACTATTAATGATGCTGATTGGGACGAAGTTAATCTAATTACAGGATTAGAACCATCGTTAGACATATTGAAAAACCGTTTAGTACCTAGTGTAGAATTTACAGATCAAATGCTGAATGTTGCATTGTCTAACCCAACAGCACCAGCAGAGTTTGAAACTTGGGCACGTAGCATTGCAGACGATGGGTTTGCATTTGGTAACATTGACAAAAGCACTTCACCACCAACAATTAGAAGTGCAGATGTTTTGCAGTTTATAAAAATTAGAGCGGGTACTGCTGCACAAGACAACGTTGACCGTTGGAAAGATATTATTTTACCTAGTTTATTAGAACAGTCTTGGTACAATGATACCTTTACTTTAGGTCATAGCGGTAGCGGTATTGAAAAACAAGGTACAGTTTATCTATACAAACAAGATGCTGATACAGGATTGTACGAAGTTGAACATATTATTTGCTCACCGTTTCCAAAGGCAAACGAACAATTTGGTACAAAGGTACAATTAAGGAAAGCAGCAAACGGTTCTCTTAAAATGTTTGTTGGTGCTCCTGGTGCAGACGGAACTGATGTTGGTAGAATTTACATGCTAGATAACGAAGGCGGTGAATGGAAATATAGTGCTGACAGAAGTTATAAAGGTGTGTACAATGATCTATTCAAATACAATGAAAATGATTTAACGTTCTATAACGGTGCATTGTATAAAGCTGTAACTAACATTGCACCTGGTACAAGTTTACCTTCTGATGCTCCTAATTTATGGATTGAACAAACAGATGTAAACACAGAATATACAGGATACGTGCCTAGACAAAACTTTATTGCAAGTGAAAACGAAGGAGATGTTACTAACCAAAGTATTAACATTGGTAAAGTTTTTGATACAAACAAATTAGGCGATGTACTGGCATTTAGTGCAAAATCTGGCAATGACGAACTTGTTAGTATCTATACTAATGTTTTTGCTAGATGGAGGCTAAGTCAAAGTATTGTAAATCAAGAAGGTATTGATTATAGTGTTGCTGTAAATGATACAGGAGATACAATAGGTATTGGAGCTCCATTATATAACACTGAAGAAATTACAGATGCAGGTAGTGTAAAATTATACACTCAAAACTCAACAGGCGATACTTGGGAATTAACTCAAACTCTTACAAGTCCATACAAAGAAAAAAACGAAGCATGGGGACTTGCAATTGATTTTTCTGCAGATAAACTATTAGTTGTAGGCAAGAATACTGACACACGTACTACTACAACATTTGACAGATATGTTGAATATAAAAAGTATGCAATAGGAAAAAATGAATTTAAAAATACAATTTACAGTAGATATGTAAATGATAACACAGGTACACAAAATACAGAAAAAACTACATTTGACGGCGGCAGGACTACCTTTGTAACAAAAGAAATTGATTCGGGAAGATTAGGTATCTACGAAAAGTTAGGTGATAAGTTTATATTTGGTGAAGATCTACCTTACTCAAGAAAAACAATAGCCAATGATTTAAGTAATATTAAATTACAAGACAACAATGTATATGTTGGATTACCTATGATTAATCCATCTGAATTTACAGATTCATCTCGTTTAGAAAATGAAGATTCTACTGCCGGTATGTTTGTAAACTTTAGAGCAGATAAGAATAAGAATAGTTGGAAAGTAATTACATCAGAAACTGGTCAAGTTGATCTAAATAAAATTGGTAGAGTATTTTTATACAGTCAAGCAACAAATGATATTATAACTAATTTAGATGTAATTGATCCTAGACAGGGAAAAATTGCAGGTGTTGCTGATCAAGAAATAAATTATAAAACACCTTATGATCCTGCAATTTATAGCAATGGTGGTGCAAAAGTTATTGTTGATCAAGCAGCAAATTGGTGTGAAGAACACGTAGGGGAAATTTGGTGGAATATTGATACAGTAAGTTGGTTTAATCCATACCAAGGTCCAATACAATATAGATCTGCAAATTGGCACAAGCAAACACAAACAAGTCTTGTTACTGTGCTAGAATGGGTAGAAAGCACGGTTCCTCCACAAGAATATATTTCACTTGCTGACACTACACAAGGATATGCACAAGGTATAAGCGGCACACCTTACTATGATGCAAACACATATAGTGTAAAAAGCAAAGTTGATTCTGTAAGCGGTCAAGCAAAACTTTACTATTACTTCTGGGTACAAAATAAACAAACTATACCTAATATTCCTAATAGAGCATTAAGTGTATTTGAAATAGCAAAATTAATTGAAGATCCATCTAGATATGGATATAGATACATTCAGTTACTTGATGACAATAAATTTAGTTTGCATAATGTAAAATCATTTATTAATGACAAAGACACTATTTTACACTTTACATTAATTGATGATGCAGAGCAAAAAACACCAATTCATAATGAATATCAATTAATGAGTTCAGGGTTAGCAACAAGCAAACCAAACGATGAAATAGAATCTAAATGGATTGATAGTTTAGTAGGTTATGATCTAAATAATGCAACAGTTCCTGATCCAAATCTATCTCCTAAAATGAAGTACGGCATATTAAACTATCCAAGACAGGGTATGTTTATCAACAGAATTGAAGCATTAAAACAAGTTGTTGAAAGAGTCAACACGGTATTTGCTAAAACACAAATTGTAGATAATTATGATATTAGTTTGCTACAGCAAAATGATCCTGTACCAAATGTTTCTGAAAACCTATACGACACAACAGTTGAAACAACTGATTTATTAAGATTTGTGGGTACTGCAAAAGTACAAACAGCTGAGTTTACACCAGTAATTGAAAACAGTAAAATTGTTTCAGTTACAATTACTAATCCGGGACGTGGATATGTTTATCCGCCTACTGTTAGAATAGAAGATACCTATGGCAAGGGTGCTGTTATCAATACCACAATAAACAACTTAGGACAAGTTACAGGAGCAACTGTAAGAAAGCAAGGTAAAAATTACAGTAATGCAACAACAATAACTGCAAGACCATTTAGTGTTCTTGTAAATTCTGATAGTGATATTGGAGGTAGATGGGCAATCTATACATATGATGCAACATCAAGTGAATGGGATAGATTAAGGTCTCAGTCATATGTAACTACAGGTTATTGGAATTATGCTGATTGGTATGCAACAGGATATAATTCACAAACACCAATTGATCAAACAGTTGATTTGGCATATGAATTATTTAGACTAGAAAACAATATTGGCGACATTGTAAAAATTAAAGAAGTTGGCACAGGCGGCTGGCTATTGTTGAAAAAAATTGATGACCAGTTAATTGAGGATTACACAATTAATTACGAAACTATTGGTCGCCAAAACGGCACTATTAAATTAAGTAACAAACTTTATAATTTCTTAGAAGCTGCTGGCGGTTTTGATACTGAAATATACGATACATCATTCTATGATAGAGAACCTATCCAAGAACTTAGAAATATTTTAAGTGCATTAAAAAATGACATCTATATAAATGATTTAGCAGTAGAGTGGAATAACTTATTCTTTGCAAGTTTAAAATATGCAATGAGCGAACAAACTGACTTAGACTGGGCGTTTAAATCTAGTTTCATTAGAGTAAAACACGTACTTGGCGATTTTGAACAAAAATTGTCTTACCAAAATGACAACTTAGAAAATTATGAAGACTACGTAAAAGAAGTTAAGCCATATCATAGTAAGATAAGAGAGTACATTAGTTCTTATGATCATGTTGAACCTACAAACAGTTTAACAACTGACTTTGATGTACCTCCTAGTTATAGTACTTCAAAAGAAATCGAAACAATTGCTGCAAAATATGATAATGGTAATGTTACAGATATTATTGAAAAGTATCAGCAATATCCTTACAAAAGTTGGGTAGACAATAACGGATATGACATCATTCAAATAGAAGTTACTAACGGAGGATCAAACTATAAAGAAACTCCTCCTGTGACTATTTTAGGAGATAGCGGAGCAACAGCAAAAGCATATTTGTCTAAAGGTAGTGTTAGCAAAATTGAAATTGTCAATATAGGTAGTAAAGTTTATGAAGCACCATTAGTAGTAATTGACGAACCAAGTCCTGGAGGAATACAGGCTAAAGCAACTGCTATTATTGGAAACCCATTAGTGCGTTCTACACACATGGTAATGAAGTTTGATAGAACAACAGGCACATACTTGATGACAAATGTAGACGAATCTGAAACGTTTACTGGCACAGGTTCTACTACTAAGTTTTCTTTAAAATGGCCAATTAATAGAAATACAAATACGTATGAAGTAACTGTAGATGGATTACCAATTTTAAAAGGTGAATATTCTGTAGACAATGAAAACGACACATCAAAAGGTTATGACAGAGAATTAGGGTATATTACATTTGAAGAAGCACCTGCGACAGGAGCAACAATTGTAATTACATATAAGCGTAATCTAAACATGCTTACAGCAGCAGATAGAATTTATCATGCTTATAACCCAACCGCAGGCATGCCTGGCAAGGACCTATCACAACTAATGGACGGTGTTGATTATGATGGCGCTGTATATGATGGTATTAGTTTTGGTACTGAACAAGGTTTTGATATCGGCGGTTTTGCAGAATACAGATTTGATACCATTGCAAATACAACAGATGATGAAATTTTTGTTTTAGATGGTAGCACAACAACATTTACACTAAGCACTCCGTTAGAAGACGGTGTGCAATACAACGTATATTGGAAGTCGATAAATGCAAAATTAAATGATGATCCAATAAGACTAGATGATCCTGACTATGATGGAATAACAGTATTAGATAACAAATATGCACTAATGTTGCCATTATCAGGTGATGGTGTTACTGATACTGTAAATATCGATTGGACAAAATGGAAAACTGTAGAAGACAGAGATTTTCTTGTTGCAGGTGACACAGTAATAATTAGAAAATCAACAAGTGACGGAAGTTTTGAACTTGCAGGAAGCACATATGACGTTGATTTATCAGGTGGTGATATTGACTATGGAGATGCACTGGGCGTAAGTCCTAGCGATATTGTTGTAGATGGTGATGGATTTGTAACTCCAACAACTTCAAAAGGACCTGAGGAACTTGTACCAGGACAATTATTAGATACACTAGACATTTCAGTATATCATAGAACAACAGACGGTACAGGAATGATTGGTTCAATAAATTATATTATTGATGAATCAACTTCAGTTTATGTGTTGCCTAGTGTTCCACATAGCAATGATGCTATTATTGTAAAACTAGATAATGAAACTATTGATAATGATAGATATGAAGTTGACTGGGATACACAAACACTTACATTTACTGATAGCACAGTGCCTTACGGAACACATTTAAACATTACAACCATTGGTACAAATGGTGCAGAAATGCTTGATACTGATTATGTAAAATTTGATGGCAGTACATATTCATACATTACAGCAGCAAAATGGTCAGATGCATTAACAGCATTTGTAACAATTAATGGCGTTGTTCAACAGCAAGGCGTAAACTTTACTGTAGAACGTAGCACTTCATCAGATGTATTTGAAAATAGAGTAAAACTTACATTTGAAGATGGAACAATGCAACCAGATGATTATATTCAATGGAGCATTTATGCAAGTAATCTAAAAACATATAGTCAAGTGTTAATCGATAACACATTTGAACCAGATGGACAAAATGATTATTATCAGTTTACAACAACTGAATTTCCTATTCCTTTCAATAGAAAGCCATTAGGACATCAAATATTAGTATTCCAAAACAAAAGATTGTTACAACCAGGATATAGTATCAAACATACTGCAACAAATTCAGTAACCTATGAAATAGAAAAATGGCAGTTCAATGATCCTACACTAATTGAAAGTGAAAACATTTTAGTTTTTGTTAATGATAGACAACTTACAAAAAATGAATTTACTTATGATACAGTAAATGCTAGAGTGTTCTTAAGTAGAAGAGATATCTTTGAAGAAGGTGATACTATTGGTATCTATGTTATTCAGTATGCAGATTACTATTTTGTTGATACAAAACTTACATGTGTACTAGATGATAGTACTGCACCTGCGTTAGACACATACTTAGAAGTAGGTAATGAACTTGTTATAGAATCAATTGGTGATAGCACAACTTATACAAGTACAATTGTTGCAGTAGAGGAAAACACTGTAACAATTAGAAGCAAACGTGATGATATATTTGCAAGTTGGGTTGCAGGTAATGATTTTGTAATTAGTGTAAATGATGGCGATAGTACACCATTGCAAATGAGTGATATCGAATACGTTTCAAGCGATTCAATGACATTTGCAACAGCACCTAGCAGCGGTGCTAACATCGAAGTTTACCAATTTAGTAATCATGATATTAATAATTTTGAAAGACAGCAATACGATGTATTAGCAACAACAACTGTAAGTGCAGGTACAGATGCGTACTTCAAACGCAACCTACTATCACAAGGGTTTGTTAATTTAAGAAGTAATATTCAAAACGTACAATATGTTTGGGTTGCAAAAAATGGCGAACTACTAAGTCCAAACGCAGATTATACGTTAAATGCAAAATACAATGCAGTAAGTTTGAATTTGCCTGTTTTAGATGGCGATAGAATTGATGTGTTAGAATTTGGTAATGATCCAGCAACACCTAGATTTGGATATAGAATATTTAGAGATATTCTAGGTAGAACACATTACAAACGATTAAATGAAGAAAATGCGTTCTCACTTAAAGATCCTTTGAACTATTACGATACACGTATTGTACTCGAAGGCGGCGCAGATAATTTATATAGACCATCCAAAGGATCGACACTACCTGGAGTAGTATGGATTGACGGCGAACGTATTGAATATTATGATATTAAGGGAACTACATTGTTGCAATTACGTAGAGGTACGTTAGGTACTGGTGTAATTGAGTATTGTGCAGCAGGTACAAGAGTGTTAGGTCAAGGCCCTAATGAAACTATTGAGTATTCAGATACAACATATGAACAAGAAATTATTGCAGACGGTAGTTCTAGTGCAACTGAATATACACTAAACTTTACACCGTCATCAGTTAATGAAATTGATGTATTCTTAGGAGGCAAGCGTTTGCGTAAAACAGGTATGCAAATGTTTAATTGGCAAACTAATCAAGACAGCACAGAAGCAGACTATACTCTTGATGCAGAGTATAGAGTAAGCGGTTCAAATATATACATTGAACCAAGAAATCCTTTAACAAATGACATTATTCCACCGTCGGACTTTGAAGGACAAAAAATTAAAATCGTTAGAAAAACAGGAAAAGTATGGAATGATACAGGTAAATCGTTGGCAAATAGCGATAATAAAATTGCAAAATTTATTAGAGCAGCCACAATCCGTTTGCCTAAATAAATACAGTATAGGTGATTATGATGAATGAAATAAATGAATTAAACGGCATACATGTAGAAGGTCATATTAAGATTTTTGACCCTAAAACTGATGAAGTTTTTATAAACCAACGTAATGCTATTCATTACGAAAATATGAGTATTGCATTGGCAGAAAGTTTGTCTAATGCAGGACAAGGGTTCATAAATGAAATGGTATTTGGCAATGGCGGAACAAGTGTTGATCCAACAGGGATTATTACATATTTGACTCCTAACACAACAGGAACAAATGCAAGTCTTTACAACCAAACCTATACTAAAGTTGTAGATGATCAAAATGTAAACAACACAGATGCCAGCAGAAACAAAACAGAAATTAGACATGTAAGTGGAACTAATTATACTGATATTTTAGTAAGTTGTTTATTAGATTACGGCGAACCAGAAGGACAAGATGCTTTCGATACTGCTAATGATACAGAACAACTATATGTGTTTGACGAACTAGGCTTGCGTAGTTATGCAAGTTCTGGCACAGGTCGTTTAATCACACACGTAATTTTCCATCCTGTACAAAAATCTTTGAACAGACTAATTCAAATTGATTATACTGTAAGGGTACAAAGTTTAAGCGGATTCAACGAGGTGTAACATGAGTGATCAATATGATGTAAGATTTACAGATTTTAGCAACAAGGGCAGTGTTACAGTCGATGCCGATGAAATAAACACAGAAACAAGTGTTAGTTTTATTGGTCGGAACAAATCAGATTATGGTTTGTCCTTAAATGAAAACTTCTTGCATTTACTTGAAAACTTTGCAAACAATGATTCTCCATCAAATCCAGTTGAAGGACAACTTTGGTATGACACAACCGCAGGAGTTGATCAATTAAAAATTTATGATGGCACTGGTTGGGTCAGTGCAGGCGGCATTAAAAAAGCCAGTTCTGCACCTGACAATAGTGCATCTACTGTAGGAGACCTTTGGGTCGATACTGTTAACCAACAGTTGTTCATTTATACAGGAAGTAATTATGTTTTAGTAGGACCGACTTACACACAAGGGTCTGCAACAGGACCACAATTTGTAAGTGTTCTGGGAACTGATAACATAGAATATCCAGTTGTAATAAATTATGTAAACAGTGTTCCTATTACAATTTATGCTGAAACAGAATTTACACCCAAAGCAACACTAGCAGGTTTTACCACAATTAAAAAAGGTATGACTGTAACTAGCAACGGCAAGTATTATGGTGTTTCAGAAAAAGCAGAAAATCTTTTAGTAAGCGGGCAAACATATGCAGGTAGTGAATTTGCAAGATTAAGTGCTGCTAATACATTTACACAGCCTGTTAGAATTTCAAACAGCAATGGATTAGTTGTCGGAGAAACAGAAACACTTGCTTTTAATATTACAGGTAGTAATTCACAGATTGTTAATAAAGCATCGGATGGTGCGATTGATTTTAGAGTCCAGTCTACTCAAACTGCAATTAGAATAAAGTCAGATGGCAATGTAGGCATTGGCACACTTGCAGCAGAAGAAAAACTTCAAGTTGAAGGCAATATTAAATCTAGCGGAAAACTATCAATTGGATCTACAAATGATAGTTCAAGCATTAGTGATTCAAATGCAAGTTTATATACACCAGGCGGCGTAGCAATTAGTAAGTCGTTGAATGTAGGTGGTAGTGCAAATATTGGAGGAAACTTAGAAGTAGGAGATATTACTCCACAGGCGCTTGGAAAAAATCTAGGCACTGCTGCTTTGCCTTACAATAATGTTTATGGTAATACATTTAGAGGCAACCTAGTAGGTAATGTTACAGGTTCACTCACAGGTAGTGTTAGCGGATCAGCAGCAAAATTAAACAGTGCAACAACGTTTAGTATAAGTGGTGATGTTTCTACATTAGCTGACTATAGTTTTGATGGTACACAAGGTGCAATTGAAATGGTAGTAGAAATTGATCCTGACTTAATTGCAGATAAAACAATTTACACTGATGATGATAAATTAAATGGCACAGAAACATTATTAATTTACAAAGAACAAAGAAACGCAAGTGATCCTGATAACAATCTTCCGTTAGGATTATACAAGACAACAGTTGATAGTGTTCTTGCAACAATACCACAATTTCAACCAGGTATGATTATGCCATATGGTGCAGGAACCGCACCAACCGGTTGGCTATTGTGTTACGGACAAGAAGTTCTAATAACTGATTATCAAGCATTATACGACATTATAGGAACAACATTTGGTACACCTAGCAGCGCACTAAAATTTAAAGTACCTGATTTAAGAGGCAGATTTCCATTGGGTTATCTTGCTGGTGAGGGTAGAACACTTTCGACAGATGAAGACAGAGTGTATGACGATGCAGCCGCAGATATTTTAGGTGCAGATGGTGGTAGCAATAGAGACTGGATTACAAAAGATCAACTTCCAGAACACGAGCATACATTGATGGGAGATGCAGGTAATCAATATTATGCTGTAAACAATCTACCTAGCGCAGGTGATGGAAATAGTGTTGCTGTTAATACATTAGGGACTAATCCAGGAAGAGGTTTACAAGGAACAGAAGGCGTTGATGGTTTAACAACTACAACAGAAACAATAGACGGTACACCACAAGACGTTGGTAACAAGTTTGATACTGTGCCTCCTTTCTTAGCAGTCAATTATATCATTTACACAGGGGCATAACATGAGTTATAAGATTAATAAAACAGATGGTACATTACTAGTAGATTTGATAGATGGGCGTATCGATCAAGATACCACTGACTTAACTCTTGTAGGACGTAACTATAAAGGTTACGGAGAAATTTTTAACGAAAATTTTGTGCAAATGTTAGAAAACTTTTCTAATAATGCTCCGCCGAGCAATCCATTAAGAGGTCAACTTTGGTACGACACAGAAGAAGGCAGATTAAAAGTTTGGACAGGAACAGAATTTAAAGCAACTGATACAACAACAGTTTCAGACACACAGCCTACACTTATTGCAGGCGATGTTTGGATTGACAGCGGACGTAAGCAAATTTATTTTTCAGATGGTACATCAGATCTTATATTAGCAGGCCCTGGGTATACAGCACAGCAAGGCGAAACAGGCTGGCGTACTGTAACTGTAATTGATAATTTTGGTATTGAAAGAATAGTCGCCTTACTAATGATTTCAGGTTCTCCTGCTGCACTTGTAAGTAAAGAAGACTTTACAGCAGCAGCAACAGATGCAAATCTAGCACTTATTCCTAATTTTGCAATTACAATCAAAGCAGGTTTTAATATTTCAACAGCATTTGCTGATTTTGAGTTTGATGGCAATGCTGCAACTACAAGTGCATTACTTGACTCAACATTACAAAGTTATACACCAGACGATTTCTTAAAACTAGATCCGCCATTAGATAGTGGCAGCGGTCAGCGTAGAAATACTAGTAATGGTGTTATTTTTGTAAATGATGATAACGGTCTTTATGTAGGAACAGATGGTGATTTAAGAACTTTTGTATCAGGAAATGAAGTATACCAAAGATTGCAAAACACTACAACCACTGCATTTAGAATGCAATACAAGTCAAGCGGTATTGACACTGACTTCTTTACCTTAGATAGATCATCTGGTAGAATTGGTTTATTTACATCATCACCTACATCCACAGTTGACATTACAGGTGATTTAAAAATATCAGGAGATTTATTAGTTGAAGGCGATGCAACTTATTTGAATGTTGCGACATTACGTGTTGAAGACAAACAAATAGAATTAGCAACTACAGACGATAGTAGTACACAAACAGATGCACAAGTTAATGAATCTGGTATTGTTGTTAAGGTAGACGATGGCGATGATAAAGAATGGATTTGGGAACTAGCAAATAATGCATGGAACACAAATAAACAAAATATAAATCTAACAAGTGGCTATGCTTATATGATAGGAAACTCAAATGTTTTAACACAAAATGAATTGGGTGCAAGTGTTGTGAGTGCTCCAGGATTAACAAGCCTTGGTACACTGTCGAGTCTACAAGTAGATTATTTGAATTTGGATAATGCAACTATTACAGCAACTACTTTCCCGCTTAACATTATAAGTGAAGGCGATATTGTTGTTGCAGGCACAGGCGGTAGTCCAAATGTAAAAATTACAGGTGTAACATCACCTGAAGTTAGTGATCCGCCAGACTATGTTGCAACCAAGGGTTATGTAGACGAACTATATAAAGATACAGATATTAAATTTTCATTAGATATTACAGGACTTTCTAATATACAAATTGCATTAGTTTTAGAAGACTTGTTCCCTGCTGTAGGTTATAACACAGGTGTGTACTGTTTTGTTCACACTGTTGATTATAGTGCAGGCGGTACTACAAGTTTTGATGTAGATGATAGTTTAACAAAAAGTTTAGTTGCAGTTGATAGTAATGGTGTTCAAAACCAATCGGTCTTACAGGACATAAGTTTTACTACACAAGTAGCAACAGTATCATTTTCACCAACAAGAGGACTAAAACGGTTTATTATTGACGGTGCCTATAACTGGATATTTGTTGACGATTTGGTATCTAGTGTGTAATTAGGTAAATACAGTGCAGAGGGAGTAAGCTCACAAATGGCATATACAATTAATAGATTTAACGGCACAGTCTTAACAAATGTTGAAGACGGCACAATTAACACTACTACAGATTTGAAGTTAGTAGGGAAGAATTATAGTGGTTACGGTGAAAGCCAAAACGAAAACTTTTTGTTTTTGTTAGAAAATTTTGCAGGTGTAAATGCACCTACAAAACCAATCAGTGGTATGATTTGGTTTGACAGTGGAACTAACAAACTTAAATTTTATAATGGAACATCATGGAAGCCAGCAGGCGGCACTGAAATAAGCACAACAGCACCAGCAGGATCATCAGAGGGAGACTTTTGGTGGGATAGCAACAACGAGCAGTTTTATGTAAGATCAGCATCTGGCAACTGGGTGTTAATTGGTCCACAAGGTGTTGGCGCAGGATTTGGTGTAACACAAACTAAAAGTCTTACACTTACAGATACTACAGGTACCATTCATGCCATTTTGGCTACCTATGTAGAAGACACTGTAATTTCAACTATCAGTCCAGATACATTTACTCCTAACACAGCAAGTGCAATTACAGGTTTCCCAACAATTTATGCAGGTATTACACTCCTAAATTCAAATTCAGGAGAAACAACAACTACACATAGATTCTATGGTACTGCAACTAATGCTGACAAACTAGGTGGATTAAGTTCTAGTGATTTTGTTAGATCAACAGGTACAACAAACTTTAGTTCTCTAGTTACATTTAGTGATATTGGATTTACATTAGGTACAGGCACAGATTTAACTTTTGAAATAGATACAGACGGTATTACACCTGTATTTAAAATGAATCAAGATAAGTTGCGTATTAAAGATAGTTCAGGCAATGTTGTAGTTTATTGGGATGCAACAGGTATGCATCCTGGTGCAAATGCAAACGGCACAATTTACAATTTAGGAAAAGGTGCTGAAAAATTTGAAAATGTATATGCAACAACTTTTAATGGTACAGCAACACAAGCAGATACTTTAAAAGTTGGAAGTGCATATAGAAGTGCAGCAACTTCTGCAACATTTGATAGTATTGCAGCAAGAGATAGTGCAGGTAACCTAACAGCCGTTGTGTTTAGTGGTACAGCAACTAAAGCAAGATATGCCGACTTAGCAGAAAAATATACTACAGGTGATATAGATTTAGAGCCAGGAACAGCAGTAGCAGTAGGTACAGATGATTGTTGCGAAGTAGTACCAGCAAAGTCAAGCGATATTTGCATTGGAGTTGTATCAACTGATCCTGCAATTATGATGAATAGTGAAGCAGATGGTCAATACATTGCACTAAAAGGTCGTGTTCCTGTAAAAGTAGAAGGTCCTGTAAAAAAAGGACAAGCAATTTATGCATGGGAAGATGGTATTTGTAAAACAGTAGCAACCACTGCACTAATAGGTGTAGCACTTGAAACTAAAGACTCAGATGATGTAGGATTAGTGGAGTGTGTGCTAAAAGTATAAATATACTAGTACTTATTAGGAGTTTCGATGGCAGTAGGATCAGTAATATCAGCAGCACGTTACAATGCAATTCAGTCTCAAGTTGAACAAGTTTTAGGTGTTGGATCCGGCCGATTTGGTTATAACAATACAGTAACTAGTGCTCCGGTTTCAAGCGGATCAGGCACAGTAAACGAAGTGCATATGTCAGCACTAAAAGCAGACTTAACAGATGCTTATGTACACCAAACTGGATCATCTCCTACACCTTTAACTAGTGTTGCTGTTGCAGATGATATTACAGATGCTGTATATTTAGAATACGAAACAATTGGAAATTACATATATCTAAATAAAGATGATTTGTATGCTTCTACTCAAGCAAGTGTAGAATCTAAAGTTTCATCATCAAGAGGTACTTCTAGTCCTTGGGGAGATATTTCATCAAGAGAAACAATTACACACGAATTTACAGCGACATTTACTGATGCAAATCATAGACGTGCATTTTTCAATGCAGGAGGTCAAGTTAGAGTTAGCACAACAGTAACAAATGCATCTGGTGCAAAAGGATCTGACTGGGCATCTATGATGTCAGCAATAGGTACAGTCGCTATGGATAGATCACAAACTACTGCATCATCGCCTGGAACATCGATTGGTAATTATGATCTTAACACAACGTATCAAACAATTTTTACTAAATCAGGTTCTGGTGTTTATGCAAGCAATAGTTATACTATTAAAGCTAAAGCAGACAGTGATACAGTTTTAAGATTTAAAGTTGAATTTTATGACGGTATTCCTGCAATTGGTGCTGGTGGCACTGATGAAGCAGTTATTGCAGATATTACATCAAGTGTTTCTCAACTAAGGGCAACGGGTTCATATGTGTCAGTACCGACTCCGACATACGCTAACGTTTCTACCTTATAAGTACAGTAGGAGTTACTAATGCCGTTTACTATTGGCCAAACAATTACTGCATCTAATTATAATACACTTCGTACAAACGTACTAGGTGTGTATCAAACTCTGTACGGACAATCACCTTATTCTAGCACAGTAACTGGTAATAGCACTCCTAATGCAGGTGATGGTGATCAAATTACAACCACTGAAATGTTGAATTTATTTTTAGATGTTCAGGCAGCATACTTGCATCAAACAGGAAGTGTTAACAGTAATATTGCAGTACCAGAAGTTGGTTTAACAGTATCAGCAGACGAATCTGAAGCAGGCGGCCATAGCGGTATGATACTTGCTGTAGGTTTAACAAATCCTGCAACTATAACAACAGACACAAACCATAATTTAAAAGATGGAGTGTTAATAACATTTAATGACGTAGAAGGTACTACTGAACTAAACGGATTAAGTTACTATGTCAAAGTTACAGGGTCAGCCGATATAGAATTGTATACAAACAGTGCGTTGACAACAGGTCTAAATGCAACAGGCTATACTACATTTAGCGGATACGGGCATTGGAATGCTCAAGCAACAGCAGTAACAGACGGCACAAAAATGGGTTACAATGATTATGAAACAGCGATTTTAGATGTTGTAAACTTTAATGGAGAAGTATCAGGTTGGCCTTTGCTTACCAACTTTACTTTAGGAACACCTACTGCAAGTGCAACAAGAACAGCAAGTTGGGGCGGTACAGGTACAGGCGGCAGCGGTCCGCCTAATAGCATTTATCATGTAGTAACAGTGACATTTACAAGTGCTGCCGCATTAGGATATTATTTCAACGCTGGCGGCCAAATAAGATTTAATGCTTCTGCGTCAGGCGGCTCTGATCCTAAAGATACAGAATGGATCGGTATGCTTAGTGCTATGGGCACAATATCATTTGACAAATATGATACTTCTGCAAGTAGCGGTACAAGTGCAGGCTTAGGCGCAGACGATCTAACAGCCTCATATCAAACTTTGCTAACTAAATCAGGAAGCGGTGCTTATGCAAATAACGAATATACACTTGAAGGACTTAAATCTGCTGGTAATGTGTTGAGATTTAGAATCAGCATGAATGACGATTACACCGGTACATTTTTTGATTACGACATAACTGCTGATTTTGATAGTTCTTGCACTTCTTTTAGACCAGACAGTAGTTTTACATATAATTCTACAACATATACAGCAGTTGATTTACCTCATCCTACAATATCAAACGCTACAGAATTGACTGCCGATTTAGCAAGTCCTCCGTCATAATTAAGTTAAATACGTACATTATTATGTAGGAGTATCCGTATGGACGATCGTCTTGAACAAGCAATAGATTCTGCCAATTTTTTAATTACATTAGAAAATACAAAACGCATATTGAAAGAGCAATATAAAGAATCTTTGGTTTGCTATCATAACAAAGGACAATTTAGTATTAGCATGGAACTTATAAGTTATTTGCAAACACTAATAGGCATGAATCAAACAGAAACTGTTCTAATTGACGATCACGATATTCCTATTCAAATCGAAAATTTAAAACTTTTTGTTTTAGAAGTAATGAATCAATTTTATAATGCAAACAACAAATATCTTATAGAGTATAACAAACTTGTTAAAAAGAGGTCAACAAAGGATATTGTAGAAGTATGAGCAAAGGTGTCCTCTTTATTGCAAGAAACAATAAAGAAATTAACTATCTTTACCAAGCAGTGTTCAATGCACACAGAGTACACAAATATTTAGGTGTACCTGTTTCGATAATTACAGATAACAAAGAATATTTAGAAACACGATTCGATAGTCATCCTTTTGAACATGTTATAGAAATTCCAAACGATCAAGATTATGGATATAGAAAATACAATGACGGAACGTATTCTAAAAGAAATTTAGAATGGAAAAACACTTCACGGGCAAAAGCATACGACCTTTCTCCTTACGAAGAAACACTATTATTAGATACAGATTATATAATTGCAAATAGTTTGTTAAAAGATTGTTTTAACCAATTACATGATTTTTTAATTTATAAGGATAGTGTTGAACTTAGTGGATGGAGAGACGTATCAGAATTTGAATTATGTAGTGACAAGACAATAGATTTTTATTGGGCAACTTGTGTATATTTTAGAAAAAGTCCTGACAACAAACGGTTCTTTGATCTGCTTCATCATATATCAGAGAATTGGGAACATTATAGAAACTTGTACCAAATTAAAAGTGCAATTTTTCGTAATGATTATGTTTTTAGTGTTGCAATACACATAATGAATGGACATTATAAAAACGGGTTTGCAAAAACTTTACCTGGTAAATTGTTTTATACAATTGATAGAGATTTGCTTATTGACATTGATGGCGATGATTTTTTATTTTGTTTAGAGAAAAAAGATAGTTTTGGTAATTACATGCCATTGAGAATGAGAGGTTCTAATGTACATGTAATGAATAAATTTAGTTTAACGAGAGCAATGTATGTCCCAGAATTCAAAGATTAATTTTACATTGTTTGCACAAAATACAGATGTTGATTATGTTCAGCAAGCATGTCTTTGCGCAATGAGTATTAAAAATTCAAATCCGAACAGTTCTATTTGTTTGGTAACAAATGATGTTGTGCCTGATAAGTATCAAAATTTATTTGATTATATAAAAGAAATACCTTGGGGAGATGCTGCACAAGGACAAGAATGGAAGATTCATAATCGCTGGAAATTATACCATGTTACTCCGTATGATAATACAATTGTATTAGATGTTGATATGCTTGTGCTAGACGACATTAGCCGTTGGTGGGAATTTTTACAAACAAAGGAATTATTTTTTACATCAAATGTAAGAACATATAGAAATGATATTGTCACAAGTAGATTTTATAGGCCAGCATTTGATAAATTTTATTTGCCAGATACTTATGTGGGATTTTATTATTTTAAAAAATCTGATCTAGCACACACTTATTTTAAATGGCTCGAACTAGCAGTTAATAATTGGGAAAAGTTTCAAGGAGATTTTGCAGGAGGCAAATACTATCAGCGTGTAGCAAGTATTGACATGCTGACTGCAATAATTATAAAAATTCTTGGAATCGAAAACGAAGTCACCTGCAAAGTTAGAGATTATCCCCATTTTACACATATGAAGTTACATTGCCAAAATTGGACTAATGTTAAAGTAGACAGTTGGCAAAAGTATGTAGGCACATATCTTACAAATGACGGTAAATTAAAAATAGGCAACTATTTCCAACAAGGTGTCTTTCATTATACAGAAGATGACTTTGTAAACGATAGAATTATAAACATATATGAAAAGCTTGTAGGAGTTTAAATGTTACAAATATCTACTAACAAATTTATTTACTTTGATGAAAATGGAGAACTTTTATCTGTTAGCAATACTAACGCAGAAGAAGGGAACTGGATTGAAGTAGACATTGATGCAGTTAAAGATATTTTAGATGCAAAGGATTCTATGACAAATTATAGTGTTGCATTTGATAGCACTACAAAAAAATATGAACTAAAGCATAAACTTATAGCAGTAGACTTCAATACTGATATATGGTATGACATTTTTGAAATACCAATTACAGAAAAAGCAGATGTAATTGTTACACAAGATTGTAAAAATAAAGAATGGTTATTTGAACTAGATCCTATGATAGTAAAAGAAACAAAATCTAAAGACTCTTTTTATAACTTTCCTATGCAATTCTCGATCACAGAGTTTAATGATCCTCATAATTTATTGCAGTTTATTAAGTTTGGCTTTAGAGATTTGATAGAAGAAAATGTAGTAAAAGTTGCGTTTGATGATAATTTTAAGGTAGACAAAACTGACATAAGTGTGTATACTATTAAAAAATTCGATACCTATTGTCGGAGAACGGTGAATGAGCAAATTTAAAATACTAGACTATGACATTATCTATCTTAGTTATGACGAACCTAATGCTGAAAAAAACTATGCAGATTTGTGTAGGAAAATTCCTTGGGCTAAACGTGTACACGGTGTAGACGGAAGTGATGCAGCACACAAGGCATGTGCAGAACTTTCAGAGACGGATAGATTTATTACTATCGATGGCGATAATATTATTGATTCTGAGTTTCTTACAAAAGAATATGATTTAGAAACACACGAAGACATGCACTGGAATCGTGATATAAAGTTTGAAGACTGTGTAGTAAGTTGGAGTGCTAGAAATACAATTAACGGACTAATGTACGGTAACGGCGGTATTAAATGCTGGCCTAAAGATAAAGTGTTAAACATGCGTACACACGAAAATGCAGATCCTAATAATGCACATGCTCAAGTTGATTTTTGTTGGGACTTAGAATATATTCAAATGAATGCGTGTTATAGCGAAATTATGAATAATGCTACTCCGCAGCAAGCATGGCGTGCTGGATTTAGAGAAGGTGTCAAAATGGCACTTGACAGAGGTATGAAACCTACTTTGAATGATTTTAAACGTAATCATTGGAAGAACTTGCATCGTTTGTATATTTGGCTAATGATAGGCGCTGATGTAGAAAATGGTAAATGGGCTATTTACGGCGCAAGAGAAGGTCTTTATAAAACAATGTGTACGGATTGGGACTTTGTAAATGTTCGTGATTTTAAATGGTTAAATGAATATTGGGCAAATGAAGTTGAATCTAAAGTATCTTTAGAAGGACTTGAAGATTCAATTGAGGAATATGGTATTAAACTAATTAACGAACTCGATTTACCTATTGCTGAAGAATGCTTAACTGCACAACAAAGTAATTTTTTCAAAACAGTATATCAAAATCCGGGTAGAACTGCTGGACAACAATTTATATGAAATCAGAAACAGATAGAATTAAAGAAGCCGCTAGTATAATGGAGGATGTAAGTCCGACATTCTGTTTGGCTAAGTGGCATCATACTACAATTTATTTACACACAGGTGATACACACAGTTGCTATCATCCGTCGCCGCATAAGATTGATTTAGAAGAAATTAAAAACAATCCTAGTGCATTGCACAATACACTTACAAAGAAAAAAGAACGTGCAAAAATGCTTGTAGGTGAAAAACCTAAAGGCTGTACCTATTGCTGGAATGTCGAAGCACTAGGAGATGATCATATTTCTGATAGAAACATTCGTAATGAAAGTATTTACAAGCCTGAGCGATTACAAGAAATTGTAGATTCGCCTTGGGATTTTGACGTAAATCCAGAATATATCGAAATTGCATTTAGTAATGAATGCAATTTTAAATGTGGATATTGTTCACCTATGGCAAGTAGTAGCTTTTATAACGAAGTCAAAAAACATGGTCCGTATGATATGGTTAAAAATCATCGATGCGATGTTGATTGGTTTCAGCCTATGGAAGAAGGATCAAATCCTTACGTAGATGCATGGTGGAAATGGTGGCCTGAAGTAAGTAAGACACTAAACATTTTACGCATTACAGGCGGTGAGCCTCTTATGCATAAAAGCACATGGCGTATATTTGACGAACTTAAAGAAAATCCACGTCCTCATATTGAACTTAACCTCAATAGTAACATGGGTTTAAGTCCACGCATTGTGTCTAAGTTTGCCGATAATGTAAAAGAACTTTTAGAAGGTAACAAAATTAAAAAGTTTAAAGTATATTCTAGTATAGATACATTTGATAATCGTGCAGAATATCTTCGCACAGGTTTAGATGTAAATCTTTGGGAAAGTAATATGAAAAACTTTTTAAATATTACTGGCTCCGATTTAACAATCATGTGTACGTTTAATATTCTTAGTGTTACAAGTTTTAATTTATTCCTACAAAAAGTTTTAGATTGGCGTAAAGAATTTTATGATCCTAAGCGTAGACGTATTAGATTTGATACACCTTATCTAAAAGAACCGTTACAATATGATATGCATATTTTACCTAAGGATGAATTTTTGCCTTACATGGATAAAATTTTACAATTTATTAATGACAATAGAGACGACAAAGACACTACGAAATTTAGTGATTTAGAATATGAACGTTTTCGTAGAGTAAGAAATTATTTTGCAAATGTTAACTATGACGAACCGAGAGTAAAAGAAGGCAGAGCAGATTTTTACAATTGGTTTAATGAATATGATGTTAGAAGAAACGTTAATTTTTTAGAAACATTTCCTGAGATGGAAGGGTTTTATAATTTATGTAAGCAAACTAAGGATGAACTAGAAGTTGTCTAATTTGTTTTGTTACGGGTGCAGTTTTACAAATTACAGTTGGCCTATGTATCCTGAATACTTGGCACAGGAGTTTGATAAAACATTTAATTGTGGATTATCTGGTTTAGGTAATTTTGCAATATATCATAGATTACTAGGCACTGTTTTAGAAAACAAAATTAAAGAAAATGATACTGTAATTGTTCAGTGGTCAGAGCCATCAAGGCATGATTACCTTGACAAAGAAGAAGAATGGTCTAATATTGGCGGCGGCTTAGCCTTAGAACTAACTGCAAAAAGATTAGATCATATTATATCTCATAGTTCGTCTTACGTTAAAACTTTGACATATATGTTTCATACAGTTAACTTACTTGAATCTTTAAAAGTTAACTGGACTTTTCTTTTTCTTACACCAGATGCAATGGCACACCTAAGTATTCAAAGAGGTAAACATATAGATTTAGCAGGACATCAAAAACGCATAGCACAAAATATGACGAACAAAGTTAACAAGTATCGTCATAAGTTTATCGAGTTACCATTAATGCATCACTTTAATCATAAAGATCCTGTGTTTATGACAAATCATGGTGGCAATTGGTGGGATGACCATCCTAGACCTAAATCAACATATAAATTTGTAAAGGAAGTTTTAGCACCAAAATTACAAATTAATACTAATAATATAACTAGTTACAACAAATATGTTTGTAACAGAATATTTGTACCTGTAAAAGAAAGAACATACAATCAAGAATTTATGATTGAAGCAATGCGTGAGTTACCTGACAATCTCAAGTATAGTTATGATATAAGTGAATTAATAAATGAAACAATTGATATGGGCATATAATTGGATTGGGCCACTAGGTCCTTTAAATAACCATAAGATACCAGATGTATATGATCTGGCTAAGCGCATTGACGACATTGATGTTAAGTTTAGCGATGCAACAATGGAGCATGATCCTGCTGTTATGGAGATAGGAAATTTTGTACCTTGCAAAATTATTCCATCTTCCGAGATAAAAGATATAGGGGATAGCAAATTTTTCTATGAAGTTATTTTAAGTCCTAACTTAAATTACATGTCTATCACAATGGATATGTTTTGCGGATTTTTACAAAGAACGCCTATTCCTGGCGAGGTTTGGGATAAAATTTACAATGGTAACGGATATCTATTTGTAAACTGTAGATATGAAAGTTTTGTTACGCATAGAGATTTTCAAACATTACATGATTATTTTAATAGTCAAGGTGTGCCCTTGAACAAAGTTATCTATGCAACAAACTGTGCAAATATACAAACTATTTACGACAAGTACTGTTTACAAGCAGGTGTAGGCGAAGATAAATTAAATGTCGAATATATGGGTTTGTATATACAAATTACAAAAGACATTTTACGTGATGAAGTTTATGAAAGTCGTGTTGACTTGGGCAAACAAGATAGATTGTTTTTAAATTTTAACAGACGTAGTCATGAACATCGTATGTTGCTGTTATTGCAAATGATTAAAAATGATATGCTAGATGACTGTCATATGAGTTTTGACAGACATGGAGGTGTTAATAGACCATTTGAACATTTTATATACGATTTTGAGAGAACTTCTTCAAAATATAATTTAGAATTTGAAAGAGAAGATTTTGAAAATTTATGGGACGATTTGCCTTTTGTGCTAGACAGTAAACATTTTGACAGATTTCCTGTAGAAGAACACTTAATGGATACTGCTGAATGGTATGATCGAACATATATTCATCTTGCAAGCGAAACAAATTTTGAAAATAATGTAATTCATTTGACAGAAAAAACAATGAAGCCAATTATATTCAAACAACCATTTATTATTGTTGGCCCTGCGTTTACACTTCAGTATCTTAAAAAATTAGGATTTAAAACTTTTGATGCTTGGTGGGACGAAAGTTATGATGAAACACTAAATGGGAAAGATAGAATGCAAGCAATTATAAAAGTATGTAAAGATATCAAGTCTTGGCCTAAACAAAAATTAAAACAGTTATATACACAAACACATGAGATACGAGAATACAATATTCAACATTTTAAAAATTTAAAACCTGTAGAACTATTAGATCTTGTTGAAAAATATGGAGCAGACATATGAGTAAGGTATTAGTATGCGGAGCCGGAGGATTCATTGGAGTTCATTTGGTAAGAAGTTTAAAAGCACAAGGACATTATGTAATTGGTGCAGATTTAGAGTATCCTGAATTTAGCGAAACCGAATGTGATGAATTTCATATTGTAGATTTGCGAGAACAAGCAGATGTACGTAAATTAATTACAGAAGACATTTATGAAATATATCAACTTGCTGCGGATATGGGAGGAGCAGGATATATTTTTACAGGCGATAATGATGCTGATATTATGCACAACTCTGCTATGATTAATCTTAACATTTTGAAAGAAATGGTTGTTAAAGGTGTAAAACGTATTTTTTATAGTTCAAGTGCTTGCATGTATCCTGAACACAATCAGATGGATCCTGATAATCCTTTGTGTAGCGAAGAAAGTGCGTATCCAGCAAATCCTGATTCTGAATATGGTTGGGAAAAATTATTCAGCGAACGCTTGTGTATGTCTTTTGAAAAGAATTATGGTATACGTGCAAGAATGTGTCGTTTTCATAATGTGTTTGGACCAGAAAGCACATGGACTGGAGGTAAAGAAAAATCTCCCGCAGCCTTATGTAGAAAAGTTGCAATGAGCGAAGACGAAACTGTAGAAATTTGGGGACCTGGCACACAAACAAGAAGTTTTCTTTATATCGATGAAGCTATTGAAGGCATTCATAGGATTATGGAAAGCGATTATAATCAGCCGTTAAATCTTGGCAGTGAACGTATGATTGCTATAAATGATTTAGCACACCTAATTGCGAGTGTTAACACTAACAAAAAACTGAGAATTAATAATGTGCCAGGACCTGTTGGTGTTAATGGCAGAAACAGTCATAATAAACTTATTAAGGAAACCATTGGTTGGGCACCGCAAGACAATTTAGAATATGGCTTGCAACAAACTTATCAATGGATACTACAACAAATTGAGAAACAAGAAAATTGAAACTTGCTGCATACTATCATGATAAAATAGGAAATATGCACGGTGTACAGCCGTACATTTTTGATACGTGGTTATATTCTCGAACACTGAAAAAAGCAGGTTTTGGTATAAAACAAATTAAAGATGGGTGGAACTGGCCTGGAATATATTTTGTAAGTGTTGCAGGTCATTCTAATGATTGGGGAACACATGACAATCATGTGTTAAACAATTTGCCCAGCGAAGTTGCTAATGCAGTTCGTAGAGGAAAAATTAAAATTGTAATTGATAATTCGTCTGAAGGTATGAATATGATATTTCCTGGATGTGATGGGTTTTATAATATGCACGAAATAATGGAAGAAAATGATTTTCATAAAAATAGTGTTATACTTATGGACGGCAATGCAGATTTCTCTACAAATTATTTAACATGGTGTAACAGAAATTGGGATATACCGTTGTTTGCACATGTTCATAGTTTTACGCATACCTTTTATTTCGATAATAGAATACCACAAAGCGCACTAGTTATAAATGCTATTAAAAATAAAGATTCCAAAGATTTCCTTAGCATGAATAGAAATACAAGACCATCAAGGCTGGAGCATTTATTTTGGTTGTTAGATACAGGTTATGTAAGCAAGGGACTTGTAAGTGGAAGTTTACCGCAAAAAGAACAAGTAGGTGCGCCTAGTAGAATTACACTACAGGATGACAATTTATGGAATAAAACCTTGCTCAAAGGTTTGCCTTTAGACATAGATGGCGTAGATTGTAAAAGTGACCCTGACAAAGATGCCACTATTTTTAATCATGCCCTTTATGAAAATAGTTTGCTCAGTGTGGTTACAGAAACTGCATTTGCAGAAGAAGGGATGTTTATTACAGAAAAAGTAATGAAACCCATTGCAGCAGGACATCCTTTTATGATATTAGGACAATTTAGAGTCTTAAAATATCTAAGAAGTTTAGGTTATAAAACTGACTTTGAAGGCATAGATCAAAGTTACGATGAGATTTTAAATCCTAACGAAAGATTCCAAGCATTTCATAAAAGTTTAGAAAATTGGATTAAATTGACAAGAGCACAAAAAGAAGATATAATTATGGAAAATCTAAATAAGATTACATATAATCAAAATTTATTTAGATCTACAAATTATAATAGAGATACTGGATTGCGACTCATGACAACTGTTCAAAATCTTTTTAACAATAAATATACTATCAATGAAAAAAATTAGTTTTGTAAATCCGAATTTCCAGCAAGGACCTAAAGAGTTTAACGCTTATTACTTACCGTATAGTGTTGGCATACTTTGGTCTTATGTAAACCAGTTTGAATCTATTAATACCCAATATGAACTTGATGAGTTTGTATGGCGAAGAGATCCTATTGCTGAAACAGTTGAACTTTTAAAAGATAACACAGTAGTAGGCTTTTCTACATACATATGGAACAAGCAATACAATAATGTTTTAGCCAGAGAATTAAAAAAAGCAAATCCAAATATTGTAATTTTATTTGGCGGACCTGAGCCGCCTATCGAAGACCCAAACTTTTTTGAACGTTTTCCTTATATTGATGTTTGTGTAAAACAGGAAGGAGAAAGAAGTTTTAGAAAAATTCTTGAAGCATTAGACGATAGAGATTCTTGGTTAGATGTAAAAGGTTTAATTGTAAATGTAGATGGTGAAACTGTAGACACAGGTGCTCAACCAAGAATTAACGAATTAGATGAGATACCTAGTCCTTATCTAACTGGTGTGTTTGATAAACTTATGGTAAAGCATCCTGAAGTGACATGGAATGCTACACTGGAAACAAATCGAGGTTGTCCGTATGCTTGTACTTTTTGTGACTGGGGCAGTTTAACATATAATAAAGTTAAAAAGTTTAATTTAGAACGTGTGTTTGATGAATTAGAATGGATCGGTAAAACAGGTTGCGACTTTGTAAGTTTAACGGATGCAAACTTTGGTATTTTTGCAGAACGTGATAGTATGATTGCAGATAAACTTATTCAAGTGCAAAAAACATACGATAACCCAAAAGCATATACTATTGCTTGGGCTAAAAATCAAAAGAAAGAAGTTGTAGATATTGTTAGAAAACTTATCTATGATGGCGGTGCAAAAATTGGATTGAATTTATCTGTACAGTCAATGGATGAAAATGTTTTAGAAATTATCAAACGTAAAAATCTTGAAATGAATAAAATTGAACAAGTGTTTGATATGTGCGAAGAAAATAATATTCCGTTATATACAGAGTTAATTTTAGGGTTACCCGGAGAAACATTAGAAACATGGAAAGATAATTTTTATAGTCTATACAAAGCTGGTAACCATACAGGCGTTACAGTATATCAAGCACAGTTGCTTGAAAATGCAGAAATGAATCTTGTGCAAAAACAAGAATTCAAAATTGAAGGTAGAAAAGTTACTGACTATCTTGTTGGCGCTTATAACGAAGATGAACTTAAAGAAGGTATAGATATTGTTGTATCTACAAAAGACTTATCTTATGAAAAGATGCTAGATGCACAAGTGTTTAGTTGGTTTCAAAATACTTTCCATATCAACGGTATCACAAATTATATCAGTCGATTTTTATACAACTTTAGCAACATAGAATATAGTGAATTTTACGAAAAATTATTTGACCATATAAGCCGAGATCCTTGGTTAAAAAGCGAAATTGATCGCATAAGAAAATACTATATTAACTGGGGTACTAACGGTAGAATTGATCACCCTAAAATTCAAGGTATTGAAATACACGGATGGAATCTTATCCACAGCACTATTATTAATTTACACAGTGAAGATAAAGCATCACATGTGTTTAGTGTTGTAAAAGATTTTATGCAAAAAGAATACGCACATTTTCCACAAGATGTAATGGACCAACTTATGGACTTCCAATCTAGTTACCTTATCGATTACAACAAAATTAAATCTTACCCGCTCACAAAAGATTACGATTACGATTTTCTCGGATACATACATAGTGGGGAAGAATTGAATAATAAGAGTACTTTATTTTTTGATTTTCCTGAAAACCAAGATATGAGTTTACAACAATTTTGTGAACAGATATTTTTTGCAAGAAGAAGGAATTTTGGTAAAGCATGGGTGACCAAGAAAAAGTTGCACACATTTACGCATGGCAATATGGAAATGCAGAACTAGAAAATAAAATCTGTTCACGTGTATGGGATCATATTTATTTTTGGTGGTATCATGAATTTGAAATTGATCTTTCCCAAAAATCTGTAAAACACATAAACAAAAACAATATAAAATATACTGTTGTAACTTGCATTAACGATTTACCTTTACTTCAAAAAAGACTACGAGTAATAGGCTTACGGCCACATGGCAGAGCAGATATTTGGCCTGAGTTCTTCATTGTAAGAGCACATCAAGAACTGTTGAATAACAACTTCTTGTATGATGATTTAATATTACAAGACAAACATACTTGGGATATATGGAAGCATCCTTTCTTATCGATGAATGGTAGAGAGCGTCATCATAGAGATGTTTTCATTGATGTTCTTGCTAGAGAAAATTTAATAGATAAAGGATTAATAACATACCATCAGACTCATCGGAATGATGATCCTACTCAGTATTTTAAGTATCATGATGGTAGTAGATTGACTACAAATGATAGGTTTACTGAAAAATTATGTAGTTTTGATTTTAATGATGACTTTATCTATAGTTTCCTACATATTCCTACCGAAAGTTATACAGAAGGTATGACAATAACAGAAAAGACAGCCACACCTATGTTATGTAAACTTCCGTTCTTAACTGTCGGTAGTAGATATTTCCATTCTAAATTAATGGAAATGGGTTTCGAAATATATGATGAAGTTTTTGACTATAGTTTTGACAATTTAAAAACTGACGAAGAACGTATCGAAGGTATAGTTAAAAATATAAAATATGTTGTAGATAACAAACATAATTTGCAAGGTATGTATGACACACTAAAGCCTAAATTACAAAAAAATGTAGAACACATATTTGACAAATACATATCAAAGTTTGAACACGTGCCTTCCACTGTGCAAAATAGGATTTTGGAAATTACTGCACCAGGAGGTGTAATGGAAGGCGATGAAGGAGAACTTTTAACTTTAGCAAAAAGGTTTACTGATAGAAAAATCAAAGCCAAAGGTCTAAAAGAAAGAAGAGATTATCTTTGGTATAATTATTGGTGTTCACATGAAAATGGAGATGGTTTTAATTTTAGACAAATTTTAAAAGATCTTAAAACTGTAAAAACTGATAAAGTTGTAATAGATGGTAGCGCAGAATGGGAACCATGGTTTGATCCAGAATATGTAGAATATGTGAATGCTAATCCTAATATAGAAACTATTGTGATTAGTGGTTGTGCAAAAAATTCTTATTATGAAAATAAATTAAAAACAAGCGGCATAAACAGAATTAGAAGTTTACACTGGTCGACTTTCTTTTTCCATTATTCTACAAAAACAATTCTTGATGCATACGAGGATTATAACACACCAAAAGATGTTAGAGAATATTGGAATATAGATGACACAACAACAAAATGGCCTTGGATTTGTTTGCAAAACAGAGCACATTTACATCGTTGTCATTTAATTGATAATATTAAAAAATATAATTTACAAGATGCAGGTTATGTAACATGGATCGATGGCGGCAAAGAAAGACCAGACTTTCCATACAAATACCATGATGGTAAACAAATGACGCTAGAAAATGATACTTTTAGTCTTGATATGGATTCATACAAATTACCTGAAGAATATTGGCATACACTATGTGATTTTGTATCTGAAGCATGTTGGGAAACTATATTTGTTACTGAAAAAACAATATATCCTTTGTTAAGTAAAAAATTATTTTTGGTATGCGGAGCACAAGGATTTCACGAACATTTAGATAAACTTGGGTTTGTTAGATATGATGAAATATTCGACTACAGTTTTGATAAAGAAACAGACTTAGCAAAACGTGTAGCAATGTATACTGAAGAAATGAGAAAGTACAGTGAAAATACTTTTTCTACTATTAAGACACACATACAAGAATACAATGAGTTGTATCATAAAATTGAATATAACCACAAGCGTGTGTTTGAAATCTTAAAAAGAGATCCTTACATGCCTAAAGCAGTAAAATATCAATGGTCAAGAATTGATACTGAAATACAAGATCAAGCATTGCCGCCGTGGCAAAAGTTATATTTAGAACTTAAAAAACAAGTGATACGTGCGAGAAAAGAATTATGAAAAAAGTAGCAATGATAGGATGCGGCAAATTAGGACAAGATTGTGCCGAAGTAATGGCAACACATTATGATGTTGTAGGTTATGATGTTGCAAAGCGGACACCGCGAAACTTTTCTATGTGTCAAACTATAAAAGACGCAGTTACAGATACAAATATAATTTTTGTTGCAGTGCCCACACCACACGAAGCACAATATGGAGGCGAGACTCCTACTAGTCATTTGCCTAATAAAGATTTTGACTATAGTATTGTTGAATCTGTGTTACGTAAAATTAACAAGCATGTAAACAAATCACAGTTAGTTGTGCTTATTAGTACAGTTCTTCCTGGTACAACTAGAAATAGATTTATCAAACTAATAAAAAATGCACGTTTTGTTTACAATCCTTACTTAATAGCAATGGGTACAATTAAATGGGACATGGTAAATCCTGAAATGGTTATTATTGGCACTGAAGACGGTAGCACTACAGATGATGCAAAAGAGTTGATCGACTTTTATAAGCCTATAATGCAAAACAATCCTAGATATGAAATAGGCACATGGGATGAAGCAGAAGCTATAAAAATATTTTACAATACGTTTATCAGTACTAAACTAAGTTTAGTTAATATGATACAAGATGTTGCTGAAACAAGTGGTAATATTAATGTTGATGTTGTTACAGAAGCCCTTGCAAAAAGCACATACCGAATTATGGGGCCAGGCTATATGCAAGCAGGTATGGGAGACGGAGGCGCATGTCATCCTAGAGATAATATTGCTTTACGATATCTAGCACAACGGTTAGACTTAGGTTATGATTTGTTTGATAGTATTATGACTGCAAGAGAAGTACAAGCCAAAAGAATGGCACAGAGATTGATTAGAGAAGGTAATGATATTTGTATTGTAGGAAAAGCCTATAAGCCAGGAGTTTATTACACTATAGGCAGTAGTAGTATGCTAGTAGGACATTATGTAGAAGAATTAGGAGGGTCTCTAACTTATTATGACATCAACACAGGAGATACGGTATTTCCTAAAGCAGATGTATATCTAATAGGTTATTGGGAACAGTATGTAGAAGAAATTGAATGGCCGCTTGGGTCTACAGTAGTAGATCCTTGGAGGAAACTTAGAGATTCAAACGAATTCAAAGTTGTACATTACGGTAACACACGGAGTTAAATATTGCATGGAACTAGTAACACATCTTAAAACAACATATCCAAACATTAAAAAATTAAATTATGAATTTGTAGGAACACCGCCATATCCTATGATTACATTAGACAATTTTTTGCCAGAATCAATGGCAAAAGCAATGGAACTTGAGTGCGAAAGCATACCAGAATTCCATTGGAAAGAATTTACCCGTCGCGATAGTTATATGCGTGAACTTACAAATTTAGAGGTAGCACCTGTAGCACAAAATTTTACAAATCAAATGCACAGTCAAGCAGGTATGCAATGGTTGATTAAACTTACTGGTATTAAGGATCTTATTCCTGATCCTTATATTGTAGGTGCAGGTTATAGTAGAAGTTATCCAGGATGTAAATTATCAATCCATACAGATTTTAACTGGAATGATACAATTAAAGTACATCGTATGCTGAGTATGATAATTTATCTAGGATCGGATTGGGAAGAAGAATGGGGCGGCCATTTACATTTCAATGACTTCAACAATAAAGGTCCTGTACAAAAAGTTGCACCAATGTTTAATAGAGCAATTATTTGGAGACACCATGAAAGAGGGTTCCATGGGTTTCCTGATGCACTAGCATGTCCTGAAGGGCGTACAAGAAATGCATTTAGATTGTTCTTTTACGTAAGCAATGCAAAACACGATGATGAGAATTTACCTCATCGTAGTTTGTATTGGTTTGATGAAGAAACAGGCGAACCCTATGATATTACAACTGAAAGATAGAACTGTAGAGTTAAACGATCCTTGGGATGCAGTCACAGTATTTGAAGATAGACTAGCAGAATATGCTGGATCTAAATATGCAGTATGTGTTGATAGTTGTAGTAATTCAATGTTTCTTTGTATGAAATACTTAGGCGTAACAGGTCAAACAATTACATTGCCTGCACATACATATTCAAGCACACCAATGCAGTGTATTCACGCAGGTAATAAAATTAAATTTATTGATAAAGAATGGAGTGGTGATTATTTTTTAGATCCTACTCCTATTGTTGACGGAGCAACTAGATTCCGTAAAGGAATGTATATACCTGAGTCATATTATTGTGTAAGTTTTCATCATAGAAAAACACTTAAATTAGGTAAAGGTGGAGTAATACTAACAGATGACATAGACTTTGTAGAATGGTGCCGTCCTATGATTTATGATGGGCGCCACAAATATGTTAGACATGAAGATGACGATTATAGTTGTATAGGCTATCATATGTATATGACTCCAGAAGAAGCCATAAGAGGTATTACACTCTTTGAAGAATTAGGACCAGATAATCCTGATACAGGTTCTAGTACAACATACAAAGATTTACGAAAACAGAAAGTATTTGACGAGTATAGAGATGAGTAAAATAAACGCAAACACAGAATGGGGCACACTTAAAGAAGTAATTTTAGGTAATGCAGAGTGGGCTCAAGTTCCTAGGATCAAAAACAAAGATATACATTGTGTTGACTATGCTAACATAGATGATTTATCCGACATGCCGGGCGGGCAATATCCAGAAGATGTTATTAACGAAACTATAGAAGACTTAAACGTGTTTCAAAAACAACTTGAAGACATTGGTGTAAAAGTCATGCGTCCTACAAAGTTTAATCATGGAGTTACACACATGTCTCCTGATTGGTCTACTGATGCATACTATAGTTATTGTCCACGTGATAGTGTGCTTACTATTGGTGATATGCTTATCGAAACTCCTATGCCTCTTAGAAGTAGATATTTTGAAACATTTGGTATGAGAAGTATTTTCAAAGAGTATTTTGTAAACGGCAGTAGATGGATTGCAGCACCTAAGCCTAGATTACCAGATAAACTTTATGATAGATCAGATCTAAATGCTCCTACACTTACTGAATATGAACCAGCATTTGATGCTGCTAACTGTGTAAAGATAGGTAAAGATATATTATATCTTGTTTCAAACAGCGGAAACAAAATGGGCGCACGGTGGCTACAAAGTACACTTGGTGAAAAGTATACAGTGCATATGTTAGAAAACGTGTATGCATATGTACATTTAGATACTAGTATTATGCCATTGGCACCTGGTAAAGTATTATTAAATTCTGAAAGAGTAAAAGAAGAACAACTACCTGACATATTCAACAAGTGGGAAAAAATATGGGCACCTGAACCACATGAAACACAGGTTATGCATGATTGGGCACCTGCAAGTCCTTGGCTAGGAATGAATATTTTAAGTTTAAGTGAATCTTTAGTTGCCGTTGAAGAAAATCAACATAGTTTAACAAAAACTTTAGAAAATTCAGGCTTTGATGTTATGCACGTAAAGATGAGACATTGTCGAACACTAAGCGGCGGCCCCCATTGTGTTACACTTGATACAGTTAGAGAGGATGAATATGCAGACTATCGATAAAGCAATTATTGGCTTAGGTTGTAGTTGGACACAGGGCGAAGGCGGCTATACAGAAGAAACATGGAAGAAACACAACGGAAAGATGAATTTTCCTATGGATCAAAGCACAGACCTTATTCCTATGGAATGGGAAAACAGTTGGGTTAATGTATTAGCAAGGGATCATTTTACGGATTATACAGCAGTTAATTTAGGTCAGCGAGGTATAGGTAACAGAGCAGCAGCAAGGTGTTTGTACTTGACAGATATAGATTGGGATGCAATGGAAGATTGCATTATTGTGTTTATGCTAAGTGGATACGAACGTTTTGATTTTTTTAGACAAGACATGCATTTTGACGAAGAGCCGCATTTTACAAGACACAGAGAACACCCTTATAAACGTGCTCATCATTATAACTTTAATACTGTATGGCCTAATGATAGTGACAAGTTTTGGAAAGCATATACAAGAACTTGTTGGAGCGAAACATGTGCAAGTATGGAAACTCTATGTAGTATTTTAGAAGTGCAAAATTTTTGTAAGGCCTATGGATTTAAATTTGTTCTTGCAAATGCATTTGATTATAGAGGAAAACATGATTTAGAAACAAGAACAGGCGGTTTGCACGATCAAATAGATTGGACAAAGTATATACACGATTATAGACATTATGATCAATTTGTAGATTTGCTAGTAGAAGCAGATGATTGGTTACAAGGTGAACATGAAAGATCACAATGGTGGGATAGATATCATAATTTAGATTATCCTAAACAGTTTCTAACAAATGATATTCATCCAAATATCAATGGCTACAAGTTAATGGCAAAAGAACTTGCAGAATTTATTACAGAAACATATGGCTTGACAACTGCAAAAAATCCTGTATAATTTATAAAAAGGATTTCGTATGAGCGATTATAATCAGTCTGCAGATATTGCAGAAAAGCAGTTAAAGAATATCAGCAAGACAATGTGTTATGCAAAATGGACACAGGTTTCTATGCATCTTACAAATGGTAAAACGCATAGTTGCTATCATCCGCCATTGCATGATATGGATGTTGATGCTGTAAAAGCAAATCCTAAAGCCTTACATAATACTGCACAAAAGAAAGAAGAACGTGCAATGATGCTCAAAGGCGAGCGTCCTGCAGGTTGTGCATATTGCTGGAAGATTGAAGACGTAGGAGGTCGCAGTGATAGAATATACCGTTCCGGAGAGTATTGGGCACAGAATAGTAGAAGTGATATTATTGATGCACTAGATACAGGTGACGTAGATCCACGTTATATGGAAGTTAATTTTAACCAAGCATGTAATTTTTCTTGTATGTATTGTTCTCCACATTTAAGCACAACATGGGAAGAAAAAATCAAAGAACATGGCGAATTTAAAATACTAGATGCAGAGGGCAAGGAAACAGGACATAACAATCTAGAGTATTTGCAAGAAAAAGGACTTATGCCTTTGAAAGTACGGCAAAGCGAAAATCCTTATCTTGAAGCTTTTTGGAAATGGTGGCCTAGTTTATATAACAAACTAGAAGTATTTCGTATTACAGGCGGCGAGCCGTTAATGGACATCAACACATTTCGTGTACTTGAATATATCTATGAAAATCCAAACACATGGCTTGAATTAAGTATTACAACAAACATGTGTCCTCCTAAAGAAGAACTTATGGATAGATTCTTATCTAAAGTAAAAAAACTTGAAGAGATACAAATTTGGGAAGATAAAAATCGTTGGAATCCAGGTAGCGGAAACAACTGGTATGTTAACATGGCATTGAAAAACTTTGCGTTGTTTATTTCAGTTGACAGCGTAGGCTCACAAGCAGAATACATACGTGGCGGATTAAAGTGGGATACAATGACACGTAATACTATGCGTTTTCTAACAGAAACAAAAAATACAACTGTTACATTTATTAATACTTTTAATGCTTTGTCTGTGCCAAAAGTAAAAGACTATTTAGAATACGTGTTAAAATTAAGACAGCGTTTTAGTGCAAGTAATCAAGGTGTGCAATATATTCCTATACACGACCCTTACACTAAACACGATGATTATGAAATACATCCTCGTCAGCGTATTTGGTTTGATATACCTCTAATTAGATATCCTGACTGGCAAACTATTCAAATTTTAACACCAGACTTTGACAAGTATCTTGAAGAAGCAATTGACTTTATGAAACAAAATAGCAATGTAAGCGATTTTGCAGGATTCTATGATTTTGAAATTGCAAAACTAGAACGCAATCTTGCTATAATGCGTGAACGTGTTGACATTAATCAAAACAAAATAGAATTAGATAGAAAAAACTTTGCAAGGTTTTTTGATCAGTATGACGAAAGGAACTTCTTAAAATTTGTAGAAGTGTTTCCTGAAATGGAAGATTTCTACAAGTTATGTAAAACTCTATAATGTATGACATCTTTTTTATTGGTGTAAAAAATGACACTTATGAATATCTAAAAGCAAATTTTGTTACAGCAAAATATGCACCTAATTTTTTAACTGCCCAAAGTCAATCCTTAACAGACTTTTTTTGGGTAGTTCCTGATGATGTAAGTATAGTAGAAAATTTTACATTTGACTATGAGCCTGATGATTGGAGCAAGAATTACAACCATGTGTTTCTTAATGACACCAAATATGACGGTGTGTGTTTGATTCCTAAAGATAATGAAATTACTCTAGACGAAATTGAAAAAAGATGTTATAATAAACAAAAACAAGTAGAATTACAAGTTAGCGTACCAAAACCGTATGATAAGTTTTATATTGAAACATACGATGATTATAAAGACGCACTGGAGTCGTCAAACACTGCAATGTTTTGGGCATTGTCATACAACTTAGAATTAAAGGAAGACTTTGACTTTGATTTACATTTTGCACATGATAACATATATGACAAAGAAACAAATCATGTGTTCGTTCACGAAGTAAATGGACAAAAGTTATACAATGGAGTAGCACTGTTGACAAAAGCAAGAATTTTAACAAAAAAAGAAATTGAACATCGTTTTATTGTAAACAGAAAAGAATGGAACATTGTAGCAAGTGGACCTGTAAAATATAATAAATTTGTAATTGATAGTTGGGAAGACTATCAATATGCACTTGAAAATTCAAATACAGAAATGTTTTGGGGAACAAGTGTTAATATCGATACAAGCGGGTTTGCATTTGATACTTATTTTACACATGACAATGAATATGATAGAAAAACAAATCATGCATTTATACATCGTGTAGATGATAATGATTTATACAATGGTGTATTTTTATTTTCAAAACATGCACCAGTATCGCAAAGAGAAATTGAGCATAGATTTATTGTAAATCACAAACCATGGGATGTAGTGGCAAGTAAACCTATACAATATGATAAGTTTCCTATAGACAGTTATCAAGACTATGTAACAGCATTAAATTCAAGCACAACAGAAATGTTTTGGGGTATTCCTAAAGATGTAGACGTTGCTGATGATTTTAAATTTGATCTATACTTTGAACATTCTAATACATATGACCGCAGTGTTAATCATGCATTTTTAAATAATGATACATATGACGGCATTATGCTTTTTAGTAAGCAGTCGCCGGTATCACAACGTGAAGTTGATTATAGATTCTATGCAAACAAAAAAGAATGGGACATTGTAGCAAGTACACCTAAACCGTTTGATGTGTTTAATATTGATACGTATGAACAATATCTACAAGCCTTAGACAATACAACAACAGAATTATTCTGGTTTAGTACAAATAATATTGCACTTGATGAAAAGTTTGTTAATAGTTTTTATATCAGTCATCATGAGCAAATTGATAGAAAACAAAATCATAGTTTTGTACATAAAGTAGAAGATAAAGACTTGCGTACTGGTGCATATCTATGTAGTATCCATAAACCTGTAAGTAAAAAAGAAATAGAACACAGGCATCTAGTAGAGCGTAAAGAATGGAATAATGTTGCTAGTGGACCTGCACAATACGATAGATTTAATGTTGAGTCTTGGGAAGATTATTTACGTGCAGTTAAGATGAGTAAAACTGAATTATTTTATGCAGATGATCCTAATATTGATACAAGCAAGTTTAGATTTAATATGTATTTTGATCATGCAAACACATATGACAGAAAACAAAACCATGCATTTGTACACAAAGATGGCTCTGAAACAGGTTACAATGGATTGTTTTTGTTGTCTAAACAATCTCCTATTACCAAAAAAGAAATTGAACACAGATTTGTTGTTAATCACAAGCCTTGGAATATTATGGCAAGTGAATACAAAATTTATGATGTTGTGTTTATTTCATATCAAGAACCTAATGCAGACGAAAATTATGAACTACTGCTAGAACGTGTACCAAATGCAAAACGTGTACATGGAGTAAAAGGTATTCACCAAGCACATATCGAAGCAGCAAAACTTTGCGAAACTGAAATGTTTTGGATTGTTGACGGTGACGCACAAATTGTAGATGATTTTAGTTTTGAATATCGTGTTCCACGTTGGGACAGAGACATGGTGCATGTATGGCGTACACAAAACCCAATTAATGATCTAGTATATGGTTATGGCGGACTAAAACTGTTTCCAAGAATGTTAACTATTAATATGGATACAAGTAAGCCTGACATGACAACAAGTATTACAAACAAATTCAAGGCTGTCCAACAAATATCAAACTTAACTTGTTTTAATACAGGACCTTTTGAAACATGGAAGTCAGCATTTAGAGAATGCTGTAAACTTTCATCAGGTGTTATTGACAGACAAAAAGACTTAGAAACACAAGAGCGTTTGGATATTTGGTGTACAAAAGGTGTAGATAAACCATATGGTGAATATGCTATAGCAGGTGCAAAAGCAGGCGCAGCATATGGTAAAGAAAATGCAACTAATATTGCTGCACTAAAACTTATTAATGACTTTGATTGGCTAAAGGATAAGTTCAATGCAGACACATGAGTTACTTGATAGATTTGAATTGATGTATCCTAGAGATACTAGATTAAGTGATTTACGTAGAGCATATATTGACAAAGATATGAGTAGTATCTTTAGACTACTTCCTACTGTTATACGTGGAAGTACAGATGATTTGCGTAAAGTAATGATGGAAAATAATTTACACAGTTTGTTTAGACTTGCAGAAGATGAAGAATTGCGTAAGTTATTATTAGAAAACAATACATATAAACTTTGGCCAGTATTGAAAAGATTTAAAGATACAAGATTTATTGATGCGTTTAAAAATCTACAAATAAACAATATTGAATACGATACAGATTGTTTTAGTAGAGGACAACTTGAAAGTAAACTTTGGTTAGTACAAGAATTACAAAGACAAAAAATTGATTTAGGCACAGTATTTCTTTGTGCAGGATGGTACGCTACACTTGCTACAATGTTATTTGAAAGTAACATTAAGTTGGATAAAGTTAGATCTTTTGACGTTGATCCTACTTGCGCAAACATTGCTGAAGTTTTCAATAAGCCTTGGGTAAAAGAAGAATGGCAGTTTAAAGCCTGTACACAAGATATTATGGAAATACAATGGGATGGGCATAGTTATCCTGTAAATAGAAGTGATGGTAGTGTTTGTATGCTTTATGATACACCAGATACAATTATTAATACTAGTTGCGAACATATAGAAAACTTTGCAAAATGGTATGATTCAATACCAGAAGGTAAATTAGTTGTACTACAAAGCAACAACTATTATGAAATTGAAGAACATGTAAATTGTGTAGGAAGTATTGAAGAGTTTGCAGTAAAGGCATCTATGAATAATATTTTATATGCAGGTGAATTTGATTTGCCCAAGTATACGAGGTTTATGTTAATTGGATTTAAGTAAGTTTACAACTAGACAGTTGCAATTAGAATGTGCAAGAGCACTGAGCACAATGCAAGCAACTAATAACAACATATGGCAGTTTAACAAAGAAGCACACCATAACAGTTGGAATTGGTATTGTGCTGTCATACACTGGTATATTGAACAGTATGGTGATTTACCTAGTAAAGTCGGCCCTGGCAAGGATGTGGAGTTAGTTTACGATAATGTATAATTATGAAGATATTAAAACTATTCATTTAGAAGTTACACAAAACTGTCAAGCCAGTTGTCCAATGTGTGATCGAAACATGAATGGTGAAGGAATAAATCCTCATATTAACCTTGATGAATTGTACTATGAAGATTGCGTAAAGATATTTGATGCTTCCTTTATAAAACAATTGGATACTATGTACATGTGTGGTAATTTGGGCGATCCTATTGTTGCACAAGATACACTTGAAATATTCAAATATTTTAGAAAGCATAACCCTAATATGTGGTTAAGCATGAATACAAACGGAGGAGCAAAAAATGAAGAATGGTGGAGACAACTGGCTGAAGTTTTTGGAAGGATGGGTGCCGTTATATTTAGTGTTGACGGTTTGCGTGACACTAATCATCTATATCGCCAAGGTGTTGTATGGGATAATGTAGAACGCAATATGAGAGCCTTTATAGACGCAGGTGGCAGGGCACGTTGGGACTATTTGATATTTGAACATAACCAGCATCAAGTAGAAGAAGCAGAAGCACTTGCTAATGAATGGGGTTGCGAAAAGTTTATGAAGAAAAAGACTGGACGCTTTATTACACAAGATTCAAAAAAGAAAGAATCGCATCAAGCAGTTGATCGTAAAGGTAAAGAAACTACTGAACTAAAAAAACCTGATGAAAAGTACCAAAACAAAGCTTTAACTAAACAAGATAAAATTATAGAAAAATACGGAAGTATGGATGCATATTACAATGCTGTTCCTGTAATATGTAAAGTAAAAAAAGAAAACAGTCTGTTTATAACAGCAGAAGGACTTGCGTTGCCCTGCTGCTGGACTGCTGGACGTATGTACAAATGGTGGCATAAAGATCCTAAAATAGAACAAATATGGGATTTCATTGAAGATAAAACAAAATTAGATGCACGTAATGGATTAGAAAAAGTTTTTAAAACAGGTATTTTTGATGCTATACAAAACAGTTGGAATAAGCCGAGTTGTTTTGCAGGTAAATTAAAAGTTTGTGCTATGAAGTGCGGTGCGGAGTTTGATCCATTTGCGGAGCAATTTAAATGATATTATTTAATGGATGCAGTTTTACATACGGCGATGAATTAATAGATGCTGAAAATACATGTTTTGCTGCACTTGCAGGAAAAAAATTAAATCAAGATTTTAAAAATTTAGGAACACTCGGCGGCAGTAATCATAGGATTGTTAGAACTACATTTGCAAATTTAGATGAAAATATTAAAGCAGCAGTTATACAATGGACATCTCCTACAAGATTTGAACATTTTGTACAAGATAGTTTAGAGACAAACGATGGATATAGAAAAGTTACTTTACAAAAATTAGGACCTATAGGTCACCATCATGATAGGACTATATGGAGAATGTTTAATGCAAACCAGTATAGTAAAACAAATCTTGCACTTAAAAAATATGCAGTGCAAGTTAGAACTTATAGAGCAAACTGTATAGAATTTTTATATCAAGTACATCAAATTCAAACAGCCTTAAGATTAGCAGATATACCTTATTTTATGGTAAACGGAATAAAAGAAATACATCAAGATATATTTCCAGATAATTTATCTCATTTAAGAAATAGTTGTCCTGTATATAATAAAATTGACTGGAGTGACAAAGTTTGGTTGTTAGATCCAAAAACTGATAGTATAGAAGACTGGACTAAACGTAATAACTATGCTATAGGTAGCGGCGAGCATCCACTTGAGGAAGCACATGATGCTTTTTCTGATATAATACTACATAGATTGAAAGATAAAATATGATAGAGGTACATTCAGAACCGTTTACATACTATACTAAAGAAGAGTTTTTTAATGCTGCGGTATTTTCTTACTTAGATAAAACTTATCCCTACGATAAAATTTATCAATATGCAAAACTCGAAGGTACCCATGAAGCAAAAGGTATTGCTGAAAATAATTATGTTTTACCATTAGAAATTGCAGATTATGAAGACGGCATTGATGAAGGAAAACAAAAACAGTTTTATCCTGCATTTGACACTATACTTAATGAATTGCCTAAACTAAAAAAAGTAATTTTTGGTAAAGATTTTAATCATGATAGTTTTTATGTAAATTATCATCACGACCTTGACGGTAGTTTTATAGAAACGCACAATGATTTAAAAGACTTTAGGTGGTTGGTAACTTGTCAAATTTATTTCGATTACGGTAATCAAGGTGCTTGGACAGTAGACAAACGCGGAGAAATGCACAGTCAAGTACCTCAAAAACCTAACTTCTTTTATGCTATACCTGCTACTAATTACAGTTGGCATTGTGTAGATGACATTGTTGATACCAAAAGATCTATATTATTTAGATTTGCTAAACGCAGACACAGAAGTGTGTTACGACCAAGTAAAAGTAAATTAGCATTTGTTATCGATAATACAATTAAACATAGTGATAAGACTTATATTAAAATGAGTATGCGAATGGGCAATCTTACAGAAGCATGGCTTGCCTCAAAAGACTGTGAAAATATTTTCCATACAAAATGGAAAGATGAAGATCAAAAAGAACGATTATTATACCATCTTATAGAAAAAGGTTATGATCCGATTGTTATTCCGTCAGGTTGTTTTCCTAACAATCCGTTAAGTCCTGAACACGATGAATATAGAGTAATTCAAGAATCAGATGCTCAACAATATGATGATATGGTTTTTAGAAAAGATGATTCTGATCCTCTGTTTTGTAAAGCAGAAGAAATATTAGAAAAACATAATCCTATGGAATACGAAGACGTATGATTAAAACACTTGAAGATATGCGAAACGAATTAGAAAAGTTAGGATTAAATCCCGATACATTCTGTTTTGCACCTTACATTAACGCTGACTTGGATCAATCCGGTTCTGTATATACATGCTACAGGGGTAGAGAACGTGTAGGCAATTGGAAGAAACAACCATTTACAAAACTGTTTAACAATGATTATTATAAAAATATTAGGAATGACCTGTATTGCGGACAAAGAAATAAAAATTGCGTAAGTTGTTGGAATGCAGAAGATTCTAATAGTAAGTCGCCTAGAATGGATTTTTTTGGAGATTTTGAAAGACAAGTTGAAGATAAAGATGCACTTATAGATTTTATAAAAAATAATCCAGACGAATCTAGACTTACTGATCTTGAAAGGATAGAAATACGTCCTAGTAATTTATGTAATTTGCAATGTATGCACTGCGGCCCAGGCAGTAGTACACTTTGGGTAACAAGTTTAACTGACAAAGAAACTTTTGAAATATATGAAGAAACATCTTACGATGTTGGTAAAGAAGTTGATGATTTAGATGAATCTGTTACACATAATAATATATCTAAATTATTCAAAGTTGCTCTCAATAGCGAAAGCAGATATAAAGAAGACATAAAAGAATTACTCGCATCTGCTTCTATGATTCATTTTACAGGCGGTGAACCGTTACTTACTCCAGAACATATAGACTGGTTAGAATATATGACAAGTAAAAATCCGCAAGATCAAAAATTAGTCTATAATACAAATCTTAATGTCAAAGACATATCAAAGTATTTAAAGTATTGGATGAAGTTTAAACAAGTAGAAATTGTTTGTAGTATAGATGCATCGTTTGACACATATGATTTTTTTAGAATGCGTGGAGATATTGAACTTGTTAAAAGCAATTTACGCAGAATTAAAGATTTCAATTTAAGTAACATAATTCTAAAAGGCACTGTAACATTTAACATGTTTAGTGCTTTGCGTTGGACTGATATTTTAAACAATTGGTTAGAGTATGATTTATTATTTCATACTAGTCTAGTACTAGATAATCCTGTATCTAGTTTAGAATTACCAGATTCTATTAGACAAAGATGTATAAACGAAATGCAAGACAGTATAGAAAAAGCAAAACTGTCGACAAATAATAAAGATTTTATTGATAGGTGGGAATACTTTACAAATGATTGTTTGAATTATATGAAAAATAATTTTAACGGCCAAGAAAAATTATCTGAAAGATCTACAAAATATATTAAACTGTGTGAACGTATTAACAATAAAAAAATGTTAGATTATTTTCCTGAACTAGAGGAATATGTTTAGTGGATTACAGAAAGTTTGAAACATTAGAATTTAGTCCTACAACTTATTGCCAAGCAAAATGTCCTTTATGTCCAAGAACAGAGTTAGATGCAAAGGACAAATTAGTATATAGACATTTTTCCTTAGAAACTTATAAGAAGATGGTAGACACTGCTCCGAGTGCAGTCGAAGTAATTTATTTTTGCGGAGATTATGGAGATCCATTAATGCATCCTGATATAGAAGAAATGATAGATTATGGATGTGCTTCAGGTAAAGAAGTTCAAGTAGCAACAAACGGTGGCCTAAGACAGAAAGATTGGTATGTAAGTATTGCAAAACGTTGGAAAGATCAACTACGTTTGAATTTTGGTATAGATGGTATAACAGCAGAACAGAGTAGTAAATATAGAATTGAGGTAGATTTTAACAGAGCGTGGGAACATATGATTGCTGCAAATGAATCAGGTGCTGTAGTATGTTGGGATTTTTTAGTGTTTACATTTAATTATAGAAGTGTACCCGAAGCTATTGAATTAGCAAGGAAAAATAAATTAGAAATGGATATAAAATTAAATACTAGAGATTGGAAGTATAAAATTGTAGACAAAGAAATGAAAGAACAAGTTTTTGCTTGGGCAAATAAAGTCAGCGAATGGAAATGGTATGACAAAGATAAAGTGTAGGACAAAAGGTATTGTTATAGACACTGACGGACATGCATGGCCCTGTTGCTGGACACTTACTGAGCCAAGCATGTCTCCTTATCTAAAAAGTTTAGATAAAGACTGGAATTCTATTGCAAAAAATGGATTAGATGCTATAATAGATAGTGAAGCATTCAGTAAACATTTTAACACTGAAGGTTGGGAAACAGATCCTGATCCTATATGCAAAAAATTTTGTAAAGCGATAAACAATGAATACAAAACACACAAAGATTAGCGACACATTTTGTTTATTACCTTGGGTGCATCTAAGCACAAGACCAGACGGTAGTATGAGAGTATGCTGCACAGCAAATGCAAGTTCAGTTGGTGCAACAAATGATAAAGAACACGGGGGCCAAGTAGGCATTCTTAAGGATGATGAAGGACGTCCTAACAATTTAAATGTAAGTGATTTTCAAAGTGCTTGGAACAGCACATACATGAAGAATGTACGTAAGCAAATGCTTGCTGGTGAAAAGCCACCTAGTTGTTTAAAATGTTTTAAAGAAGAAGCAGCAGGTCATCGTAGTAAACGTATGTGGGAAACAGACTACTGGAGTCAGCGTGTTGATGTAGATAAGATACTACAAGAAACAAATGAAGACGGCAGTGTGCCACCTAATCTAGCGTATATTGATTTACGTTTCGGAACAAAATGTCAACTTGCATGTGTAATGTGTTCACCGCATGATAGTTCAGGTTGGATTAAAGATTGGAAGGCAATTTTTCCTGCTGTTAAAAATGAGTCTCTCAAAGAAATTATGCAATGGGAAAACAAAGGCAGTACAAACGGAAGTAGTTACAACTGGCACAAACAAAATCCTGTGTTTTGGGAGCAATTCTATGAACAAATGCCGAGTATGCAGCAGATTTATTTTGCCGGTGGCGAGAGTCTTATTATCGAGGAACACTATGAAATACTTGAACATGCAATTAAAATGGGTTATGCAAAAGATCTTGAACTACGTTATAACTCAAATGGAGTTGAATGGAGAGAAGATTTATTTGATTTATGGCGAGAATTCAAACTTGTGCGTTTTCACTATTCGATAGATAGTATTAAAGAAATGAATAGTTATATTCGTTATCCAAGCGAATGGAAACGTCAAGAAGAAGTGTTTCGTATTTTAGATACACAAACTAGTAATAATGTAGAAGTTACTATTGCATGTGCAGTTCAAGCACTTAATGTATATTATCTTCCTGACTTTATTCAATGGAAACTAGAACAAGGTTTTAAGAAAATAAACATGTGGCCATTTGGCGCAGGTGGCATTAGTCAGCATTTTGTATATTGGCCTGCCCATTTAAATGTAAAAGTTTTGCCTAAATGGTTTAAAGAAGAATGTAGACGCAAGTACGAATCATGGTATCCTTGGTGGGAAGAAAACTGGGAACTTGGTATTCCTAGATGGCACAAAGGTAAAGTTACGTATGAACAATTCCGTAGTGCAGAATACGGAATTAAACGTCTTAATGGTATTTTAAGTTTTATGGAAAGTGAAGACTGGAGTAGACGCTTACCAGAAATGAAAGAATTTTTAGATTTGTGCGATCGCCAACGTGGCATAACATTTGCAGAAACTTTTCCTGAAATGAAAGATATATTCGATGTTTCATTTGAAACACAGTGATATATTCACGTTACAAATAGAATTTACATCTTATTGTAATGCTAGTTGTGGTAGTTGTGATCGCAACATCGATGGCGGCAAAATAAATCCTAGACTTAAACTAAAACACTTTCCGGTAAGAGCTTGGCACAGTTTATGTAAGTCTAATTTGTCAACTGTTAAAGAAATAGTGTTTAATGGATCAGTAGGTGATTTTCAAATGCATCCTAGTGCATTAGAAATGATTAATTATCTTGCCGAAACTAATCCACACTTATATGTTGTTATTCATACAAACGGTAGTGCAAGAAATAAAGAATGGTGGTATTCTTTAGGTAAAACATTACAAAAGTTTAAAGCACATGACTTAATTTTCAGTATTGATGGATTGGAAGATACTAATCATATTTACAGACGAGGAGTAAACTGGCACAAAGTTATAGAAAACGCTACTTCTTTTATCGAGTCTGGTGCTAATGCTGTATGGAGAACGATTGTTTTTGATTACAATTTGCATCAAATAGAAGAAATAAGTAATACAGCAAAAAAACTTGGTTTTGTAGGCTTTCAAGTTAACAGATCTTGTGTAAAAGAAATTGATATGGTTGAATATAAGAGTTATACTGCAACTAAAATCAAAGGTATCGATTTTCAAACTGTAAAAGAATTACAAAAATTCAACTACAAAACTGTGTCAGTAGATATAGGAGATCAACCTACTTTTAAAACTGTATGTCCTTGGATGAAAAGAGGTGAAATACAAATAAGCGAAACTGGTCATGTATGGCCGTGTTGTTATAGTTTAAAATCTATGACATACGAAAATGAACAATACAATGATTTAAAAGAATTTATACATGCACCAGATTTATACGGACAAAATTTTAATAGTTTAAATAGTTTTACATTACAAGAAATATTAGAGCATACTTTTTTCAAAGACACTTTGCCAAAAAAAATTACTAATAACGAAATAGGCGAATGTAATAAATGTTCAGAAAGGGAATTTTTTTGAGTAAGAACAGTTGTGTATTACCATGGAAGCATATGGCATTAGGTGCTGAGAACGGGAAGCCTACTGTTTTGCCGTGTTGCAGATTTAAGGCATTTGGAGAAAGTGAATTTAAAGAATATAAGTTTTTACCACCAGAGGAAGCAGTTAATCACCCAGAATACTTTCAAAAAATTAGAGATAAAATGAAAGCAGGTGAAAAATTGCCTGAATGTGTTAAATGTTGGGAAGAAGAAAAACTTGGCGGTCGCAATATGCGTATGCACTTTAACCAACTTTACGGCTATATAGAAGATAAATTTGAACTAGATTACTTAGAAGTGTTTTTAAGTAATCATTGTAATCTTGCATGTAGAATGTGTAATGTAGATGAAAGCACAACGTGGGCAAGATTATATAATGCTGCATGGAAAGATGCTCCTAGAACAGACAGCATGATGCATCATGTACCAGATCATTATTATAATCAAGGTGCCAAGGTTAAACCAGAAGTAAACACAGTACGTGACTTTGATTTAACAAAATTTAACAAACCAACAATGATTAAAATACTCGGAGGCGAACCCTTTATGTCTCCTGAACATTCGCCTTTTTTACAAGACCTAGCAAAATACGATGATTTATCCGATGTATCTATAGTCTATCATACAAATGCAACTAAATTTCCTACAAAGGAAGATATTGAAGTTTGGAAAAAATGTAAAAGTGTTGAATTATGCTTTTCGATTGATGGCTATGGTTATGGTAATGATTACAATCGTACACTAAGCAATTGGAATGAAATTGAAGAAAATGTAAAAAAGTATTTAGATTTAGATGCTAATTTAATTTTTAGTGTTCATAGTTGTTTAAGTGTATTTTCTATTTGGAGTTTTAACGAATTATCTAAATGGGTACAAAGTATTATACACAAAGACAAGCATTCTATAGATTGTATAAGATGGCCGGAATATACTTCTATTGGTACAATGCCAGAAGAGTATAAGCAACACCTAATAGATAAAATGGAAACTTGGGATAACGTCCAGCCCTTTCATAAACGTGCAATAATGCAAGGACTTAAAGGTGGCGAGACAGATTTAGAGTTATGGAACGAACTTCTAGAACGGTCAGCGGAAATGGATGCCGTAACAGGATTAGACTATAAGAAGGTTTTACCTATTGACAATAAAGGAAATTTATGTTAGTATAGTACTAATAATGGAGAACTATATTGGCAACTTTTACCGAATTTCAAAAACTTACTGATATCATTGTAGGCGGCACTTATAACGCTGAAGATTTTAATGATGTTCCTGACTCAAATGCAAGAGATTTACTAAAACGTGTAAATGAAGAAACTGCTGAAGACTTAGAATCTTTAGTAAAAATACTTGAAGATTTAGATGTTACAGTACACCGTCCTAATAATCTAATGCAATATAGTTGGGATAAAGCAACTGTACAAACGCCATGGTTTGGTAGTCATTTTCCTAACCATCCACTTATGCCAAGAGATGTGTTAGGTGTGTTTGGCAACACTATTGTAGAGCACTATACAGCAAGCGGTGGTAGATTTTTTGAGAATCTTGCATATACTGACATTAGTAGACAATTCTATAATAATGGTTATAGATGGTTAAGTATGCCTATGGCAAAACTTACAAGCAAAGCACCTCCATATAATGAAAACGATCAAATTATGTTTCATGCTGCAAACATTATTAAGTGTGGTAAAGATTTGTTTCATTCTCAAAGTGGTAATAAAGATCTTAAAAAAGGCAAAGGTACCGATGTTGGATTAGACTGGCTGAAAAAAGAACTAGGCGATGAGTTTAGATGGAACGAAGTTGCTGTCGGCGGACACTGTGACGGCAAGATTGCACTATTAAAGCCGGGTGTACTAATGACATGGAATAAAAAATGGATACCAGAAAAATTACAAAACTGGGATATTATTGAAGTGTCTAGCGAAACAGAACTTCCAGACGAATTTGATAAAATGCGTAAGCAACGTTTTTACAAAGACTTTATTGATGAATATTTTAGTCATTGGACAGGTTACGTAGATGAAACAGTTTTTGATGTAAATGTGTTAAGTGTGTCTGAAGATTATGTTATTTGCACTGGCACAAACAAAGAAGCATTTGCAAGAATGGAAAAACAAGGTATTACACCTATCTACTGGAACTTTAGACACCAGTATTTTTGGGATGGCGGTGTGCATTGTGTAACACAAGACTTAGCAAGACAAGGTTCTCAGGAGGACTACTTTGCTTAGTAACTATAACTGCATTGCGCCGTTTAAATGCGTTGCTATTGATTATGATGGCAATGTAAAGCCTGATGCAATTTATAAAGTTCCACTAGGTAATTTGAACAATAATTCTTTAGTGGAAATATGGAATGACAATCCTTGGACACAACTAAGGAAAGATCATTCACAGTTTCAACAAAACAAAGGCTGTGAAAAGTGTTATAAAAAAGAAGAACTAAGTGGACACAGTCGTAGATTGTTTTTTGAAACACTATTTGTTGACCGAGCAACTTGTTACAATAATAAACCTATAGTAACAGATATTAACACACCTAGTTTTTTAATGCTTGATGTTATTCCTAGTAACAAGTGCAATTTAAAATGTATACATTGTAGCGGTGCAGTTAGTACAGCATGGGTTGCAGATGAAAAAAAATTATTAAAAAACAAAACAGGTTATTGGAGAAACAGCGATTACGGACATTTTGTATTAGATGATTCTGTTATAGACAACGTTTTTGCTGATACTAGTGTATTTGAAGATTTGTGTTATGTTGCTATACGTGGCGGTGAACCAATGTATGAGCCTAAAAATAGAGCAATTTTACAAAAGTTAATTGACTTGGGACTTAACAAACAAGTTACTATTGATATAAGCACAAATGCTACAGTAGATGATGAGCAATTGTTTGATCATTTACGACAGTTTAAAAGTCTTATATTTTATATTAGTATAGAAGGTACAGGAGAACTGTATAATTATACAAGAGGCGGCAATAATTATGATATATCTGTTGTTGAGAACATGATCGAAAAACTAAAAACATTTGATAACCTTGAAGAAGTGTGTATAACATTTACAACAATGGCTGCAAATGTATTTGCAATTAGAGATGCATGGAATTTTGTTCAAAAGTATAAAGATTTTTGTAGTTTTAGTTTTTCAAATACAGTTGTTAATCCTGCTTATCTTAGTTTAGATGTGTTAAGTGCAGAAATGAAAGAACAAGCAGCATCTATGATTGAAGACATAGACGATAAAATAAAATGGCCAGGCCAAGATAATTATTATTCTGTAGGTATAAGCAAATTGGCACAACAACTTAAAAAACCAGAACATGCAGAACAACAAAAATTGTGGAAATATTTCAAAGAATACATTGTTGATTTAGATAAAATAAGAAATACAGACTTTATTAGTGCTGCTCCGCAATTTAAGGAGTATTGGAATGAGTAAACAATGGGAATCACTATATAAAAAGTATTTAGGCACAACAGGAAATAGTGCTAAGATACATGAGTGTCCTAAATTCTTATCACGACATGTGAAAGAGCATGGCTGGTTTAATAGAGATTTTAATGTTCAAGACGAATATTTAGATTTTTATCCTAAATGGATTGAATCATCTGTAAGTACAAAGGTCAAAGGATTAGAAACTTTACCTAATCGTTATGTAAGTCTTGGTGTAACACAAACACTAGATTGGTTTCATTTAGAATGTGCAAGAAATGGTTGGCGTATGCGCTTGCTTCGTGGCGAATATCCTTATAACAGAGATGTGTTCGACTTTGATTGGGATACTTATATTGATGATGCACCATTAGAGCGTGGAGATGCTGTAATTATTAGTGTGCCATTTAGTGGATCTGGCAGTGTGCATCCAATGTACGAAGAGATTATGGAAACTTGTACAAAACTTGATATTCCTGTAATGGTTGATTGTGCTTGGTTTGGTACATGTTACGATTTAGAATGGAGTGTAGACTATGATTGTGTTAAGGTAGTTGCATTTAGTACAACAAAAGGTTTGCAAACAGGTAATTTCCGTAGCGGTATATGTTTTAGTAAATGGACACATGGCTCTCTTGCTGTACAAACTGAATGGCATCACGGAATACATGCAAATACATATGCAGGACTAATGCTAATGAAGGAATTTTCACCAGATTTGGCTGCAAATATATACAAAGAACACCAAAAACAAGTTTGCGAAAAATTTGGACTTATAGCTACTAATACAGTGCATGTTGCATTAGGAAATGAAGAATGGAATTACTTTCATAGAGATAAAGCATATAACAGAATTAACATTAGATTGCCTTTATTAGATGCAAGACAAGGAAAATTAGAAGATGAAATACATAGAATGCTGTGAATATTATAAAAATAATATAATACACAATTTTAGTCCTGCAAAAAAGATTGATAATTTTTTTACAGCAGAAGAAATAGAAATTCTGAGACTTTATCAATTTCAAAATGCAAGAACAGTAAAGTTTCAAGCATCTAGTAGTAATATTCAGCCATTAGCAAGTATTCCTATGCTATTTAGAAATGAAAAATGGTTAAGACACAAGTTTTTAGATATTTTTGGAGACTTTAGTGGTAATCATTCAGGTAACTATTTTATTTCTAATCAGCCGCACGATGCACACCTTGATTTGATTACTGAGGAAGAAGGCGCCCCTGAAGATCCATATTTTGATAATGTTATACCTTTTAAGAGTGTAATTATTCCTTTGTTTTTGACAAAAGGAGCACGAGCACATACTGCTTTTATGAATCAACGCAGAATCGGTTATAGTGTTATTTTAGACAGAGACGCAGAAAAAAGCCAAGATACAGCAATGTATGAAATATCAAGAAATTATAATAATTTTATTGATATAAATGGCGAGTCTATGAACCCGGAAAAAGATTATGGTGAATGGGATCCAAATAAATATCCACATATAAGTGAAAATAGTTTTCGTGGATTAAGTCATGAAACTATATTAGAACAGGATGTAGGCAGTATTTTAGTTTTTGATGCATGTCAAGTACATGCAAGTATTGTAATAGATAAAGAGCCTTGGTTAAAAAATGCAATTAACGTACAATTTTACAAAAGTTATAACGAAGACTGATTTTGACAGTTTTCAAAAAGAGTTTTTAGATTGGGTAGAAGAAAAAATAGAAAAGATTCGACCTGAAAATGGTTTTCCTATTTGTCCTTTTGCACGACGGGCTCGATTAGACAACAAAATACAATTAATAGACGGTAGAGAAAACTACCAACATGACATATACCAATTTGACAGACGCAACTATGATATAGGTGTTGTTTGGCTAGGACCTAATGCAAATCTTTTAGAAGCAGAAAAATTTGTAAACAGATTAAAGGGTAGAGAATTACTTTATTTTTTAAGTACACCTACTTCTGGGTATTTTGCTAAAAATCCATGTAATTGTATTTTTATACAAGACAAAGGAGATATTCAAGTTAAGCGTAAATATCTTGCGTCAACAGAATATTACAGAGATTGGCCAGAACAATACTTCTTTGAGATAATGAATAATGTCTGATACTTATTGCCCGTTGCCGTGGACTATGTTAACAAGCACTACCAATGGGTCTTATAGACCTTGTTGTGAATTTGTTTCTCAAGGTAACAAAAAACAAGTCTTGTGGAATCAAGATATTGAATTATACGAAGAATATATTGAACCTATAAAACAACAACTGTTAAATAACCAAAAACCTTTAGAATGTAAACGTTGTTGGGATAGAGAAGAGCGTGGATTAGAAAGCCAACGAACACGGCACTTGCATGAAAAAGGTCAAACGTACAATTCAATTGATTTAAAATTAGGTAATAAATGTAATTTAGGATGTAGACATTGCGAAGCAAATAGTAGTAGTGTACTACAATCAGAAATAAACAGAAATCCTAACGAAGATTGGACAGAAACACAAGTGTCTGATGCACGTATTAACTTTAGTGGAGACAATTGGGTAGATGCTGCACTAGATAAAATTACAAAAATGGAAGGAATAAAACAACTAAAGTTTACAGGCGGTGAACCTTTATATATTCCTAAAGTAAAAGATTTAATAAAAAATCATCCTAATAAAAAAGACATTAGTATTGATATTGTAACAAATGGTTTACTTTTTACTGAAGAAATGGCCAACGATTTAGATGCCTGGAAAAGTGTGTTAGTTAATGTAAGTGTGGATGCAATTAAAGATCATTACAGTTATGTTCGTTGGCCTGGTAAATGGGAAGATTTGGAACCTAAATTAGATTTACTTGCAACAAAAAAACATTGGAGAATTAATATTTGCATATCGGTTAGTGCATGGAATATTTGGCACTTACCTGAGACAATATTATATTTTAAAAAGAAAGGGTTTACCTATGATTTAAATTTTGTTGATGACCCTATTTGGCAGCATCCTTGGATATATCCTGAAAATTTAAGGAATCACATTATAAACAAATTTGAGAATTATAATAATCGATTATTAGACGATTTAGCATCAGTTGTAAGTTTTATAAAACCATATGATGAAAAGTTATACAAAGAATTTTTAAAACAAAAAGAAATAAAAGACAGATTAAGGAAACAAACTTTTGAATTTGGATAGTACATTTTGTATTTTACCGTGGATGCATCTTGCTACAAACGCAAGTGGTAATCTTCGTGTATGCTGTAACTCAACTCCTGGTAAGAATTTTGTAACGAAATCAGACGGCAAGCCTTACAAAGTTTATAAAGACGATTTACAAGAAGCATGGAATAGCGAAGTTTATACAAATATTAGAAAACAAATGCTAAACGGTGAACGACCTGATATGTGTCAGCGTTGTTTTAGAGAAGAAGATGCAGGTGTTAGAAGTGCAAGACAAGCATGGAATGATAAATGGCAGCAAGACAAAGAATATGAAGAATATGCACCTTTTGATATACAGTATGTAGATATACGATTAGGTAATTTATGTAACCTAAAGTGCCGTATGTGCAATCCTTATGCAAGTAATCAATGGGTAAAAGAATGGGCGTTGGTTGAGGATGCGTTAGAACCTAGTGAATATGAACGGTTAAGCAAAATGGACTGGCCTGAGAATGAAAAGACATGGGAAAATCTTTTTAGTATTGCAAACACTGTAGAAGAAATATATCTAACAGGTGGCGAGCCTACAATTATCAAAGAACAGCATAAGCTTTTAGATTATTATATTGATAATAGTACTGCACATAAAATTAAATTAAAATATAACACAAACTTAACAAATGTTCCGCAGCATTTAATAGACAAATGGAGTGAGTTTAAACAGATACAATTAAACTGTTCTATTGATGCAACAGACAATTTAGATAGATATATCAGATATCCAAGTAATTGGAAAAAAATTGTCGAAAACTTTGAAACAATACGACAATTGCCTAATGCAAATATAGAAATACATTGCACAGTACAAATGTATAATATTTTAAGATTAGATAAACTTATAGATTGGGCAGAACCTTACGGACATAAAATTTATTTTAACATTTTAAATCATCCTGAATATTTAAACATAAGATGTTTACCTAAAGAACTTAAAACACAAGCAAACATAATGCTTTGTAGATATAAACATTTAGAAAAGGTACAAGGTATAATTGATTACATGTATGCAGAAGACTGGAGCGATAAGTTGCCGCAGTTTTATGAATACACAGCACAGTTAGATAAAAGTAGAAATGAAAATTTGTTTGACATTATCCCTGAATTGCGTTATAATAAACCATGACTGAAGATTTAAAGTGGAGCGAATACGATTTTACGAAAATTCCGTTCGATGATATCGTTAGCGTCGGCCAACGCACTATGCTATATAGAGATTTGTTTACTGTCTCTTGGCTTCTTGGTAGATTTTGTAATTATCGTTGCAGTTATTGTTGGCCATACGCTCGTAGCGACAAAAAAGATCATAGACCTACAGAACTATGTTTAAAAACAATTGATGAAATAAAGAGGCAAGCCCGTGAGAATGGATTTAATTCTTATCATTTTAGTCTTAGTGGTGGGGAGCCTACTTTCCATCCTGGCTACTTGGACATTTTACAGCATTTGGCAGATGATGTAGATAATACAAATTATACAAGTGTACACATGACGTCAAACTGTTCACGTCCTATGCGTTGGTTTGAACAGTATGTAGAATGTGTAAAGCCATTTCATAGAGCAAGTATTACAGCAAGTTTACACACAGAACATTTAAATTCTACTGAAAAGTTACAAGACTTTGCAGACAAACTTATACTGTGTCAAGAGCATGATGTACAAGTTACAATTAATATGGTTATGGTGCCAGACTGGTTTGAAAGAGATTGGGAAAACGCTTTGTTCTTTCATGAGCAAGGTATCAACGTCACCCTTAAACCGCAGTCCGACCCTACGGCGTCGAGAGTTGTTGAAGGCTACACAGACGAAATGCTCAAGCGATTATGGAACGGAATGCCACAAAGAGCATATACAGAAGAAAAGCGTAAATGGGCAGAACGTCCAAAGCCAAATTTTAGAGTAGATAAAGACGATAAATATTTACATCAGCAAAAGAGTGTTCCTTGGCACATGCAAGTAGAGTTTAAAGACTCTAAAGGAAAAACTTGGTATATGGATCAAGCAGAACGCTTTAATGCTTTTAACTTTAATAAATTCTGCGGATGGGAATGTAGTTCAGGTTTTAGAAGCATTATTATCCGCGAACCAGACGGTTCTATAAAACGATCATATTCTTGTCATGATGCTCCGCTTGGCAATATCGAAACAGGGTTTAAACTGTTTGATAAGCCAATGCCTTGTACAACACAAAGTTGTGTAAGTTCAGCAGATAGTAAAATACCAAAGCGTAGAGCAGGAGAAAAAATCCCGTTATATCCGGGAGACAAGACATATGAAGAAAGTTTATTTCACTCAAATTAACAATGTTATTGCTGAAGCAACTTTTCTGCCTCTCAGTGTTGCCTATGTTTGGGAATACTGTAGAGCCAATGTTGAAGGTTGGGAATTAGGCGACATTATATTTGAACGTGATACTGTAGAAAATTATATGGAGAATATAAAAGATCCTGATGTATTTGCAATAAGCACATATGTTTGGAATTGGAATATTAGCCAAGAACTTGCACGAGCAGTAAAAAGCAAATATCCTAATTGTTTGGTTGTAATGGGAGGTCCACAAGTACCATACGATCAAACTTGGCTTTCAAAAAACAAAGATATCTGTGATGTTATTGTTACTTATGCAGGAGAAAGAACTTTTGCAGAAATATTAAATGGTAACTTAGATGCACCTGGTGTTATGACCGTAGAAAGTTATACACCTCCTAAGCCAGATAAAGATGTTACTGATATTCCTAGTCCTTATCTAAGCGGGCTAATGGACAGCCTTATGAAGCCTGACAGACAATATAGTGCAATTATTGAAACCAACAGAGGTTGTCCATATGCTTGTACATTTTGTGATCAAGAAGCATTATATTATAATAAGATTGCAAAATTTGAATACGCTAGAGTTATAAGAGAAATAGATTGGGTGGTTGATCATAACATTGACTTTTTGTATTTTGCAGATAGTAATGTAGGCATATTTGACAGAGATGTTGATTTTATAAAATACATTGCACATTGTCGAAAAGCGACAGGATTTCCTAGACAGATAGATTACAGCACTGCAAAACAACAACCTAAACGCATTGTAGAATTAGGACGTATATTAAATCAAGAAGCAAATATAAAACGTGGTGTAACAATTGCATTACAAAGTATGAATCCTGATACTCTCAAAGCTATTAAGCGTATCAACATTGCTAATACTAAATTAGAGGAAATGGTAGGAGAATACAATGCAGCAGGTGTTGATAATTATTGCGAACTCATAGTTGGCTTGCCAGAAGAAACACTAGACAGTTGGATACAAGGTATAGGAAAAATACTCGAACTAGGTAGTGATCATGCTTTAACTGTACACCCCCTAAGTATTGTTCCTAACACACCTTTTGCAAAAGAGGAGTATAAAGAAAAATACGGGTTAAAATATGTGCCAACACCTGCACCTGCAGGTGGCAATACATATCCCGACGCAAGTGAAGGAGAAATTGATTTTGTTTGCCACCAAAGCAATAGTTTTACAACACAAGATTATATAGATATGTATTTCTTTGCAAAAGGCATTGTTATTCCGCATCATTATCACGGAGTATCACAAGTAGTTGCAACATATTTGCAAAGAGAACATGACATACCATTAATTGAATTTTACAAATTATTATTTGATTGGAGTAAAAATAGTGGTACTGTGTTTAATAAAGAATATGAAAATCATACAAATAGTTTAAAGGATAGTTTGTTTAATATGAAAACATGGGGCAGACCTATTGAGGGAGGTGACAATTTCCACTTCCAAGATAATGGTGCTACTGCTGCAACATTATATAAAAATATAGATGATTTTTATAAACAAATTAAAATGCTTTGTTTAGCAAAATACAATGTTGATGTTGAAGAAGCACTAAAATTTAACAAACACATTTTAGATTTATATGGTAAAAAAAGGAATGTAGAAACATTTACAAAAAATTGGCACAGTTGGTTTTTTGATGGCGAGCCATTAAAAGATGTAAACACAAGTGTTTCGGTTAAGCCAAATGTATATCATAGTATAACTGATCATGCAAGACATTTATTTTGGTATGGACGTAAAAGTAAAAGATGTTTTTTAAAATCTACGGAGGAAATTAATGATTAGAGTAGGAGATAAAATACCTAACATAAAGACTATGCACAAAGTTGGTACAACAACACGGTGGATTGATACTTATGAATTATTTGAAAACAAGAAAATATTGCTGTTAGGTTTACCTGGATTGTTTTTAGTCGAATACGCTGCAAGTCAAGCAAGAACTTATGATTTTTATTATGATAGATTTAAAGAACTAGGTTTAGACGAAATTTGGTTTACAAGTATAGATGACACATATGTACAACGTGCATGGATTAAAAACGATGGTTTGCAAAATATACAAGCGTTGCCAGATCCTACAGGCAAATGGGCAGAAACCATAGGAATGGCAGAAGATATGAGCAGAGAAGGTTTAGGAGAAAAGCGTAGTCATAGATATGCGATGGTAATAGATAATTTGATTATGAAACATATGAAGTACGAAGATTTTACACACAACCCTATGACCTGTTTTCAAGTAACAGATGCAGATACAATGATAAAGTATTTTGAAATTATACAAACAAATTATGAAAGGTGGAACGATGACGCAAGAGACAAAGTCGATGTTCTCGGAAGAGACAAAGTCAACACCGTACTGTCGTGAACTTCCGACACTTTGGTACGATAGGGAATATTTGCTAGATCATTTAGAAAATATTGATAATGAAGATTGGTATCAATTTGATTGCGGCCATATTAGATGGACAGTGCATGAAGCGTTTAATCCAAGATTAGAATGTAAAAACTATAAATGGAGCGAGTTTCATTATGAACTTGCAATGTTGTTTAAGCCTGCTATTACACCTGACACAATGTTATACACAAGCACACCTATAGGAGGCACACCACCGCATCAAGACAGAAACAGACCTGCTGTGCTTAACTTTGCTGTGCGTGGAAAGTTTGAAGATGTAAGTCCGCAAACATTTTATGAAGATTTTGATAGAAGTACTAAAAAATATGTAATGCCTTATAGTGTTAGCGAAAAAACTAATGAATTTGCTCCATGGATGTTCAAAGGTCCAGAAATACACGGAGTAGATAATGATGCTGATGAAGATAGAGTGATTATTACAAGTTGCTGGCGTCATAATAGTTATGCCGAAATAGAACAAGGAATATTAGACGGTAGCATCATTGACTGGGATCAAAATGAAAAGAATAAAAGGATAAAATTTTTATGAATTGGTATCACAGAAAACTTAAATTACAATACGATCCTAAGATTTTTAATGATATAGTAGAGTATGCTAAATCAAAAGATTGGAAACAAGGCTATGATCAAAACGGACTACAGTGGAACGTAGAAGAACTTCCGCTTGACGTTAAAGACTTTCCTATACTTGAAGAAATTTACGAAGGGTTTAACGCAGAATTTAAACGTCCGAGTTTCTTCCTAAGCAGTGTAAAGCCAGGCGGCCTAGTAAATCATATAGATCATCGCAAGTGGGGAAATTTTGGCATACCTCTTGTAGGAGACTTTAGCAAGACTCCTCAGTATTACTATGATCAATTTAATCATCCTGTAGAAAAATTTGTAATGGATGCACCTACAATATTTTATACAAGGATGTTACATGCAGTGCCACGCAAACTTGATGATACGGAACCACGTTGGATTCTAATGATGGATTTGTTTGATTGGATTGATAATTTGTTTAACAAAATAGATGACAACACAATATGGAAAAATACAGAACATTTTAAATATAATGGATAATCTATATTTTATACAAATCCCACTAACAAGAAGTATGGCGTGTTTACCTCAAGCAGTAGGCACTATCTGGGGATATTGTGAACAGTTTAAAGAAGTTACTGATAGATATCAATTAGCAGGTGTTTTGTGGAAAGATAATATCGATATACAAAATCCTAAAGTTGTTGCTGCAAGTTGTTATATGTGGAATTGGAAGGAAACATATGATATTATAAAAAAAATTAAAAAAGAATATCCTGATTGTATAATAGTAGTGGGCGGCCCAGATCCAAAATACACAAGTGAATGGTGTAAAGATCATCCAGAAATAGATGCAGTAATTGCGTACTATGGCGAAGAAACAATGCGTAAAATTCTTGTTAGTGATACTTTAGACTTGCCTGGTGTAGTAACAAAAGAGTTTAACAATGCATTAGAAGCAGAATATGCTGATCCAAAAGATATACCAAGTCCTTATCTTAACGGGTTTTTTGATACATTGTTAAAAGGAAATAAACAAAAAATAAGAGTAGTTTTTGAAGGAAATCGAGGTTGTCCATATAGTTGTAGTTTTTGCGACATAGGGCATAAAAAGTACCAAAAAATACAAATGTTCGATACTGAAAGATGCTTGGCAGAATTAGAATGGATATGTAATAATAATGTTAGAGTAATTGATGTAGCAGATAGTAATTTTGGTATATTTCCAAGAGATGAACAATTAGTAGATTATATTGTAGAGCAAAAAGAGAAAGGTAATTTTGACGGTACTTTTATGCCTACGTGGGCGAAAACACATGGAGAAAAAATTATTAAACTTGCTAAAAAATTACAACAAAGTGGTGTTGACGAGGTATTTGGATTTAGTTTACAAAGCACAAATCCAAAAACACTAAAAAATGTTAAAAGAAAAAATACATACGATATAAAGGGCTTTGCTCCAATTATTAAAGATTTGTCTGATGCAAACTTAAGCTCTTATACAGAACTAATTTTTCCTATGCCAGGAGATACTATAGATAATTTTAAAAGCGGGCTACACGAGATATTAGATATGCCTGCCCCTTTTCAGATGCTACAAGTGAATAGTTTAAGTAGGTTAAGTAATACAGAGTTCAATACAGGATTTAAAAAACTTACCTGGGCAAACATAAAAGGCACAGCAAAACCATATGATAATGATGTTGTAGATGAAATATGCGTAGCAACAGATACACTTACAAAAGGAGAGGTGTTTGAAGGACTGTTTTACAGTAGGTCTTTTGTAATTCCTATGTATTGGTATGGACTAGCAACATACATGCTTGATGAGAATTATAAAATGCATAGCACTAGGAGTAAACTTATTAAAAACATTTATACTAAACTTTTTGAGATAAGTAAATTTCAAAAACTTAAACAAGAAATGAAAGATCATTATTTTAAAAGTATTGAAAAATACGATCATATAGGCTACCGTATTATTAATAGAGAACTATCAGACTATTATACTGATACAGCTTATAGCCATTTGTATTACATTAAAAATAATATATTTGATGTGTTAGTAGATATATATCCTCAATATAGTGATATTATCAATAAAAATAAAAAAGATATGAAAAGCATAGATAATTTAGAAGATTGGCTACAAGACATACATGTTAGAAGGAGATTTACAACAGCATGGAAAAGTTGACCCTTAACAAAAAAATGTTTATTGATTTAGACGAAATTATACAAGTTGAAAAGTGTCCAGATATAACAGATATGATTGTGGATAGTGTGAATCATATCAGACACAACTGTAATATTAGAACTTTTGATCTCAAAGGAAATCAAATTAAAGATGCTTGGTATGCAAAACAGATATTAGACTGTGACCTTAAAGATAATAAAAAAATATTACAAGCAGAACTAAAACATGGTGTTAGAAGTCCTTACTATGTATTAGCATTAAGAGAAGGTGGTCATGATAGTTATGTCTACGATTCGATAAACACAGATGATAATGTGTGGAAGAAGATAAAGTGGAAAGAAGATTTAAAAGACACTTTTGCCCCTCTAATAGAATATATAGAATCTTTACCTTTAGATAGAATAGGTCATTGTAGTTTTTTTATAAACAGACCAGACATTATTCCTTGGTATCATGTCGATAGTGGCACAGACGACGAACTAGAAACGTGGAAACCGAAACCACACAGAGAAGAGTTTATATGGATAAACTTTAGCTCGGACAAAACATTTTACGTCTTAGACGAAAAGGTACCTGTTCCAATAACATCTAGAAGTGCTTTTTTTAACACAAACAACTATCATGGATCGCACGAAAGCACACCGAGGTATTCTTTCAGTTTACGTATTGAATGCGTTTTTTCGGAAAAATTAAGACAACAAATGGGAATTGCTCATTTAGAAAGGTACTATTACGAAAATGTATAACAATAACGAGATATTTTATGTCGACTAAATTATTTGATTCTTTTGTGCATGATTTTTTAGAATGGAGCAAAACAAGTGTTGAACCAAAAAATGCTTGTCCATTTGCAAAAACTTCACGTGTCAAAAATCAAATACAATTTTTAGATGGCAGTTCTAATTTTGATGTTATTAAAGATTGGGATTCTTCTAAAGAAATGGGTGTGGTGTATCTTGGACAAGATGTAGACAAAGAAATAATAATGGAAAAAATATATAAAGCAAGGGCTAACGATCCTAGTAAAGTTTTTTTCTACACTGCACCTATTAAAGGAGTAAAAGATAATAATCCCTTTCAGTGTATAATAATTCATAATAAAAAAGAATTTATGTTGAAACAGCGTATTTTATACGAAAAAGGAGACTATTATAAAAATTATCCAGGAGAAAAATTAGACAAATTTATAAGTGTCTATCCAATAACAAAAACAACAAAGCAAAAAATTGGAACTGCAAAGCAAGGTAAAGTATTCCAACATTATTTTAAAGGACAAGGTAGTGTTTTAGATATTGGAGGCGCAGCAGGTAATTTATTATACTATGTACCTATAGCACAATACACATGTATAGATGTAAATGAAAAAGCAATCAAGTTAGGTAAAGAAATTTATCCTGAGCATAATTTTATACATTGGAATAGGTACAACAGATACTATAATAAAACAGGATATGCTCTTTTGGAGTTTCCAAAAGTCAGTCCACATGATTTTACATTTGTTAACAGTGTTTTTACCAGTTGTGATCACGACACTATAATGCACATAATGTCAAATATTCTTAAAATAACAAATAAAAAAGTTGTTTTTAGTGTATTTGATTATAACAACAAAGAATTAAAAAACAAGTTAGGAAATGCTGTAAATTATCATGACGTATTTAAATTAAAAAATGTTTTAGAATTTGAATTTAAAATAGATTGTAAAGTTTATAATCCTTGTAGTATAGATAATAATTTTGCAGTGTTTAGTATAGAAAGGTAAACATGTATAACAATCCTCTTAATAAATTAATTTGGGATAAAGTGCAAGAAATGTTTTATTGGAACATTGCACCAGAATCTCCAATATGCCAATTGCCGTTTACACAAGAATTTATTGACGCATGTGAACAAGAATTTTCAATGACTGTTCGTGATATGCATTATCCTATTTCCTTAGGAAAAGTTGATCAATGGTTTGGTAAACGTATGCAAGATTTTGTAAAAGAAATTGACGCACAATATCAGCACAATTATTTTGTCGGAGAAAATGGAACTAGCACAACTGGTGTAGTAGGAACTATATATGATGTTGACGAAAAACCTATTACAAACAAATGGAATATTAGAGGACAAGCACTTGTAGACAGATTACAGGCTATGCAAAAAGAAAATCCTAATTTAACAATTTTAGATATGGGTTGCGGAGTTAACGAATACAAAAAACATTTGAATAATGTTACTGGAGTTGATCCGTATAGAGAAGAAGCAGATATTTTGTCCAAGCAAAGTGATTTTATTACGCAAGGTAAAACTTGGGATATAATCATTTGCTTTGGCCCACAGAATTGGTATACTTACGATGAACAATTTAGAAACTTCAAAAAACTCAAAGAATGTTTGGCACCGGGCGGGTTACTTTTGTGGTCGCACGTACATCACTATTATAAAGTATTTCAGCCCGATCATCTTTATGCGCACACTTGGATACACGGAGACATGGATCATGCTCAACGTAATAGTGCTTTTTATTTTTATGATCGCGATTGGAAATATACTTGGTATTTCAATTGGACCGAACATGCCGTAGAAACACTTGCTAAACATGTAGGACTGTCTATTGATAAAGTAGATTATGATCATTGTAATTTATATAGACCGCCTATGTATAGAATATTTGTGGAGATGACACATGAAAAATAGATGGGACGTAACAGTAGCAGCGTCTAATTATCATTGGGATCCTAACGCAAACGATAGCAATACTATTAGAATAATAAGTAATGTGTTTGATGAATGGAATGATGAAATCGAACGTGCTATAGAATTACAAAAACCTGTTATTAGTGACGGAACAATCGAAAAGCACATATCTGCCGGAACGCACATGTATAACGGAGTTATAGTTGATACTACAGAATTTCCAATACTCGGTAGTATCGGTAAAAAACTAGGATTTGAAGAATATAATACAAGTATTCAAACACAAACTACTGGAATGACAACTCCATTGCATATAGATTCATCTTCTGGAGATAAAGAAAGAGTTATTGTTATGCTTCAAGACTGGTACTGGGGACAAATACTTCAATTTGGTAATATAGTATTACATAATTGGAAAGCAGGGGATGTATTATATTTTAGTATCAATGGTACACCGCATAGTACAGCAAATTTAAGTCCACATAGTAGAACTATAGCAAAAATTACAGGACGCACAACAGATGCATTTGAAAAATTATTAAAGGGAGAGTCTCAGTGAAAAATAGATGGGACGTAACAGTAGAACAAAGTAATTATGATTTTAATCCGTTTAGAGAAAGTGATCATGGCAAAAGCTTTAGAACAGTAGGAAATATAGAACCTACATGGAAAGATGAAATACCTATTGCAAATGCTAATCAATACGACTTTTATTGGCCTTCGCCTGTGTCTCCAGAAGGCGACAGTTTTAATTATGACTATGAAGAATTGCTTTGCAAGGATTGGGGTATACCTTTAGACTTTGTTGTATACAGACAGTGGACAACAACGGATGAAACACCAATACTAAACAGTCTAGCCGAACAAATCGGTTTAGAAAATGCACAAACAAATATTCAAACTCAACATACAGGAATGATGCTACATTTACATATAGATAGTTTAACTGGTTTACGAAAAGAACGTACAGATCAAACAAGTAGTAGAGCAACAGACGATGAATGGGGTAGATGCTTTGTAATGCTTGATGATTGGGCACCTGGACATATTATTCAATTTGGTAATACCTACGTACCACCTTGGCATGCAGGAGATGTAATTTGGTTTGATTGGGCAAACATACCACATAGCACTGCTAACACTGGACCATGGCCTAGAAACATTGCAAAAATTACAGGTAAAGTTACGCAAAGGTATAAAGAGTTTGTTGGAATCTAAACCTAGTTGTTGGTTTGCTTATAAAGGTTTATCTGTAGATTCTACAGGCAATCTAAATCCTTGCGGCCATAGCACTTATAAGTTTGGAAAATTTACTGACTACAACTCTTTGAATGTTGACAGAACAAATGCTATAAAAGATTTTGATCAACATGTTCCGAAAGGGTGCATTTCTTGTACAAATAGAGAAGTGAGAAACGAACAAAGTAGACGTTTATATCATTACGATTGGTTCAGTCAACAGGTAAATTTTGATATAGAATTTTTAGATATTGATATAGGTAATCTATGCAATCTCAAATGTAGAATGTGTAATCCTGGACAGTCGTCTAGTTGGATAAAAGATGGACACCTTAAAGATAAAGTTGATTTTACGTTAGACGATTTTGATAATAATAAGATTCTTGATAATATAAATGGCGATATGATAAAATTTTTATCTAGTTTAGATTCTTTAAGGTATATTATTATAAAAGGTGGAGAACCTTTTATGCATCCAAGATTCTTTGAGTTTATAGAATGTATTCCAAACAAGCATAACGTAAAATTACAGATTATTACCAATGGCACACATAAATTGACTAAAGATGAAAAGAGATTGTTTGCTAAATTTGATAAACTGAATATTTTCTTTTCAGTAGAATCTGATGGAGAGATGTATCAATACATTAGAGGCGGAAAATTTACATTTGAAGAATCATTAGATAATTGGAAATCTTACAAAACGTTTCCTAATGCAAATGAAATTGGATGGATTTATACTGCAAACATTTATGGTATCTATAATTTTGATAGTTTACAGAGTAAAATAGAAAACTCTATTGATTTTGGACATCAAGTTCTTGATCCTATGTATTTGAATCCGTTGATTACACCTTTACATATAAAACAAAAAATATTAGAAACTACAAACTATTCTCATTGGAAAAAATATTTTGCAACTAGTGCAACAGATTTGTTTGGTATAAGCATAGACAAACAATACAAACTTTTATGCAATTTGTATTCTTACACAACAACATTAGATAATATTAGAAGACAACACCTTTTAGATGTAGAGCCCAGGTTTGAGTGGATTTATGAATACAACAAATAATTAGTGTATAGGAGAAGGTATGATTGAAAAAGGCGTTACAATAGATTTACACGGAACCAAAAGAATTGGTATGAAATTGTCAGGTGGACCTGACAGTGCAATGATTCTTTATATGATTTGTAAAAAAATAACTGATGAGAATATAGATATTGAATATATTCAACCAATTACTGCTACAGCAGATGTTAAACCATACAATATAAAATTTGCCAGAAGAGTAATTGAATGGATGCGAAATAGATATCCTAATATTGAAATCAAAGATACACATTGTGCTGTATGCAGATATGAAGAATATAATTCTCGACAAGAAGAATTAGTAAGGGATTTAATTTTAAACAGAGATATTGATATTACATTTGCAGGAATTACAGCAAATCCTCCCGATGAAAAAGGCAGGAATTTTTGGCCTTGCAATCCTAAATACACTAGAGCAATTGAATTAGACTTTGACGAGCATCCTGAAGACATTTCAAATGCAGATTGGAATACAAGAGCAGTTGAAAGAGACGAACCTGATGTCGAAGTTTATTGGTCTACTTGGAGAGGCAAGGACGAAAAAGTTCCAATGGTAAGACCTTTTATTAATCATGATAAAAGGAAAGTAGCAGAATTATATCATCACTACGATATTATGGAATTGTTTGATATAACAAGATCTTGTGAAAACAGAGATGGTCCTGCGCTAAACGATTTCGAAGATCATTGCGAAACAGAATGTTGGTGGTGCTATGAACGTAGATGGGCCTTTGGGCGAGTTTAAGTATACAGGCTGGCACATTGAACTAACAAACAGATGTCCACTAGCATGTCCTGCATGTATTAGAACTATGCACGGGCCTGGTTCTAAGTCAGACATTGATACTAAATTACTTCTCAACTTTTTGCCTAATCCTGAAAAATATGATTACATATTTTTTCAAGGTAATTTGGGAGATCCTATATATCATCCTGATTTCCACAAAATTTCAGAACATTTTTTCCCAGCAAATGAATTACAAGTTACAACAAATGGAATGCAAACAAAAGAGTTTTGGCAAAGAGTGCTAGAAACATGGCCCGAGTCTAGTATTGTTGAACTTAGTATAGACGGCCTACAAGACACTAATAGCATATACAGAGTTAACAGTAATTGGAACAAAATACAAGAACTTTTTGAACTTATAGCAACTACTAAACGCAAATGTCAGATTATATGGAAGTATATTGTTTTTGAACACAATCATCATCAAGTTGAAGAAGCAATAGCCTTAAGTAAAAAAATAGGCATGAATGAATTTAAAATTAAAAAAAGTTGGACTATACATGATGACATGTCCAATAATGGCCAAGTTAAAGACTATTATAATCCAGAATGGTTTGATTATGTAAAAAGAGAAACACTTGACGAATTAGCACCTTTCTGTTATACTGGAGACATGCATTATATAAATTCGCAAGGTAACTATTATCCTTGTTGTTGGATAGATAACGACATAAGTTCTGTAGGACACATATCAGAAGGTTTAGATAGTATTAAAGATAAATTTTTAAACTTTAGTAACTTATTAATTTGGAGTAAATGTCCTAAAGTATGCAGAAAAATGTGTTGTAAAATTAGTGATAACGATAAAGAAATGATTACACCTAACAACGTTGTTGATAGAAAAATAATAGTAAATGATTGAATTAGGAATTTGGAGTGGTATCGGTTTACTAACTGGTCTTTTAGCCGGGTTAGTGCCAGGTGCTGGTCCATTTGTTGCTATTGGTGTCTTATACCCGTTTTTAGCGTCAACTAGTGCGGTTAATATTATGGCGTGTTATGTTGCTATACTCATTACCACTAACTATACTAATAGTGTTACAGCAATCTTATACGGTATACCCGGAGATGCTACTGCAATTAGCACAGCAAGATACGGACATAAAATGTTTCAAAAAGGCGCAGGCGGCCTTGCTGTAACAAGTAACGCAATTAGTAGCACCGTTGGTGTAGCATTTGCAATGTGTTTGTTTTTAGTTGCCTTGCCTAGTATTATGCATGTATTCAAATTTTATAACAGTATTATACAAACAATTGTAATACTAGTTGCAATATGTATGATTACATTTTTTACAAAACAGAATAAACTTTTGACATTATTACTGTTTTGTTTTGGAGGATTAATATCACATCAAGGAATTGATCCGATTACATTTGATCAGTTTCTTGTTTTTAACAATTTTTATCTTAGTTTAGGAATACCTTTTGCAAGTGTAATGATTGGATTGTATCTGTTTCCTGAGATACTAAAAATTCATAACATTTCTATTTCCCAACCTAGCAAGATAAGTAAGTATGCAATAGGAAAAGGCACATTTGGTCCAAGCCTGTTAGGTAGCTTTATTGGATTTTGGTGCGGTCTTATTCCTGGCATAACGAATATTCTTGGTAGTTATGCTAGTGCAGGCATTGTAAAACGCTTTTTTAAAAAGCCTGTACTTAAAAGCATTGCTGCCGCAGAGGCTGCTAACAATAGTGGAGCATTATCCAGTTTGTTGCCTTTGCTAATCCTTGCTATACCTATTACGGGTAGTGAAGTAATTGTGTACTACTTGATGTTAGAAAGTGGTTATCAATTTAATATAGAAAACACAGTAGACAAACTGTCTTCTATACTTTACTTTATACCGGTAGTGACATTAATATGTTTACTTTTAAGTTGGTATGGTTTTAACCTGTTAGGTCAAATAGTGTATCTTTATAAACAATATAGAGTATATGCAAATACGTTGATCCTAACTACTATAAGTGTAATAAGTGTCGTTATCTTTCCTATACACGAATGGATGGTAGCATGTATACTGATTGCAATGGTACTAGGATATTTTCTACGAAATTACGATACGAGCCCAGTCATTTATGGATATTTCCTTAGTGACTTGTTCTATGAAAGTTTTGTAAGGACTGTTATAATATTATCTTAGGAGAAAAAATGAAAAAATTTATCACAGCACTAACAGCAATGTTTATTGCAACATCTGCAAACGCAGAAATTTTAATTGTAAATCCAGGTTCAGAAGAGGGTGCTTTTAGACAAGTATTGACTGAAATTGGAAACAAAATTGATCATCAATTTGTACAGGCAAATAATCCTGTAACAGCATCAACCTATTTAGCAAAAGGCAATGCACTTACTATTTGGAGTAGTGAATGGCCTGGAGATCCTAAAATGCCATCAGTAGAAGTAAGTGAAGACACACTTGTTGCTCTAATGACATATGAAACTATGATGTGTAGTAGAGAATTTACAACACTAGAAGATCTTAACGGACAGGAAGTAAAGATTGCAACATGGGGTAGCGCACCAGTAGCGAAATTCTTAGGAAACTTAGAACAAGCAACAGGAGCAACATTTACAGTTGTACCATTTGGTGGTAGTGGTAGTACAACAAAAGGTTATCTTGCAGGTGATGCAGATACAGTGTTTACTATTACAACTAGACAAACTGCTATCGAAGAAGATGCAAACACAACATGTTTTGCATTTAGTGAAACAGGCGATCTAGGTTTCCGTTTTGTTGATGCAATCAACACAGTTTGGCTAGACAACAACACTACAACAGAACTTCGTGCAATTGTTGGTAATTTGTCTATGACACCAGAATGGCAAGATAAGTTTTCAGGCACAAAAACTTATATTGGCGGAACACCAACAAATGTTGCTATGTTTGAAGAAGCGGTAGAAAACTTCTCACAATGAACTTCGAAATTAGACGCCTTTATGTAGATAATCTACCTAGTCAGATATATGACTTTATGCAGTCGTGTGCTGAACAAGGATTAGAAAACAATGTTTCAAAGGTGTCTATGAAGTTTGGTAAATGGAAAGATGAAGCGTGGTGGTGTACTTGGGTTGACAATAAAATTGTTAGCATAAGCGGCTGCCACGCTTTTGACGATTATATACCAGATAGTTACAGAGTTTGTTTGCGCACTGCAACACTTAAAGAATACAGAGGAAAAGCACCAGGAAGTATAAAAAAGATGCATAATGATTTTAATTGGGGTCATATACTTCCTTATCAAATTGAGTATGCTAAAAGCAAAGGTGCTAAAAGAATAGTTTTTACAACAAATAGTGAAGTTGACAAAAGTCCAAACAGTTTTAGGACCAACAGGGTTGTTGAAAAAGTTTTCATTCCGCAAGGATTGTGTAGACTTGTTGAAAAAGATGCAGAAGTCTTCTATACGAAGCAAAATATTTGGGAAGTGATATGAACGAACAATTGATTGCAATGCAAAGATTAGCCATGATGGGAGATTGGTTAGAATTAGATGTTTTTCATCATGATAATCTTATGAAAGAAATTGAACCATTCAAAGATGATTGGAAACCATACAATACTAGAAAACCTAACAATAGATGGGGATTAAGTGTTACTAGTTTAGATGGTGGTTTGAGCGGCATTCCTGACTTAGACAGTCTTTCAGAATACAATAAAAAATATAATACTAATATTACCAATCATGACATAGACAAGCCTACACCTGTATATGAGGCTAGTCCTACATTGCAAAGCATTTTAGAACCTTTTAAACCATGGCTAGGACGCTGTCATTTTTTAAAATTAGATGAAGGTGGCTTTTTTCCTGAACACTATGATATTAATAAAACAACATATGATTACGATGAAATAAGATTGATTGGTTTTGTTCATAACTGTAATAAACATTTTTTAAAATTTGTTTATGAAGATACAATACCACAGTATGATGATAGTAATTTATTCTACTTCAATGCTAATAAAAGACACACTGTTTTTAGCACAGTTGATGATTGTATTATGCTTGTTGTTTGTTTAAAATTTGATACAGGATGTTATAAAGCTTTACTTGACCAATATATTTGCTCGTAGTTTATTGTTTACTGAATTATAATTATCAAATAATTCTTTTTCATTTGTTCCTGTAATATCTAAATTTACATTAAAATTTTTATCTTGTAAATTTTGAAATGCAGGAATGCGTATGCCTGTCTTTATTTCAGTGTTTTGTTTATTTAGATATGGTGTAATATTTTCTAAATTTTTTACTTCTTTAATTTTTCCAGGTTGTAATACAGCACATCCCCATAATAGTCTTTTTTGTAAATTTATTTCTTTTCCTTGCAACATATTACTAATAATTTTGCCATCGTTCATTCTGTCTAAAATGTTAACAAATTGTCCTGGTCTTGGATTAAAGTCAATAGCAACCTTTCTACCATTGTTAAAATGAAAGTCAGGACCTGCAAAAAACATATCTTTGATTGCAAGTTTATCTACAATAGTTTGCAAGAAGAATTGACATAATCCTGGAAAATCTGTAGGAACTTCATCTGCGGTTACAATCCATACTGCACGTTCTCTAACAATATCACTTTTTTTACTTTTACTATGACTTTCTATTGGATTGCTATTATGATCTAATTCGTCGCCATATTTTATCTTACTATTTTTTACATAGAATGCAATGTTTACTTTTCCATCTTTTACATATCCGTAAGGACTAATACTAGGTTCTTCGCTCCAAATATATTCTTGAAACATAATTTTACACGGTTTAAAATTAAAACGTTGTGTATGTATACCTTGTCTGTTAAGATCAAAAAATTCATTGTGTATATTCTTAGATTTAATATGATCTAAGAAATGATGCATGTTATTCCATCTTCTATATTCTATTACAGGATTGCTTGCATCGTCACCTGGATAAAAGACGTTACTTCCTGTACCAATGTCTGGTTTACTAAACATTTCTTTGTTTTTAAATGCTTTTAGTTGGTTGTAAAATGTAGGAGTAATACTTTTTGGTACTAGTACATCCATACCAACTTGTCTACAAAAGTCATCAAACTTCTGTTTGTTGCTCAATATTTCTGCTGCAAATGCACTTATATTTTTAATGCCGTAAAATGATTCTAGTTGTGCTTGAATAGGAAGTAAGTTTTCGCTAATAGTATAAATTCTGTCTACACAACTGAAACGTTTTGTAATTTCAAGAATGTCAAACCCTTTACAAATAAACACTTCTTGTGGTAGATCTATAAAATGTTCATGATCTGGTGCAGGTTCAAAATCAGTTACAATACTACAATTTTTTCTTAATGCTGTAACAAGGCCTTCGCATTTGTTTAAACTTCGTTCATGTGCTATTATTAGTGTTTTCATTTATATCATGCTTTATCATATTCATACACATTATATACGCATTTTCAGAATATTGCAACCTAATTTTTTCTTCTTTGTACGGATATTTTTGTATAGTTTTTGACATGTTAAATGTATTTTGTCTAGTATCTTCTTCTAATGGAATTATTGGCTTGATAACTTCAAATGAATTATTTTTGTTCATAAAGCCGTGATAGCAATTTGCAAGCCTAATATGGCTGATGTTTTTTGCTTGATCGCAAAATTCAGTTATGTTATCACACCAATTGTCTAGTTCTGCACTGTAGACTGTAGTGTTTGAATAATCTTTTGATAAAGTTTCTTTTGTAAAACCTAGCATACCTGGATAAAATATATGATTACTAACAAACTTTTCTGAATGAACTAACCCTAAATATCCACCTAAACTTAATCCAATGTGTATGCATTCGTCCGGAAAAGGAATATCATAGATCATTTCTTGTAGTGTAACATCATGTTCATCTTCTAATGTCCAGTACAAGCAATCTATACCGTGCGGGCTAAAGTAATCATTTAAGATTACTTCATGCCCTAATTCTTCAAATTCTTTTTTAAGTTTTAACTCACAATTACCAATGCCCCCACTTCCGTGAGATATTACAATTGGTAACAATTATGCAGCCGTACCATCGTCTAAATTAATCCAAGCACCGTTTTGATAACCTTGGAATCTGTCTACTGATTCGTTGTAAATAACCATGCCGTTGACAGCAGTTAATGCATTTCTATTTGCTGTTGTGTATTGACCAAACTGTATGTAGCCACCTGATGTGATAGTATTTTCTACAGCATCTACTATAATTGTAGAATCGTCAGCAACTAAACTACCTTTAAACGCCGACGCTGTAACATCACCCTCAAAAATACCTGAACCATTAACATCTAATTCTGCACTAACAGTTGCTTTACCAATACCTACTTTGATTTGATCTGAATCGTTTGTTGTAAACATAACAAACTTTTCGTCAATTGTCAAATCGTTGTTTTTAGCAACACCTATGAATAATGCATCGTGTCCAGCTGTAATTTTGGAACTATTGATATCCCCGTCAATATCTGATATTGCGCCAAATTTTATTTCGCCTCTGATATCATAAACTCCGTCATCTAGTGCTGCATCTGCTTTATTCTTTTTGAGATCTAATTGCATTCTTCCTTCAAAAGAATTAAATTGAATAACTTGATCACCTGTTGTTTGCGATCTGTTTTCAAATAAAACTGTTAAATCATTTGGCAACCATCTAGTAAAGTGCATTTCTGATAGTTCTACTGATGTTAAACTAACAGATGCTTCGTCGTATAAGTCACCGAATGTATTACCAAATAAATCACCTTGGAAAACTCCTGTCGGTGAACATTCAAAAGCACCTATAAATAAATTTCCTGTAAAAGTTTTATCCGCTGCATTTACTATTACTGCTGAATCATCTGCAATAACATTACCTTGCACGTTACCATTAAGTTGATTACTTACACCATCAACAAGTATTGTAGAATCTTCGCCGATTAGATTACCTTGTACATCAATGGTATATGTTTGTCCGTCAACAATACCAATAGTAGGAGGAAAATTAAACAATCCGCTTGCATCACCCGTTACTCTATCAAAGTTACCAGTTGTTGCGTTAACTTCTTCAAACTTTGTTCCTACTCTACCAATTTTACCTGTTCCGCTAACAACAGGGACAACATCTTTGTTGTTTAAAAAGTTTACACCGTTGACGTTAACAGAGCCACTTGGTGCAGTAATATCTATGTTTTGATCTGGTGATGTAATAACACCACTGCCTGTGTATTCTGTATCTGCTCTTAATTTTCCTGCAACAGAATCTACCATTACAAAACTACTGTCTGAGAAAATACTACCTGTAACGTCACCATCTAACGGACCAAAAATTTGATCAGCTTCTATATTACCGTTGAAGAATGAATTTCCGGTAATTGTTAATCCTAAACCAGCAAACGTTTGATTTGTTGCATCTAACAATAATGTGCTATCATCAGCAACAATGTTGATATTATAGTTACCACCACCTACAACACCTTCACCGCCACCTCCGCCAGTACTTGGAAGATTTGTTAAAAGACTACCGTCACCTACAAAAAAGTTTGCTGTTACTGTTTTAGAGAACGTATCAACCATAATAGTTGAATCATCTGCTACTACATCACCTGTAATACTAATATCATATGTTTGGCCTTCGAGGATGCCTGTGCCTCCTCCTCCTCCGCCTGTTACTGGTAAGTTTGTAAGTCCGCTACCGTCACCTACAAATGACCCTGCGGTAACAGAACCAGTTGCTGTCATTGTATTTGCGCTAACATTAGCAGCAGCAGCAACTGATGTAGGACTAATAGTACCACCGATTGTGATATTACCTGTACCTACAATGTCAAAGTTATTAAGATCTAAATTTTGGCTTAGTACTGCTGGGGAACCACTTACACTACCTGTAACTCTGATACCGCCTAGTGTGCTGCCATCGCCCACGTAAATTTCTTGTGTATCAGTTGTGTAAACTAGTTCGCCTTCTGCAAACGTAACGCCCAACCTTTCAAGGTTTGTTCCGCGGCGAAGTCTCAATGTCATTTTATGTTCTCCTAAGGTGATAATAGTATTTGTATGTATTTATCACCTTAGGAGGTTTTGTTTATCGATTTAGTTTAAGGAATTTATGAACTCTTTTAGCAAGATCGCTTTTTAGTTGTTTAGTATCTAGCCTAAAATCTACGATATCAATTTGGTCTTCGTATTGCATAAACAAATTATCAAGGGTCTCTTCGATTTGGTCAATAGTTTGTTTTTTCTTACTATCGTCAACATCGATGTCCCATTGTGTACCGTTATGAAACTTAATTACAATTCTACTGAGGTATTCAATAGGCAGTACTTCCATTTCAATGGATTCGAATATGTCATCCCAGTGTGTTTCCGTATCTGCTTCGTAATCAATAAGTTTCTTAGGCACTTGTTGTTGTTTTTTTCTTTTTGGTAGGAACAAGTTCTTCTGCTTGTTCTCTTAAGGCTTTGGCTTCTTTAAAAAGCCTATCTGCTTGTGATCTATAACTTGCTGCTAGATCTTCATCAGATAATACACTATCTGCTGGCGCAGAGGTCTGTTGTGCAACAGGTTCTTGTACATAATCATCTGCTGGCGCTGCTTGTGTTTTTGCTTCTTTGAACTCGGGCTTAATAGCAATATCGTCTAATGCTACACCTTGTTGTTCAGCAATAATCCTATTAAGTTCATCTAACATAATCGATGTTGATCTGTCAGGAACCATCTCAATTTCATTTGTTGGAAATTTATTTAATCTTCCCGTTGAATGAAATGCTGCAAGCATATTTCTGCCATCTGGCAAAGTATCGCGAGCCATTGCTTCTGCAAGTTCGTTTGAGGTTTGACCTGCTGGTGATTCAACAAGTCTCATTAGTGCATCATGTTCGTCTGATGGTAGTGATTCGGTCATAACAACTAAACAATTTTCAACGTCATTTGGAATTGTTCTATATGCTACTACCACAGACTTCTTATTTTTTGCAAGTCTTCCTACGTGTTTAAGTGGCATCTTCTTCTACTTCCTTTTCTGGTTTTGGCGCATCTGGATCAGGTGCGTCTCCTTGTTCAGCCTGTGCTGCTTTTTGCTGTTCTTCAACATTTTTTAAGAACGCTTCTAATTTGTTGTATACTGTACCTACAGCAGCCATCTCTCCTGGTTTAAATGAACCACGCTCACTAGCGATGTCAATAATACCTTTCATAACTGCTAGATCTTGAATGTTTAGATCCATAGGATTTGGTTGTTGTTCTTGTTCAGACATATTCGGAATCTCCTTTATAATGTAATTATTTGATGTCTAGTTTCTATATTTTAAAAGTGGACAAGCAAGTGCAAAATAACTTAGTTCTTTTGATTCTTCAAACGCTATTTTAACTTTACTTGCTAACGGTTGTTCTGCTTCATAAACAACTTCTTTATCGATATAATATCTTCCTTTAAGATTTGTTTGCACCCATTCTTCTAGTGCCTTTTGAATATTATATTTTTGGGGAATAACCATACATTCCCAATAGGGTGGACAAAAATCCACCCGTCTAATATCAAAAACGTTTAAAGGGTTAATTTTGATTTTATCCATTTAATTCTTCGTAATGTGCAGTAAGACCAAATGGTGCTTCTAGTCCTTTATCATGGTGTCCATGGATAATAAAAATAGTATCACAGTAATCTGGATCACCCCAGCTACCGAAAGGATAGCCATCTGTAAACATAATAAACTTCTTAGGCGTAATATCGTTTGCTTTCATGTAGGTCCAGTTAGCATCAAAGTCAGTGCCACCGCCTCCCATAACTTCGTAGTCGGTGAGACTTTCGCCGCAATCGGCACTAAAATCTTGTTCATTGTATACTTTAGTATCAAAGCACCACAATTTAATATTGTAATCTTTGAATTGGTCCATAATGCCTTGTACTTCGCTTAGAAAAATGTTTGCTTGTTCGTTTCCAATGGAGCCTGACATGTCAACACCAATACAAACATCAATAGTTTCTTGAAAGTTCATGCCTGGCAAAATAACACCAGTATGCCAGCCTTTGCGTGAAGGACGCATAAATGTAAAATCATTTTTTACGGTGCTTTGGATTTGCTGACGGATGATTTCACCCCAGTTCATTTTAGGCTCAGTAAGGTCTTTAATAATTCTTGCAATTTCGCCCGGAGTGTTACCAGCGCCTGCGGCATTTGCTGCTGAAATCATGCTCTCTTTGATTTCGTCACGAATTTGTTTCATTTCTTCTTTTGAATATTTAGGTGCTTTACCCTTACCTTCGCCTTCTTCGTCTCCGTCATCTCCTTCTAAATCAAGGTGTTCGTCTAGCATCTCTCCTAATTGTTTTAGGAATTCTTGGCCTTGTTTTTCAAACTCTGGAAACAGATCATCGTATACTTCTTCCGAAGTCCACCCTTCGTATTTAAAGTCTTGAAAACAATCAACGATGCTGGGTTTAACACCAATACGATCGCGAACAAGTAAATTGTTAACAATATAATCTGCTGAAATATTATAAAGCATAGGATGACGATCATCTCTACGACCTAAGTGATCAAATACACAGTGTAGAATTTCGTGTGCAATTACAAACTCAATTTCTTTATTATCCATTGCATTAAAGAATTGAGTGTTAAAATACAAATTACGACCATCTACAGCGGCAGTCGGAATCCAGTCGTCAGCAGCAACAATTTTAAGACGTGTTGCCATATTACCAAAAAATGGATGACGGAGTAGCAAACCTACTCGTGCAACAATGATACGATCTAATACTTCTTCACGCATCACAGAAAGAGCATCTTCTGTAATATCTAGATCAGGTTGCCAATTTTTAAGTTTACTTGCAGTCTTGTCTGTAGACATTTGCATTGCAACGTATTGCGGTAAAAAATCTAACATGTCATTCCTCTTATATCAGTGCCTATATTTAATATAACATATTTAAGTTTTTTGTCAACCATTAAAAAGAAAAAATGGGCAGAGTATATACCCTGCCCATTCCTGTGGCACACTTACTGTTGTGCTGCCTTAATATACTTTCCATAACGATCATGGAACTCATCAAAACACTCAACAGCATCTGGATCGATTGGAAGACTGTATTGAGTAAGAGCAAGTTTGATACCCATAACAACCAATTCCGTATCGAAATTATCCATTGCAAAACGCAAAAAGTTATTCACCTTAGCATCAAACTTTTTATCATTTTTTGCATCTGCATCTTGAAGTTCGTAACAAAGTGAAACAGTCAAGGAATACATGGCACTGATTTCTTTTGTGTTCAACTCTTTTACTTTACCATCTAAGATGTCTGATGGATTTGGCATACTCGATGCAACTTTACGGTGTGCCATAAACTTAACAGCAAGTCCTTCGCCAACCGAACCCGCTACAAGATCTGTAATAACTTCTTGATCATCTTCATCGTCAAGCAATTCGCTCACAAACGTCCATGTTCGTGGTGTTGCAAACGAACGACTTGGACTACGAGGATCAAAGTCAAACAAATCTTTTTTTGCAAACTGAAGATAACCAACTACATCTTTGTGTATCTTGTTAGCAACAGCCCACTCAAACCAGTCATTGAAATCAACAGCCAGTTCCAAGTGTACAAAACGGTTAGCAAGCGGAGCAGGCATGCGGTAAGTAACACCTTTGTCTGCTTCGCGGTTACCAGCCGCAATGATTACTACATTGTCAGGTAGTACATATGTACCAACCTTACGGTTAAGAATAAGTTGATATGCAGCCGCTTGTACAGCAGGTGCCGCTGAGTTCAACTCATCTAAAAACAAATAAATTGTCGAGAATTTTTTAGCAAATTCTTCGCTTGGAAGTTCTACAGGAGGAGCCCATTTCATTGTGTTATCATTTGCACTGTAGTAGGGCATACCTTTGATATCTGTAGGTTCCCAAAGTGACAAACGAACGTCAATGAGATATGAATTAGGTGTTGAAGTTTGAATCTGTTCAACAATTTCGGATTTACCAATACCTGGAGGCCCCCACAGGAAGATTGGACGTTTTTTAGCAATTGCTCGCTGAATTCGTGATTTAGCCTTGTTAGGGCTTACAGTACGTGTAATTTCTGCAACACTCATCTGTGTATTCCTTTCAATGTTAATCAGTGCCTATACAACTAATATAGCACCAAACAAGAAAGTGTCAACCACTATTTTCTATTTTTTTTGATCTTTTTAAAGCTTTTGCTAAACCGTATTTTCTTATATCTCCTGAGAAAAGAGTAAGTTCGACTGCTTTCTTTTCATTTGTTACGTACACTGCTCTTGATGTAAGGTAATATGGACAATCTATAAAATGATCCAGCCAAATTATAATTTGTGTTGTGATAGGCATGTCTAACGGAAAAGGTATCTCATAGTTTGCTAGTTCAATACTTTGTACTACATTCCATCCTTCATCAGTTAAACGTAGTCCGCCTTCGTCTTTTTCTCTAGTATTTTTCCACCATATAGGCAAATGTATTTTTACATTACTAGAAGAATCTGCTTCTCCTATTTGTTTTAAAAATATCTTTGTATATGCTTCTTTCCATTTCATATGGTATTTAATCGTAATCTGCAAATCTATTGTGCAATAAGAATGCTTGATTGTATTCTATTATTTTGCTTATATCAGGCCAAATAGTTTGCCAATCTAATTTACAGATATAATCTATAGTTTCTACAATCTTTTGTAGTCTTTTTTCTTGATCTATTTCTTTATCATAATCTTCTGACCAGAAATTATTAAATGTTTTAAATCCTAATTTATGTAAACTTTTTAAACTATTATTTTTGCCTACAATGACAAAAGGATGTGCAGCAAGAATAGTTTTAAATATTTTTTCTGAATGAAACATTGCATCTTCATTAAAGAAAGTTTCATTTACAACACTAAACCATGTGTTAAGAAAAATATCTCTATTGAAATTGTTAGCCCAGTTTACATCAAAATCTTTTCTATCAACCACAAGGGGACTGTTTTCTAATTCTTCGTGCTCTGGATAACTAACAAGGTTGTTTTTTATAAGGCCTAGTTTTTTTAGTTTAATAATTATACTTAATCTGTGCTGTCTATTTTGCCTGTTTAAACAATTAAACAAATGTTTTCTTGTATTGTTGTATTCTTTAATTGGAATAGGAACATGATCAGTTTTTACACGCTCTGCCCAAACAGGTTGTGCAATTATATTAATAGGTGTTGTAAATTGACTTTGTGCCTTGAACCATCTTTTGTATCTTTTTTGTTCGTACAAATTGCTAGTAATTATATAAAGAGGTTTACCTCTAGGTATTTTATTGTGAATATATTTGTAGTGGTTATGTAGAGGAAATGCTTCTGACATTTGATCAATTACAAGGCGAGATCTATTCCAATGATCAATTAATTTATCTATCCATTCGTAAGGTCCTTCACTAAGCGTATATCCACCTAATGGTTGTGCAGAAAGAACGGTACTATTCTGATACAACTTCACCTTGTGTCAACTTTATTACTACAAATTTATCTGTTTTAAATTGTTGATTTAATCTTTTTGCAAGATTATGTGCATGTCCTGGATTAGAAAAACTTGTTTTCTTATACTTAGGACCTGGATAGTTTGTAATTGAATTACTACTTTTTAAATTAAAAGGCTTGCCGTCGTAGAATACTGCCCAGATTGCATCTGCATCTAAAATTTGCTCACATTTGTACGTTGCACTATTTGTAAATTCTAACAGTATTGTAGGCTTTGGTCTTGACATATACGTATCCTTTTAAAAACTACGTATATATTTATCTTTTTACCAACCAGTTCCGGCGTCTATATCAACTTTTATTACCTGATCTCCGAGTCCGCCGCTGTTTTCTTTTACATATTTTTCCATGTCGCCTTGTAATCTAGACATTACAATGCCCATAGTAAAAGCCAAGTTTTTTGCAGTAGTAATATCTAAACGCAAATCCTTGGCTCTACTATTCTCAGCAGCCTGTACTTGTTTAATAAATTGCTGTATAGGTTGTGTATTAAGAGGTTCTGTTGACATTGCTTAACATTAATTTCATTTCTAATTCAGTTTTGTATGGACCCATATACTTATTTCGCTCAAGTGTAATTAACTTAGGGCAAAAACTTTTTAACCAGTTTTTGTTAAATTTAATTAGATAGTATCCTGCACAATATACACTTTTAGATTTTTCACTTTTTGTAAAAAGCGGCAAGTTTCTGCTTATATCAAACATACTGTTATAAGGTTTGTTTTTTGTAGGAAAGCCGTGTATTTCTCTTGTGTCTTCATCTACATCGGGTGTTGTAATTTTTGCTGTTAAGAAACTTTTGCCAAATTCTTGTTTAATTTGTGTTTCACTATGAAATGTAACTACGCCTTTTTTTGTATAGATAAATTTATCTTCGTCTTTAGTAAGTGTACCTATACGGATGCCTTCATCCTCAACAATCCAAAATTTATCTTTTAATACTGGTTTTACATTCATTGTCATTTAATATACCTCGCTTGTAAAGGTTCTGCAAATGTTGCTGCTTGATCTGCTACACGTTGCATATCCCACTTTGCACAGAATTTCATAAGGCGCATGCCTACTTGTGAAATATTTTTAGATTCTACAGTTTGAATAGTCGTATCAATTTGTTCTCTAATATCATCTGGTTGTGCTGTAAGATCACACAATGTAACATTGCGGTTGTAATCATCTAGCACACGATGTTCTGCACCTTCATGATCTACCCAACGTTGTAACATCATGTTGTTCCAGTTGAAGCCTTTTGTGTCTTTGTCAGCAAACGCTTCTAACAAACCTACTTTGTTCTTTGTGCCTTTTTTGCGTACACCTGGATATGCACTAAACACGTTGTCACTAGTGTCACCACGCATACATTTTTCAAACAACATAAATTCAGGGTCAGGAGCAGCCTTTGCTTCACCCGTTTTCTTATCAACTACCGCATGACCTTTATCGTCAAAGTAGCCTTTGTATGTAATAGTTGTGTTGCTCACACCGTTGTACTGTTGTACATTATGAGCAATAAGTTGTGCAAAGTCACCGTCTGTTGAAATAATAATATGTTTGTCGTTGGGATGATTTTGTATCCAGCCTGCAATTAAGTCGTCTGCTTCTAGTACAGAATTGTGTAACACAGTGCAGTTTGTTTTTGTATCTACAAACTGTTTAAAGTCGTCAAACACTTCAAAAAAGATTTTATCTTCTTCTGCTTCACGTGGACTCATTGCATCTCGGTGTTCTTTGCGATTACGTTTGTAAGGCTCATAATAGTCCTTACGCCAACTGCGTCCTTCTAAACAAAACACAACATGATCTGCGTCAAAGTCACGCCATGCTTTCTTTACACTGTTAAGTGTAATGTGTAGTGCCATACCGACTTTAGTATCGATGTCGCCACGCACAACATGACGAGCACGAAAGAATGTGTTAAGTGTGTCTACTAGTACATAGGTTGCCATTAAAAAGCCTCTTCATATCCTTCATTACTAATAGCATTATAATACAATTCTGTGCCTTTGTCAAGATCTGTTTCAATCGTTTGATCAAATTTATAATCTTTATAACAATCAATAGTTACACGGTTATGTTTACGACTTACAGCAAATGCCATCGAATCTTTGTTTTTTGTTATAATCATATTCTTTGCAACTAGTTTAGCCATTGTCAACCTCAAATAAATCATTGTCTAGTTCTGCTTTACGTTGTGCTCTTTTGTTTGCCCAGCCTTCACGCATTTTGTTACGCTTTGCAAGTTCTTCTGGACTAGGATCGATTGGAATAGGATCATCTTTTGGAGTAATTTGATCTAGTGTGGGTAAAAATGCATCATATGCATTTTTGTTTAATTCAAAGCCGATAAAGTTTCTACCATAACGTAATGCAGTACGTGCAGTTGTAAAGCCGCCACAGAACGGATCCATTACAGTTTCTTCTCTGTTACTACTGTATAAAACAAATTTTTCAATAAAGTCTTCACTCAATTGATTTTTGTTTTTTATTTGACCTGGCTTGTAATCACGTGGCATATCTTGTACAGTTAATCTATCATGATAACTGTCTTTTTGATCTGAGTAATATACGTTTGTATTAAATGTACGTTTTTGTTTACCTCTATTTGGCTTTTGCCAAAACAACACATGATAGTGACTGCTTACCCATTTCTTTTTAGTGCTTACACCAAATGAATACTTTGCAATTATATGATTAATTTCTTGTAAGTCTGTTGCGTGTAGTGCGTTCAATACATGGTGTAGGTTAGTATATCCGCTTACAATATAAATGCTACCACCTGGTCGTAAACATCTAGCACACTCTGAAATCCACTCTTTGCTGAATGTATCGTATGTTTCTAATGGAACTTCTACATAACCTGGAACTACATTGCTTTCATCTCTGTGATAAACAACATCAAGTTTATCTCCTTCGATGCCATAAGGAGGATCAGTGAATATCAAATCCACTGATCCATCTGCTATATGTTCACGCATACCAGAAATACAATCCTGGTTGTAAACTTTATAAGTCATTAATAGTCCTTTGTGTCTACTAATTTGTCACCTTCTAGTGCATGTCTATCTTTAATCTGCGGAACTGCACCTAGTATTTTCCACGGACGTTCGTCGCCTACTTTGCTTAGTGTCATTCCAATCTTTTCAAAAATTGACGTAGTTATCATATTATACGACAACTTGTATAAAGATTCAAGTGTTTTTTCGAAGTTTCTTACACCATCTCTTGCTTTTTTAGGATTGTATGAATTTGTAAACAATATAATTTCAACTGGGTCAAACTTTTTATTACATGCATCTAAAATATGAGAAAATGTTCGTAACGGGTATGTATCGTTATCTACACTTACAAGAATTCTGCTTTTATTGTTTATATCAAATCCACTACTTTTACACCAGTCTTCCCAGCCTTTGCGATTTTGTGTTCTAACAAGTCCTAAATCTTGTCCTGCTTCATATCCTGAAATAATATTATTGATGATTTTTGTAATGTTTCCGCTCTTGTTATTAAAAAACTTTTCAATATCTACATCGTTATATAACCACCATTCGATTTCTTCTGAGATAGGTTTTAATTCTCCCAATCTACAAAGCTCAATTCCTGCTGTCTCAAAGTCTTTTCTAAGTGTAGGAACTGCCGGAGGGTGCTCGTTAGCAATAAGTCCGTTAGTAACATAGTTACGTTCACTATCGTCTTCGTAATCATATACTGCTACTGGGAGCCATTTTTCTTCGTTGCGTTTTGCTGCAATTACACGACCTCTACCGTCTCTAAACTTGCCATCTGTGCCATAACATGGCGGTGCATACTTTGTTGAAAAGCCGTGGTAGAAAAAACTAGCCTGAATACTTTCGATACGCTCCTCTGTATTCTGCTCTTGTCTAATCGACATATTCCAAAGATCTGGATTGGTTTCGTCGACTGTATCTAAATCTAAAAATGTAAAATGTTGGAACTCAGCATTTTTTTGCTGACGGATATGTTCAAATCCGTATTCTCTTAAATTAATTGTTCCGTGATTGTTGAATCCTGTCACCGTTGAGGTGCCTGCGATTTCTGGTGTCGCCATAGTATATCTCCTTCATTGCTCTATGCGTTTGGGTAAACAGAATTTGCCTAAGCGTTTACTGTCTACATAACTATTTATCATTTTGCAATTAACTATCAAATACTTTCGATTAATGCTCTTTGCATTGCACGTTTTTGATCTTTATAAGAAACTTCTACTAGATTATTAGGTTTAATCTTAGAAAAAACAAATTCTACTGCACTAAATGGAATATGTGCTTCAATGCCATCTGGCACTGCAACTAGATATTGTTTTATGTCTTTACCGCTAATAATTGCAATACTATCTTGTTGCCCTAGTAGGTAAAAATCTGCAGGATTTTCAATCTCTACACCTTTGTTCTTACCTAAACTGTTTTTAAGTTTTACTTTGATAAATGCTTTTTCTTTGCCTGTTTTTGTAAACAGACCATTTGCCATATATTTAAATTCTAAATCTAAACCTGTTTTAACATCATGATGATCTCTACCAATATCGTCTACCCATTGTAGACGTCCTTGTGTATAAACTTCTAGAGATTGTTCAATAATGTCTGCTTTATCAAATCGATCCTTACGATCATTAAGTTGATCGCCTACACTTGCTATTAGTTTAGCATATCGATTAGATTGTATTACTTCGCTAAGTACTTTCGCATAAGTTTGTGTGTTCATTGTTGTGCCTCTATTGCATTATTAACTATTAATAATATAACACACAAACACCCAAATGTCAATCTTTTAAAAAACCAAATTCAGGATAAAGATCTAAGAATTTTGTTGCTCTTGTACTGTCAAAATAATCCAACATGTATCTAAAATAATCACGTTGTTTATCTGATAAAGTTTTTTGTGGCTCCGTTTTAATCCAATCTAACCAGTTGTAGTCGTCTATTAGGTTTAAAGTTTTTAACTCTGGTAAGAAAGTTTCAATTTTTTTTACAATTTCAATTCTGTAATCAATGGGTGAGTTGGCAAAATGTAATGGCTCTGGCCAATCTAAAAATGTTGTATTAAAAGGAAACTTATTTTGTTTAATAAAGTCAAGCAAATTTGGCAAATCTTTTAGATTTAGCAATTGTATTGTAGGCTCTAAGGTAATTTGAAAATTCTCATATTGGTCGCATATTTTTTTAGATCTTAAAATCTTGCTTTCCAATGCAGACCAAGAACTAGGGTATCGAACATATTCTAAAACTTTTCCAGTAGCATCCAAACTTATTGATAAGTTTACATGCTTAAACTTTGTAAGGTATTTTTCTATCCATGATTCTTTGATAATTGTGCCATTTGAAATTATGTGTACCTTTATATGACCGCTTTCTTTTCTATTCACTAATTCTTCTATCAAAGATGTAAATCCCTTCATCACAAACGGCTCGCCGCCGACTGCCATAATCTCTTGAGTTCTTTTTGCATTTTCAAGTATATGGTCAACAAATCGCTGGTTGAAATTATTAGATGATGTAGAAAGAACTTCTAGGTCTTTACTATTGGTATAAGGATTGCTTTTGCCGAATTTATTATATTCTAGCATGTTCTTTGCAATTTGATTGCTCAATGTAGGGTTACACATCACGCACTGCAAGTTACATTCGTTGCTCATTCTCAAATCAAAACTCAGAGGACTAGGAACAACTGTATGGGCATTTTTATAATAATAATCGGCTAATGATTTCCATTTATGATTTTCATACTGTCGGTTTGAAATGATTCCCTGTTCTTCACTTTCAATACAACTTTTACAGATATTTTTAGGGATGATTCTTTGATTGAATTTGTGTCTTAATTTTTGTAAAGTCTTGCTGTTCCATACTTCATCGACATCCTTGCCTAGAATATTAATATCGTCTGAATCTAATTGTTTTGCATAACAACAGGCTTTCATATGCCCTGTTGTTGTCACAAACATTTTAACAAAAGGATGGACACAAAAATTTTTGTATAAATCTTCTATTTCATTCGTCATGCACTATTATGATACTTCACTTCTTCCTTTATCTATAGGTACAACATTAATATAGCCTGCACCTCTGTCTGTATCTAAACCTTCATCTACAAGCATATTGTAAACAATATCTTTAAACCATCTATCAACAATTTCTTCTTCAGGATCAACATCTGTTCCATAACCTGCTTCTAAAAGTTGTTTAATAAAATATTCATTCCAATCTAGTTCAAAGAATCCGTTACGAATATTTTCTTCATTCACTTGCACATCTAAAACACTTACCCATGGCTCTTTTCTTTTTGTTGCATATTCTTTTGGATCTTTCTTTTTTAGAAACTCGAGTTTTTCTTTTTCAAACTTTGCCTTTTCTTCTTCGGCTTTTTTGTCTCTAACAATTTTATTCCACCATCCCATTATAAGTGTTTCCTTAGTTTTTTGTATTGTTCTTCAGTGACTATCCCACTAGCGTACTTACTAATTTCCTTATGTTCCCCAGGCATTTCCGAATAGGCTAATGTGGAGTCTTGGAGTGAACCTCCAGCCTCGTTCCATACAGAGCTTCGCCACCTCTTGTACCGTGATGTTGTACCCTTCCGAGCGACCGCCAAGCGGCATAAGATAGACAGGGCATTCCACACCCGCTGAACGATATTCACTAACTGCTCTACTAACTTCATCAACATCATCCATATCAGCAACAACAAATTTAAGATACACAGAACTGCTGTCACAACGAGCGTAATCACGCAAGACGTCAGGTTTGATAGCTGAATCCCAAGTTTCTCCGCTGACGGATAACTTAGGAGAACAACTAAATGTCCATTCAATTCTGTCATTGTTGTTGATGTAATTGAACAAATCATCATGTAAAAATTGTGTAGTGTTTGTTTCAAACGTGACATTTTTTAAATCTTTCATTTTCGGATGTTCAAACAACTCTACGTAGAGTCGTTGCCATGCAAGTAATGGTTCACCGCCTGTCATAATCAAATGAATATCTTGTCCATTATCTTGTGTCCATTTGCCTTCCGGCAATAAACTAATCAAATGATCTACAACTTCGTCTACTTCTGCAAGTTTGTTAAAGTGTTTAAACTCTGGATAGATACTAGCATATGTATCACAACCTGTGTGAATAATAGGTAAATCTTCAAATTTTTCTGTAGTTTCGTGTACGCCTGCGTCAAGTAGTGCCTTTACTTCTGGATTGTAACGATTGCCTTCTGCGTGTTGTTCCCAACGATTCTTGTCTTTTGGTAAGCCAAAATTCATACAACGAAAGTTGCAACCAAATGTACGTAAAAATACGCTAGGTACTCCTACGTATTTACCCTCACCTTGTACACTATAAAATGCTTCACTGTAACGTAATTTCATGTGTCTGTTCCTTTATATAATTTGCAATATTTGTACCAAACTCTTTATGCACTCCGTAACCTGGATGACGTTTGTCTTTTGCCAAATCACTATCTTTTCTTCTTCTCATAGTATCAATGTCTTCTACTGCAATAAAATCTATGTTATTCCATTTTTCGTGTTGAAAGTGCCAAGGTTTTGCATTAGCATGGTAATTGATTATGTTATGCTCGTCTAAGTAAGATTTTGCTACTCTCATGTATAAGTTAGTTGTCCAATTAGAATCATAATCTGTATAAAGATTTTTAAAATATGATTTAATTGCTTTATCGCCTTTCATACCCCACATCTTTACTTGTACTGAATTCATTGATATTTCGTCAGTTAGTATTGCATGTCTGTTATGAAATGTCCATAAACAAATAACTGTGTCACCTTCTTGGTATTCAAATGTCAACAAGTCGTTAAGTATTTCTTTATTTGAATAACCACTCATTCCTTTGTTAATGCATTCTAAATTTAACAATTTAGAAACAACAGAAGGCCAAGCAAGTTTGCTCGGCTCTTCATTGTGCGGCCATATATCTTTTAAATTATCACCGTATGTCAAACTACAACCAAATGCAATTAACCTTGCCATTCTGCTTTTGCCTTGATAAATCTTTCTGCTAGATCGTATTTAAGTTGCAGATTAAAAATGGTTGTAGTGTTATAAGGTTGTGTAAAAGAATAATTAATTTCAAACATTAGCAAGCAAATTCCTGTTGTAGTTTGATGTTGTCAAAGAACTCTTTCTTAGTTGTAGGATCATCTTTAAAACTACCTCTTAGCACAGTTGTTTGTGTAAGTGAACTATGTGCCATAATTCCGCGATTCTCGCAGCAGCCGTGTGTTGCTTGAATGTATACACCTAAGTGCTCGGCACCTGTCGCTTTTTGAATCTCACGTGCAATATCATTTGCAAGTTCTTCTTGCAGTGTGCCGCGTCTTGCACACCACTGTGCAATTCGTGTATATTTAGAAAGACCAATTAATTTTTCAGCAGCAATAATACCAATGTATGCAGTGCCAACAACAGGCTGGTGATGATGTGAACACATTGATTTAAGTTCACTGCGTACTACTAGCATACCTTCATAACGGTCTTCCGAATCATTTGGAAATGCTGTTGCATCAGGCTTAGGATCATAACGTCCTGCCATAATTTCATTTATATACATTTTTGCTAGACGTCTGCCTGTATCCTTTGAATTAGGATCATTTACAATGTCAATACAAAGACTTTCAAGAACGCTTTCGAACTTAGGTGTAAGTTCTTCTATAAGGGCTTCTTTGTCACCTTTTTGCATAACATATGATATGTTATCGCCAGCCCAGTAACGTTTACCAGCATCTTCTAATCGTTGTTTTAGTTCTAAACTTTTTGTCATTTATTTCTCCGAGTTATAGACGAGGATGTCTATTAATTTAATATACCATGTATTTAGGTTTTTGTCAAGATATTTCTTCAATATCTGTTACATCACTAAAAGGAACTACACGTTTGATAAATTGTTTCTCAGCATCTTTAATTTCGTACAGTTCTCTTTTGCTATCTTGAGATAATAGAACACCTTCTCTTTCTAGTTCGACATATGCATTAACCGGAAGATCTGCCATGCTATACATTCCACCAAGTCTGCCAAATTTGTCTACAGGCCATTCTGCTTTATACTTGCATTTATATTCTTTATATTCAGTACTCACTTACATTCTCCCAAGGATAAACTAACCAAACATCTTCTTCTGCTTTATTGATTTCGTGTGCGTAATAACGAACTAATCCGCAGTCACTTGCTAAATTTTCAGTTAAAGTTGCGAAACGAACGTTTTGGTCCCAAACTCTGTTCCATCGATCATGATCGGGTAAACAACCACTAGTCCAGTCTTTTACAATCCAGTTAAATGTTGTACCAGTGTCGTTAATATCGTCTACAATAAGAATATTACTTTTGTTTTCAATAGTAATAATATCAACACCTGCACTTGCTTGAATGTCTTGATTATGAGTTTGAATTTTCATATCTTCATATCCAAATGCATCTTCTGCCATCCAACAGTTGCTTTCGTTTCCGTAACCTTCATTGTCATCACGCAAACTAACCTTTAGTGCTTCGCAACGAATACCAGTCATGTTAGAAATAATAGTTGCAGGAATGTTACCACCTCGTGTAATACCTACAATGTAATCAGGACGCCAATTATCTTTATACATCTGCATGACAATACTTGCACACATCTTTTCTACGTCTTGCCACGAATAATAATGTTTCTTAATCATTCTTTTTCCACTCATCCATTTCAGTTTTTATATCAGTAATTTGTTCGTTTGCAATACCAGCAGCCATTGATTGAACTTGTTCTAGTAAGTGCCTACAAGTAGATTCGTCATATTGTTTATAACTAATTTCAGCAAATTCATTACGAATACGATGTGCTTGTATACACAAATCTTTCATTGCATTTATACGTCTAATCCATTCTTCAATTGGATGTTGCATTAAAATGGTACCTCTGCTTCTGGTTCGTGATTACCTTTATAGTCTTGATGAACCATTTTGTAAATTGATTCAAAGTTTTTAAAAGCTTTTTCTAAACCGGGATAATGTTGACACATATCTTTAATTTTATTTAATGAAGGCATTGTATCTACAAATTCAGTTTGTTCCCAAGTAATATTGTCACTCCAGTGTGTATCATCAATTGTGATGGTTAAATTACCATCACTAATAGTACTGGCATTATTAATATTAATGTCTGATATATTAAATGTTAAATCTTCGTCAGAAATAATGTCTATAGTTGCTGTTGTGATATCACTTATACTAGTTGAATATGTGTGGTCTGTACTTGTACCAAAAATAATATCATCATCATTACCCATCTGCAATATTCCTGTATAGTTCGGTTCCGTCAAAAAATTCTTTGTTAAGTTTAGTGCGCTGTTTTTCTAAACTTATAAGATAGTCATCGTAGTTTTCCATATAGTCAACAATCTTGGCAGCAATGTCTCCTCTATGTTTTCTATATGCACTATAATCTTCAGTCCATTGACTAGGATATTTAAATTCGGGCAATGCCATTTCTGAATAACTTAATCTATCAGGTACCATAGGAATAGCATCTACTAGAGCGCCTTCGTACCAACTGATACCTAGTGTTTCTTGTAAGTTAGCACTAAACACAAGTTTTGCTTCTCCTAACAAGTTGTGATATTCATTTTTAGTAAGCGTTTGCTCTTGACATACAACAAATTCATATTCGGGTAGTTGTTGTTTTAAATCATGGAATATATCAACTTGTTTTTCTGGAGCAATACGATGCGGGAAAAGAATTAGATCACGCTTCTCCATACCTTTGTATTGATCTAAACTGCTACGTAAATATTCCATAGGCCAACCTACACGATGTGTTTTATCTATATCAACTTGATAATCTTCACCTAATGTATCTGCAAACATTTCAATATGAAAGTCAGTTGCAAAAAAGTTATCATCATAACATTCAAACATTGACATTTCAGCATGTCTTACCCAGGGCTTATCTCCAATCAACCTGCCAAGAAAGTCATGAGGGTCATAACTACCAGCATGCCAAAGCCCGCCGATGCTAACATCAACGTCCAAGAGTTCTGCCATATAACGTAACTGAATAACAGTAGGGTTCCAAGCATCGGTATATAAGAAATAATCTCCATTTTGAATTTGCCCTTTACAAAACATTTCGCCTATGATTTCTAGTTGTTTTGATTTGTAAACATTGGTTCCGCCAAAATTGAGAAATGCCCCAGGCGTTGTTGCCTGAGGCGTCTCGCCACCACTGATGACTTTTACATTTTCGTTTGTAGATCGTGATAGTTGCTTTGGAAGGTAATCTTTCCATTGCTTAGTGTAGCGTGTATCAACTGCTTCAATATCTACAATATAAATTGTCATTAATGTCTCCGATTGTTAAAACTTCGACTTGCGTTACGTGACTTAGCACGTAAATAATTTTGATATTTAATATAAGATTGCCAAATAGGCGCATCTTTTTTATACAAATCAGCCTCGTTAAAGACTTTACCTTCAAAGCGACAATAGTCGCGGAACTTATCCAAATCATTAAACACTTTTGTATAAGCGTCACGATTGAACTTAATAGTCATTTACCTAATTCCTTTTTACTATGGGTAAACAATTTGACAGCCATTTTCGCCATCTTCGGCGACATCAATAACAACAAAGCGGCCGGGATACTTTGCGTTAATCTGTGTGTACAAGTCATCTGCGATCATTTCGCACGACTTGTGATTTAGTTCAATAACCTTGTCGTCATAAAGACTTTCTAGCCAACGCTTGAACTGAATAAATTCAATGTCACGATCATTATGTGTAACTTGAATTTGTACCTTAAAATGAAAGATGTGTCTATGAGCCACACCTAAAAAACTTACGTCATCCCAGCCACCTGTTGCTAGTGCTGGATCGTCTTTTGCCGCAGGATAAAGATGGATACCTTCTTTACGGAATGTTACCCAAATACTACGTTTTGCATTTTCTAATCTGTGTGAAATACTCAATTTTTTATCTTCCTGTCGCATTTTCCAAAGCATCCAATCATAATAACGCTTAGGTTCTTTGTCTCTACTCATTTACTATAGTACCATTTTCAATACTTGTCAACTCGATAATTTCATCAGATCCATAATTAGACCAGTCAGTAAATTTTTTCCTATCCATTAAGTCGTGTAAACTATGACACCAAACACCTGGATTAGTTGCCTTAAAATCTTTATCATCAATTTTCAACATAGTGTTATAATTCCATAGTTTGATATATGGAATAGGAACTCTTAGTTGCGGAATAAAATTTTCGTATTCTGTTAAACCACTTTCTAGAAATGCTTCTGCAAGTGCAATAGGAATATCTAAACTGCAATAATAGTCTTCATTTAGACAATCCTTGATCATTGATTCCCACCATTCCCAGTCTTCATCTGTATCAGGATTAAAACTATGATTAGCACCAAAAAACAAATGCTTAATTTTATTCAAATTAGCAATGCCCTTGATTTCTTCTAAAGGCTGTTTGCCTGTAATAAACAAAGTTTTTAAACCAAATGCAGGTGTACGTTCTACTTCGTTACCAATGAAGTAAACAGCATCATCTGCTGAACCTGTAGCATAATCTCTATTCATTAATATTGAGCCTCCCATTCGTTGCCGCCGTTACCATATTGAAGAACTTCTACTTTTTTAACACGATCATATCTAAAACTTCTAAAACCGTTTGATTCAATAGCCCATACAACAACATTTTTTTCATGTTTTTGTGTTGTATCTTTCTTTGGGTCTGGAAAGAAAGACGGCATAAGAGTACAAGGCATCACTCTTTCAGTGCCGTCTAATTTGTTAAAAGTTACTTCAACTACTTCTTTTTCTAATAGCGCAACTAATTCATCTTTTGTAGGAATACCCTTTAGGGCTGCTACTGTTTCTTCAACTTTTGCCATTTTTAACCTTATACATCTCGTTCCAAATGTCCCAACGTTTTTTATTGTACTCATTTATTTGTTCATTAGTATAATTGTTTTTATGCATACTGTCAATGATTTTTTCAATTTCTTCTAAAGCCATTTCTAATGCTTCTAATCTAAGTTCTTTTTCCGAGCGCAATGATATTCTCCAGTCTGTGTATTTCGTCTTTATACCAAAGTTTTTTTGTTTTTAATTTCCTAATTGCGTCATCTACAATGTATGATTTTTCAAGTTCAATAATTTCTTCATCTAGTTTTCTGTGCTTTCTTTTCAGTTCGACTAAATGTTCTTCATGTCCCATCATTACAATTCCTCGAATAGATTGTTAAATTGCGTTTGAGCATTTACAATACGCTTGCCTGTATTGCCTCTAGTACCTATAATACTATCCCAGTATCTAGAAAATTCTAAAATGACAGCCTCGGCTTTTTGTCTGTCATCAGTTTCAAAAATTGCATCAACAACATCTCTAAACGCAATTCTATCAAATTTTTCTTGTATCAACATATTAGGAATAATACCTGCGTCATATTGACGGTTTGCTTCTTGTACAGCATTAATGTGCATCCATACATTGTGACCCATCATAATTGCATACGAGAAACTATCCCATGAAGTTTTTCCTTCTTTACCGATCTTATTTAGATCGCCCGGACCGTATATACAAATTTCTTTTGCTTGTAGTCCTGTTGTTATAGGCGAATCTAAGAAACTAGGATGTTTTCCTTCTCTAACAAAAGCTTGTCCAAAAGCAGTTGTATCATTTGCAAGTGCTTTGTCGTCGATACTAGGTACCATTCTATATACCCACTTGCTTCTATCTTCTGTTTCTAGTTCACAGTAAATCTGTCCATTAGCAGTTGCAAGGAAAGGCGAAGCACAATCAAATGTAATAGTAAAGTTTTCGTTATGATATTTGCGCACTGCTCTTTGAATGTCAGTGAGCAGTGTAGCCCACTCTAGTTTTGAAGTTCCTAAGAAGTGCATGAAATCATGTTTGCCTTTTTCAAGCAATCCGTCAAAACGTAACGCAACAACACGTTTAAGTGCTAGGTGTACATCGCACATATTTTGTCCACCCATTGACCATCCGTTGAAATGATCTTCATATTTTTTAGGATCACAGTAGTCTTTCATTTGATCGTACCAGTCATCTGCGTCTGCATGATTCTCGCCTTGTAGTACGTTCAAAAACTTACAAGCACCTGTACGATGCTTCATCCAGTAGTCATTATTAATACGTGTTGCTTTAACTGCTTCTTGGTAAGTTGAAATGCCAGTTGCTTTTGCACCTGCAGGCGAACGTGCAACCCATGCCGGAATATCAAGGATCATACCGTAGTCCATATAAGCATCCATCCAACGCAGTACGCCATCACGTTTCTTTTGTGCCTTTGGACAGTTTGGATCTTTCCAGTCACCTTCCCAAACACCCTTACCAATCTGGAAGCCACCTGAGTCGCCAAGTAGCCAAGTGTTTGCTCTGTCTCTGTTACGCACCATATCTTCCTTAGGTGCATGTTTTGTAGTATCTAAGTCAGCATGTCCTGCTGAGTATAATGTCCACTTATATTGAAACTGTCCTTGATCTTTATTTAGATAGTTAAGACTTTCAACACCATTATTTAAATTACTAGGTATTCTAGCAGGGTCGACATAGTTTTCAAAACGCTGTTTGCCTACGTAAGTAGCATAAAAGCCACTCAACGCGGGCAGAAAAACAGCATAGTCATTTTGTGTTGCAGTTAAATTTGTATTCATTATTTACTTTGTGCTGGCAGGATATAGTCATACTTGGCCATACCACTGTCTACTGTAATCATCATAGCACCTTGATCTGTGATGCTAATTTTCTTATCGCCATCTAGCCCTAAAATAGAAATAGTTTGCGCAACTGGCCATGCCCAAGTATGTTGTAAGTTTCCGCCAACATCATGTTGGAATGTAAACTTACCCGCATGTGTATTCAAGTCACCAAAGTAAAAATTAAGATTTCCATCTTCTGTCTTAACTTGGAATACAGGTTCTTCTGAATGAGCACCGGCCATTAGTTTCATACGTGCAATTGCTGCAACACTTGGTTGAAATTCTACATCCCATGTGCTACCTTTAAATTTTACACTTTTTAGTTTTTCTTCAATAATCGCTTTGTTCATAAAGCGATAATCATTTTGGAAGTCTCCACCTTCATTTTCAAAATGAATGTGTGTTGGAATAGTTTCACCATTCCGATCTTCTTGCACTACGTCAATTTTTGCTTTATCTTGATATTCTGGGTTCTTCAAATGATATGCAAGTTTGTTAAGATCTGGCATACCAAATGTACCTACAAATTCTGACACTGGCGAATGTGTTGTAGCACTAAGTACAACACTTCTATCTTCCGCCATACTTTCAATACTTGTCTCTTGTTCTGCTACAACTTTTAATGTTGTAATAAAGCCGAGACTATGTGTGTGCGACACAACATCTTGTAAGATATCTTTCATACTGTTTCTCCATTGTTAAGTTCTATTATATTGCCTAGTGTGTTGTTTGTCAATAGTTTTTCTATCGAGTATTTAGGTTTAAAGCCTAATGTTTTAATTTTTTCCATATTTGCACAAGTCCATTGTCTTTCATTTGGGGTATTTAGACGGATGGGCAAATCTTCTGCAAAGTCACGGACACGAAAAGGATGTCCTGTACCTATATCAATTTCTCCTTTATACTTGCTATTCATGCACAATTCTATTGCATCACATACATCTTCAATATGTATAAAATCTCTATAATGATTTGTAACATATTCAAGTTCTCCGTCTAGATACTTTTGCATAAACATTCCTTTGCGTGGAATATCTGAATACACTGTATGAAATCTCATGCATAGTGTATTTGAATAACATGATGCTGCTTCTTCTACAATATATTTGCTGGCTGCATATGGATTTAGATGTGGTTCATATGCTGAACTAGAACTTGCAATCAACATACGTGTATCTGGATAGCGTTCTAAAAGTCTTTTGGTAACTTCTACATTATTTTGCCAATAGCCTGCAGGATCATTCATTGATTCACGAACACCACTTTTTCCTGCTAGGTGTATAATTAAATCAAATTCTTCTTTCAATTCACAAGTTGTCAGATCTTGACTGTTGTTAAGTTTGTCTCTATCCCAACCGTCCTTAAGATCAAACCCTACAACACTATGTTTTTTTGTAAGTCTTTTTAGTAAATGACTTCCAATAAAGCCTCTATGGCCTGTTAACATAACTTTCATTTAAGATCTCCATTGTATCCTTCCAGTCTTTGACATGATAGGATTTACCATTGCCTCTTTTGGCAATTGCAGTTGATAATGGTTCGTCATTACCACCAGGTTCTTGTTTATCGCCAAAAAAGATTAGTTTGTCATGGTCGTTAAAATCATTAATAATTTGTGATTTGTCACAACCTGTAGGATAGATATCAATACCTGTTTCTCCTCCTACTTTTGCTGTAATGTTTTCAAATTCTGTGTTAATTTGATAAGCAATACTTTCACGTTCTCTACTTTCGAGATCGTGTTTAATATATAATTTACGTTCGCCTAGTGTGCAATTACGCCCTACAATTGAAAAGTTTACACAACCTGGACGTACTTCGATATGGTTTCCTGTGCGTAAAGGAAAATTACTTGCTTGTAGCCATCCATTCATTAAATCCATAAGTTCTTTTGGTGCCGTCCAGTCGTTAGTTTTTACATTTACACCGTGACTCCAAACATCATTACCAGAACAATTATAAACAACTTTTGCTGTGTTAAACAAAACATTTCCAATTTGTTCAACTGTTTTATCTTTGTCACTACCGGTAATCAGATAAACATCGTTAGTTGTTACAAAATCAAAAAAGAATTTGTTAAACTCAGGATCAATAGTTTGTCTACTAGGAGTTAGTGTTCCGTCGACATCAAAAATAAACTTATTCATTTATGCATACCGCCTTTTCTCCTTCTGTAAACAATGCTTCAAGAACTGCTGCATTTATACTGCATTGCTGCTGTGTATTATACTCGTTAAATTTTGTAACTTTATATTCATCAATATCTACAAGTGAACTAATTATCAATAGTGTCCACATCATCTTTTTCCTCTCTTATTATAAAGTGTACTTTTACAATACCTTTCTTTTCTTTTTTGATATAAAATTCTAACCCATTCTCTATAAAAATTTTTCTAAGTTCATTAAGTGTTGGATCGGTATCTCGTATCATCCTTGTTGCGCCTTATGCATTTGATTCCCTTTCGCATACTCGTTTTCTTAAATCGCTGCTTGAGAAGCGGTGATCTCTTTTGTTGAAATGTAGCTGGATACCCCGCTTCTTGCAAATATCCTTGCCAGTAAAATCCTTTTCACGATACTCTTCACCTAGTATTCTAACATCAATATGATACATTGTCAAGATATCTTCTAGGTCCTGTTCAGTTGCATAAGGAATTATTTCATCTACATAACTCACTCCTTTGAGTTGTGTATAACGTTCCACTATAGTTTGTACAGGTGGATTCTTCTCTGGCCTATCTACACTGGGATCCATTTGCAATCCGCATATAAGATAGTCACATTGTTCTTTTGCTTCACGTAGCATTTGTACATGTCCTGCATGTAACAAATCAAATGTTGAACAAGTAAATCCTACTTTCATTCGTACCAATGCCTCCTTTTTCTATTAAAACCCATTTCTTCATCATACTTTTTTATTGCATGATTTATTATTGTCCATTTTACCCAACTTTCCCAACAGTGATCATTATTTCTAAATATTATATTAATAATATACACTAGATTTATTTTATTGTCACGTTTTCTTTGCCAGTTCCTTGCACTAAATGTTTGGTTAATTCTGCCTCCAAGTATAACATTTATAAAAATACTAAATGCTATAGAAAGTCTTTTAAGATACTTCTTCATTGCTCCCTAAAAGTTTATCGTCATTATTTGCTAACATGTTATCTTTAATATCATAAATCTGTTCATGTTTAATCATAGTTATTATAGTATTAGTTAGGTCGACTTCTCTACGCAAGTATCCAATCTTAGTTTGTAATTTTTGTAGTTCTTCCAAATAATACTCTAATTCTTTTTCTTTGCGTAACTTTTGTTCTATAAAGTCTGTGATAAGAATAAGTTTTTGTTCTTCACTCATTTAATAAAGTACTCCATTTTTTTAATTTTTCACGTTTTTTGTTGGAACGTTCAGCAACTTCAACATGAGTAACAATTCCATGATCAATCATAAGTTCGATCATACACTGCACATCGCCAATTTCTTCCATCAATTTAACACGCTGATCTTCTTCAATTAATTTAGTTGTAGCGTATTTCCGCATAATCTTACTACAACGTTGTGTAAGTTCTCCACATTCTTCCATAGTAATTGTCATTAGTTGTTGTAATTTGTTAATAGGACTTTCCATATTATACTCCAAATTCAAATAGACTGTTAAATGTAGTGTGCTGTTTTGTATCTTCTAGTGGATAGTTTAGCACACCGATTAAATTGTCTAGTTTGTTGTCAATAATAGTTTCTGCCATTGCTGCATCATCAAATGGCAAGTCTTTAAACCATTCTGGGATACGCAATTCGTCTGTTGGATACGCAACACTTGTATAACCTAGCGGATTCTGTTTTAATTTGCATACGATAACCTTCATACCATCTACAATTTCCTGCGAATACTTGTCGCCATTCATACGTTTAAGTGTATTCCAATTAATACTTGCTCTCACATGTCCGGGCATGTTTGCTTTGCCTTGCTTTTCTTCAAGACGCTGATAGTGTCCGATCTTGTTTGCACGTTTAGGAGCACCCTTTTCCCATCCTGGACGTTCTGAAAATTCTTTTCTAAATTCAGTAATACGATCAAGAATTTCTTTTTGAGTTTTTTCTTGAAGTACCATCATAAGAATTTCTTTCAAAAAATCTTGCATGTATACCGGAGTATCTGATCTACGCAAATCTAAGCCCATTGCTTTTACTTTGCCCGGCTTGCCATCTGTGTCGCTTCTAAAGCCTTCTACGTCATACACAAGTGCTGCGTAACGCTTCTTAGTAATATATAAGCCAGACTCTGCAACAATTTCTCTACCTGCTGCAATAACGTCTGAGCGGCTCTTAGGGCAATGGAATGCTTGCATCATAAAATCTGGAAACGTTGCATTTGCTGCTTCGCACACTTGATCATACAGTGTAATTACATTGTCTTTGCTCCAAGGAATATTACCCGCATCAATTTCTTTACGTAGTGTTGGATATGCACTAAAGTAACAAGAGTCAGTATCACCATATATCATTGCTTCGCCGACATGATCATATTCACCTGTAATTACTTTGTTTACTTCTGCACTCATGTGCTTAACAATAGTACGACCAGTAAGGGTAGTTGATTGGCCAATACGTTTATCAAAGAATCTACAACCTGGATTCAAAATAGCACCGTACAAACTATTCAAGTTAATTTTTTTAACAAGTTGTCGTTTATCCCAGTATTCAATTTCTGCTTCGTTTTCTGCTTCTTTTGCTTTCTTAAGCATCTTTTGCATATCTTTGCGTTCTGCATACCAACGCTTTAGGATACCAGGAATAACGCCTTCAAACTCTGTAGTAAAAATAGTACCGTTTGAACTTAGCATCCAAGGCATGTTTGAATCAAAAACAAGTTTATGTATTTCAGCAGCACTTAATACATCTGAACGACCATCTTCCCAATCAACTGTTAGTGCAACATCTTTACGTTGATCCATGACTGCTTCATATTCTTCTGTACTAAAGCGACCTTCCCAACTACCTGCAAATGACTTTTTCTTTAGCCCCATATCTTCAGTAACACGAGCTTCACTTATTTCTGGACGTATTTGCCCTATGATAGTTTCTGGAGCCATGTTCAATGCACGAATCACACTTGGATACAGACTGTTTAAGTCCATTGAGCCAATCCATTTGTGTACACCTTTTTTAGGAAACGCAACATACGCACCTGCTGCCTGTGTGTTTTCGTCATCACGTTTTGGACGATTAGGAACACGTAGATCTCTGTTGTGTGCTTCGTTAATAATGCCTTGTTCTGTAACAGCAACCGCACCCATAGTTGTTTGCAGTAGCACAGTGTTTTCGTGTGCAACTGTGTTGCTTAGATCGATAAAACGTAATTTCTTATCTAGTTTGTCAAGTAGTGCAACGTCTTGTCTATTATATTCGATAAATGTTTCAAAGTCTTGATTATACAATTGATCAAGTGTACCTTCATAAACAGTTTTGTTTTCGCCTACTTCAATTTCACCAATTGCATCTAGTCGATAAGTGTGTCTTTCTTCATATGTGTACTTGCGATACAGTTCAAGACTGTCTAAATGCACACGACCTACAAAGTCATATGTTTCTGACGTTTTACCAAATTTTTCATATTCACGCTTCTTGGGCATTTGCCCCCAAAGACAAAAGCGTCTGCAATCGTCATTACTTAATACACGTTTGATTCTATTTACAGTATAAGGAACATCATAGCCTTCTGAGTTCCAACCACTTTGTACATCTGCATCTTCAAGTAAATCCAAAAAAGTTAGCAACATCTGACGTTCGCCGTCACCGTCTTTGTCGTTAGTGAAAAGTATTACTTCGTCTCCCCAACGTTCTTTACACATAGCAACAGCATCTTCATGCTTCATACCTTTAGGCGGAACAGCAAGTGTAATTAGCGCACTGTCTAGCCACTGTAAACATACAGTGATAGCAGTGATCGGCATAAACGGATCTTCTACCGGAGCAAAGCCTCGCTCTGGATCAAAGTCAGTCTCAATATCCCAAAATGCAATGTTTAGTTTAGGTGCGTCTTGGTTAAGATAGTTTTCACTGAGACATTGGAAGATTGGATTAATGTCGCTTTCAAACAAGTTCTTGCCTTTGTTAATAGCAACTTCTTTTCGAAAGTCTTTTGTGTTTTTACACACAATACGTGTAAGAGGATCTCCATAAACACTTTTGTATTTGCCTCTTTGATCTTCATAATAAAATGTATATTTTGCTTGATATTCGTGGAAATGTCGCTTTCCATCTTTGCGTTCTACAACACGAATGATATCTTGATCACGGTCAAAGAATGCATCTACATAACTCATTTATTCTCCTTCGTTGTTTCTGGCCAACGGACCTTCTACATGCTCGTAATGTGAGCGACTCATTATTATATATTACAGCAAGAATAATTGCACCATTGCTATTGAGTTCATTACAACGAACCATGCACATAATACTATTGCAAATGCTGCTTTACGAATTACAGTGCTAATAACTCCAAGTATACTTCCGATTAAATACATCGGAATAAAAATCTCTGTTGCTGGATCTAACACTGTAAATGTAAGTACAGCACTTGCAGAAATTAAAATTAATGTTTCTGCCATTTCGCAATAAAATGCTAGTGGAGAAAGTCTATAACTTTCTTTACAGAAATCAATTATAGATTTAATCATTTATCTTTACCAACAGTAACAACAAGTGTTTCGAGATCTTCAAACTCGTCTTGGTGTTTATCCCAATCTCCTTTTTGTGCAACTTTAATTGCCTTGTTGATTAAACTTGGCTTAATGTTAAGTTCTTCTGCTACTGCTTTTACTGTGTCTTTTAAACCTGCTTGTAAGTCTTCAATTTCTTGAAGCACAGTCACACCTTCATTAACTAGGCGTTCTAGTTTTTGCTTTTCTTCAGAACCATATACTCGATCACTCATAAGACTTCTCCTTTATTTGTATTATACAGTTTATAAGGAAAAAGTCAAGAGGTAATTACCACTTTAATGATGTTCTTTTTTTGTAATCTTGTTGAGCACGGATGGCATTTATACATCGAAGGATTCTATTTTTCTTTTCACCAGGACGATGATAGTTATTTTTTTGTTCCCAAGTTTTGTCTCTTTCGAGTTCTTTGGCAAATTGCTCGCCTAATAGTTTTTCTAAATACGTCAAGTCGTCGTTACTAAGTTCTTGTATCTTCTTTGAAACCATTTTGTCTGTCTTTCCATGCTTGTTCAAACTGTTCACTGTAGTCATACAAAGGAGCGCCATCGGCACCATCATACCAAAGGCGTTTGAAATAACCTTCAGCACTTTGTACAACTGTTTCAGGGGATGCGTCAAGATGACCCTTGACCATGTAAAATAATCTGTATTCTTCTTTGAGATCATTTCTTAACATACTGTATTTACATATTTGTTACAATAGAGCGCTAACATAGTATTTTATTCAATCTGTTTTGTTGTATATGTTTAATTTCATTTTCCGGCATTCTAGCAATGACATCCAAATAAAATTGCGGAACAAGTGATTTATTTTTAATAATGTTATATACTAAATTTTTATTGTAGTCAATCTCTTTTTGATCAATTTCTTTAGGAAAATTTTCAATACTTTCTATAAAAAGATCAACCCTGTTGTCAACATCTTCGTCATATCTATAATCTACTCCAGTGTATGGTTTGAATCCTAGAGATTGTAAAAATTTATTGAATCCTGGTGCAGCAAATGTAATGAAAGGTTTGCTACAAAGTAAAGGTCTAACGGTCTTTTCTGTAATAAAAATTCTCTCTACAGATGTTTCTAATACAACATCAAATCTTGATCTTAAATATTGCATAGGTAAACTATATTGCTTATCGATATCTGTCCATCCTTTATGAAAAGTTAGAAATGCATTATTATGCAAATTTTTACTTTTTATTTTGTCTATAATTTCGATTCTATGTGGCCTTGCTATATTATTCATGCAAGCAAAATTATATTTTATTGGTTGTTTAGAAATTCTATCTACCAATCGATAGGCTGTGTAATTAAACCAATATGTTGGCCAATAGTATATATTCATATTTTTTATAGGATATAATTTTGTATAATCGTACCCAGGTGCAGATCCTAATACAATATATACTTCTATGTTATTATCATTAATTATTTGGCAACAGTTTTTATATTCTAACCAACATTGATCCTCATGTTGGGCAAATATTACAATATGCTTTGGCAACTTTTTATTGTTAAGTAGGTATACAATCCTATCAATATCAAAGTCGTGCCAAACATCAAAAAACCATGTCAATACAAGTACCTCTGAATTTATCTAAATGTTTTTGGTAACTCATGCCTTGTTCAAAGTGTTTTATATTACGTTCTCGAGTAACTGCCGGTAAGCTTCTTTTAAGATCTTTATACACATCGCATAAGTCTATATAAATTTGTTTATGATCATCAGGTGCATGACACGGTGCAAATTCTTTAGGACTGTTCACAGGATAAACTTCCCATCTTTCAAAATTATTTGACATAATCCATTCACCTAGTGATTCCATATGTTTTACGTTAATCCAACTTACAGTTGTACAGACATCACTTGTACCAATTTGTTGTGCTTTTGCAATGTTTTTTATAATTTTATCCCAATTGCTAGGATACCTAATATATTCATTTATTTCTTTATAACCGTCAATGCTAAAATGCCACTCCACATCAAATTTTTCTAAAATTGAAAGTAGTTTAGTGGGTAAATTGTTTCCGTTTGTAGTTATACGTAAACTAGGTTTGCTATCATATACTAAAAGATATTCGCAAAACTTTTGAAGGTAATTGTTTACAGTTGGTTCTCCACCTGTGAAACGTATTTCATCTCTATCGTGTAAAAATTCAGCAAGTTTTTGTAAATTGTTTTCGTCTTCATACCATACATCAAACGAATACTTGTGTCTTTGTATTAGTTTATGTTGTATACCTTGGCTATCTAGTTTTGTAAGTTCTGCATCTATAAGACTGCTGTTCACAGGACCGCACATTGAACACGAAAGATTACATTTGTTTCCAAATTTTATTTCAGCGTCTTTACGATTGTTTCTATACTTTCTTTCGCTTTGCAATCGTAAACTTTCAAAGCCGTAAGATTCTTCTTCTTTACAATCTCTACATCCTTCGGGAAATATTCCATTATCAAGATCTTTCTTAACACTTGCTAAAAAGTCACTGTCTTTGTATTTTTCAATATCTGAAACTTTTACAAGATCTTTTCTGTCGCGGTCGTCCCAATTACAGCAAGGGCGTAAATTACCCAAAGTATCCATGCTGATGTGATTATCTAGCCATTTACACTTCTTCGGAGAGTTCGAAGAGTTTGTCAATTTCTCTGACTTTTCCACAGGATTTTCCGCACTGGACCCAGCATTGACTGATTGATTTTGATTGCCAACTGTCTGAATAAACTGCAAGTACGCCTCCGTCTATAATTTGATCAAGTCTATGATGATGTAAATTGTTAGCATCACCTAGTGCTTTTTGTAGTGTTTGCATTTCTCTTGCTTCAGGAACATATCTAGGACCTTGCATTTTATTTCCTATAAAGCAACAAGGATGAACTCTTCCCAATGCATCTATATATAGTTCAACCATTGGTTCTTCATGGTATGGATATGGCAAAGTTCTAAAACTATTACAGGCAATAACGCCTTCTTCTTTAACAGGTTCTGGCAAATCTGCTTCCCAACCTAATGGAGCAGGTGTATAATGGTCATGTCCGTAATCAGTAGCATGTTCTAACACATATTCTAAGTTATAGTCTTTGTCGTATGCAGGCATACCTGTTCCATCTACACCAAATGGATTTTTTAACACAAAATTGATACCATTTTCTTCTGCAATTTTTCTACTGAGTTCAACTTGATGTTTGTTGTGTTTAAATTGTAAAAAGTCCCAATCAGTATGCGCACCTGTATATGCATAGGCAATCATGTTATTCCATGCTTTATCCCAAATAACATTTCTTCTGTATATATGGTTAGTATCTTCTAAGCCGTCTATACTAAATGTAATTTTACGCATTGGTTTTGGATCTAAACCATTTGTTGTTTCTATAAACAGTTCTCCTATTGCACGGAAATGATCCGGAGTACGCAAACCACCATTTGTGTTAATTTGTATAGTTGCTATACTGTTAGAGCATATATAATCTAATATATCATATATGTCATTACAGGCCAATGGATCTCCATGTGTTCCGCAAAATATCCAACTTTTAGATTTTTGTACAAGATCTAGTGGAAACCATCTTTTAAACAAATCAATTGTAATATCAGTCTGCACAACTTCCGGATCGACATTAGTGCTATTACGTAAGAATCTTGGACAGCCTGGACACGCTGCGTTACAACGTGTACTTAATTCTACGTGGAAAGCATTTAAATCGTTATAATTCCATGCATTATACTTCATATAGTATTTATCATAAAGTGCGTATATTATGAAAACGCTAAATGACTATCTAAAGTAATGTGTTCAAAGCCTTGTAGTTCTTGTTTATAGGAATACAAATCTCCCAGTATCAAATAATTTAATCCTTGATCTCGAAAATAAGCACATTCGCTACGCAAGGATCTGTATCCTAATTTTAATTTTGGTGTTTTATAATTCCATGCAAATTGATCGGCATGTGCTGTGCTCTTACTAGGATAAACCATATAGCAACTCCATGCTGCTAGTTCATCATTATCGTAATAACCAAAAACTGTACTCCTATCCCAGTCTTCTTTGAATATAGGATAAATTGTATCAAATTTTTTATATATTATATATTGTTTGTAAATTTGTTCACATTCTGCAAAGTGTGAACTGTCTAGTAGTTTAAAATCAATTGTTTTGTATTTTGTATTTTGTAAATCTATTCTACTTGTCATTCACCCACAACTTCGTTATAATAACCTTGGTCCCAATTCACGTAATAGTTTTGTTTACGTAAAGACTTTCGTGCAAGTTCAAGTTTATCTTTTTGCTGCAAGAAACTTACAGCGTATTTACCGTTATTAAGAACTGTATTTTGTACCTGTTCTTTTTCATTTGGATGATCTTCTAAAGCAATAAATCCTCTATTGTGTAGGAATTGGTCGTTTGCATGACCAACTGCACGTGATAGTTCTTCTGATGAAATTAAAGTAGGGTCACAACCTAATATAACAACTTCTGTATTTTTAGGCCAATGATAAGAAAAATTTTCAAGTTCTGCTATAAAATAAGAACTCATACTTATATTATAAATATCTTTTAATTCTACACACTTAATCTTGTCTTCTAGCATTGCTTGTTTAGCAAACGGACAAGGAGGAAGGTTATTAAATGTTTTAGAAGGTATGCTGAGAAAAGTTTCTATCCAGTTTTGTATATGTTGTTCAAACATAACATTACTTTGCACCTTTAGTCATTGACTTTTTGCGGATAGTGGCATAGTAAACATTTTCCCAATCTTTACCATACTGTTTTTTCATATTCTTTTTCATATCACCGTCGTCATACTTTTTCTTAAGTTTTGTTTCCTTAGACTTTTCAGCCCCGGTCATTTTACGTTCAGTGAATTCGTGAATACGCATTATTAATCACATTTACATGAGCCTGGTTCACCGCGTGGTACGCCTGCTACTTTACGACAACCTTTCCAGCATTTATCATAAATTTTACTGTTGCCGTGACGCTTACCTTCTGGCAGATTTGCTAGTTCTTTTTTCTCTTGAGCAGTAAGCATTGTCTTGCCACATTCGTTACAAGTTTGTTCTTTCATTTTTTCAGCAAGCGTTGTTTTATAATCAGCTTTTGCTGCTTCGTCCATATTGCCTTTGAATGTTTTCTTTGACTCTCCCATCATATCATAATCTAGTGTATGATATACTGAGCCCATATAGTCTGCTGCTTTTGTGATTTTGCTTTGCATCCAACCTTCGATGCCCTCTGCCTCTGAAACACCTTTTAGCATTTCGTGTAGTTTAATTGCATACTTTGCAATTTTATAAAGTTCTGCACGAGCCATTTGTACTTCGTGATCACGTTCTGCAACACCTGCCATATCAGCCAAACCTTCTGTAACTGCATTGCAATTACAGTGTTTGCATGTTGGAGGACATGTGCAGTCTTCTGCTTTTACGTCTGAACCGCAGCATTTATCTGAACAATGTGTATCTTTTGCTTCAATCATGCCTTCGCTAGTACCACCTTTAGCAAGAGCAACTAATTCTTTAAAACGATCTACAGTAAACTCACCTTGATCACGCATTGTTGTATATTCACTCATCGCATCTAGCAACTCTCTTGCGGTTGATACTTGCTGATTAGCAATTAGTGATCCCATATGATCTAATTGATTAAAATCAACATCATTCATAGGTGCGTTCTTGACGTTTTGAATACGTCTGCGAATCATTGGAAGCAGTGTCTTTGTCATTTGAGCGAACTGCATCTGTGCTTTGTTTTTTGCTGCTTTATTCATTGTAGGCATCGGTGGCTCCGTTTTCTCTTGTTGTAGTATTTATCGTTTCAGCAGTGATCCGCCAAATAATGATACACCTTTCATATCCAATGCATTATCAGTTGGCTTTTGTTTTTTAGGTTTTCTTTTAGATTTTGCAACAGTTGGATTTACCACTGTTGATACACTTGATGTTCCCATTCCTGTTGCAACTTCATTTACTATAACATCTTTTATCTTCATTGTCAAGTCCCTCCTACTAACTTTCCTCTTAAAGGATGTTTTGTTGTAGGACCTTTACCCGGCTTTGATTTCTTAGGCATTGGATCTTTGCCTTTAGCATGATCAGCATGTTTATATTCTTCATATGCCTTGCCTTTATGCTTTTCTTTCCGAGGTAGTACTTTCTTTTTATCTTTGTGAGCACCTGCTGCACCACTTTTGCGAATATCCTGCATAGTTTTACTGCTAGGATCTCTCTGTTTCACTGCTTCTAAAATATCTTGCATCTTCATTTGGCTCTCCTGAGGTCTGTAATGCCTGCGTTTTTACCGTATTGAGCATAAATGATGTTACGTGCTTCTCTGTTATTTCTTGCGCTAACTTGGACAGGTATCCATTGTGTGTATGTACGCTGGCGCACTCGGACATTTGCTATCCAAACAGAAAATTGACTCTTTTTGACTTCTCTTATTAGCATAATGTATTTATCTTAAACCTTTTAAGTTCTTCACAGTTCTTTCAAACTTGTGATCTTTGTGTTTAAAGCCGATGCCGCCTGCTTCAGACCATTTGTTAATGTTAACACCATAATCGTCGATTAGAATATTTGCAGAACCGTCTGAGTTCGTAGCATACTGTGCTTTGTCGTGTGTTAAAAATATTCTTCTAGGTGGAAAAAATGACAAATTTTTCTTGATCCATTCCTTTTTATGTGGAATACTTTTAGGATCATCAGCAAGCGGACTGCTTAATATATTATAACTGCCTTTGACACGCTTGATTAACATTAACAAAGGCTTTGCATTTTTTGTAAGAGGTAAATTTAACCAAAAATCATCTACTGTTTTAATTTTATTAATTGCATTAGCAGGATCTTCGATATCAGTCCAGTGTTTTTTGTTCATTAATTTAGCCCAATCGCCAAAAAAGTCAGCAAGTACACCGTCCATGTCTACGTAAATTTCAGTATTAGGACCTATATTTTCTAGTTCTTCTACTAGTTCATTGTTATATGCAAGCCATGCGATTTCACTTCCGTGTCCTTTTGGCCATGAATGTTCTTCCGGTAGGCTATGCCCGCCCTCCATCAGTGCAAGTTCATATGCACTATAGGTTTTTTCTGCTAGTCCTAAATTAAAAAGTACGTTAGTAGATTTACCTTTTACTTTAGTTGATAGTGTAGGTGGACGTCCGTTTTTATCTACAGTATTACCAAATTTTGCTGCTTGCTTTGGTATTTCGTCTACGTCTACATCAGGAGTAGTGTTAACTCCTTTTACAATACGTCCATCTTCTTTTAAAAATTCAAATAGTTTCATTCACAATTACACTTCGTACATACATCGTTTACACAGTCTTTACAATCGGGTTGATAGCAATGGCATTTATGCCCACAACTTTTGCAAGTTCTTCTTTCGCCCTTCATTTCTTTCTCCCTCTAAATTGCACGGGACCTGTCATATAAGGTTTTGAAAACCATAGTTTAAACCAATCTTCGTCTCCTGGCTTAAGACCCATTTCGCGTTCTTTCTTTTTTAGAGCAGCCGCAGTTTTATCTGGACTTTCTATTTTATATTCTGTATAGCCTTGGAATTCATTAATTCCTGCCAGCTTCTTTAGATCTTCTATGTTCATCCCAGTATTTGTTTCTTTCGTTTGTGCTTGTTCTGTTTTCTTCGTGTTGTTTATATTTGGCTATATAGTGTGCCCATTCTATGTCATCGATACTCATATCTTCGTGTTCTCTCCACGTTTTGCTATACCCATCTGGGTATTCTTCTGCCCAGTCTATTTTTTCTTTTTGCCCGACTTCATGTTTGCGCACCAATGATACATCCTCGCTTTTTCACCACTACTATTTTTAGCCCTCTTGCGTAGTGCTGTAACACTACCATTACAACTAGCACCTGAACGCTTTACACGCCCTGGTCTGCTTTTGCCTTTTACTTTACCATCAGCAAAGTTTTCATTCATTCCAAGTTGATCAACCATTATTTCTAACGCTGAATCTACATCATTTAAACCATTTTCTTCTTTTGTTTTCTCATACCAACTTCTTACAAAGTTTGATGCTGCGTGTCCATAAGTATCTGGCGCCATCATCATTTGATAAAGAACTTGATCAGGTGCTTCTCGTTGAGACCTAACAAATTTTCTAAGACTATCTAAGTCTGTACTTTCATTATATGCTATATTTGTTGCTGCTTTTGCTTTTGCACCGTGTGGATGTTTAGGATTTATACCCACAGGTTCGCCATTTATAAGTTGTGAAATATCTACACTCTTGCCTAGTCTATCTAGCAGTTGATGTAATTTGTCAGTGGGATCGTAATTACCGCTTTCATAACCACTTTTACCACGCACTTCGGTACGTTTACCTGTAGCAGTATCTACAATGTGTAGTATCATTAGATCGCCGTCACGTTCTAATGTTAGTTTGTAACCTTCAGTAATTTTTTTTTTGGGTTTTGTCTTTTTTGGCTTTTCGTCTGAACTATGACCAAAATACTTGTGAACTAATTTGTCTAGTTTTCTATGGAATTCATCTTCTTCATCCGGAGAAGCATCTTCAGATATGTCAATTGATTCGTCGGCCATCTTTTTAACAAGTTCGTCACCTTTTTTCGTAAAGAATTTTTGTAGGGCAACACCTCCTAAGATCAATATTACTGCCATCATAATACTAAACTTGTTTGCAACAAGGAATTTAACCATTTCAGCACCAAGTATACTTTCAACCCAGTCCCATCCTTTTTTAGCATAATATGCCGCTGTGCCGCCTATTGCTATTTTGCCGCCATGCCGTCTAATTGCCCATTTGACTACAGGAACTGCGCCTCTCCTTGCAGCCCATCCTAAAACCCAACCTGCTGCTTTTGCACCTGCCCATAATACTGCTGGTGCAATTTCATTAACTTGTTGTTCATTGACATTATCTGCCATTCTGATACTGTGTTTTATGCCAATATTGTTAAAAAGTTTACTTGCATTTTGCACACTTGTTAGTGCTCTTTTCATTCTATCTTGATATTTAGGATTGTTATCAAACTTTGAAATAAATTTCTTTGCTTCATCAGGTTTAACATATATAAGTTTGCCACTCCATGCAGCACCTTTCCTATAAAAACTTAAAAAATGTTCTTTACCGTCTGCGCGATCTGCAATCCAACTTAGTACTTTAATTTTATTAGGATCTTGGCTTTTTATACTTGTATTATCGTTACCTAAACCAAATAATTCTTTAACACTTTCTTCTGCTGGTGCTTCAGTATCTCCTAATGCTTGATTAAGTAGTTTTACAGCAACAGGAGCACCATTACCGTACATAAGTTTTGCGGCTTTTAATTTATCTTCGTCTGACATTTCAGGCCATGTTGCTCTAAGTTCACTAGCACTCTTAATTTGTATACCTGAAAAACCAAAATCTATAGTAGGACCATAGGCCATATAGCCCATTTCATCACTAGTTCTAAGATTTTTTCCTTTGTATGACCTTAAATAACCAGGCTCACCATTCTTCTTTGTTTGATCTGGCAACGGTTGTTCGCCTTTGTCTTTTAGACTTCGTACAAATACTATTGCTGCATCGTCTCCTAACATGTCTTTATAACTGTTTAAGTTAAAAGGTGACTTGACTTGTATAAAACGCTCTGCAGGAACTCCTGCCATACTAGCAAGTTTCTTTTTTACATCGAAAGGAAATGGTCTAGTTTTAGTGTCTGCTGTTGCAGCAACATATACATTTTCACTGCCAAATGTTTTTGTTGCCCAATCATATAAACTTTTGTGACCAGGATGAAAAGGATGAAATCCTCCAGGCATAATTGCAACAATTCGTCTTGCCTGTGCTTCAAATAGGTCACGGACGAACATTAGTACTCTCCGTTGCGGAAGTTTTCTATTTCGCCTCTTAGTATTTGATCGATTACCATCATCTTTTCTTCTCTTGTACACATCTCTTCGGGCATTTTTTTGATTTTAAATTTATTAACATATTCTTTTATAGCACATTCGACAGTAGGAAGTAAAGACTTTTTATCGTATCTTTTGCCTTTTTTTACAACTTCTTGTACATCACACATTTTTGGATATAACTGGCGTCTATAAAATTCAGGATCATTCTTCATATACACCACTAAATCGTCAACAACGTTAAACGGAAGTTTATCTCCCGTTTTTGTATCCATGTCTTGGCTAAGATCGTGAAACTCGTTGATTTTTACCATTTGCGGCAACTCCAGTAACGTGCTTTTGTTCTTGGTCCTGGATTATCACAGTTATGTCTAGCACGGAATGAACGTCTACGTGCTGGGTTAGACTTTTTGATCTTCATGTTTGGATCACCAAAGTTAACTTTCTTAATATTTTTAGTCTTTGGATCTCTTACATATACTTTGAACTTTTTAACATCGCCGCGCATAGGTTTGCCAAGTTTAACTTTGCGTCCTTGATATTCAGCTTCGTCCATTGATTTTCTATCACGTCTTAATTCTAAATATTTTGTTCCACTAGTTGCTACCATACCCATTGCTTTTGCATCGTTTTGTGCTTGCATTTTATTTGTTATTGGATAGCTTTTTTTAACTTCTAGTGTTCCTGGATCATAGACAATATACATATTTCTATATTTTTCAAACTCTGATCTTTCTTCTAAACCTTCATCTTCATCTTCGTTGAACCACATGACACCGTAGTTTTCAAAAAACTCGTCGCCGTCATATGTTTCTTCAATATCTGAAATTTCTTCGTTAGCAGATATTTCAATATCAAAGTCGTCATAACCTTGTTCAAACATATAATTTGCTAGGTGCTCTGCATATCCATCTGCTTCTTCTTCTGATAATTCCCTAGATAGAGGAATTTCAAAAACTGTTGCACCCTGTTCTGATTCAAAAATGTCGTTGCCTGGAAAAATTGACTCATCTAACTTTTCAGCAATATCAGTTTTTTCCATGACTACTCGGATAAAATGTTCCATGATCGATCCTTTGTAAATTTACTAATACTATTTATCTAGATCGTGTTTGTAAATTAGTTTATCGATCCTTGAAATATTACCACCTGCAAGTAGTTCAAACAATGTAAGTGCTTTGTCGTTCTTAATATAAACGTATTGCCCTTTTATCCAGTTTTTGTTTTTTATTTTTTGTAACAGTTTAGTGCCGCATTTGCATAAATTAGGATTTTTTACAATCCAATTAGCCATTTCAGGATTAACATTCTTGCCACCAAATGTAACTTTATAATCAAACTCTGTTTCTTTGTTAACAATAATTACATTTTTATTATTTTGCAAATATTCTATCATATCAGGACTCGGCTTCCAAACTTTAATGTAGTCTGCTGATAAAGTATTGGCTAATTTGTCTATCAAACTCTCGTTGTTTGAATAAATGTTTAAGAAACTTTGCTCTATTCTAACAGTATAGTCTGTTTCATGCATTAGATTGGTAATGATTCTTTCGACATCTAATATCTCATTAGTATCAATAGAAATATGTGAGTGACCAAATCTTGCGTTTACTTGAAATGTTTTACTTCCAGGAAAAATTCTTGCTTTAAATGAATTAAGTTCTCGTCTTGCGTACTGAAAGTTTTTCCCGTGCTGTATTTCAGTACGCAATATATGTGCTATATAAAGTCTTGTTTCTAATTTATATAGATATTTGTTATAATGTAGTTTTGTAGTCTCAGCTTGTTGCAATTACAGTACTCTCAACATTTAAGACGATGTCTTTGCCTTTTGCGTTGATTGATAGTTTACCACCGTCTTTCAAATCACCAAACAATAGCATTCTTGACAAAGGACGTTTAATATCTTTGTCAATAACACGCTGTAATGGTCTTGCACCCATTTTACGATCAAAGCCTTTGTCTACTAACAAATCTAATGCTTCGTCTGTAACAGAAACTTCTACGTTTTTATCCGCAACTTGATCTTTAAGTTCTTTTAAGAACTTGCCAACAATTTTTAACATCACAGGCTTACCAAGTTTAGCAAACGTAATAACGCCATCTAGCCTATTTCTAAACTCTGGTGCAAAGAATTTTTTCAATTCGCCATCTTCGTAGTCAGAACCGTCTGATTCTTCACCAAATCCGATAGCATTTTTCTCTGCTTCTCTTGCACCAAGATTTGTTGTTAGGATTAGGATACTGTTACGTGCATCTGCTTCCTTACCGTTGCTGCCAGTGATCATACCGTTGTCCATAAGTTGCAATAAAACATTACTTACATCTGGGTGTGCTTTTTCAATTTCATCTAGCAACAACACACAGTTGGGATTTTCTTGCAGTTTGATAATCAACTGTCCTGCATCGTCTTCAAATCCTACATAACCTGGAGGTGCACCGATAAACTTTGCAACACTATGCTTCTCTTGATATTCACTCATATCAAATCGTACAAGTTGTACACCTAAATGATGTGCAAGTTGTTTTGCTGTTTCTGTTTTACCTGTACCTGTCGGACCCATAAACACAAATGATCCAATCGGTTTATCTTCTGGTTTAAGTCCTGCTTGCGAAACAAGTATTTTATCAACAATACCTTCGATTGCTTCGTCTTGACCGTAAACACTACCTTTCATATTAGTTTCTAAATTAGCAAGATTTTCTGTCTCACGTTCTGCAACTTGCTCTTTTGGTATTTTAACCATTTTTGCAAGTTCAAATTGAATACTTTCTTCTGTGACAATTTTATTTTCTGTCTGATTATTGACCTTGAACCTACTACATGCAACATCAATAACATCAATTGCTTTGTCAGGTAGTTTTTTATCTGCTTGATATTTGATTGTAAGTTTTACTGCTGCTTCAATTGCTTCATCTGTAATTTCTACAGTATGAAATTCTTCATAATATTTCTTAATACCATGTAAAATATCTTTTGTAATTTCTGCACTCGGCTCGTCAACAGTTACACGCTGGAATCTTCTCATAAGCGCACGATCTGATTCGAAGTACTTGCGGTACTCTTCCCAAGTAGTTGAAGCAACAACTTTGATATTACCTTTAGACAATGCAGGTTTTAACATATTTGCTAAATCATTTGCACTATTACTTCCACCTGCGCCAGCGCCACTAATCATGTGTGCTTCGTCAATAAACATAATAGTTTTGCCTTTTTTCTGTAGTGCAGATAACACAAGTTTAAAGCGTTCTTCAAAGTCGCCGCGGTATTTTGAACCTGCAAGCATACTGCCGATATCAAGTGCATAAACATTGTATTCTTTTAAAAACTCTGGAACATCGTTGTTTACAATTTTCCATGCTAAACCTTCAGCAATAGCAGTTTTACCCACACCTGGATCGCCGACCATAAGCACATTTGATTTTGTGCGGCGTCCTAGTGCAAGTGCTAGTGATTCTATTTCGTCTTCCCGTCCGATAACAGGATCTATACGACCTTTTTTAACATCGGCATTGAGATCGTCAGTAAATGCTTTTAATGCTTTGTTAGCAATACCAGCATTTTCCATGTCTTCGTCTGCTACTATATCTAATTCAAGTTCTGCACTCATATATTGGATAAACTTATCTTTCTGAATGCCTGCTTGTTGACATGCAAAGAACGCATAACTTCTTTTTTCGCTTAATGTACTAATAAAAACATCAGTAATTTCGATTTGATTGCGTCCTTGAAATAATACTTGTGCAAAAGCTCGATTTAAAACCCGCTCAACAGTGCCTGTCTTAACAGGTTTATATTTTTTTGCTTCTGTTTTAATTTCGTTTAATTTTGTTTTGAGATAATTTTCTACATTCTTTTTCAATAGGTCTACATCTGTATCAAACCCTTTTAATGCTGTAGAAAATTGTTCTTCACACAGCATTGCAAACAGAAGATGTTCAAGAGTAACATATTCATGCTGTAATTTCTTTGCGTCTTTAACTGCCTTATCAAATACTACTTGTAATGCTTGGCTAGGTTCTACCATTTTTGTTCCTTTTTGCTTGCTTTTTTAAACCCATGTTAAGTTTTAGTCTGCTAACTCTATTAATGAATTGTATTCCTTGTAAGTGATCATATTCGTGTAAAAATATTCTACTGTCAATATCATTAAATTTTGTCTCTACATGTATAACATCTTTATAGTCATTTGTCAACGTATCAAATTCAACAACACAACTAATTGGACGTCTTACTTTAAGTGTCAACCCCGGATGGCTTAAACACCCTTCAATTCCTTCTTCTAATTCTTTACTAATACCTTTAATGTGCGGATTTATTACAACGATTGTATCGCCGTATTTTTTATTTAACAAACATTTCATAACAAATATCTGCCCATTTATTCCCACTTGATTTGCTGATAATCCTAACCCTCCTTCCTTTTGCATTAATTCAATCATTTCAAATGCAAGAGGTCTTGGATTGTCTGTAGCCAAATCAAACTTTGGAACAGGATTTTCTAGTCTTGTATCAGGCGCTACGATTAATTGCATCATTTATTAATTTTACCTTTTCTAGCATATTAGGATCTTTTATTTTTGGTGTAATACCTTTCAACTTTACATATAAATTTCCTGTACGTCCTGTATTAAGTTCTGGCAAACCTTTTCCAGATATACTTAATATAGTACCTGGGTTTGTTCCTGCAGGGATATTCAATCTAACCATGCCTCCTTCTAGAGTTGGAATGTTTTTAGTTGTACCTGCTATAAATTCCAATAAATTGACCTTTTCTTCAATATGTAAGTGTGCATTATCCCTTCTAAACCTAGGATGTTTAACAATGGCTATTTGCATAATCAAGTCACCTCTAGGTAAACTATGTGCAGAGTGATCTCCTAATCCTCTGTATCTCATTAATTGACCATCCATTACACCAGGAGCAATTCTAATACTTGCACTTGTTTCTACACCATTCAACATATTATAAGTTGCAAGAAAATCTTTACCTCGTAAAACATCTTCTAGTGTGAGACTTACCCGCAACCTAATATCTTTGTTTCTGACTGCACGATGTTGTTGTGCAAAACCTTGTCCAAACATACTGCCAAAAATATCATTAAAATTACCGAAGTTATCAGTAAACGCATTACCTTGAAAATTATTATTAGTTGCAGGATTGTCATACAACGATCTTTTTTCAGGATCTTTTAACGTATCATATGCTTCGTTAATTTGAGCGAACTTTTTGCCATCACCACCCTTGTCAGGATGGTGTTGCATTGCAAGTTTTCTATATGCTTTCTTTAATTCGTCTGACGTGGCGTCTTTGTTTACACCCAGTACGCTGTAATAGTCCATACTATTACTTATTTACTACTTTGTTATTTTTTGCTAGTTCCGGTGTATAGTCCAAACCATGCTGCGCCAGCACCTACAATTACGGAAATTAGTGCAGACTGATTCATGCTAGGATCAGGTAGTTCCATATACCATAAAACTGTTTTGTAAAGCAAAAAGATATAAACTGTTAGGAATGCTCTTGGAAAAATCCTCCATGCATCTACTGCTTTTGCTAAATGTATAAGTTTAGCATAAGGATTTGGTCCTAGATCTTTTACAGTTGTATCAACTTCCAAATCAAGTTTTACTTTCTTTGTTGCTCCTTCAGAACTTGCTGGAACTGCTACTGTAGAATCATATGTAGGCATTTCAGTCATTTGTTCTGCTTTTGCTTTAGGTGCTGCTGGTTTTAAATCTTCTGGTTTTTTACGCGGCATTCTTAAGCCCTCCTTTTAAGTAATCAAACATTTGTTCCGCTATACGTTTATGTCCTTGAGGACTAGGGTGCGGATCTTGTTTTCCTATTATATCATAACTCATCGTTGGCATGATGTCTATGTCTTTATATAATTCTCGGTATTCTGGTGGATATTGTTTTGGTACAGATCCGAACTGCATCCACCAATAAGTTTTAACATTAAAACTTTTAAATATCCTATCTAATGATAAAACATGGCTGATACTTTCGTACATTCCTTGCACTTCGGTAAATGATCTTGTTCTGGCTTCGTGTATTGTTTTATTTGATGGAGGTAACGACTTATGAAAATCGTTACCCCATACGTTTACCCTAACCCATTTTTTATCATCGTGTGTATAAGTATAATCTTTTCTTTTCCAAAAACGTCCATCTTCAAACGGTACTTTAGTTTCTACATATTCATCCTTGCCTGTGTAATATTCCATCCTGAATGCTTCTGTAGTCTGTAAAACTGCAATTGTATTATCTAAGATTACTTGAGGTGTATTGACTAACCAGTCTATACTTGTCCTTACCATCCTTTGATTACTACCACAACCTTTAGCATGTTGAATCGGAGTTCTGTCTAACAATTGTGCTAGATAGTAAGGCCAAACTAGTTTTTCTCTATCGGCTTCTTTGTATCCGTGGTCTTCGTTAATACCGCCTCCCCATGTAAAACTACATCCGTTAGTGTAAAGATATTTCAATCCATGTTTCCTATGTGTTTAATATATTCAGTCATTGAATGATCGCCAAAGTTGTCAATTTTGCCCTGTTTGAGTCCCATCCACATACCGCGCCAACGATCTTTAGTACGTTGCCAAGGTGTTAATGGACGAAACTTGCCATATGCGTTTATGTAATGTTCTGTACCGTGATGTTTGTAAGCCATAACTGCTAATGGAACTCTTGTTACAATATCGTTATTATTAACAAATCTATGATGCTCTACACATAAACTTTTACAATAACCTTTCCAACCCACACGTGGAGAACCGAATGTGTAAAGTTCTTCTACTGGATTAATGCCTTCGTACAAATGGCATCTGCTTGCCATAATAGTTGCCATTGCTGCACCTAAACTATGTCCACAGAACCATAATTTTTTCTTTTCATTTGCTTTGCGATCAATATCTTCTAGTACCATTGGCCAAAGTTCGTCAACTTCTGCTTTAAAGCCTCTGTGTACTCTTGATACTGTTTCTGCCATTACAGGCATTGCTTTTAAATCTGCCTTAATATCATTAAATTCGCTCGGCTGTGTTCCCCGGCAAGCAATAACTAAATCTTCTTTATTCATGAAGCGCCAAGCTTGTGCGCCATCTTTATTATAAAACTCTGTTGTTGTAAAGCCTAGTTTTTTGGCTTCTTTCGTTGCATCATCTAAATATGCTATACTTGCTAAACGTGCAAAAAGGAGACTGCGCTCCTTAAAATTCATTTCACTTATCATTTTTGCCCTCCAAATCTGCTAAACGTTTTTCAATGCTATCAATTTTTGCAGTTATTTTTGGATATTTTTTACGCCAAGCATCTTCCGGTTGTTCTAACCAAGTAAGGCCCCACCGTTCTACCAGATAATCTATTGCTCTATCTACTTGAGCATATCCCCATAACCCTATACGAGTTGTGCTTATGTATGCAACAAAAATTGCACCAAAAACTGACCCTGCTAGTGCTGTGTATATCCACAGCCTATCACTGGCCATCCTTTCTATCATTTCCCACATCGTTAACACCCTCTATTAACTGTGTGTATTTATACCTACGTATACCTAAAGCATGTTTAGGATTGTATAAATCATATCTAACTTCGTTTTTTTGATTTCCGCCTAGTATTACCCAATACGTTTGTCCGTTTACTGTCTGTGTTTCAGTGTAAAAACCTACATGTCCTTGCCAACCTCTATCGCCTCTAGGAAATATTACAACGTCACCACGTTGAATATTTTCAGGTTCTACTGGATCGCCCCAAGTTAAAAAACTTCGTGCCATTAGAGGAACATCACTTACGCTTTCGCTGCCAGGTATACCGTCTAGTTCAAGTACAGCATTTACAAATGCCGCACACCATTCTGTACGAACAGGATCAACACCTACAAATTCTTTGATTTGTTTCCTATCTTGACGTTCTTCTAAACCTATGAAAGGCTGTGCTGATACTACTGGATCCGGTTGAGATGCATTACATCCTGCTAAGACGCTCGTAAAACTAATCGTCCACAATAACTGCTTTATCAAGTGCCTGTTCTGCCTCTTTATAATAACCTTCATAGGCTGCTATAATTGCTTGTTGTTGTTGAACCAACGCCCGTATATCTGAGAAGTTCAATCCTAGGTTACCGTAGCCTTCGCCCGTAAGTGCATACAGAGCAAATGCTTTGCCTTCGCTGTTTAGTTTGGCAATTACTGCGTCTACATTATTTTCATTGAGGACAATCCATTCAACATTCCGCATATTGAGTTCGTCAACAGGAGGAAGTTCCAGTGTTGGTTTTTCAACTGGTGATGTGGTTATTTCAATCTGCTGTGGTTTCGTTGAGCAGGCCGCGAGACTTATAAGTATCGTAAAGCCAAGGACACTCTTTGTTAAAAGCGATGCCATTTTCAGCGTTCCTTTCTTTGTCATTCAATTCTGCCCCCGAAAGCAATTCAAAACATCTGCCAGCATTTACAGTTCCTCTATTTACAGCACGTTCAATACTTTCAGCATTTGCTATTGCTGCTGCTGTTAAATCAATTTCCTGTAATTTGTCTGCTAGTCTTTGGTTTTGTCTACGTATAGCAGTGTATGCTTCGTTTAAACTAGCAAGTTCACTAGATGCTTTTTCATAGTCTTGTTCTAGTGAACTTATAGTTTGTTCATTTAATTCAACTGCGGTGTTAAGTTTAGCATTGTTTTCTTGTAGGATAGCCATACGTTCTTGTGTATCGTTATAATACCAATAACCTATACCGCCTGCTCCTAAGAGCAACATGAACATAACAATAGCTAATTTAGCACCCATACCACCTACCCTAGTAATTTTCCCAATGTTTTGGGTCCTACTATGCCATCAGCAACAAGTCCATTTGCACTTTGCCATTTTTTTATAATGCGCTCTGTACCAGGACCAAAAATACCGTCTGCTGGAGAAATATCAAGTTTTTCTTGTACTTCTGCAACTAGTGGTCCTCTGCTGCCTTTACGTATAGTTTGATTTAGATTTAATTCTTTTTCTTCAGGCTCTTCAAAATCACCACCTAACACATCCATTGCATGTAGATAATGTTTTTTACGATCGTCTAAACCAATTGTACCACCGTTGATACGTTTTGTAGCGCCTACTACATCCATATCGTCACAATATTTGTTAATGTTGTTTGTATCCCAAAACCAGCAAGCACTATCTAATGCACCTTTTTTAGTGCGTACATAGTCGACTGCTTCTTCTGGTGACATGTCTACTTCTTTACCAAATTTTGTGTAGTTGTAACGTCCAGTAAGCTGAAGTATGCCGCCTCCGCGAAAACGCCAACCATCACCGCTTTCTGGACTTCCGTTATCCATACGATTTGCATAAATGACGTTAGCAATCTTTTCAGGCTGTCTATGATAATCATTTGCATCTCTTCCTGCTCTTTTAAAATACTTTGGGAAAATTGTGTTTAATGCTTTTGCACTATAATTTAAGTTTTCGCTTAACACTCTAAAGCCGCCACTTTCGTGTCCACATTGAGCAACAAACATTGCTACACGTTCAATAGTGTCTACTTCCCATAAAGGAAGAATTTCACACATTGCTTCGTACCATTCTTCCCAGTCATCTCGGTGGATCAGTTCTTCTGCCATCCACGGTTCAAAATCAAATTTAAAATTTTCAGCGCCCATTACTTTTCCTTATTTGGCTGGCAATCATTGCAGCGACAACAATCACAGACTTTTATAGCGTAAATTCTATTATCGTAATCTTTTTCATCACGATAGAGGGGAGTGTTACAATGTGCAGTATGTCCACAATTTTGACAATAGGTCATTATAATCTTTCTACTACTAGTGTATGTCCCTCGTTTTCAAAAGTTAAAGTTTTAGATCCATATTTCATAATATTATAATCACCGATATATTTTGTTAAAAACAAAATTTCTGCATAATCATTCATATTTACTTTTTCGTTAATACTTTCTTGTATTTGCTGACTTGGACCAAAGTCTTTGATAGCAAAACCTATTGGATCTGCATATGCTTTTTTGAGAATTAGATCTTCGTATTCATCTAAGTCACATTCTTCTAAATAACTTTTGTTAAAAAAGTTTTTAAAATTATTCATATTTGCTTCATTAACAGTTGCTTCGTATGCTTCATTATCTGCTGGAATAGTTGCTGCCAAACTTTCTAGTGTTGCAGGCTCGCTTTGAAATCCTTTGTAGTATCTATATCTAAAATTTGTTCCTGTAAGTTTGCCTACACCATCTAGCATCTCAACAATCTGTTCAGGTACATCTGAGTTTCTTTCCATCTCTACATATACTCTGTACATTCCGTCGCTTTGCTCGCCTGCTGTAACATCTGCATCTAATACAAAGCCGTAACCTTTTTCAATAAAATTAACTAAGTCTTCACCGATTGCTTTTTCATTTACTGAAAAACTTACTACAACGATCTCCGAATCACTGCCCATTTTACTTTTGTAAGCATCTACTTCAAATACTGGATAAATCATATCTTTTAAATCATTTGCTTCTAATGTCATACTTCTGTATCCAATGTCTCATCTGGCGCAGGTGCTGCGGCTTGTTGTACTTGTGCTTGTTGTTGCTGTAATTGTTCATCTGGTTGTGCTTCTGGTTCTAAATTTTCAGCACTTGCAGCATAAAAATCCATTAACATTTTTTTAGGTACTGCAATCTCTACAACCCAAATAGGGTTTCTATCTAATTTACCAAATTTTGTGCCAGGACGTAAATCTTCTTTCTTTGTAACTTTGCGTGGTTTTAGCAAAGACATTTTTTGATAGTTAACTTTGCAATCATAATCAAGAAGTCTCTTTGCACCCATTGGATCTGGCATTGTTTCTCTTGGCCACATAAACTTTGCAGTCACCCAATGCCTGTCAATATTAGGTCCTTCAGCAAGTTCACCGTCGCTCCAATTTTTGTAAACATATAGATCTAGTTCGTCTATAATACGCTCAAAGTCTTTTAGCACATTGAATGCTGTGTTACTTTCGTACATGTTTTCAATGTTCTTAATTACATCAATTTCATCTAGGATATTGGCCATTAAAAAAATCCTTTTTTGTTAATAGTATTTAGTCGATTTCGATTGTCAAAAGGTTAAATACTGTTGCAGGGAATGCTTCCTGCGTTGGAACATTCCCATTATCCATACAAGGAGGACTACATGGGTGCTAAAAGGGCCAAACGGCACAACATTTCAAACGGCAATAATATTGTAAAACTTAATTCATTCCTTCCAAAAAAACAAAAAACAGTAAATATTCTACCTAGAAATTACAATCAAGAAAATTACGTTATCAAACTACTTGACTCTGATAAGAGTATTGTATTTGGTATTGGACCTGCAGGTACAGGTAAAACTCTACTTGCTTGTCAAGTAGCAGTTAAGAAATTTCTTGAAGGAGAAGTAGAAAAAATTATTGTTACTCGTCCAGCAGTAAGTGCAGATGAAGATATTGGATTCTTACCAGGTACACTAGAACAAAAAATGGCACCTTGGACAAGACCTATTTTTGATGTATTTAGAGACTATTTTTATGCTAACGAGATCGAAGGCATGATTGCAGAAGGTGTGATTGAAATTTCTCCATTAGCATATATGCGTGGTAGAACTTTCAAGGACAGTTTCATCATTGCTGATGAAATGCAAAACGCAACCCCAAACCAGATGAAAATGCTACTAACAAGAATTGGTACTGGTAGCAAAATGGTGGTAACTGGAGATCTTAATCAAGCAGATAGGTTAAAAGAAAATGGATTAATTGAATTTACTAAATTACTATCCAAGCATAACAGTCATAGGATAGACATTGTAAATTTTGTCAGCAAGGACATCGAACGGCATCAAGCGGTAAAAGAAGTTTTACAAGTATACGGCGAAGTCTAAACATTCAGTAAGGGCTATTGAGCCCTTACACTTTTAAATACAGGTGCTCCTAAGGGGTGCTGGTACTTATTTTCGTCTTGTTTTAACAAGTACATTAGATACTCATTTTCAGTATAAATGAGTTTCCAACTTTTCTCTTTGATTGGCGGTCGACCCATTGCGTCATAATAAATTTCACCAACGTGATACTTTTTAAACCATATACGTTTTTTACTCCAACTACTGCGTACAGGCCACCATGCGTAGTATTCATTCCACTCTATGTCTACTTCAATTGTTGCTGGCATTATATTATTTCACCCGCCCTTTGTCCTTTCGGCCCAATTATTTCATTTTGATGCCAATGTAAATTTTGATTTATTTTTCCTGGATCTATATCCATATACTTTTTTACCAGTCCTATGGTTTTATCATGCACGCCTTTTACATATTCTTTTGTGGTTTCTTTCATTTGGTAGTCAAAAGTTTCTGTTAAAAATTTATAATGCTCACCAGGCAAAGGGTGAGTATCCCAAAATAAATCATGAATATGTTTTTTATTCCAATTCACTTTCCAAGTAAGATTATCTCTCCACAATGTATCGTAAAAACTTTTTCTCATCTCTTGTAATGCTGGTTTATAAAATCTAAGAAATTTATTATCGACTTTAAGTCTTTGGTCCATTCCAAGATGTGCTGTTTCATGCTGTTGATCAAACCATCTAGACAAATCTAACATTTGCAAAAAATGTACATTTGTTTTTAACTTTAACATTTCATGAACAGGTTGAATATATGCCATGTCACGTAGTAATAAATCTGTTTGATCAATTTTCTTCAAATATTTGCGACTGTAATTTTCGTTGTTAAAAATATTACCATTTAAATGCCACCTATCTTCTGTTGAATCATATCTATCTATTCTTGCAACATTAGTCCAACACACTATTACTAAATCATTTTTTGTAAATTTATGTTTTACATCGGCCATACCAACTCTAGTGGCAATAAATCTATTGCCAGCTCCGGATGCAGCATAATTATAAAAAGGAACTTGTAGGTCTAGGGCAAGAATATTTGCCCAAGTCATCCAGCAGTATTCTGTGAAACTACAACCAAATACAAAAAGTCTTTCTGGTTTATTTTTGTATAACTTAATTCTCTTCGCCATATGTTACTGCTAGTGGAAAAATTTCTGCTATAACTTTTGCACATTCATGTGCAATATCCATGTGTTCTTTTTGTGTACCATTTGCACCACGTAATTCAATGTAGTGTACCCAACTACGTAAAGTACCGTTCATATATAAACGTGTTTTGGTAAGTCCTTCTGGCAACACTTTGCGAGCAACTTCTTTAGCAATACCTTGTTTAATTGCCCAGTCATATGCTTTACCTGCTGTAAAACAAACATCTTGCTGTAGTTCTTCCCATTTTGTAACAAGTTCAGCAGCACCTTCTTGCCCTAGATCGATTTCAATAGAGTTTTGCCTATTTTTATGATCCTGTAAACGGGCTTCACTTGTAATAAAAATCTCGCCCATTTCACCCGGCTCGGCATAACGTTGTGAGAACTCTTGGAATGCAAAACTACGATGACGCACAATTTGATGTGCAATATCACGTGTAGTATCAATCTCCATACACACGTTTACCATTTCGAGCGGGCTCCAGTGTGCATGTTTAATAAGATATTTTACAAGTTTTTCACTTGTTTCTGAATTCATTTGATTAGCAGGATTTGAAACCCTTGCACAAAATGCTACAAGATCTAATAAATCATTGTCAGCAATGCCTTCGTTTACAAATTCTTCTGTTGGTTTAGTGTAACTTACTAAGCGAACGGCCATCCCGTTATTTCTCCTTTTAAATTAGAAAGTCTTTGACTCAAGAAACTTATTGTTGTGTTAATGTGTCCTGTGTCATGGGGTTGTAGTAATGTTTTGTAATATTCTATTTCTTCTTCTAGTACGTTTATACGTACAATATCATTTATCAGTTTTTTATTTTTAGTCACCACGGCCGGGCTCCTCTGAAAAATATTGCATTTTATTTTCTACGCCTTCCCATTCCTTTGCATCTGATGGAACATCTTCTGGACGCATTTCTGTAATATTTGGCCACACTTCACTCCATTTTCTATTGAAGTCTACCCACTGTTCTGTGCCCTCTACTGTGTCTGGTAAAATTGCATCAGCAGGACACTCTGGTTCGCATACACCACAGTCAATGCATTCATCAGGGTGAATAACCAACATGTTCTCACCTTCATAAAAACAATCCACAGGACACACTTCTACACAATCCATGTGTTTACACCTAATACAGGCGTCATTTACAATATAAGTCATAATGATCCTAATCTGATTAATGTTGCTGCAAGGTTAATTTCTGGATCAACAACTAGCGTATGATCTACTAAACCTTGCTTAATAATTAGCACTGCTTTGTCTTGTTGTTCCTCATCTCCGAACAATTCTATATTGTCATAAAGCCAACGATAGATTTCTTCCATTTCTTCTGCTCGCACAGTACCACATAATAATTTACGTGCATCTTGAATCTTACCTGCTTTGAACAGTTCTACCATATCCAGTTTCCAGTCTGCTTCACCTGAGTCACCTTCTGTTGGTGAAACAAGTTTACCGTCTACACTATTCATTTGCACCATGTTGATACATTTGCGCAAGTCTGGATATGTTGCTTTTACATATGTATCAAGTGTATCCAAGTCTGGAGTTACGCCTTCAGTAATTAGAATTTGGGCAACTCTTGCTGTAAACTCAGTTTGATCAATTTTTGCAATATGAAAACCTTGACATCTACTATGTATTGCTGGAATGATCCTATTTGGATAATTACAAGTAAGAATAAAACGTGCAGTTGTATGATATTCTTCCATAACGCCACGTAATGCTGCTTGTGCGTTTGGCGACAAGTAATCAGCCTCATCTAGTAACACAACCTTGAAGTCACCAAATGGAATCATTTGCACAAACGCAACAATCTTGTCTCGCACATCATCTACTGAGTTTGTGCGACTTGCGTTGATTTCTAATATGTCTAATGGATTTACATCAAGTTCATTAAAAAGTAATTTAGCAAGAGTAGTTTTACCAATGCCAGCATTGCCACTAAAAAGCAAATGCGGAATAGTTTTATCTTTGATCCATGTTTTAACTTGGTTTCTTTGTGCGTCATCTCTAAATACATAACCGTCCACTGTGTTTGGACGATACTTCTCTACCCATAGTTCTTTCATTCTTCTTCCTGTTCCCAATAGCGACTATACTTACTTGCTACATCTAACATACTATCTGGATATCCATTTTCTGTCAAGTATTTTCTAAATTCCATATCATTGCCTATACACTTTTTCGGAATAGGTTTAGGAAAGCCGTAGCGCCAACCGCTAGGTGGATCAAACATTATAACTTTCATTTTGTTAACCATCCTGCGTCTTCCAATCCAGGTATCAACCATTCTTTTACAAGATGTTCGTAACATTCATCAGACAAATGGTCGCCATCACTTAAAGCTTTATTACCATATTCTCTTATGTAATATTCTTGTGCTCCTTGTGGAATATCTAAATAATGTGCAGATTCCATTCCTCCTAAACTTTCTTTAAGAGATGTATCTTTCAGCCTTCTGTACTCCCAAAGCAAAACATTAATATCTAACTGCTCTGCTAGTTCTAATGTCCAATATATTTTTTCTAGTGTCCAAAAGTTCCAACTATGCATGTCTTCCATAACTTTGAATTTAACATAAGGCATTAGCCAATCTTTTTTAATACCAGGTATAGTTATATCCCAAACAGGATCTGTTTCTGATGGATCTCTATAACATGCAATGCTTTTTGTAATTTTCCTTAGTTCATGAGGATCGGTTGCAATCTTGTATAGATCTTCTGTATCTAAACAATCATATTTCAACAAGTCATCATAAACGTCTTCATTATCTGGCATTCTTGATATAATTTGACTACGGTCACTACACATTTCAAGCACAACTGTATCAATACCAAGTTTGGCTGCTCGTATAATCGATTTGTGATATTCTTCGCTGCCTCTTCCTGGTATAGCAAAGTTATGCACTTCTACATCTGCATGTTTTTCAAACCATTTATCGATAGGCTGACAATGCTCTCCAACATTGTCTAGTAACGGATTTGTAATTTTATGACTTCCGCTACTATAACTGCTACCAATGATTCCTAATCTTAACATAGTCCAAGTTCCTTGTATGCCATTTGCACACCTTTTGCTTGAAAATATGCATCTGCAAGTGCATTGTGTAAATCACTTTGCATTGCTTTGCGTGGATCTACTTTACAACAAGCAAACAATGTTCTGCTGTCACGCACTTGCCAAAATTGCCATGGAATAGGCTTGCCACGCTGTCGTAACATATCTTCAATAATAGTAATGTCAAAGCCATAACCATGACCCCAAAGCACATCAACACCTACCATCCATTTGGGCAAACTGTCTAAGAATACGTCAACATGTTCACGCCCTTCTGCACCGAACGCTTCTTCTTGTACTTTAGGATCTTGTTGTCCCCACCATGCGATTGTATCATCGCTTACTGCACGATCTTGCGTATCTAAATCTAGTTTATAGTAAAACTCTCCATAAGGTTCGCTATTGCTTTTTGGATCGAACTTTACACCCCCGACTGTAAGGACTGCTGCTTGAGGTGTAGTGTGCAGTGTTTCTAAGTCGATCATTGCATGGATCATTTTATTCCTCGCTGTTAGTAATAAGATTATAAATTTGCTGCCAGTTTTCAACCACAGTCACATCTGCTTCGACAAAGTCTAGATTATAGTCGTGTTGTATCAAAATAGGCTTGTGGCCTGCATAAAGTCCTGCCATTGCATTTTCAGGCTTATCTTCAATCCACCAATGACTATGTTCATAGGCTTTTAAATACTCATCTTTGTCTGCACCAGTTGCTATACATTGCACTCTACGCATTGCGCCTCTGCCAAACCAATGTTCTAAGTTCATTTCTCGTAATCGTGCAGCATAAGGATCATCTGACAAACTAGTGATACATTCAAAATGCCAACCTTCTGATACTAGTTTATGTACCCAATCTACAGCATCACGCAAAGGATTTAAATATCCAATCCATGCACTGTTATTAAAAATTCCTACTAGATGATCAGCAGTGTGTTGTTCAATACCATATTTGATTGACATTTTATATTGGGCTGGTGCTGCAATTTCATATCCTCGTGCAGACATCCAACGTTCAAATGCTTCTTCCCAATTAAGAAAAACACCATCAACATCTGCTAGGATCTTGCGATCCTTGTTATAATTCATAGTTGAACCTCGTTGTTAATTATGCTTAAACATAACACAAAACGTACACGATGTCAAGTAAATTATTCTCTATTACCTAATAGTGCTAATAAGAATTGGAACAAGTTCACAAAGTCAAGATATAAACTCAATGCCATTTGGACACCATATTTGTCTGCAACTTCCATATTAGGAGCAGAAAGAAATAAATTTTTTGCTGTTTGCGTATCCCATGCTGTCATACCGACAAAAATTAGTACACCGATAATACTAATTGCAAATGCAAATGCTGAACTTGCTAGAAAGATGTTTACAATACTAGCAATAATAATGCCAATTAATCCTACAATAAGAAAACTACCCATTGCGGTTAGATCACGTTTAGTTGTATATCCATATAAACTTGCTGCTGCAAATGTTGCACTTGTAATAAAAAATACCTGTGCAATACTTGTCATTGTATATACAACAAATATTGTACTCATACTAATTCCCATTACTGCTGTAAATGCGTAATAGAATCTTGTGATGCCTTGTAGTGTCCAATTGCCGCCTGCAAAACTATAATATAAAATCATACCTAGCGGCGCAAACATAACCACAAGACCTAATAATCCAGTTGGAATAAATCCTGTTGTGTAACATAGATATGCAACAAATCCACTTACTGCTAATCCTAGAGCAGTGTGATTGTACATATTAATCATAAATTTACGCAAGCCTTCATCATAAGCTCGACTTGCAACATTAGCAGTTCTTGCTACCATATTAGTCTCCTATAAACTGTGCAAGTTCTGGAGCCTTCCAACCTTCTGGCTTCAGTACCTTGCCATCTTCACGTTTACGAACTTTGCCAGTGTCTGGATCGATCTTAGCAAAGTTTGTATCCATTACTTCTTTCCAAGCACCTTCTCCGTCCCAACCTGCGGCACGGATAGCACCCATAGTAACAACTAGAATATCAACTAGTGCGTCAAGTTGTTCTACCTTATCGTTGTCTATAATGGCTTCTTCCAGTTCGTCTGTTTCTTCTCGAATTAGATCAAGATACATTTTGTAGTTTGCTTCATTAGGCTCTTGATCACACGCTGAGCCAAAGCGTTCAATATCTGCGAATGGGTTTGTCATTATGCCCCCACAAAATTTGATGGGTCTATAGTTGTTGATTCGCCATTCGCATATTCGTCACCAATGTAAACATCATTTGGCTTTTCATTACTATACCCTATAATACATTCTTGATCAATCATTCTTAGTTCTATTGCGCCATTGCCATCATCAACATTAAATGCTCTTGTCCAACGACCATGTTCAATTAAAATCCAGTCACCTACTTGGTAATCATCTTTGTTGTCTGGACCTTTTGCATGTACTTTACCCCAGCGAGGATAAATGCCTCTAGTATTTCCATCATCATTAGTAATAATTAATCCACTTTTTGTTTTTTGTTCACCAAAATACATATCAGTGACAAGAACTCTATCTTTAATAGGAGTTAAAGTTCCTTTAAAAACTTTTCCAAAATTTACAGCCATTATTCACCTTTTCTAATAAAATTGCCGTCTTCGTCTTCAATCCATTCGTCTAATGTTTGTGTTTTTGATTTTTTTGTTTCAACAGGCTTTTCAGGCACTGGTTCATTATCAAACTCATCAAACATTTCTTCTTCTAACTCAGTGATAGGTTTTGGTCTAACAACGGTTTCTTCTACAACACCTTTTGTGTTATAATATTCTTTAAGAACTTGTTCACGCTTGCGAACAATTTTACCACCTGGTCCTAGTTCATCTCCTCGTGCATTAACTCTTGCATTGCCTACAGCAGGAGTTAATTCATTTCTACTGATCAGAAGATCAAGATCGATATTTTTACCTTGGGCTGTTTTATAAATTTTACGCCCTGATTGTTGTCTTGCCATATTATTGATCTCCTTAATATGTACTACTTATCTCAAGAACTCTCTCCAATCCAGGCCATACTGGATTGAATCTATACGATGCACACCTATCAAATACAGCACATAACTTGCTACACTTGATCCACGTCCTACACCCCATACAATGTCATTCTCACGCATAAAGTCTACAAGATAAATCATATAGCGTAGTAGATCGTGCATACCACGTTTTTTAAATTCGTCTAGTTCTTCCCAAATACGATCTTGTACGTGTTGCGGGCAAGGTGTTTCTGCTTTACCTAGAACATATTCATATACGCTAATCGCTTTATATTCTTCAGGCATAAACCATTCGCTTTGACATACTCCGTCAAAAGTCTTTTGATCTACATCTAATGGAATATACTTTTGCAATGGATCCATACCTTGTTCTTCCATTGCAGTATTAAACTTGTCTATTTCGTCTGTAGGTGTACATAATACCACATGCACTTTATCCGCATGACCTGAATAGATCATATCGATTAAATCGCGATTTGTAAATCGAGGTATACCTAGGTCGTCTGTTCTCATAAGCATAAATGTATTTTACGATACATTGATAAGATTGTCAAGATCTGAATTAGTGTCTTCTTGTTCTTTTTTCTGTTGCTTACGTCTTTCTTCTATTTCTACTTTGTAAGAATCAATAAGCAAAATCATTTGGTGACGTACATTTTCATCCTGCGTCATGAAATACATAGAATTAAGTTTTAGAACTTTTTGTTCTAATTCATTCATTGTAAATTCTGATAAATCGCCTAGATTAGGATGTATCAACTGTAAGTACCTACATGTGTTAGATAATATGTAACACCATCTGTTGTAAAAACATCTACAATCATTGTTTGTGTATTAGTAACTTCTAGTGCTGTAGATGTCCATGCAGCATTTCCGTCTGTCTTTAGTGTTTGACCTAATCCTGCATTAAATGTAAATGTTGTGTTAGAAGTATTTGCTGTACTTATTACTACTCTTGCACTGCCTGCGTTTGTAGTAGGGAAATTTGTTAAAGTTATACCAATCGCACCTGCACTTGCATTACCTGAAACATTATATACTGCACCGTCACTCCAGTCAACTGCTGCTGATTCACCACCGTTCATATTTACGTTAGTGTTATTGTTATCAAGTGTATTTGCTACAAGATTTGCATTTGAAATTTTGTTTTCACCAAAGTCATTATCTACATTTAATTTTGCAGTTCCAGTTTTCAATGAATTTAATTCAGTATTAGCAACTGATAATCCTGTTTTAACCACACTAAAGTTATCACGAAAGCCTTGGCTATCGTTATCTTGTCCTGCGACTGGAAAGTCTGCATCAATTGTTGTATAAACTATTACTTCATCTGCCATTGTTATTTCCTTTACATACTATTTATGCAATGTTGTGTTTGTAATCTCCGAATAAGATAAATGTTTCTTGACTTGACCCTGTTACAGCATCGGCAATATATCTATCTATGTCATATTCAATTTGATCAAAATCAAATTCTGTTGTCTTTATATGGTTTTCTACGTTTTGTAGTATTCTAGTAGACTCACCCGGAAGTGTATATGCCAAAGGCACACAAAGCACATATCCTAGTTCTGCTAGGCTTGTTCCTTGTGCTGTACGCATCCATAACGGTAAAAAGTCTAGGGATGTTGAACCTAGTTCAGAAATTTTATCTCTCATATTATCAATATTAGAAATATAAAATCTACTGTGCCCACTTTGACTGATTTGTATTGCGTCTGTATCAGCAGTTACAGTTTGTCCATTTGGCCTAAATCTAAATGGTTCGTCTAATCTTCCAGTGCTATCCTGTGCCGATTCTAATTTAATACTGTCTACAGTAATTTTACTGCCGTTGTTTATTGTGTTAAACACTTGTCTTGTTTTGCCTGCGGCAGGTAATGCTTTATCAACAAGTTCTACGTATACTACTTCATATACTATATCGTTAGTCCCTGGAACTTTGGCTACTGCATTTTTAACATTTCCGAAGTAATATTTTCTTCTAGTATGATTTTTTGCAACAGCAATATAAAAATCATCTATTGATTGAGTTTGAATACCTGCGTATGCTAGAGATCTAAGTTGGCGAGGTACACCAAAGTTTGTATCACTTTGTCTGTAAAGTTTAGTTGGTTCAAATACTTTTGTATTACCTATAAATTCATTCCAAATAGATCTTTGTGTAGATTTCAAGAAAGGTTGGAAATATAAGTTACTGTAGAATAATTGATCTACATCATCTATACTAAGTGTAAATGTTCTAGATGTTGCACTAAAGCCAAATCTATCTCTTGCTAGTATTTCGAATGTATAATTTCTATCGTTTGTAGTTGTACCACCGTCGAAAGTTGTTGTTCCGCTGTCAAAGAATGTCAATCCCTTGCGCTCAGGTGTTCCAAAAATTGGTACTTCACCAATTATATTACCGTCATTCTTTAATGCTAGTCCGGGAGGTAATGATCCGCTGATTAGATTGTATTTTAACAGTGCATCTGGAATGGATGTTTCTGCTTCTACTTTAAGTGTACTAATTCTATTTGCTTTTAGTGTACCTAGGTCTGCCGGTGTTTTCCAAGTAATTGTACTTTCAACATCTCCTAGTATACTAACTGTAAAAGTTTTTGCCTTTTCTAATGTTTCGTTGTCGGCACTGTTGAATGTCTTACTAAAACTATCTTTGACAACGGCTGCAAATGTTATGTGTCTACCTTCTGATAGTGTATTTTTTAAATTGCTGTCTAGTTGTACTCTTTGATATTGTGCGATTTGTGTAGCAGTAACAGTATCGCTATCTGTGGTATGAAACAAACTTTCTATAAAGTTTTTGTTTCTTGATTCAGCAGTACTAGGAATAATTAACTTTACTTTAGTAATACCGTATCCACTTACTTCTGTTTGTATTGTAGCAGGTGCATTTGTTCTACTAAAATATGCCTCTAGTCCTTGTTCAATATCACTACTTCCGTCTATAGTGCCTGTAACATCTGTAACTAATTGCATAGCAGAAGTGCTATCGCTTGTGTCTACATCCCATTCTATATAGTCTACAACATCATTTATTACATGACTTGCATCTGTAAAGTTAATTGTTTTGTTTTTATAGAATGCTGTATCATTTGAAGAAAGTTGATTAATCCATAGATAGTTTTTTCCACCTGTTGACGTACTTCTTAACACAATTGGATTAACAGTTCTTAATGATAATAATGCACTTTCAAATGTAATTTCGTCATAGTCTTTATTTGTTCCATCAACACTTTCTATTTTATATGAGCGTCCATTAAGTTGTATAGTTTGACCTACTAGACTGTTTAGGTCTTCTATACCATCAGCAGTACCTGTCGGAAGTTTACCTACTCTTAGTGTTCTACCTCCAATTAATGTATCTTGAGAAACAGTTGCAAAAACTGTAACTACATCAATGTCTGTGGTAAAACGTATAGCATTAACAGTAAATTTATATTCTTTTGTAACAGCAGGTTGATATGGTACAACACCTGCAATTTCACCTGTAGTTTCATCTAGTGCCATGCCTGGCGGTAACTCGCTATCACTACCGTCGTCGTTTACACCTTCTAGTGCATATCTTACAAAACCTTCTACGAAATTTTGCTCTAGGATTTCTAGATAAAATGTTTGATAGTTTTGTGCTCTACGTCTACCTAAGTCTGCTGGTGTTAACCAAACAGGAATTCTTCTAAATGTTGCATCTGCGGTAAACACACCATCTGCTGCTTGCATTAGTGTGTTGTCTGCTCTAACATAATCATCACCTACAACATAAATTATAAATCTACGTCTTACACTAGTAACATTATCTGCTACTGTAACAAAAAATTCGTAATAACGATTAAGTTTTCTAGGAGTTCTTACAGGACTACTGTAATCATATGTTGTGATATCGTAAAAATAACTATCCCAACCGTTGTCTGCTCTTACATTAAAATCAAATGGATACTTAGAAAAGTTTGTAGTGTCATATCCGTCATCTACAACGTTGACATCTAATGCTAGTAAAGGATCAACTACTCCTTGCAATTTACCACCTGTTGTAAGTTTAATCCCCGGAGGCAGTTCTCCGTCTCCGTCAGCAATATAATATTCTAATATTTCACCTGCTGGTAAGTCTGTATCAGTTGCTTCTAGTTGATAATCAATAATGCTGCTATCTAGTATAAACAATACATTGTTTGGACCTACACCTAGTCTACCTTCGGGTGTAACCCAATTAGGATTATCAGGTCCTATAACTGTTAAAGAAAATGTTCTATCTCTTTTGCCAAAACTGTTTGTTGCTCTAATAACAAATCTACTTTGTGTGTCTCTTGCTACTTCAAATGGTGTTCCAACAATATTATTACCTTCTAGTCGCAAGCCACCTGGAAGACTTCCGCTAATAACTTCTGTTGTCAAATCTGTAGATGTGGTTATCGGAAGAGAAATTAAAACAGTTTCTCTTTCATTTATTGTACCTAAGTTATAATTTGTTTCTACATTCCATACCGGCAGTAAAGACATTCATTCTTCCTATATATTCCCAAGATCCATTGTAGCATCTAAAGGATTTAAGAAAGTTCCAAGATCAATTGGAGAACTATACATTACCCAATCAAGTTGGCTAGTAAGGACTTGCTGAATGCCGCCCATATCAAATCCCTCAATGTATCTACCTAGTGCATCGTAATATTCTACAGTATCAACACCTGTGATGTTTGTTGGTACAAGATTAGTTGTAGTTACCTTATTTCCTAAAATACTATTAGCACTAAAATTATTTACTGCGGTAATATCGTTACTACGAGCATCTAAACTTGCTTCTAATGCCGGTGTAGGATCTCTTGATAACCCGGCATTAAATGTAATTGTTTTTGTGTTTTCATCACCTGTGATTTCCACACCTTGACCGTCAAAAAAGTTGAGGTTAATATCTGTACCACCAATAACTGTTCCTTGAGGTGTTGTAATAGTAAAGTTAGCTGATGCAACAGTGTTTGTAATAACAACAGTATTGTCCAAAGTTGTTAAACTAATGCCTGTGCCTCCTGCTAGTGTTCTAAAATATAAAACATTATCAGCAGTTTCTTTATATACGCTGCCTGAGGCAGCACCTACGTTAGCACCACTTTGTTCTGCTATGCTTTCTAGTGTTTGGAAGTTTTGATTTACTTTGATAAATGCTTCACGTAGATCGTCACCCTGTCCATCGTTTGCTGCGTTACCAATGTTAATTTGTGCTAGTGCCATTTCCTAAATCCTGTCCTTTTTAATATTTATCTTATCCGCGTCTGCGTGTCCTTACACGAGGATACATCAATCCCGTTGTAGGGCGATTGTTTACATCCTTATTGTACGTGTTAAACGCCATATTACCTGATGTTTGCCTGTGATTTTTCCACAGCACAATCCTGTCAATGTCAGAACCATCAAGGCTGACCTTTGTGTCGGTATTCACCAATACAGCATTTTGTTTTGGTGCTGAACTCTTGTAAGGATGATCTGAAGGTAGACTGCCTGTTAGAGCCCACTTGTGAGCAAGGTATCCTTCAATGCGTTCTACGTGGCTTACATCTGTGCTGCCTGTTCCGGGCAGTCCAGCAAACGTCAAAAACTCTGCCATTTGACCACTCATGTGTTCGTTGGCTCTGTTGCGGAAGAATCGCAAATCCATATTGGTGTTTAGGGCATTGTCGTAGTCATTCACAGGAGTAAAAGCATTGGTTCCATTTACCCTTACAGCAATCTGGTTGCCTGTTTTGTTGAATATGGCACACACTATGACCCAAGCGCCCTGTCCTATGCCTGAGTCGAAGTCCTGTTTGTTTCCTATGGTTGATGAAATCCTGTTGCTAACCAATCCATCTAGGTCCAACTCACCGTCGAAC